AATTCATTAGTTCACACCATCCTAAACAATAATCGGAGGGCAATAATTCCAATTATTATTTAGAATGAATGATGATCTATTTACCCATATAGATAAGAGAGATTGATAATTATTACCCCCCCCCCCCTATATGAGCAAGAGTTATTTTATTTTCAAAATTCATTTCATTAATTCCTATTATAAACCAATTACTAAATAATTGGTTCCATCATAAACAAGTTCTAAAACAGTATTAGCTGTTATCGCATTTGCTGATATATTACTGCCTTTATATATAATAGTTTTAGCACCAGTATCACTAACATTTAAAGTTGGATTAGTAGAAGTGTTTTCATTCTCAAACTTAACTGTTACTCTTGCCCCAGTAACTAAATTATACTGAGGAATATTAACAGTCTTAGCCTGTACATTGCCAGCAGTACTACATACACCAAAATGAGATACATGGTCTAAACTATCTATTTGTACACCATCCACAAGAACTAAATTGGAAACTGCCATAGAAAAGAATATGGTAAATTCTTCACAGAATTGTTCCCATATAGCTTTTGGCCATCTTTTATATACCGGTTGTTGTTGCTCTGGCATTTTTACACCCCTCTTTATAAGTTATTTCTAAATAAAACCTGTAGACTAATTAAAAGTCTACAGGTTATTTTATCTTAATTAAGAAGAGGGAAACATGGAATCAAAATCACTGTCTAATACGTCGTCATTAGCATCAATGTTATCCCAAGTATTTTTCATAGTTTGAGTTACATCGATATGAGACAGACCTTTACCAGCTTCAGCCTGTACATAACCAGACAGGTCTATGCTTCCACCGAGATTATCCCATGTAGTACCAGTCCATACTAAATTATCGCCAGCTTTAATAGCATTAGTAGTATCAGCTGTTTCGATGTTGTAAACATCACCAACAGCAAGATTACTAGAAGGAAGTGCAGAATAAGTAGCAACAGAACCTTTGTAAGTTAAGCCAGATGTAATATCAGAAGAAGTAGCATAAGTAGACATGTCAATATTGATATTACCATTAGAATCTGGACTAAGAGCAGTACTATTAACAGATACAGTTTCAATTATATTGACTTGTGCACCAGTTTCGATACCACTAAGTTTAGTTTGTTCTGCAGTAGAGAAGTCATTGGTAGACAAACCTTTCCCTGTAACTTTCTGAACAAACTTATTGTCATTGAAGGTATGCTCTTTAGCAAGGTATTTAGCCATTGCAGCAAGATACTGTTCCTTAGTGATATTACCAATGTTACCAAGAATATTGTAAATATAATCTACAGGAACAGTAAACTCATCTGTCCACAGAGCTTCTTTAGTATAAACCATTTCATCAAAATAGGTCTTATACTTGATATCTTCAGTATCAAATCCTCTATCATGTTTTTCAACAGTTAGAGTATTTGCTTCAACTGTAGAGAAGGATGGACTCTGAGAAGATACCCAGTTGCTATAAGAGCAGCCAATTCTAGGCGTACCACCAACAGTATAGCCAAGGGCTTTCTTACCATCAATATATGCATGGATAGTACCACTGTTCTTTACAAGAGCAAAGTGAATCCACCTATTAGATACATCTGCAAGGCTAGAAATATTAGATGTAGCAGAGAAAGTGTCTGTGCCAGATTCTACTAGATCTTTGCCAAACAATTTCAGATTGCTAATAGAAATAGGAGTAGATGCACCACTGGTAAGATTAACAGAAAAGTTTACTCTTAGCAAATCATTATTCAGGCTTAATACATAATTAGTCAGAGCACTAGTAGTAGCTGATGCAGTATAATCAGTAGAACTATATACAGTACGCTGAGTATAATTAAATTTAAACCAGAAAGAGATTGTCCAAGCAGAAGACTGAACAAATGCACCAAAGTTATTAGCAGCAGCAATAGGATTGGAGTATAGTTTGTTAGTCACATTGAATGCTGTATAAGAGTTAGCATCTACTGTATGGCCAGAACCAAACGCATAAGATATGCTACTAAGAGTTTTATTACCTACAGTATATGTACCAGCATCAGGACATTCTACACCAGCTTTCATCAATACCATTACTTCTGTTTTACCAGAAAGGAAGGTAGAGATATCAGAATAGGCCACTGCTGTAATATCATCAATACCGTCAGCATCAATATTGGCTACAGTACAAGCAGTCCATACACTATTCTTAAATGTATACCAAGTATTACCATTATCTACAGATAACAGGAATTTGGTAGTGATAGATGTAGCAGATTTAGTAAAGTTTACACCAGAGAAGTAATTACTAGAAGTAAACTCAATTGGTTCTTTAGTAATAAAAATAGCATCTTTAGGTACTGCTGTAATAGTAGCATTAGTAGTATCTATTTCGATCACATTTTTATATTTAGATGGATCGATAGTTTCAGTAACACCACTGGTCACTGTAAGATTTCTAAAGTCTTTAAAGATAATTTGTGTTGAGGTAATCTCAACCATTGCAGGATCGTCTGGAGTTTCATAGAATTCAAATACGTCTGCACCATTTTTAGATTTAGTATTGGTTGTGCTATTATCAAAATACAAACACTTGTTACCATATACACCGCCAGTTACTAACTGAGCAGAGTTATTCCATGTAACAACACTAGCTAAGTCTGTAAATGCGTCAGCGTTGTTCACAACCAAACAAGATAAGACTTTCTCGTCTATATTCTTAGGCATGAATTCCTCTCCTTTTTAATAAAATAAAGTTAGAGCCTCAAAAGAGGCTCTAACATCTTATAGCTAATCAAATATTTATATTAGCTGGAAACTTCACCAAAGAGTGCATTAATTTCAGCCTGAGTAACATCTTCACCAGTAGCGGCTGCATCCCAAGCATCTTTCATAGCCTGAGTTACATCGATATGAGACAGACCCTTACCAGTTTCAGCCTGTACATAACCAGACAGGTCAACAGTACCAGCAAGTACATCCCATGCAGTACCATTCCATGCTACATTGTCACCAGCATTGATGCCATTAGTAGCATCAGCAGCTTCGATATTGTAAACATCGCCGACTTCCTGACCAGTGGTAGGAAGCAGAGCATAAGAACCAAGAGAACCTTTGTATTTATATACAGAGCTAATATCGGTTGCAAGAGCATAAGCAGACAGATCGATATTTACACCCTTAGAAGTAACAGTCAGTGCAGTACTATTAACAGAAATAGATTCAATTACGTTAACCTGTGCACCAGTCTCAACGCCAGAAAGTTTGGTCTGTTCTGCAGTGGTATAATCTTCAGTGGAGAGACCTTTGCCAGCTACTTTCTGGACAAACTTATTCTCGTTAAAGGTATCTTCTTTAGTTTTGTACTTCGCCATAGCGGCAAGATATTGCGCTTTAGTCATTAGGAATTCATCCTTTCACCTTTTATTTAAAACTTAATTCATCTGTATTCCAAACTGAGCATCATTAGATAATGGAGGAGGTGGTTTAAGAACACTCCTTCTTGGATTAGATGTTACAGCAGTCGATCCAGACTTACTTACTTGTTCAACTTTTAAATTCTGTAATGCTATCTCAGTAGCAGGTTCTGTATAGAAAGTTCCACCACTAGTAATACCACCAGTAGTTTTGCCTCCTGTTAATGTACCACCAGTAATAACTCCACCAATAGTCATATTACCTACTTTCTGACCACCCATAAGAGTACCACCAGTTAATACACCACCAGTAGTTCTAAGCTGTCCACCTGTTTTAGCAACAGTTTGACCATTTAGAATATGATAGATAATTCCATCTTTTACACCACTAGCATATCCACCAGTAGCAGTACCACCTATAGTAACACCACCAGTAGTAATATTACCAATAGTAACTCCACCAGTAGTAACCATATCAGTACCAGTAATAAGAGCATCTTCTACAATAGAATCTTCTATAACTGGATTAATATATTCGCCATTTTCAGTCTTACCACCAAATACTTCAGAATTAATGATAAGGGTATTAGCAATAATACCATTAATAGTAGCATTTTCTACAATACCAGTTTCATCATTCTTTTGACCATCTACATCTCCAGAACGTAGCATACCATAAAGAATGAAACCATCCTGAATAATACCACCAGTAGTAAGGGCATTAATAACATAAACTTTATGGTTTTGATTATTCATACCTTCAGCTACGCCATCTACAGTTGTACCATTAGTAATAGTACCAGCTACAATAGTACCTTTAAGAATATTACCAGCAGCATCAATAGATGCATCTTTAATAACAGCATCTTTGATAGCTGCTGCAGCAGTTGTACCATTTCTATGTAAAGAAGATTCAATAGTCATATCTTCTTCAGCATATTCTTGATATAGAACAACATCTCTTACTTGATCAGATTTGATTACTACTACACTATTAGCATAATTAGCAGAACAATCTATCTTAATCTTATAAATATTAGCATTCTCTTCAATAGAGTTTACTTTATAGATATTGTTAACAAGACCAGTACATTTTTTAATAGTACCATTCTCAAGATAAGTAAATGTATACACTTTCCCTTGTTCTATATCTACAGTCTTATTAAACTTATCATTGGTATAAGTAAAAGTAAGAGAAAGAACAATCTTAGTTGATGTAGAAACACCGGTAAGCATTGTAGCAGCACATTTAGCAGGACAAATCTTGAGAGGACCATTGGGATTATATAGACCAGATGTCATACCAGGTTGGCAGTTAGAAATCTGGTTATACAAGGTATGAAATTCTGGCGGATTAAAAACCCATCCACTACCATAATACTGTGGTGGATTGGGATCGAATATATGATTAGGAATGCAATTACCAAACTCCATATGCTCTAATATATGAGTATATCCTGGAGGGCAAGGGCAATGACATCTATTTCCCATTCTTTAAACCTCCTTATAAAAATCTTTACCTTGATGTGTTAGATTTCTCTCTCGGCAGATTCAGGAGTTTCTGCTATATCTATATCAGGTACAATAGGGTTGTCTTTGAAGTAAGTATTATAGATTGTAATAATAAATTTAACAAGATTCATTCTCTGATCATGAATCTTCATATTATTCGCTAGATACTCTGGAGTAGCATAGGCATTAAGAGATATATTCTTAATCATATCTACCACAAACCACATGTTCTTATAGTCTGTTGGAGATATAGCTCTAGCAAATCTAGATAAGAGGATCATTAAGATGGCATCTTTATCTTCTACAAATGGTACTTTAGCTCCATATCCATAAGATGCTAATAATGCTTTAGTCAGATCTGGCATTAATTCTGGTCTACAATCAAATCCAGATCTTTTTACTATTGTATATAAATCATCTACACATCTTACCAATCTCTTCTCACCATAAAATTTCTTTAAATTAGGTTGTTTCTTATCATAGAAGAACATAAGAGGACCACAGAAACATCCATCACATACAGCATTGATATGAGCTAGATAACATCCAGCTATAATTTTCTTTTTCTTCTCGTCTAAGGATTCATCATCCTTAGACTTCTCATATATTTCTAACATTAATCTATCTCTATCATCTAATCCAGCATCGAATACATCTTGAAAAAGTTTCCCATATTCAGGATTGATAGCTTTATAAAACATATTCTGCTGTGGTTTATCTAGTTCCAGTTCTTTCATCTTAGTTCATCCCCTAATTATGCATATAGTTTGTATATTAAATATAAAAAGATAAGTGCTTTTACTACATCAGATGGAATTAAAAAATATGCCAAGCAAAGCAAGATAGGTTCTAACATTTTAATCACCTATACCTTTCTACCACTAATCGTAACTGTATTATGGCATTTTTTACATTCATAAATTATTTGTCCATCAACTAAACCTGTTCTTGGTGTGAGTTTATTACCACACTTACGACAAATACCATTATTAAATCTATATGATTCAAGCATTATATTAAATATAATAACAGCAACTACTACGAATATTATAAACCAAAAAACATAAACCGTGATCATTTTCCAAAGGCTCCTTTAATTTGGGTAGGATCTATATTAGTGTTTTGCATTTGGATCTTTAGTCTAATCTGTGTTACAATGATTGGATATAGAGCTGGATTAAATAGAATAGAGTTATAGATATTAAAAATAGAAGTAGATGGTTGAATATGAGAATCAAGAAGATCTATTAATAATTGGTTATTGCCGTAAGCTGTTTGATACACAAATCTATCAGGAACATCCATACTCTTAAGAGCTCCTAATACAACAGGAAGATTAGCAATAACTGCTGCTAGTTCTTCATCATCTCCAAATGCATGTCTAGCATAGTTCATACTAGAGTTATCTTCTTTAGAAGCTTTTTCTAATCCCATATTCATAAACAAAGCAGATTTCTCTGTAGCAATATATCTGCAATAGAAATTTACCATATAAAAATTAAACTTAGCTACAAAGAAATCATAAAGAAGAGTTGTAATAGAATACATATCTACATCATCTTCATTTATGAATCCTAGAGCAAACTGTCTACAAATGATATCTCTAATATCCATATAAGTTTGATGACGAGTCTCCAGAATATTAGTTTCATCTGTAGGATAAGTTCTTAGAAGTTCTTTAAAGTAAGTTTCAAATGATTCAGCGATATTTGGTTTAGGAACTGTATCAAAATGATTAAACTGTTCTGATAAAGTATTTCGTACTACATCCATTACATAATCTGAATTGAACTGTGATAAAATAGTAGCAACCTGACCATTAGCCTGGATTTCATATTCTTTGTCATTCATTAAAAAGTCTAGCATACACAATCTCTCCTTATAAAAAATATTAAGAATGGAGGAAGGGAATAAACACCCTTCCTACATTCTTGTTAAGATTTAATTAATTATTTAGTAGCATCTTATAGTTCTTTCAAATGCGAAATAGTTATGTCCACCTGGAATAGCATAATATACTTTCTTAATACTACCAGTATTTTTAGAGAAAGCTTCAGAGAATAATTTAGCTACAACAAATGGATCTTGATGGAACACTCCACAACCATAAGCCCCTAATATAGCAATATCTACATTATTATCTACTAATATATTTTTAACAAAATTTATCCTAGATTCAAGAGCTTTATAGTTCTTCTCTTTTGACACTCTTTGAGCTATATAATATCCATAATTAGGAGAAGCACATGTTAATACATCTGCCTTAAATTTAGGAAGATTATTATTATCTACAAATAATACATCTGGAGTGTATATAGCTCTATCTTCATAAGAGCCACCATTTAAATGATCCAGATTATATTCGTAGAATGGTTTTAGATTGTTTGACGATAATACATTATACAATATTGATTCATGGCACAAGCATTCTTCTTGTGCAATTGATCCTGTAATAAATCCACCTCCTGAATGTTTATATGATGCGAAGTTTAATATACAAACCTTACCCTCTTTACTCATCACCTTTCCTGCTTCAACAGAGTCCATTTTTACAACTTTTTGTTGTGCTTTATTTTCCGAAATTGGTTTATCTTGAAATTTGTTATATTTTGTATACACCTTAGAATAGTATATACAATTCTGTATTTCATCAGAATATTTTTTAGCCATTGCTGCTGTGTGATTAATTGCTTGGATTTGTGATTTGGTTTTATCTGGTCTCATCTTAACTTACCTTCTTTATGACGCCATATATTCTTTATTTAGAGTAATCAACATTTCTAGATTATAATTCTCTCCTTTCACTATTGGTTGAAACTTTAAGATATTCTCAGGTGCATCTGGTTGACAATAATAGAAATTAGATTTTGAGAATTTTTTCATTGTCTTTAAACACCTTTGTTTATCTTTCTCCTCACCTGGAACTAGCATTAGATAAGTAAAATTTAGCATATTACTCATATCATAATCTACTTCCAACTTATTCACCTCCATTTATATAATATATCTCTAAATAAAAGTTTCCTGTATGGATGTGTCCATACAGGAATACTTATTCATTGTAAACTGTTATCATCATATTCGCTATTATTACCATTGTAATTATATGGATTTAGATTGTTATAAATACTCATTTGATCTAGTTCTTCTTCATTCTTATTGAAGTCTAGGAATAGAGAAGAAGGCAGATTCTGTAATACACCATTAGTATAGTTATCTTCAACAGATATATCCTCAGCATTTACACCAAACTTATTAGCATATGCTTGTTTGATATTATCATGCTTAAGCATTTCCATCAATCTCTGTTGTTCCATCATTCTTTGTTGTTTTACAAAGTCACTATACATTATACCTTGAGCTTTTTGCATCATCATTATTTGTTGCTCAAGTTTAGCTGTATCTTCTGTATTTAATCTAGTTACTCTTGCTAAGTCTTTAGTAATTATATCATTCTTAGCAGCAGTAGCCATCTCTAATACATCATCTACATCTTCTTCTGTTTTAATAGATCCTTTTTCTATACCAAAGTTTTCTCTTAAGTTCTTACCATCATACCATACATAGATAGCCATTAGATAAGAGAATATCTGGTCATCATGACCTAAGTCTGAATGTTCTACTCTACCATTCTTCTTTACTTCTAATCCTCTAAGTTCTCTATATAGAGTTTCAGAGATAAACTTATCTTTATGAAGATTCATTCTCTGTCTTAAAAGATCTATTAGTTCTTCACGAGTATCTTTGTTGTTGTTTAACCCATAGCACTTAACTATCTTCTTAGATCTATATATCTTACCATCTATAGTAGATTCTTCTAACACCTTTTCTTTTATCTCGTAATAAAGGTTTCTCTTTACTTTAGTTTCTTTAAGTTTGGCAATCACGGACAAACCAAGAGAGTTAGATTCGATATTTACTATAGCATTAGGTGTCATATTTAGAACTATAAATTCTATTACTCTAGCTAAGTCTATTGGAGATATAACATTACAATTCAACTCTGCGAATACTCTTGTAGTCTTAGAATCTATAATAGTTATAGCAGAACTATCTTTAGATACACCACCAGATACGTCGACACCAATTATAGGTGGATATTTAGGAACTAAGTTAGTATTCAATGGTATCTCTTCAAATACTCTAAGTTCATATCTATTAAAGATCAATATAGTCTTTTTAGGTTTCTTACAGAACTTCTTAACTATATCTAGTTCTTCTTTAGTAAATGGACAGTTCTCTGCTTCATCAGACCACTCTAATAGATATTCTCTTCTAATGGTAAGCCAATCCCATTCTGCTTCTTTACATCTCTCATAGAACCATTCCTCAGAATATCCTAATTCTTGATAATTAAATTCTATATGAATAAAAGATGAAAGCTTATTAGAAGTGACTATATCTCTAATCTGATAATACTGTAAGTCATACCATTGTTCACTAAACTTACTAGCATTACATAGAACTTTATATGCATATTGTCCTTCTTCTGTAGTTAAGAATCCAGGTGTTGTTGTATATAGAATACCATATGGAACATTATTTCTTTTGGCTATTTCTGTAGCCTTAGACATAGCAGGGATCATACCTGCATAGATTACTTTCATAAATGGTATAAATGCAAACTCGTCTGCCCATAGTAATGGGAATGTTTGACCACGCAACAGATTAGATGCATGCATATCATTTCTTGCTTTAGCATAAGTTCTTAATTCATTTAAGTTAACTGCATGCTTCATCAAGATAGCAGTATTGGTTACTTTCTTTTTCTTACCATTGATAATAGAGAATACAGAGTCAAATCTCAAATATGGTGGTAACAAATCTCTCATTGCTCTAATACGAGATAAGTTTTCCTTAGAATCTTTGAACTCTTTGTTTAGTAGAGGAATAATAGTATTCTTAGTTCTAAAGTTATAGATATATAGATAGAATGCGACTGCTGCAATAGTCTTACCAGTCTGACGAGGCTGCATAAGATAACAGTTAAAATTCATAGTAGCTAGATAGAGGAAGGCCATATTACCTCTATTTAGAATAAACTTAGATGGTTCACCAACACTAGGAACTCTTACAACTTCTCTTAGATAATACCAGAAGTTATTGTATATCTCACATAGAACTTTCTGTTTATATATTAATGGTAAATTAGGATCATGGGGATCTATATTTGCTAGATCTGGATCTAATAGAGTAAGCATAAATCTATTGTTCTTTATACCAACAGATTTGAGATAGTTACTCATCTCAACAAAGGATGTATTAGTAGTGGATTTCTGATAGTATCTTACTATTTGAGTGTTCTCCACTAGTCTTACTTCATTTGGATCATTCATGTTTCACACTCCTTTTGACAATCCGTTACTGTTGTGTATCAAATTTCGATTCAAAGATATATTATTACTATGGAGGGGATTAAGATGGCAATTGATTTGGAAAAAAGACAACAATTTGATATGTTCATGGAGTCAATGCAATATGACAAAGAAGGATTAGAGTTGTCTAGTGTCTATGGGTTATATCTTGCTTTGATAACCAATAAAGATCTTATCTATAGTTCTGCAAACGTAAGAAGAATACTAATAAAAGAAAAAGGTGTAAAGACTCATTCATTTCAAAAAACTTCTGAGGTAAAAGTAATAAAATTTGAAATAAAGCCTAAGATATTTGCCTATCTATCAGAAAATTCAGAAAAAGGAGAGGAAGCTAGAAGATTGTATAAAGCTATGCTATTCTATAGAGGAGATATTGATAGTACTTTATCTACAATAGTAGCTAATACAAAGAATAAAACAAAATTATTGGAAGATGAGTTATCTTTTAATCTTATCAAAGATTCTGCTAAACTAAATAAAGATTTAGTAGTGAAAGAACTAAATTCTGCTATAAGTAGTATAGTTAAGACTCTTTCTGCTAGTAAACTATTAGCATTAAGTCATATTAAAAAGACTTATGATAGTACTAAAGATGAAGATAAACCAAAGATTTATAAATGCGTTTTAGATGCAGTTTACACTATAAGAGCTGCTAGGTCTACAGAAGAGGTCAAAGTATATAGAAACAAATTCAATCAAGGAATAAAATCAATCAATAAGGAGAAATAGTATGCTAACCTATGCTGATTGTGCCGATTATTTAAAAAATGTTTATAATGGAATCAATGGAGAAATAAATCCTGTTGTCCCTGCAATTAGATTAGTCCTTACCGAACCTAATCCTAATGCACCAAAAAATTTTGCTATTGCAGGATCTCAATGTATGATGTATGTAGAAATTAGATTAGATAATGTTTTTGAGAAATTTAATGAAGCTAGATTAACAGATAATCAGATAAGAGGTGGATTATTATTCATACTAGCTCATGAGTTATCTCATTGTGATCAAAAGATTATACCTAATAAGCAAGATGATATAGAATATATTAGATATATGGAATATACTAACAATCTAAACACTTTAGAATTTATTAAAAAGAATTGGAATTTGCTCCAACTCTGTTATGGCACATTTGAAATACCTGAAATGGTGTGTGGGTCTTATTTAGAACAAAGTAAGTTTTACAATGGAAAAATATTTGTATTTCCTCAAATATCTTCTATCAAAGAAAAAGTATTAGATGGTGTATCATTATTAATGAAAGAGGATATATATGCTAATAAATATCCATTAGTGAATAATATGAATCTATCTATATTCGTTGGTCAAAATTTATATGATAGATTTGAGATTATAAGAAATAAGAATCTAGTATGTTCTCATTCTGCTATAATCAGAATGTCTCAATTTATAGCTAGAGCTATCTATGATTATAGAAAAAGTTGTGTTATTAATGGAGATACGTGTGAGATGACTTTATATTTATCGGCTCCACCAGAATATCATGTTACTATTTTAAAATAAGATGAGTGAGTAGGATTTCTCCTACTCACTTTTAATTTTTTGAAATAAGGTAATCTTCTATATTGAGATTATATTGAATAGCTAGATAAGACCATTGCTCTAATATATTTGCTATAATAGCATCTATCTTATCTGGATCATAGTATTCAGTAAACCAATCTTTAGTATACAATTCTGTTACTACTGCATCTAATACATTAACTACCAATGCATCATAATGAGTCTTCTTTCCTTTAAGTTTTGGATCAAAGAATAATACAGAATAGAACTCTCTGAATTCTTTATTGTTGATAAGATCAGATACTACAGTAGCAGGAATGTATCTAACTGTACTAGGACCATACTTATCTATATTCTTAAAATATAGCTCATATATTTTAAGCAATACTAAATTTGCTACTATAAGATCTAGCTCTTCTATTCTCCTTATAGGTGTAAAAAAGTACTTATACTTTGGTATAAATAAACCATATCTATCTATAATCTTATTATAAGATGATAGAATAAACTTGAATGTCTTAGTGGTATATCCTATCTCTTTTCCTACTTCTTCTATTTTTGCTTTATTAAAACTGCAATACATTAGTAAGAATACTATCAGTTCTAATATAAAACAAAATACTATTATCATCAAAGCTTCTTCTCTAGTATTAGGAGAATATAGATAATTTGATATTATTGGAACTGATAATAGCACCATTATAACTACGCTAAAAGATACGATCTTATCTTTAGTCAGTTTCCATCTATTATTAATATGATTAAAAAAGATCTTTAGCAATTCTAAATTTGAGCGTATTCTTAAAGATAGTGATAACTTCATATTACACCAACATCCTTTACTATTTCATCAAATATCTTATCCTCCATAGAGATATATAGACCAGTATCAAAAGGATTGGCATAATATACAGGATTAGGATCTATCAACATATGTCTATCCTTATTTATAGAGGTTTTAAATTCATATATAGGGTAACCTTTAAATTTAAGTTTTTCATTAGTGATAGCTTTGTAAAAATCTTGATATCCATTATATAAAGCTACCACCTTTTCTTCTTTATCAAAGATTTCTACAGCTGAAAGTTTAGATCTCTTAATAGCATTATCTATTAAGACTTTTTTAGGAGTGTTTAGATAAAAGATCTTATTGGGCCAAACAAAACAAGAGCTTTTTCTTACTATTCTTTCCATATCAATACATCCATCAGATGTAAGATAATCATCAGTAATGAGCTTACCATTATTAATCATATTATAGATAATAGTAGATACTGCCCATCTATCCAAGATAACATTCTCTCCAATCTGTATAGTAGGAATGATTATCTTAGAAAAACAGTCATCCATATTAGTAAGCATATACTGTTGTAGTTGATCTATATCTATATAGGTTTTTCTTAAGTACAATCTTATTTGATTATACATTTCAGAATTTTCATTAGGAAGAGCTACACTCTTAAAAGGAATACCAACACTATTTAGTCTATCAACAAGATGACCAATCATAGTGGATTTTCCAGAACCATCTGGGCCTTCGATAACATAAATTCTACCTTCTCTTACCATAATGGTAACCTCCTCATCTCTCATCTTATCTAATTGTTTTTTAGACAATAAATACCAATAGAGCTAATGCTCTATTGGTATTGTTGTATTGTCTATTTAAGTTTTAATATTGTTATATAATAAAGAATTTCCTTTAATCAATCCTTCTATATCATTAACATAGAAGCTGAAGTCTTTAACCCATCCTTTTAACGGCCAAGGATCACCTACATTAGGATATATACAGAAAAGACCAAAACTAGTTCCTAGATAATAATTACCAGCAGAAGATCCTTTACCAATAAATTCCTTATCTAAATAAAAATAAATCTCTTTATTGAATCTGTATATAGTATAAATATGATATTTATTATCTGTTGGCCAACCAGACCAATATACAAAACCATCTGAAAATTGATCTTGCATAACCATTCCATAAAAAGAATTATTCAAATGAGCTGTTAATGAAGAGTAACTACGAGTATGAGAACCAAATACAGTAGTATATTGATAATTTATAGCTTCTGGTGCTACTTTAAATTTAAATTTTATATAAAAATCATTATAGTTACTTAAATCATACTTATCGCTATATGGAACTTCTAAACCTTGATATGGTAAACTAGGATCTAAATATAAAGAGGTACTTCCTTCATCTTCTACTAAGACTGGATAATTACCCCCCCCCCCACAAGTGTGAGGTCTGTATCATCAGCATAATTATGATTTAAACTTTTCGTAAAATCTAACTTAATACATTTCACTTATATCAACTCCTAGATTAAAAATAGTTATTGATTTCGTGTATCATTTCTTTTCTAAGAGCTGTTTCTGTATCTAGATATAGAGTATCACCATAAGCAGTCTTAACTTTCATTGTACCTAGATCATTTGCTACTTCCATAGATTCATATAATAGATCAAAGGTATCTAAAGCAAGTTTAAGATTAGCAGATTCAGATAAGAGATAGTTCTTTACTTCTTCTTGTTTAAGAGGAGTTACTACACTCTCTGACAAATCTACAAAGTTGCCTTGTTCAGCTAATCTATTAATCTCATCACTCTTTACAAAGAAATAGTCATCTTTATCAATATCATAATATCTCTGTTCATGAGATGGCATACCTACTGCTGCTTCTGTAGTAACAAGCTTAGTCATATATGCTTTAGAATGAGATGGGAAATAAACTCTATCATATGTAATCATCTGCATTCTCTTTACAGTTGCTCTACCATTCTCATTAACCAAAGAACCAACAGCTCTAAGAGAGAATGAAGGTCTTTGTCCATCTCTAAGGTCTTCATTAAAAGATCTGCCTAATTCATTATTAGTGCCTCTAAATTGACCCATTACATAATCTCCATCCATCCAAAGTTTCTGATACCAAACCTGTTCCAAAGTAGGATCTACTTTGGCCTGTCTAGCAAGAGAAGTATCAGTTGGATGACCAGCTTCACCTTTAAGGTTACCAGATTCTACCAATTCTTTACATCTAGGAGAATTGATAGCAGCTACCAATTCTTCTGTAGGATAATATCTTCTATTTCTGTTTACTTCATTACCCTGCTGAAGTATACCTTCTGCAATAAGAAAACCATTACGATTTTCTCCTTTGACTTTAAATTCAACATTAGCAGAGGTCTCTTCACATAGGATACATCCAATTAGATTCTCTTGTTCCAATGAAATTCACCTCAATTACAATAATATATATTACTGCAATGTAAACCATAGAGGAATCCATCCTCTATGGTTATAATATCACTTCTTGTTGTGTTTATTATTATTCTTGAAGTTGTTATCAAACTTTTTTTCTTCCTTGGTATCTTCCACTTTAGCAGTCACATCCATTTCAGCAACTACTTTAGTATCTTCTTTTTTATCTTCCTTGACTTCTTCTTTCTCAATCACTACTTCTTTTTTCTTATCTTCCTTGATAACCTTTGGTTTGTCTTTTTCAATCTTCTCAACTACAACTTCAGTCTTCTTAACAGCTTTAGATGTTTCTGGATCTACTATTACTCTAGTGACACTATTATTTCTCATTCTAGCATCAGTAGAAACGATAACATTATCATCAACAACACCACCATTGTTAAGACGATAATTTGTAAAGTCAAGAGGAATTCTCTTACCTTCTGGAGTCAGTTCCCACACAAATGCCTTATTTAAAAGACACATACGAATATCTTCAACATCAAGAACAACATTAAGGCATTTACCTGCAAATGGAGCACCCTTAATCACAAATGCAGCTGCACAATAAACATCTACTTTCTTTTTCATCAATATATCCTCCTTAAAGATATAAATTTTATATTACTGTTATACGTCTACTATCTGATCTACTGCTTCATCAAAAGACATAGAACCACCCATTAATTCATAGGTAGCTTCTCTAAAATCTTCAATATGTTGATCAACGATAAACATATCTGCTGATTCGATTAGAGTATCATCATACTTGCCGTCAGTCATAATATCTAAAAGATCTGTATCTATAAACTGAGCCATATTACTTCACCTCATCCAAGTATTCATTATAATCTTTAATCTCAGGTGGAAACATCATTCCACTATCAGGATCATAAGATTTAGTATCTTCATCATATACCAGCAATGTATCTATTGCTTCATTATAAGAACCAGTTATGGCAATATCTGCCATATCTTCATTTAACATGTCTTCTAACATGATTTGGTCTACAACTGCGCTCACAAATAAAACCTCCTTCTAATAAGGTGTCTGATTATCATACTGTTTTATAGATTAAGTTGACCATCTTGTAATAGAAATTATAGGAGGGCAATAAGATGGTGGCAATCCTGAATCCTGATAATACAATGAATGAGATGCAAAACATGGCAAACCCTCCTTATGATCAAATAATGGAGTTTATTAGAAAAGAAGCATCAGCATTCATAGGTCTTAAACAATTAATAGAGGATATTGATAGTGATGAAGATTTCATGAATAGTTTAGATGCAATGGTAGCATTAAGTAATTGTATTAGAACTAAGTCTCTAGACACATTATTTGCATCATATAACATATTCCAAGTAAAAAAGAAACGCACTTTGACAAATCTTAGAACTTATATCAAACGCTAAACCAGGATAGGAAAAACCTATCCTGGTAAAGTAAACTTTTTTTCAATTATATATTATTATTATGAAACCGAAGCAATATTTCCCATGGGTAATGTAAGGAAATAGGGTGGTAAGGTTTGAATTAGGGTATGAAATGTTCCCAAGTTATGTTAAATTTTATATATATTTTATATTAACAGCATTTTGTTAGTATATACAATCGAATAATGATGATTAAATAAATATGAAAGAGGTGAATAAACTCCTTGAATTTATACAAAATCATTTAACATAACTTGGTCCCCTTAAATTAACATTTCTGATTCCCAGGAGTTGGTTTGGTATGCCAACTCCATTTCTTTTTTCTATCTACCAGTCATATATGAGTCATCTGTACCTGGTTTGGTATATGTATCTCCCCTAGGACACATACAAGTTCTACCACAATTACCACCACTATTATATTCATCTACAGTAATATCATCTGCTAATGCATTAGTGGTAGATACAGCAGAAGTATTACCAATAGCACCATTACCATTAGATGGTAAGTTAGTAAGATCTACTTGTAAACCAGTTACTATATCATTGAGAATGAATAGTAGAATAGGAATTTCATAAAATAGATCTTTGCATGGGTGATATGATATATTAATAAGATTCTCTAATTCTTCATCAGTAACAGTGTAAGATTTATCATTCATCCATCTTATAATTATATTTCTATAGATAGGAGCATCTGGATCGTCTTCATCATATAGATCATTATTTACTATCCTATCAAACAGATCCATATTCAACCAATTGATAGGTGGGGAGAATGGTTTGTTCTTTAGATTAATAGACAACTCAAAGTAGTCTTCCATTCTATTCATAAGCAAGCTATTAGGATCATGACAAGGAACCATATAACAAGAGTTTGTTCTTAGTTTAGGATTTCTTTTTTCTATATCTCTAAATATAGTATGCTCATATTCTATATTAAAAGTCCTAGGAGTATGTACTGCTTGAGATATATACATATAATATTCATTGTCTGGCACAGCATATACTTTATTCCTAATTAAGAACTCGATCAAATACGGATCATAGATAAATATCCCTGTATAGAGATAACAGAATGTCTGTATAGATGGTTTGAAGAACAGGTCAGCATAGTAATGTAGAATCTCTGTAGCTGCTTCAGACAACTTCTCTATAGTATCTGAATCTCCTTTAGCAATAACAGATACTAGATTAGAACCTATATTACCAGGTTTATATACATATTCATTGACTAACTGCTTACCATTAAGATACTTAATAGCATCTAAATCTACGCGATCTATAAAGTACTGTATTCTGTAGAAGTTAGATCCTGTATCTAACGTATCAATAGATACTTTTGATACTCTAAAGATTACTGGTTTATCAACTAGATAATTGATAGTAAACATATCATCTACACATGGTATTACTGTATTAGGAAGAATTAATGCTTCTCCTTCTACTGGAGATTCTACGCCATACTCTCCAATGTTATAATCTATTTCTATTCTAGGAATACCATATAACTGAAAATCAATAATTTTGTTAAATCTTAAAGGAGAGTTCTCTCCTACATGGTCATATACCTGTCTAGTTCCTTGGTCTAATGTAGACATCTTGTAGTTAATATTATAATACATTACAGTTGTTGGAGACTTATTAGAAAAAAGATAGTACGGGTTTTTAAGTCGATCCTGTGATCCTTGTACTAAACTTTGTACTGTCTCATTGTAATGCTTGTTGGTAAAAGAACCCATTATTATACCTCCTTATTAGAGTTATGCTTACCTTGATGTGAAAAAACAATAAGAACCCCAGTAGCCATTACAGCTACTGGGAATCTTACCGAAAGGAACTTCACCATTACTTATCAAAGTGGTTCACCACGCCACTAATATATTGTTAGTTCAGTGTTAAATTTTTAGTTTGCTCTTGAATATACTTCATGAACAAATTATGCCAAGAGAATTCTCCTCTTTTAAATACACTTGGATGAGAATAATCAAACTGTCTAAATACAGCTTCAAGATGATTATAATCTACCAGTTTCTTAAAGTGCTGATAATTTGCTACAGCTACATCATGGAAATCATGAATTTCATGTGCAGCATCCATATAGAAAATCTCAAACTCTGGAAGGTTTCCTTCTAATAGACTTTCTAGTTCTACAAAGCCATTCTTATAAGCACGTTCTCCATCTTCAAATACATTCTCTAATAATCCAATGTGTTTCTCAAACTCTTGGTGAAGAGATACTACATCAGATACTAAGAAGATAGATGAATCACTAGAATACATCTTATCAGTACCATTATCTAAACAAATTATATCAATCTGGTCTTTTTCTTCTACATATAAAGAAGATTCAGGATGATATACATTAATCTTATCTGTATAAGTCATATATAATAAACGAATATAACCATAATCTTGATCATATTCATATAATCTTAATGGAGTGATATCATTGATTTTGAGATTGATAGATACATCTTTAATTCTATCAAAATCTTGACCAAACTCAGATTTCACTTTGTCAAATTGTACAGAGGTCACATCTTTAATGCTAATATTATCATCTATTGATATGACATGGCCTTCTTCATCAAACTTTTCAGCTTTGTGAAAGATTGTGAAAGGTATGTAGATATTCTTTTTAAGTTCGTCGCTTCTCATAGCACACATTGTGATTCCCTCCCTATAATGCATAATAATAGTGTTTTATCCTTTCAGGTGATACACCAAAATCCTTTTCATTTGGTGCTATATTCATATGTATATAGACTTGTAGGTTTAGAGGTTTTATAACCCTTTTAATCTGTTCTAAGAACTGATTAGGGATATCATTATCTATATACAGATGGAATATAGGATCGATTATACCACACTCTAGGATATAATACTTCATAGCATTTAGATAAGAGTTACCACCTATACTAGAATAGATATTCTGTACATTGTTCATTCCACATAGATTGATATATACAGATAATATATCGAATGTACCTTCAGCTATATGAATATTAACTGGCTGATATATATCTACAGTAGAAGGAATAGTATAATAACCACTAAATCCTCCTTCTACTATAGAATACTTGATATATCTATCTTGTACTACTTCTGGTAACTTGTTTCTTTCTTTTACCAAATTCCTCAGAATGATAGTAGAGTTGTTATTAGTAAGAAATCCTATGAAGTACTGATCTAGAAGATCTACTGTATACTGACTTCTAGATATTCTGGTTATATTGTTATATACTAAAAAATCTTTAATATTCAATATAACCTTAAGAGACTGCAAATCTATCAATGATAGATTGCAGCCTAAACGTTTATTGAGATATCCTAATTTTGTATTAGTTTTTATCTCACTATTTGACAAAGGTGTATAAAATTCATATTTTCCTTGTCTAATTTGCCGGTACCTGCCTAAATCTGACAAGGCAGAATTACGTTTTGCCACTTGAGAGAGAACACCTGTATCCATGTACTGGGGATATCTAGAATTTTGCTCTAGAAAGGATTTTGTTAATACACCTCTATGATTATGGTTTTTGAAACAATTATACATAGGAGGTTTATCATCATATCCTAGAGAGATATACATATGATATCCATGATCAGGTCTTCCTTCTTTTTCACATAGTGGACAATTAATCATAAATTCTTTTCTATTTCCAGACTCTTTATAATCAGGGAACAGCTGCTTGAGCTGTTCCCTGAGTTGGTCCTGGATAGTATTAGTTTGTGTCATATAAGCATCACTAGTCTTAACAACTCCTCTGATACTAAATCAGGAATAATATTGATTTGTAAACCATCATTCTCTCTATGACAATAGTCAATAGTTTCATACTCAGAAGATAGTACTTGTGCAATAAGTGAGAATATAGTATCGTTCTCTATCTTCTCATTATTATACTTCTCATGAATCAATGGGAAGAACTTAGATGCTTTGATCTTTTGAAGTTCTTTCTTATTGATATTCTTTTTAGTAACAATTCTATTGACTTTACCACCAATCATGAATGGTAACTGGAACATGTTATAAGATTGAAGCATTCTTCTAGCAGTAATGCAAAGAATGATATAGTTCTTTATATTTACAATCTTAACTGCTTGAGGATCATCAAACTCTTTAGCAAAGAGATATGTAATAAGCACATTCTGCAGTTTATTAACAACAAACTTACCATTCTTACACATTCTCTTATAATAGAACATGATTTCATTCTCATCAAATGGACCATATTTGAGTATGATTCTCTTCATTGTTTCTTGACAATTAGTGAGTGTTTGAATCATAGTAGCCTCATTAAGTTTAGCAGAATGAGCTTCAAACTTATCACATTCAGAGTTGTTATCATCATCTCTTATAGAAGATGATAGCATAACAAAACCAAACTCATATGGTACTCCAGTTACTTTAAACTTAATGTCCCTATTGATGGCATTGTAATTGAAGTGAATGATGTTCTTTGAATAGGTATACTTTGGGATTATCTGCATGATTATATTTTCTACTGTCTCCATAGAATGAGTAGTAGTGTTTCTTGCTCTTATAGTCTGCATTTCCCAAAGAGTCAAATTGTTTGATACATTCTTCTCGACGTTAGAAGATGTTGTTTCAAGGATCTTAGAATTGAGATCCACCCCATATATAAGATCAGCTGCTTGAAACAACAAATCAAAAGTAGAAAGAAGTATATTCTTAGTTTCCGATTGATCATATTTCTTCTTTACTATGAAATGAGTCAGAAGAGGTATGATCATATTCTGTTGAACTGACACCTTTAACATGATCTTAGCATGGAAAGGAGAGTATTCTAATACTGGAGACTTGTTGTTCTTATAGTTCAAGTCTAAGGAGAACTGTTCCAAAGTCATCTTATCCAAAGCATAGTTCAGTTTCCAAGCCACATAAGACATATTTGGATTGATAAAGTATTTCCAAAGGTCAGACTTGAATGCTTCTAAAGAATAGTTAGGAACACAATCTATCATGTATTTGATTTCCTTATACAGTCCTAACAACTGTAAATCTGTATCATAGTACTTTTCAAAATAGTTCAGATAGCTAGTACAATGATCTCTAAATCCGATAGATACTTCTCCATCTGGTTTCACTTTAGTATCAGAATTATAGCATCTCTTAGCTGTCACATAGAAATAGTCAAACATGTCATTTGCTCTATCGTCATCTGACATATTAAAAAATTTGTGAACTGGTGCTATAATAGCTCCTCTAATGTGAGTGAAGACCATGTCTTCAGCACACGTTGGTTGCCATTGATCAATAGGTGGTTTTGTTGCATTAAAAACAACATTAGTTGCAGGTTGACCTTTTAGAGCATTAGCAAAGTCATGCTTTGCTATGCTATCTCCTTCTTTAAAGATACTGTGGTCAACAAAATCTACTACAGGTATTAATTCCCCCTCTTTATACAATGCCCGATTAAGTTTGATTCTAGGTCTATAGAATCTATCATCTCCATAAGGAACATCCCCTATACCCTCGTTATGAAGTTCATTGGCATTTTTGTAGTTCATCTTGTTTCTCCTTCTTCCTTAATGCTACTTTCTCCCTATACCAATTTAATAGTATATGCCTATTTTTAGAAACCTCCTTAATGTCATTTTATTCTTTTTGAATATTTGACTTTGTTGGCTCTTTTAACATTATCTCTAGATATCTTGCTGATAACACTCTTCATTTTATCTACATTCTTAGTGCTTTTAGCTTTATATTTTAGAGATTCTAGATCAGAAGTGTTTCCAATATTAGGAATCTTTGGATTCTTTTTAGAATCCTGGAGTTCTTTCAAAGATTGAACTTGAACTAGTTTCTTTTGAGCATCCATTACTTTACTGATGCAAGTTGTAAGTTGAGATTGCAGAGTATATGCATTTAACCAATTCAATTTATTGAATAGACCATGATCAACCATATACAAGTATGCAAAATAGAACACTTTTACCCATCCTACTACTTTATTAGGATTGGTAACTTTTGGTTTGTCTGTTATAGACTGAGCAGATAATTTCTTTTTCAGATCTTGGATAATTAGACCTTGCTTATTATATACATAAGCAAAAGTGAATGTAAAGTTAGGATCATTAGAGAAGAATCTAACATAATATCCATTCAAATTATTTTTCTGTGTTTCTATTGTATCCCTAGTATAGAATTCAACAGCTACATCATAGAATATCTTCTGAGTAGATTCTGATGGTATGGTAAAGAAGATAATAAATCTATCTCCCTTTTGTGATTTCCATAAAGTATAATTCATAGCTCCAGCAGAAGCCAGCATCATCTTATTATACTTATCAGTATAAATCTGTTTAGCCATTTCTCTTTGCTGAACCATCATAGGTCTAGCACCAGTAGGATTCTTAATCCAATTATCAAATGTGATCTTAGTCATTCCTTAACACCTTCTTATACCTCTTTGACTAGATTGTGGAGTAGCCGACCAAAGCTACTCCACAATAGTTAAGAGTAAACAGCAGATAACGCACTATTATTTTGTACGTTCTAATATAAAATTTTACTTTTCAGATTCATCATCAATAAATTCAGTAACGTCTACGGTTTTTTCTTTTGCTGATTCTTTTGATTGCATTTTCTGTTTCTTATACTCTTCATCATCTTTATCCATCTGGTAGATATTGAATCTTGGATCAGGAACCAGGAACTGATTAGTATTGTAAAGAGTAGTAATGATACGAGAGATAGCTTCTAGGATAGCTGGCTCAGTTTTGATAGAAGTGAGCACAAGATCATCATACTCCTCTGTCAAAATATTGAATGGCTTTCTCTTAGATTGATCTTTATTAGCTAAGGATAATCCAACGATACCAAGAGCATCTTTGTGATCATCATCACAATAGGGAACATAAATCTGTGAACAGAGTTCTATATAAGATTTGGTGATTACTGTAGCAACTTCTTTATTGATGAAGGTGCGAATTCTCTCTTTAATGAAATTATTATTTTCTTTATCTTGTTCATAAGCTTCATCAGCTTCTTTAAACTCAGCATCATACTTAGTAAGAAGCTTATTGAAAGCTCTTAAACCTTCATAGTTTGCTGCATAACCAACACCATCAGCAGCAGCAGAACGACAGTTAAGAACAGCATCTTCTACAGAATCAGACAAAGCCATTCTATCTGTAGTACCAATACCACCTACATATAGATCTACCATATTTGCTTTAATAATATTGATACGTCTCTTAAGCTTACCAATCTTAACTATTTCTTCTCTAGTTTCTTCATACTTTTTGAGAAGATCTTCTAACTGTTTAATATAGTTAGTATAGAACTCAGTATACTCACCATTCTCATCATACATCTGTTTTGGATTGATAATCTTAGTAGTAAGAGCATCTACCACTATACGTTCAGCAGTACCTGCAAATGTTCTAATATTCATTTCATTAGGAGCTAGACCAATATTCTTATCAATCTCATAAGATTCTTTATCAATATACTTCTTGATGAACTTGGCTTCTGTAAGTTTCATAATATCTAAGAGATAACCATTATCGTTATCAATATTAGATACAATACAGAATTGAGGACGCTGAGCCATCTTCATATTGGTAAACTCTACAATGAGTTGATCAATAAAGCTATTAGCATCTCTAGAAATATGAGGACAGATTACCAATACTGGAGAAAGAGGTTGATCAGGCTGTTTACCTTTAGCTATCAATTTTTGATATTGTTGAATTGGTTCTGTAATCTCTTTAGTAAAGATAAGTTTAAGAGTATTGATCATATCTGGAGTATCAATAGGGGATTCAAATACATAGATATGTGGATTATGGTAATCTACAGTATTATCCTGTTCATTATTGATAAAGCAAGAATCAATATAACCTGCCTCATATACAAGAGAGTTATAAGTCTTAACAATAGTATCTTTAGTATTAGATGCACTTACATCAATAAATACATCCATGCCACTTTCTTCATAGATACCTTTGATGATATTTGCCATCTCTTCATTACCATTAAGAGAAGTATAAGCAATATTATAGATATCATCAACTGTGCATTCTCTTGCTTTGGATTCAATCTCAGAAATACCTTCTTTGATAATCTCTTTGAATGCTTTTATAATACGTCTCTTAGGAAGCTTTCTCTTGTACTGAAGTTCAAGAAGTCCTTTAAAGATATAATAAGAAAGCATTGTAGCAGATGTAGTACCATCACCAATAGTCTTAATAACATGAGTACAGATAGTGCGGATATCATCTCTTAAAAGAGATTCAATTGGTTTATCCGTATCTACATGTTTCAATACAGTAAAACCATCTTTAGTATAATAAGACACAATAGCTTTAAGTTTATTGTTAGGATCTTGCATACTATAAGCAGTATACTCACCCATAGGACCATAAGTACCTTTAACAGTATCTGCAAATAGTTTTAGAGCTCTTAACTGAGCTTTTCTTAATTGCGTTTCATCTACTACATTAGTTACTAGATTAAAAGCCATGTTGTTAATCCTCCTTATTATCATCAAGCTCTTCTGTATACTGATAAGGATCTATCATCTTTATCACATTCTTTTGTCCCATAAGAGCTATAATTTCATCTGTGAGTATTTCATTCTCTACACCTTTCTTCATATCAAAATAATTGATAGAGGTATTCCATAAATATACAGTCTTGCCGGTAAACTGTAATCTATCTTTTAAATCCTTTGGAGATCTTAAGATTAGAGTAAAATACTCATCTAAATTTTCTTGGTAGTCTACTGGAGATAAACCTAATTCAGATACTTTTTCTTTTTCAAGTTCTGAATCACATTCTACTTCAATAGTATAACCACCCATAATCCTTAATTGATCTACTAGAACTGCTAGATAAGTTTGATATGATAGTTTTATTATATCTTCTCTCTTCTTTTCTAATAGTTCAATATACAGATTATCTATTTGGTCCTTATATTCATCTTTGAAGATGATAGATAATGGGTTAAGAGTATCTCTATGTACTAATTTGTATTGAACGAATAAAGGAGTATAGTTGTATGCTTCTGGTTTTATATACTTACTATCTTTTAAAGAAATCAAGATATAAGCAATGCAACCAATGTCTATATCAAATAGACTCTCAAAAGAACAAAGAATATTTTTAAATTCTCTTCCTTTTCTAGTAGGATCTACTTGTATAGATGCTTCATGTATTAAATCTGAAAGCATAATGTTTCCTCACGAAAAAATAAGTAGAGTACTCGAAAGTACTCTACTTACAAATTTCTTTATTTGGTTTACTGACCAATCAGAGATTCAAGTCCTGCACTCATAGGAGGCTGAGTTGGCTGTTGCTGTGCTCCAGCTTGGCTGAAATAAGACTGGTTAGTATAAGTCTTAGCATAACCGCCAGAGAAGTCTGCACCAACTTTCTGAGCAATCTTATCGAGATAATCATACTGATTATGAGTTACTGTAAATGCTACAGCATTGCTCATAGCCTTAGCATACTGCATAAGCTGAATAGCGATCAAATCAAGTTCAGTAGCTGCATAAGTATCGAAGTCCTGAGAGAAAGTGCCTTTCTTTTCATCAAAGCCAATAACAGCATTATATGTACCACCAGCTTTGACTTCATAGGAATAAGAGGCTTCTACTACACCTTCAGTAGAAATACGACGAATATTAATAATCGCAAATCCTTCAGCATCAGGTTTGATAGATTTAGGATTAATAACAGAGATATATGCAGAACCAGATGCAACACCCCAGTTATTATACTTCTCAGGATCTTCTTTATATCTCTTGAGGATATTAGCAAACATCATTGCTTTAGCAGGAATAAGATATGCAGAAATAGCATTCTTACGATCTACTCTCCATTCATTCGTGCCGGTATCAATCAACGGAGAAATAGAAATCTTGATAGTAGTCTTCCACATAGAAAACTGAATGTTGGATTTGTCTACAACTGACTCTGAGTTACTGAAAGAGTAACCATAAACTGTCGGAGAAAATCTGGACTCGTTAGAACCTTGGAAACCTTCAAATGCTGCCATAATAATATGACCTCCTTAAATAATATAGATGATTGTATCAATAAGATGTTTTAGGAATAGTAGAATCCTAAACATACTTATCTTCAAAGAAAAAATATCTAATCTCATAAAGAGAATAGAATATCAGTAAAGCCTAAGCTTTACTGATTCACTTATATAGTATATCTCTATTTTTTGGTTTACTATAAAAAATAGAGACTGATGAAGATTGGCTTGTTATCAGTCTCCCAAAAGGGATGATGCTTATTTCCTTAGTACACATAGGATAAAATACTAAGGACGTTGAAAGGAGTATGGAAGTAGTTCTAAATTTCACACTACTTCATTTATATAATATATGGTTAAAAATAAATAGAATTTCACCAAGGCTAATAGCCTTGGTGAATTTAATTATTGGGCATCTTGGCCTTTCCAAGTATTCAACATTTTTTGTTGTTTAGCAAAGAATGTAGCTCTAGAACCAGTAAGCTGATGTCTAGCTCTAACCATATCTTTAAACATACCATTCCATTGGTTATATTCATCTTTACCCATTGTAGGATCATTCTTCACATAATCATCTATTAGAGTAAGTTGATTATTGATAGAGTGGGTAATATCTGCTGCTTCTTCATCATCATTACAACCATCTACCATTAGTTTGAGCTTATTACAAGTATCTTCACTCTTCTCTAATGGCATAGTAAGTTTATCATACAAACTATTTCTTGCTTCAGTGAGTAAAGAAGAAGATTCTAATAGAGAATCATCATCAATTCTATTTAATCTTCTAGCAAGATTAGACAGTTCTTTCTTTTCCAATTGAGATGGAGTCATTTCCATACATTTAGCAATAGTATGCAATGCTGCAATTCTATTGTGAAGAACATCATTATATAATCTCATTACCCAAGAGAGTACTAAGAACTTAGTATTTGCTACAGCATTATATACTAATAACTGTTTTTCTACCTTCTCAAAACCAGACTTATAATATCCTGCATAAGTTGGTGGGAGTAATTCAAATAAAGTAATATCAGTATCTGTAGTCTCTGCTTTCTCAAATGCAGTAGTAACCTTTCTCATAGCATCTCTAAATCCATAAGAAAGCATTTCTTTATAATGAATAGAATCAGAGAGTTTTAATACTTCATGATTATCTTGCAAATATTTATCAAGAGCTCTTTTTACTTCTTCTGCTGGAGAAGAATCAGATGTCATAGCAGCAATATCATGAATCAGTAATGCAGTAATTTCATCATCGGTTAGTTTTACATCTTCTTCAAATAGTCTAGAATCTAATTCTACATTATATTCTTTTACAATAAGTTTATAATCAGATTGAATAGTTCTGATTACATCATCAGCATCTAATATTGGCATTACACTTACACCAAATGGAATCTTGTCTGGATTATAAGTATAAATAACCCTATTGCAGTTAGTACCTGCAAAGAACTTGTTTAAAGATTGTGCTAGACTATCTAAATTTTTTAAGCAATGGTCTATTTTAACAATACCAATAGATTCGCTTACTTCATCAAATAAGTCTTCTAATCTATTGAGTCTAGAATTATCGTTCATTATATATCCTCCTTACTAGATAATATCTCATTATTGAAATGTAAAACACCTAGGGAAATGAATCCCTAGGTGAGTTGTAGACTAAATTGTATAAGTTTTAAATTAATGTGTGTGTAAGAAAAATAGGTGCAGAATACCTGGTTAAATATTACTCTTCAGTAACTTTATTTTCCTGGATAGCACTCATAAGAGCCTTAAAGCTCAGAGTATTATCAAAGGAATGAACAGTAACAATGGAGATAGCCTTAGTTGGATTCTGAGTTACTGGAGTAACTTCACAAGCCAGAATATAGTCAATACCCTTTGTTACCTGCTTACCAATGTAAGCAAATGGTTCAACCTTAGAACCAACGAAACCTTCCATAGCTTTAGAAAAAGCTGCTTTAGCTTCAACTGGAATTTCAGTGCTCATATCTACTTCAATAGAACCAGGGCCATGGCCACCAATAACAACACTATTGATAGATACGAGAGAAACATCCATGGATTTCAGTTTCTCATTGAACACCATAACTACTGCATTCTTAGTATCACGACCAGACAGAATAGTCTGTTCAGCAAGGACTGCATGGTTTGTACCATTAACAACCTGGCTACCAAGATAAGCAATAGCTTCATACTCAGCACCGATAATCTGCTCTTCAAACTGAGCAATACCAGTTGCTACTTTCTGAGGAAAGTTTGTAGATACTTTTACTTCCCAACCACCTAGTGACATAATAAATGCCTCCTTTAATAAATTTAGACGTTCTTTAGTATGGGGAATCTCAGAGAAAACATTCTCTGGGACTAATATATTGTTGACTTCAAAATAAAATATAAAGGAGGTAGAATAAAATGAAAGATGAAGACTTTATTGGTCCAAGAGCTTTAAATGATTATACTGCTAATAGAGTAGTAAATCCTCAACCTAAGAAATGGGTTGAACCAAAGAAAGTAGCAATGTGTATAGGATGTAATTCTCCTATGGAACCAATAGAATTAAAAAAGAAAAAGAAACTAACAGATAAGTAGTTCAGAACTAACTGGTTTCCAAAATGCTACGCTCTAGAGGAGAAATCCTCTAGAGCATCTCCTTGTCAAATTTTTACATCAGAAATGATTTTAATAGCATCAGATATTTTTGCAGATATTGAATCTATAGATTTACTGTCATTCAACATAGCCATGTTAGTCATAGTACCAGAGAATAGCTTATCTGTAATCTCTTTAAGAGCATCAAGCTTATACATAACAGATATCTTCTTATCTATAAGCTTTCTTTGTTCTTTAAGACTATTTATATAATCTTTCGTATTTGAAGATTTTATTTCTTCTTGTTGCTTTGGTTTGTATTCAACAGATATTGTTTCTGGATGTACTGTGACAATCAAATCTTCTTTCTTTATACCTTCTATTTGGTTTTTCATCTTTTCTGCCCATTCTTCATCTGGAAATACTTTAGTCTCTGCTTGTTCTACAACCATATCTGCTTTAGCCTCCTCTATACTAGCTTTAGCAACTTCATCTGGATCAAGTTTAAACTCTTTTTGTTGCTCATCTTTAGGCTTAATACCAGATACTATCATAGTATTAGTTTCTGGATCTTTCTTAATCTTAAATAGATGATTAATGTGTTCTCTAAAAGTAGTTCTAGAATACGGTTGCATAGATATCTCCTTAGTAAACAGATTATAAGACTTGTATAGGTCGACTAACCTCACTTTCGTACCAGCATCTTGATTACAAGCATTAGTAATAAAATCTTGCAATCCTGCCATCTTTTCTGGATTTTCCATTATTTTACCCCCTAATAGTAAAAAAGAACTGGTGGAAACAACACCAGTTCTTAAAGTTTTACTTCTTCGTGAATTGAGTAAGATTCTTAAGAGAATCTTTAATTGAATCTACTTCAGTATGGAAGCCTGCCGTTGTCGGATCTAAGCTTTCCAACTTACTCAACGAAGTTGATACCATCATATCGAAGATTGGCTTAAGTTCTTCATGAACTTTTGCTCTCTCTTCTTTGATGGTTTGTTTAATCTCTTCTAAAGCTTTATACTTCATCAGTATTGGAGCATATTGCTCCTCGATATTCTGCATAGCAGAATCAACTGATTTCATCGCTTTAGAATCGAAATCTTCTTTTGTCTCTATCATTTTCATTTCGATAGGAGTAGAGACGATTTCCTTAACTGCTTTCTGTTCACCTCCGAATGCTGACTTAATATTATGCTGAATTTCAGCAAAGTTTTTATTTACTTCTTCAACTTTGTCCTCCTTTTCTTCTTCAACTACAGCAGGATACCATGCATTTTCAGACTCAAGCTGGTTGTAGATCTTCTTGGTCTCTTCTGATGCTTTGGTGACTCGTTTATAATAGTTATTAATATTCATTTGAATCAATCCAGCTTTATTTTTCTCTTCCATACGTGAAAGATATTCAAATTCTGGAATGATTCGAGATACTTCGGTATTGTTATCATAATCTGATTCCAATCTTGCAGCTGGAATACAGCTGATAACATATCTAAATTGATTGAAGGAATAAATATCCTTGTCTCTCATATAATACCGATATGCTGCATACAGCATTTTGGTATCATACGGAATACCGTCTTCATCATAAGACGTACGACGGTGAATAAACTCACGAACACTATCGTTCACTTTTTGCCCAAAGTCACCGCTTAATGTAGTAAACGGTTCCAATTTGAACATAGGTTTCACCTTAACAGAACCAGACAATTCTGCTGTAATAGGAATAGGCTTGGTCATGATAGATTGGACTGGCTGCTGTACAGGTTGAATAGGAACCACTTTTGGTTTTGGAGAGGTCTTTTTATTGACGTTTACATATAAATTTTTTGAATCGTGCCTTGATTCAACTAATTTTATGACCCTATATGTCGAATCCTGTAAAAACTTCTTAACCGTTAACTGGTTAAGAGGAACGTATATAGAATCGGCGCAATACTTCAAATAGTCCCGATAAAAATCGGAAAATTTAATCCAATCTTTCTTATCGAAGACTAAAGAATAGCCTTTGTCATACATAAACTTTTCTATGGATCCTGTATCAGCTTTATAATGTTTTGATTCGAACTTTCTGTCCGAATTTTTGTAAATTGTGTTGTAACTATGTTCCATATCTTTTACCTCCTTCTTTACTTGTTTGATAGTCTCTAAATTCACTCCTTTGGCCTCAAATACTATCTTTCTGATACCCTCTATCTCCAGTAAAACTGGAGATGGTTTTACCAAATATGGTTTCTTTCCCTTTCCATCATTAGACTCAATATACGGTAATCCACCGAATATCAATTTTCTTCTAATTGACTCTTTACCCAAAGGTTTTTCATCTGGATAGAAGAATGACATGAATTCTACATACATAGAATGCAACTCTACATATGTAAAACCTCCATCAGGTCTATCAGCTTTCTCCATCATTGAGAAGAATTCATCAACGTAAGGATTATTACACCGTGTCATTCCCATATGATTCTCTCCTTTCTTTTTTTTTGTTTATTACTCCTCTCCACATATATAGTATATAATTGAAATTTCGAATAAGATCCAGTAGAGCATTTCTGCTCTACTGGAAAGTTTTTATTTATTTTAAAATCCAAATTAGAAGTTGTCAGGCTGATCAACTGCATAGTTCGGAGCATAAACGTACTGGTTGTTACGTGGAGCAACATCCTTGAATTCGTTAGCTGCGTTGGATGCAGGAAGAATAGCGCTTCTGGAAGTGCCAGGCAGATCTTCTTTAGGAGCCCAATTGCCACCGAAATCATATTCATGCTTATTAGCAGTGTAGTCATTGAGAGCACGATCACCAATTGGCTCGTTGTTTTCAATGTCTTCTTTAAGACCAGAAGGATTAACGATTCTGATACGACCCTGTACAGGCTGATACTGAACGAACAGGAAACGTTCGAATGCAGTTACAGCTGGGAGCTGATAGTTTACAGTGTCGCGGATTTCGTTACCAACATAGAGCTGATAATCGAAAATCTTATAGATAACACGATTGCTGTTGCGTGGGCAAAGAATAACAATCAGGTTGTTATCATTACGGAGTTTATTAGAGCTAATGAACTGATATACACGATTATCAGAAGTATTTACAATAGTCTTCTTGTAGTCGAGCATAACAGGACCAATGCTTGCAGGAGTGCTGTAAGTATACTGTTTTGGAGTAATCTTACGAATCAGTTCAGGACGACCAAAGATAGTAACAGTCATATTCTCATCATTAAGAATCTGAAGCAGGTTAGTAACCTGAGTATCAAGGTGATCCATGAAGGTTTCGTATCTCCAAGTGATGTGGGAACCAAGGAACCCATCAGGAGGTACGAAGTTGAAAGCACTGGAAATCTTATTCTGAACTGGGAGGTTCAGGAAGGATTCATCAAGATTTTCGAGAATCTTGTCATCTTTATAATTAACAAGAGTCAGCTTGATCATGGACATGATCTTTGTAAGCTGATTAATGTTATACATAGCCTGGATATCACGAGTTTCTTCAGGGCTGATGGTCACAGTAATGTGCGGAGCCTCTGGAATCTCGAAGAAGTCTGTACGTGCAGACCATTTTACTTTTGGAGTTTCATATGCTGCGCTAGATACATCAAGAGCTGCAGAAAGAATCAGGTGAGATACCTCAGTTTGTGGAAGACTGCAGAGGAAGGTGAATCTATTCTTATGCATAGAACCAGCAATCTGGAAGATAAGCTGTTTAGTGTCACCTGCTGCATTCTTTGGAAGAACTAGGTCAATTCTCTTCTGGAAAGTTCTATCATACTGACCATAGCTGGATACGAAACGAATTGGTTCAATAGGAACAACTTTGGCCTTAACGCCATCAGCACCAGCTGCTACTACTTTAATAGTATTATCAATAGGATCAAAATATTCGTCACCTGCAACGCAGTAAACACCTGGGCAAACTAGTTTAGTAACTTTGGTAGAACGAGAGATATTGGCAATAGTTTGATTAACAGCACCAAGAAGTTTAAGAACATTAGTCTGCTGATCTTCTGGAAGTTCCATAATAATATCCTTACGAGGAATTGCAGACTCAACGATGTCTTTAATCTTATTCTGTTCCAGGAACATATCGATCTCAGTACCATCTGGAGCATAGAGAGTACGAGTCTCCATGGTCAGTGTGAACTGAGGACCAGCTGCTACATCTTTAGGAATAGCACCTTTATCAAATACTGTTGTCATAAGAAGATTCTTATGCATTGGGAAGGTGATACCTACTACTGGGTTATAGGCACCCAGAGGAGCAGCTTCGCAAAGACCCTTTACGTCATTATCATAAAGAGCAGAAAGCATAGCGTTGTGTTCATTTACAACATCTGCAGTCATGTCAGGATCATTAACATCATAAGTTTCCTGCATGAAGAAGTTTTTCATTTTATTAGAAAGCAGGTTAGACATAAAGAACTTACCTGGCTCGCTAAAAATATCAACCTGTTCACTTAAACCAGCCTGAGCAATATCGGAGAACTGCTCAGCAAGTTTATGCATTGGATTTTTTTCATAGCCACGAAGAACTGTATCTAGTTCTTGGGCGGAAGAAGTTCCAACAACTGCCATTTAGTTTTCCTCCTTTTTGGATCTATCTCAACTTAAAGGAATTTTTATCAAACGTTGAGTTAGTTTTCATTAATATAATATGAAGGTTATAAGAAACCTCTCTGATTATCAATATGTTGAATATATTAATATTCTAGGGACTACAGATTTAGGCTTCTTCGAACCCTCTAGGGTACTGATTTGGGAACTTTTCAGTCTTATCTTTTATCTTAAAGAGCTTATCATTTCTTTCTTCTATAGCAGTCTTTCTCTTAATTCTAGATTGTCTTATTTCAGAGATCAGATTAGTTACTAAATTAAATGCTACTATCATTCTTTGTAACTCTATCTGATTCTGTATATAGGTTCTAGTATTGAAAGTCTTGAGTAGATAATCTCTAGAGAGTTCTTTAAGCTCTAATAATTTTCTAGCAATGAACTCTAGAAGTGCATCATCATATGTAGTATGAGATACATCATCTAATTTCTCCATAGCAGCAACTACAACAGAATTAAACTTCTTAAACTGTTGCTTTAGCTCCTCTATCTTAATATTCATCTGTTCAGGTTTGATATCTTTAAATATCTCACCTTCAGCCTGATCCAATTCTTCTGCATCTGATGGTTCTCCACCCATCATTGCATTAGGATCTCCTTCCATAGGAGGCTGTTCTTCCATTCCTTGTTCTTCTGGAGGAACTTCTTCTCCTTCTTCAGATGGTGCTTCTTCACCACCCTCTTGTGGAGGCATTGGTTGTTCTGGTTCTTGACCTGGAGGAACAAGAGCTTGATCTGGTTCTGGATCAGGTTCCCTCTGTGTAAAATCAGGAGGTTCTTCTTCTTTTTCTTGTGGTTGAACCATAGGAGAAGGTTTCTGTTTAGGAGCTGCTTCACCTAAGATCATCTGTTCAAATAATCCCATTTCTTCACCTCCTTATTCATCATCATCCATATTATGGTTTATATTTATATCTGTAGTACCAGTTTTCTTAACCTGGTTAAATACATCATCTGGACTCTTGGTGCCAATTTCTTGACCATGAGGATTTACTTGGAAAGATTTAATCTTATAATCTGGAGATGCTATTCTCTTTTCATGTTCAGTTCTAAGCTCTGGCAAAGTCTTATCTCTAGATTTTTCATATTCTTTTTCTAGAGTTTCAATATTTTTATCTACTTCATCTAGGTATTGCTCTAGTTTTCTCTTCTTATCTGGATCAGTACATTCTTTAAGTTTTCTTTCTACAGAATACTTATGTTCTCTCCATTCTTGCATAGCATCTCTAAGATACTGTTTATCCATATGCTTAGCAATGATAATACTAGATGCTGCACCTAATAAAGCAGCTACTGGACCTCCAGTAGGAATACATGCAATTGTAATTGCAGAATAAAAAATTAAAGAAAGAGCATTCTTAGTTCCTTCTTTGATATCCTGTAATCTAGTAGGAACTAATAAAGAACGTATACCTTCTTTAATCATAGCAACTGATTTAGCTGGAGCTAATTTAATCTTAGTAATAACTTCTTTTGCTTTATCTAAGAATGCTAGTTCACATAAACTTCTTAAAGATCCATCTAATACTTTACATGTTTCAAAAATAGAAGTGCTGTCATCATTATATTTCTTAATGACTTCTTCATCAAAGTTCTGTAGTTCTTCTTGAATCTTATCATTCACATCCATAAGGTAGTTCAGATAGTTCTCTACAATAGAATCTTGAATAAATGGATCTTTCTTTGTAGCTGTATAGATATTATCAGCAAACTTCTGCATATCATTATCTCTGTGATAAATAGCAAAATAATCTATAACTGATTCTATGATCTTTTGTTCTGGTATATTCTCTCCTGATTCATTAATACAGTATAAAGCAAGTTCAGCACTAGTAGCAAACTTAGACTTCATATCCATATTATAAGTATCAATAAGAGAACAAAGTGTATATACTGTTTCAGTAAATGCATCTTCATATATAATATTACGAGATACAAATTTATCTATATTAAATCTTTTAGATACTAGAGAGTGATTCTCTAGTACTCTATCACATTCAATAAGTTTATTTGTAGATTCTATTAAAGTTTCTTTAGCACTTTCAGATATTCCGGTATGTTTTGGAAGGATCTTCTTAAATATAACAGGAGAACCTAGATGAGAAATAACTCTGTCACTAATCATCTGAGTTAATTCTTCTTGCTCATAATCTACTCCTTCTTTAAACACCACTTCTAATAAAGATAATGCTTGATTAATATTCTTTTCTGCATTATTAGAATAAGAATCCCACTTATAAACTGAATGTCTTAGGTTATCATAGTTATATATATCTTGGTAAGATTCAAACAATGGATACGATTCTGGAATAAATAGCTGGTAATTAAATGTGTTTTTTCTGCGCTGTACTTCCGAAATAGGAATATATTGCATGACTCTAAGCTCTCCTCTCTAATTAAAAGATTAAGCATAATATTGATTTACTTGAATGTGATTAATAACCAAAGTCAGCTAATGTAAGTTTAGTCATTTTATCTTTATCTTCTGGTAATACTAAAGTAAGATTATAAAGAGCTTGTAATCCTTCTTTAGAAGTGGTAATTTCATTAATACCAGTAAGACCAATGTAATTCATTTTACTATTAGTAATATCATATAATTCCTTATTTGCTTCAATTGAGAAGGGAGTTTTAGAACTGATTGTATCTCCATCAAAGTCAGCTCCAAATGTTCCAAGTCTAGCATTATTTGGTGTAGCAACATCTATCCATTTATTTGAACTATTCTTTAAAATATCAGACTTTCTAATCTTTGGATACTTTTTATATAGTTTGCCATTTATTATCATTGGTTCAGTTTCAATAGTAGATAAGACTACTATTCTAGCAGGAAATTGATTCCAATAAGAATCCATAGGATAACGAGTGATAAGAGTCATCTTATCTTTGACTATCTCTTTTGCAGCCATATAAATTATATCTGCCCATGTAAGAGGTCTAAGAACAAGAGGCAATGATTCAAAGTTAAATTCTGTTCCTTTAGCCAATGCTTCAGCTGCTTCTTTAGTTGTTACTTGTCTACCTCTGAATTTAATATATGCTTTGTATTGTCTATTACCCATTCTTTCATATTGAGAAGGTATAGGCAATTCTATAGGAACAAATCTATTAGAAGAACCATGCATGAATCTATCTAGTTCTTTCTTAATTCTTTCGTCAGAGAATTCTTCTCTCCAACTAATAATATCTGCATAGAATGGTGGTTTAGATTTATCCTTTTCACTCATATACATAACTTGCATATATTTAACAGATGAGAAGTTATTTTCAAAGAATTGTCTAATATGATAGATCATATATGGATAGAAGTTGGCACATAATGCTGCTAATGGTAATCCAATAGAATCTGTATCTATTTCTAGATCATCTAGAGATTCTACTCTTAAATTCTGTGAACAAATAACAAGTCTAGCACCCCAGTCAAATGTTCTTCTCATACCAGCTCTACGAATAAGACCTAGTTTTCTAGATAGACCTGTAGCAGGAGAATCTACTCCATTAAATCTACCAAAACAAATCCAATCATAAATAGCAACTAATCCTTCTTGGATTCTTCCTCTAAGTGCTCCATTCATAGAAAGACCATAATCTTCTGATTCTTTAAGAGCATTTACATCTCTTAAGACGTTATCATATAACTTATTAATCTCACCTACACCCATTCTAGATTGTTCTGTATTAACATCTCTATATCCTGCAGGCATAACAATGAGATTATCCATAAAGAGTTTGTCTTTATAGGTCTCTAAGAAATTAATCTTAACTTCTCTCTTTAGAGATTGAGTTCTCTTAAAATCCACATCTTTAATTATCTTTTTCAAAAATTTAAGACCAGTACCACCATTAGGATCTGGTACTAGTTTTCCTGTTTCTTTATCTAATCTAAAAGTATCTAATTCAAATACACACATCTTAACATTAGAATCTAATCTACACCAGGTTTTATATGCTAATGGATGTAAAAAAGATTCACCTGCTAATGGTATATATGCAAATATCTCTGTTCTATCATTGGATGTAACACCAAAGATTTCATTAGAGAGTAAACCATCTGGAGTAGGAATGCCAGTTCTATCAAAATAAACTGGATTAGTAATAACCTTTAGTTTATTTACTTTAATAAACTTATTAGCATCCAATGGTTCTAGTTTTAAATGTTTTACTGGTTTTTTAGAATTTTGCATATTCAACACTCCTATAAATTAAGATTTTTTCTTATCATATTGTTTCTGCAGAAAAATAGAACAGGAGTTATTCCTGTTCTATTATTTTTTGAATTTGAAACTGATATTTATTCTTCATCAGTTTCAAATTCATCATCACTCCATAAACCAACGTCAAATTCACTATCTTCTACAATCTCTAGTTCCATTTTTATTCCTCCTCAAAATCATCAACATCCCAAAGTCCAATATCAATGCTTTCATCTTCCATCTTAATTCCTCCTTTCTTTATTCATATATATAATATATTTATAAAAAAAGAAAGATATTCATTTTGACTATTCCTCCCTCAGACTCACCTCAATAGAATAGTATATAACTAAAATTTTGAACCCTCTTCAAAAATATCATTTTATCTATTCCTTCCTCAGACTTATACTCATAGGAATGGTATATAACTGAAAAATTTTTTACTTTGCAAAAATTGATACCAGAGTACCAATTAGGTACTCTGGTAACTTTTCTGTTATACTTCATCTAAAGTAAAGTTAAGAGTTTTATTGTTTCTAGTTACATTAACTCTATAAAGAGGAACATAACTTCCAGGAACAATTTGTTTATCTAGATTGAACTCTGCATTTCTAGCTATATCTTCTGAAGATATATCTACAGAAACATTTCTATTTATTTTATCTACTCTGATAGATTCAATGTCTTCTGTTCTAAATGAACCATTTAAGATATTGAACATTGTAACCTCTTCAGAGAAAAAGTTATCTGTTTCTATTCTATCTGAATCAGAGGATATTATTTTACTACGAAAATCTAAGAGATTCATAATATGATATCCTCCTCGTTATTCTACATTTCGTCTTCCATCAGTTCAGCCATTTTTTGCATTTTTGGATCCTTAGAACGAGCTTTATTTTCTCTGATAGTTTTATACCATAAATAATTTAAGAATCCAACATCATACTTCAAAGCTTCTTCATATGTTGTTTTGCCCTTAGAATTATCCACTATCATAGTTACTCTTGAATAGAGGCTGCTATGATCGGTAATTGGGCACGCGTAAAAAGTAGATCAAGAGGAGTAGTAGTGGTTTCTTCAATATGCTCACCACATACAGGGCACTTAGATTCAGGAATATGATAAGTAATCTTATCACTACTAAATGTAAGTGAAATCCTACCTGCTTCAGAAACTACTAATGCTCTTTCATCTGGAGTAAAGCTCTTCATGATAGATGCAATACCTTTAACTTTTCTCATTACAGTCTTCTGGAAAGTATCTGCTTCACCAAAAGTAATTGGTAAGAGAGTTCTATTCTCTTGATCAATCTTATATATTGTATCAATATTAGGCATGATATCAAGAATAGGCTTAAATTTCTTACTGAACTCTTCAGATAGAGCTGCAGGTTCAAATAGAGAAGAATATGCAGACTGAGTAACAAAACCGAATGCATATCTATTATTGATAGCAACAGGATTAGTTCTAAAGAGATTAGTTCCCTGAGTATCTTTTCTTAATACTTTTAAGAAAGATTCTTTTACTTCATCATTCGGGAACTTAAGCATATCCATTACATCTAACTTCTTGATGAATACATTCTGACACTTCTTATTGGTGCACTGATAAGTGACAATATTAGTATCTTTAAAGTTAGCTACATAGACTGCAAACAATAGAGAATCTACATCATAATCTGAAATCTGTTTTAACCAAGTTTCAAATTCAGGTTTCTTAGAATCTGCAATATGACGATAGATAATGGAGAATACTGTTCTTAAACCTGCTACAGTATCATATGCTGTCTGTTGTGGATTAAGAGTAATCAACTCTTCACCAGAAAGAGGAGTCATTTCAATAGCTTGACCTGCAAACTGCAATCCCCAAGTAGCAGTCTTCTTATAAGTACCACCCTGAAGAGCATTACTAAGTTTAATACTTTTATTAGAGATGGTGAATCCTTTAAGGTTAGTAATATTATTAATACCAAGGCTATATTCTAACTGTTCTTTATAGTTAGTAAGAATCTTTTTCTGATCTTCATCAGATAACTGGAAATCGTCTTCAGTATCATCTTCTTCTAACTCAATTTCAGATTTTTCTTCTTTTAGAGTAGAAGTGGGTTCTTCTTTAACTTCTTCTTTTTCTTCTGGTTCATCATCTAGTACTAAATCAGAATCAAGATTGGTAGGATCTTCTAGTTTAAGAGAAGTATCCTCTTTCTTAACTTCTTTTTTCTTAGTAGTATCTTTAAATGGAAGAACTGGATCATTAGAAGAAACCACAATAGTCTGATCATCATTATAAATATCATCTACTGGTTCTTCATTCATCTTATCCAATTCTAACTTAGCATCACGAGAATTGCGAACCATTCTCTGTTTCTTAGCTTCTTTATTTGCTTTGATACCAAAGTAGTCATCATTTGTTTCTACTGTATCATCATGAGCTATATTCCAGAGAATGTATCCATGTTTCTCATATTCATTGCAATCATCAAATCTAGCATCAGAATCCATCATATCCTGAAGCGCTTTAATTTTTCCAGCAAGCTGTTTGCTTTTCTTTGCTCTATTTAAGAGCTCTTCATATTTAGTTCTAACATACTCATGCTTAGCCTGAGTAATTCTACCATCAGGAGCTGTCATCTCTTTGATAGTACGTTCAATACCCTTATCAGCTAATTCTAATAGATCTTGCTGATTCTTCTTTACCTTCTGAACGTATTTATCAGTGGGATTATATTTGATCTTAGCAATTTCATTTACATCAGTAATTACTCTTGCCTGAGAAAGATCTTCTGATTTTCTTCTCTCCTGATTATTATGTACAGGAGCATATGATACAGGTTTCTTAGCAGGACTAGATGTAACTACTTGCTGAACCTCGCTCATATCTCGTACTGTTGCTTTCTTAACAGCAACACCATTATCCTGAACAGATTCTGTTACTGTTTTTTCTGCTTTCTGTGCTGGTGTCTCTTCCTTTTCTAAACCAAGATCAGCAAGAGACAGTTGTTCTTTTTCAGCCATTACTAAACCTCCTAGTTCTTCTTCTTTCTTTTTAAATGTTTTATTTTTCTGAAAGAGCTCCCTATTTTCTTTTGTCTTTCATCAGCTCTTCCTTTAGCCCCTTCTATACCCTTATCTAATAATTCTTCTACTGCTCCTGAATCTAGTTTGCCATTATGCATAGTACCATGATGACTATCTCTAAATTTAGAATAATCAGTAGTGATTATACCAGGACATTCTCCAGATTTCCAAATTTCTGGATGTTTAGGTGGTTCATTTTCCCCCACATAGATCATTTTAGATTCATCAAATCTAAAATCCATTATATAGTAATCTCTATCTAATGGATATCCTTGACCTTCTTTATATCTCACCTTAATTAGTTTCAACTACATTCACCCCTACTCTAATAATCCCTCTAATGTATTATCAGAGATATTGTAAACTAAAAGATACTCAACTTCATTTATTATGATATGGATATTAATCTTATGCTTTTCATTGTCTTGAATCAATTCACAATAAACTTGAATAGGACTAAATTCTGGAAGATATTTATTTGCCTGCTCTTCTATCTCTCTAGATAGTGTTTTAGCTTCTTCTTCAAAAGCAAATCTATATCTTCCTACAATATCTATTCCCATATCAGGATGATCAGGATATGTACCCTTCCTAATCAATATAAGTCTACTAATCATAGTAATAGCAGAATTATATTTATTAGGTTTTATATCCTTCATATCTACTACTTTAGGTCTATTAATATCATTAACAGCTAATAGATAATCTCGTACATTAGCTTCATCATCAAATGTTACAGGCAATTTCACCACCCCTTTATTTGATTATCTAAGTGTGAAATCTATGAATTTATACAAGTAAATTTTTTTATAGTTATATATTATTATAGTGAGTGAGTGATGGAGTGATGACCCATCATTACACTTTTCTTCATACCCGTCCTCCAATATGGGTGAAAAGAAAGCAAGTTTCAACCGCAAACTGTACTTGCTTTCTTTTTTGCAAAGTAATATAAAAAATAAATATATATTATTTTATTGAGGGATGAGTGAGGTATATATTATTTCACTTAAACAGATTCCAAAGAAAGATGAGGTAATTTGTATGGGGAACAATTTATCAAGGCAAGACATCAATCTAGTAGAATCCATTAGGGGATTATCAGAAGAGATCAGTTTAATGACTTCAGAGCTAGGGGAGCTCAAGACAAAGATGAGCCATACTCCAATTAGTATGGAAATCAATCTATCCGACTTAAGCAAACATCAAATAGCAAAAATAGCTTAAGTCAAAGAAGAGGAGAATTATCTCCTCTTCTTTTTATTAAAAATTTTTTTAGAGATATACTATTTTAATGATAGTGTATTGAGGAGATATCGATTAAACTTCGATATACCAAATGACACTATAACTAATTTATTTAATTTAAGGAGAGGTATTTGAGAAATGAAGAAACAACTTTCAAAGGCAGCTATCACTACGTTAATATTATTGACACCATTAGAGTGTAATGCTGCAACAGCATTAAAGGATCCGGTGGTAAATGTACCATCATCTAAAGAGACACCTGTTATTAATAATGGGGAAATTATTAATACCCATGAATCTAAAGAGACACCTAGTTTCTATCTTCATAAAGTGGAATTGGTTGATAAAGGTGGTTTATCTTTCAATGAAGAAAAGTTATTAGAAATAGCTCAGACTTACGTTAAGAAAACTGTCACTTTAAATAATTTTAATGAAATGACTAAGAAGATGTCACTATATCTTCGTAACAATGGATATCCTGCTGCTATGGTATATGTACCTGAGCAAGAAATAATTCATTCTACTATAAAGATTGCAATTCTTCCAGGTAGATATGGTAATATAACATTAAACAATGAGTCTAAACTTGATAATGATGTAGCTGAACGTATTTCAAAAGGTCTTCATTCTGGAGATATTATAAAAACAACTTCTTTGGAAACTACTATTCATAATCTAAATAATCTTCCTGGAGTAAAAGCATCTACTGTTCTATCTCCTGGTACTGATAAAGGTACTAGTGATATTGTTATAAACATAAGAGACCATAAAAAGCATGAAGGTATTGCTTATGTAAGTAACTATGGAAGCAAGTATTCTGGTAGATATCAGTATGCTGCTCAAGAAACTATAAACAATATCAGTCATAAGGGGGATTTACTTAGAATAGGAACTTCTATTTCCAATAAACTCATGCAGAACTATTATATGTCTTATGAGATGAATGTTGGAAGAAGCAGTTCTACTATTGGTATTGGTCTTAGCCATATGAATTATGATTTGGATTCATATTTAGCATCTGTTGGTATGGAGGGTAAAGCAAATACTATATCTGTATATGGTAAAACTCCTATCTATAAAACTTCTAAGAAAAATTTAGATATTTTGTATGGATATAATTATAGATCTTTGGAAGATAGTATCACAAGTCCAAATTGGGATAGTGACCGACATTCCCATTCTGGATATATAGGATTATCTGGTTCTATAAACCAACATCAGAAATCATCATTCTGTTATAATGTGATATTAACTCATGGTGTTATGGGAACCGATTCAGCAGATGCAGAATTAATGGATAGTGTTAACCATTTCTCTGGTGGATTTACTAAAGGAAATGCAGATTTTACATTTATTCAGTCTTTAGGTCATAGCTCTGATATTCTGATTAAAGCACAGGGTCAATTAGCAAGCAAGAATCTAGATAGTTCTGAAAGATTCTATTTAGGTGGTGCTCAAGGTGTAAGAGCATATCCTCAGGGAGAATGTTCTGGTGATGAAGGATTTTTAGGAACTGCGGAATTGCGTTGGTATACACCAGTCAGTGGATTGACTCTTAGCTGCTATTTAGATGGTGGTGAAGTACGCTTACGCAAGAGTGATAATGAACACACTTCTCTCTTAGGATGGGGTGTAGGAGCATTCTATAAAGCTCCTAATAATTGGTTTGCTCGTCTTGATTATGCTAGACGTATTGGTGGTTATGATGGAATGTCTGAAGAAGCTAAAGCTAATGGAAGACTGTGGTTTATCTTAGGTAAAACTTGGTAATAGTAATATTACACAAAGTAACACTGGTGGGTTTATCCCGCCAGTGTTTTTTTAGCATTATTCCTTAGATAAACTTTTATGTAATTGGTATAAGGAGGTTTTAAAATGAATGAAGCAATGGGTTTAGCCTCTATGAATCCTATGGTAGGTCCTGGTACAGGAAGAGGTAATATGATAGTAAACTCTTTATCTAATGATAAAGATTTAAGTGGTGGTTGGGGAGACTATAGTGTATCTAAATCTTTAGATAAGGATAGTACTTCTTTAAGTATAGATGGTAAAGGTAAAGTAATTAAGAATACAGTAGCTACTACATTAGGAGAAGATTATATTACAGGATTTTACTCTCTTAATCCTAAAGCAGATGAAATATTTGATAGTCTATTGGAGGAAACTAACATAGATTATGAAGATAGACCTGTACATGATAGAAACTATATATATGAAGCTTTCACTGGTCATAAATTATTAGTTCCTGATCAAGCTAAATATGATCCTATGTTAGAAGAAATAGAGCTAGATAAGATGAGTAAAGCTATAAGTTCTGCTGGTCAAGATACAATGACATCTTTTGAGCATTTTAAAAAAGAAAAGAGAGAAAAGGATAGTGAATATATTCCTGATTCTAAATCTCCATTTAATACTCTAGAGAATCACATTCCTATTCTCAATAAGAGAGATAAAAGACTAGCAGAAGATATCTTATCTAAATTAGATAATAAGAGCATACTAATCTTTGAAGATTATAAAGGATTCTATGGGTATAATGAGATTACTCATAAGAGAACAGAATCTGTACATGAGATGAAAGATATATACTTTGAAGATATTATTTAAGGGGATATTTGTATGAAGTTAAGCAATTTAAACACACCTGCTAGATTTACAGATGATAATTTCAAAGATAAAGAAGTAAATCGATTTAGAATGGAATATCCTAATATGATTGTATTCAAGCAGTCATATAACTCTGAAGCTGAATTAGAAAAAGATAAAGCTAAATGGGATATGATGGGATATGATCAAAGACTAGTAGCAAATGAAAAATCGATTAGCCTTTTTGGGTCTAATAATGAAGAAAGATATCCTAGATTAAAAGCTAAGTTTACTAAAGCTGATATTAAGAATACAGAAATTCCTAAAGTGTATTCTCCATCAGATAAAACATTTAATGAAAACTTTCCTAATTATCATGATGACTTTAATCAAGCTTTAAGATTATCTGAATCTTGGAATAAACCATTTTATTATCTTAGAGCTATAGAAAAAAGTTATGATATTCTAGAGCAGTTATATCTTATAGAAGCTATGCAAAATCTAGATACTGGAGATTCTATTATAGCTAAAGAAGTTAAAAGCTATGCTAGAAATATTCAAGAAGGATTGTTAAAAAGAGATGATGATGAAGTATATCCAATAGGATATTTTAAAGAATCATTCTTTACTCCTAAAGAGATTGAGGATAATCATTTAGAAGTTCCTAAAGCATGGTTCGAAGATTTCAAAATGAGATGTTATGGAGTAAATACTTATAAACTCGATATATCAGAAAAACCAGATAAAGCGCTTTTTGGTATATTAGATGAGCAAGTATACAAAGATAGAAGTATCTACTCTGATAGAGTTAATGAAGCTTTATCTAAAGAAGTATTTACCAATAGATACTTTATAGACTTATCTTATATAAATGAGTATGGTGTAATTACAGAAGAAGCTGCTCAAAGTACTAAAGGAATATCTGTATTCTTCCTTCATACTATGATTAATAATGAATTAGCTACTAGAATAGCTATAGGATTAGATCCATTATCTGATACTCTGTATGAATTTACTAGAGGTAAAATTGGAAGAAAGATAACAATTAAGGATCTTAAGAATGATGAAGATGATTTCTTATGTGTATATTTCTTACCAATGTCAGATGAGCTTTACAACAACATATCGTCTGGAATAAAAGAGATGAATGAAAAAAACTCTACACCTAAAAACTTTGTTCAAGACATTTGTGATAAATTAGATATAGATTGTCCTGTAGTTGCTAATGACAAACTATTCTATATTCATCTTGCTCATTGTTTAATAACTCTTGTCAGAGGAGAAGAAATAAATCTTCTCCCAAACAAACCTATATATAGTTATATACTATATAGAGGAGAAGCAGATAGTTATGATAGAGCTAAGATGTATTCCAAACTTAATATTTATTCTAGTAAAGATATAGATACTTCTCACTTACAAGAAGGATATTTCAGAATGCCTAAATTAGATCTACAAGTTTTATTAGAATCTAATGATTCTACAACAATAGATAAAACTGGATTCAATAGAGTAAACTATAAAGAATTCAGCGATACACTTAATGGATTTTCTGTAAAGTAAAAAAATTTTCAGGCATATACTATTAATATGAATAACTGATAGGATGTAAATCCTATCAGTTATATTTTAATCTATTTCTGAAGGGAGATTTTTTCTTATGGTCGGTATGAATAGTCTAATAGGTAGAAAGTTCTATCTATCAGAAACAGTCAAAGAAGATTTTCCATTACCAGACGATATAAGAGTATTAGAAGAAGATGCAGATAATGTGGTAGTAAAGAAAGGATCTAAGAGAATAACTATTGATAAGATAAACTTGCACAAATTCTATACGACTATCAAACCAGATATTACATTTGCTATAAGATATATAACAGATGTAGATATAAGAAGATCTTTAGTAATAACAGTCAATGAGTATGAGCCTACATATAAAAACGGAACATTCATGACATACTTCCAATGTGTGGATATATTGGGTATGTATTTGAGATATATGAAGTCAAATAGTATAGAAGCAGTAAAGGAGGTAAATAGACATGAAAAGGTATCAGCATTAGCAGTACCATTAGATCAAGATTGTTGTATATGTATTCCTAAGGATAAAGATTTTACAAAAGGAGTACATCAAGAAAAGAGGTTTATTGTATATGGATATAAAGAAGATAACTTAGTAGATCTGTTCAAGTTCATAGATAGAAAGAGATGGTTAGAAATATTAAGAAGTCTATCTATGAGTATCAATGGTATCTATGATTTAGGTATAGATAAAAAAGTGTTTACAACAAAATCATTGTTGGGATTCATTAAACAGATAGAGAGAATGAGTTATCCAATCTGTAATGTAATGAATATAATCCCAGATACAATGTTTCCAGAAAATAGAAGAGGAGATCATTTCATAGAGTCAATCTATGAAATGAATAAAGGTCTTAATGAATATCCTTCTCTTTTACGAATAATAGAGACATATGACCATGGAACAACACTTGATAAGATGCATAATTCAAATAGTACAATAGATCCAGTATCTATAAGAACTATGGAATATACAGATTATGTAAATCTAGATCAGTTAAGAATTAAAAACCCAAAAGACAACATAGTACTTGTTAAGACAATGAAAGATAATAAGATCTATGTTTTGATATATAGAAATAAACCAGTGGTTAGACAGATAATAGAAGATACTTTAGAGAATAAAGAAACAGCATTATCTGTAGATGAATTGAAAACATTTCTAACCAAGAAATCCAATTAAGGTATTAGAGTGGAAACACTTTAATATATAAGCGAGTGTTGCAGATAGGCCGCTGCAGTATACACTCAAAACAATCTATAATTATAGAGGGAGGACATTAATTATGTCACAAATTAACAACAACAATCAGGAACAGGCAAAGAAGAGCGTAGCAAAACTTGAATTGGGTAATCTTGAATTCCCGAAACTGTTAGAGACTGCTATTGCAGATACTGACACTTTTGCTCAGCTGATTAACAATGTTTTCAGCCCTGCTCTTCCTCAGTTCTATGGTAGCAAAATCGAAGTGGTTCAGAACCGTCGTGTTATGACCACTATCTATTTCACTGATGATGGTCAGCATACTGATGTTGAAATGGGTTATGATGAAGAGAATGGTCCATTCAAGGCTATCACTCCTATTCTGACTTCTGACAACAACAAGAGTGCTATTAGCCGTATGAAGGCATATAACTTCATCCATAATAATGGTACTCGTCCTAAGCAGTTCAAACTCACTGAAGAAGGTAAATCCATCTTGAGTGAATTCGTTCCGTCTCAGGCTATTAATCAGAAGAATGGTAAGATCAATTGGGATGCTATTACTGCTGAACAAGCTATCCCTGATGGTTTTGGTCGTAGCATTACTGCTTTTGCAGTTACGATTGATTTCACCAAACTGGTTCGTCGTATTTATGCTGATGATAAGCACACCAAATACAGCTATCTCATCCAGATTGGTAATCCTGTTGTGAACAATCTGATGACTGCTGGTGGTTATAACATCAATCAGAATTGGATTATGTTCATTTATCGTGTGGACGCTGATGATGTACAGGCTCTGATTCGTAAGTTTGGTTTCGGCACTGCCAACAATCTTGGTATTGTTGTTTGCAACTAATTAGTTATCACAAGAGTAACAGTTGAGTAGGGGAGAAATCCCCTACTCAATTATTTTTAAAAAAGGTGATATCTATGTTTAAGAAAGACGGAGTAATAACTTTTGATATCAAGAAAGATGGTATCAACGAGTTAATAGATGAGAAGAATAATTCTACTATTATGCTTAGGGAAGTAGCTTGGGGTGGTAGAGAGAATTATAAGCTAGAACTAAGAAGATGGGTAGTTGAAGAGAATGGAGATAAACCTCTTAAAGGAGTTTCATTCTTGACAGAAGATGGTCCACATAACTTAGTTCATACAATGACTAAATTAGGATTTGGTAAGACAGACGTAATACTTAATAACCTTAAGAGTAGAGAAGACTTTGATCAAGCTTTAGTTAAGGCTATTGGTAAAGCAAAGGTTAATGAAGCTAAAGATTCTGAGATAGAAATATCAGATGAGGATTATTATGATCCTGCTAGTTTCATTAATATGGAATGAAATATATACTGATGGGTTCGGCCTCCCATCAGTATATTTTTTAAAGGAGATGAATAAGTATGCCTAGTGTTGATGGTATAACCAATCCTGATGGATCTGTTAGAACTTCTGATAATACAGAATCTTTAGCATATGAACAGAATAAAAAAGCTGCATTTAGTAAGAATGGTACTAAAGAAGTTAAAGGAGACAATGCTGATAGACAAATGCTTCAGTTTGAAGAATGTAAATATCATAAAGAAGCATGTAAGTATATAGATCTTTATGGTAATTGCATGGCAGAGAATTGTATGTTTGATCAGGAAGAAACTGCTCCATTAACTAAGAAGTATTGGACTATCTGTTCTATATGCAAAGAAAAGTTTAGTGTGGATCCTAGAGAGATGAGAGAATATTGGTGTCAAAGTTGTCTAGATAGAATTCATGCTAGAGAAGTATTGCCATTCACCTGTGTGCATTGTGGTCGTAAACAACATCATCCTGCTGTTATACCATTCTCTGGCATATGTGATGATTGTTTTAATCATGAATTATTTAATGATCAATACAAAGTAGAATGTTACTGTCATGGTAGACATGATTGTGATTATCATAGAAAAGATATGAGTGATACACCGTCATTTCATTAATCAAATAAAGGGGTAGTAAAATGGGGTATGAAACAGAACAACCATCACCAGAACTATTAGTATTTAAGAACTACATAAAGTTTGATACTTTAGATGTGTTATTTAAGAAAGAGTTTACTGGTGATAAATCTGACTATGTGAATGTGTATATAGATCTATTCTCATTATTAAGCGATCTATATAGAGTTACAATTACAGCTCAAGGTAGCCCAATAAGAATAGCTAGTGCTATTATAAATATGGGTATACATTATAGAAACTTCTTTGGTAAGAGAGGATTATATTCTAATATATTCTTTATATTCTCTCCTAACATGTCTCAGAATAATAGAAAGTATGTTAAAGATTGGTATATTGAATATAGTAATAGAATGATGGCTAATCCTAATGCTTTAAATAACATAAAAGCAGCATTAGATCTTATGAATACTCTAATGCCATCTATACCAGATATGTTTCTAAAGATAGGAACTGCTAGTCCTGTTGTTATATCATTCGATATAATAAGGCAATTAGTGAATAATGGATTTGATAGACCATGTGTATATGTAACTAGAGATCCATATGCTTTTCAGTTACCAGCAGTTATGCCTAATGTAGTTGTATTCTTTAAACAGTATAAAATGAATGGATTAGATTGTTCATTTAGTTTCAACTATAACAATTGTCTTAATGAATATATTAGGTATATAAGAAATGTAGAAGTACAAGAACCACTAAATCCTATATGGATGACTCCATATATGATATTAGGAGGTTTAGGAAAATATCCTGCTAAGTATGGTGTGCATCCATTATTATCATATGAAAGAGTATTACAACTTATATGTGGATTGGCATCTCTTCATAGTAACTTTAGTCCTGAAGAGATATATCAAGGATTCAAGACTATATATGGTGGTAATAAAGTTATTACTTTAGAGGATATACAAAATAGATATAAGTGTTTAGATATCTATCATCAATTAGCTGAATATAGTGTATTACCAGAATCTAAAGAGTTTGGATGGATAGCTCAGAAACCTGATATGCAAACTTTATGGGATATTAATAGTAAATATTTTAAAGATTGTCCTCTTAGTATAGATAAACTAATGTAATAGTTTCCCTGATGCTAATAGCATCAGGGATATCTTTTTTAGTACATAATAATATTTTGCATTTGAAGTGCTTGTGAAGCAGAAAGAGAATCAGATGATTTAGATGTAGCGGATTCATTTTTAGCATTATTTTCTGACTTATCTGTATTGGACTCCTCTAATATCTTAGAGAAGTACAATGTGAGAGTACATACAAAACTATCTCCTTCTCTTACATATGCTTCTATTTTCTTATTTAAGATAAATATACCATCCTTCTCTGAATGACCATCAAAGTTCTTTATAGTATATCTCTTATTAGGAGTAAATACAGACGGATCTAATCCTGGTTTGCTAAATGATACTTGATTGACCATAGTTTCTATTTCAGATTTTATATTTTTTATCTGATTAGGATTATCATTCCTAGTCTTAATTAGTTTAGTACCAGGTTTAAATACATTTGCTAGATTACCCAATTGTAAAGCTACATTTATAGCAGGTATTCCTGTCTTTCCTATAGCTGTTATATCTTTAATCTTATTAAGGTTCTGAGATATAGCTCTAAGAGAATCTAAGTTTAAAGAACCTGAGCTTAAGATACTAGATATATTAGAGAATACACTCATAGCATTAGTTACTTTGTTCAATGTATTTCCTATGCCTTGAATCTGATTAGCTACTGGAGTTATATTACAGAACTTGGATTTCAAATCTACATTTACTATAGAATTTAATCCATTAGTAAAGGTGGTTACATTATTAGCAAAATTACCATAAGTAGATACAATAGATCCACAAGCAGATACAGTAGACTTCATAGCATTACAAGCAGAATTGATTTCATTACTCCATTTAGTTACTCTATCAGCATTCTCTTTAACATAGTTAAGATTTGTATCTGCTCCAGCATGTTGTTCCATTACTAATCCATAACTAGCTCCAGCCTGTATTGTCTCTATAGTAGATTTAGCACTTTGCATTTGATTAGATACAGCAGAAACAGATGAGGCTGCATTTGATATGGTATTAATCTTTCCTGATACATTAGAAGAGAAATAACTAGTTATACTATTAGAAGCCGATCCAATTCCTGATCCCATTTTAGTAGTCTTAGCTATAACATCCTGAGCATTTATATGAGTTACAGATCCTAAAAAATTATCTAAGTTAGTAGCTTTATAATATGCTGGAATAAGATTATCTGATACTTGGCCAAAACATCCATTCATTGTTCCTAAACCTGCTATTTGAGAATAAGCAGATGACATGTAAGAAGATACTGCTGATGCAATTGCAGAAGTAAATCCTCCAGAAACTAAATCTACTGGGAAGCTTATTTCTCCTTGAGTAACATCAACAGATGTAGGCGTTGGCATTAGTTCCGATGCCATAGAGTAAGACTGTATATTGTTTATTATGTTGGTTTTAGGAGTTACTTCATCCATTAGTTTAGAAGTAAAAGCAGTCTTTAATACAGATACTCTTTCTCCTATATTACCTATATTCTTAGCAAAGTTATGCACATATTGTCTGAATGTGCCAACTGTCTTGTTTATATAATTCTGTATTTTTAATACATCATTACTCTTGTCTACGTTATTTAACTGATTTGGATTAATCACAGCTTGTAATTCACTGTATAATTTAGCAGAATCATGATCTATATTGTATTTAGATCTTACTGCTGGTACATCTACAGCATATCTTTGATTTTGATCATCTTCATACATACCAGGAGCAGCCATCATATTATCAGTAGATTTTCTTAAGTGGATAAATACATCTTTATATTTCTCATCTTTTTTCTGTATCCCTTTACCAGATCTAGATATAAGATAAGTACAATATGGTTCATCTATAAAAAATAGATACTGTGTAGAATAGAATACTTCTACTGAATTGAGATATTCTATAGTAGTAGATAGAGTATCTTTAGGAGGCATAACAAACTGATCTTTAGTTTTATTATAGTCAAATGGTTCTAACAATAAATGAAGATCAGTCATATAAGTACATGCCATACTCATCATATCAGTATCTCTAAATACATTATTTGCTACTACCTTATTAGCATCTATAGCTTTCTTACTCATCAATCCTAGTATAAGTTCTCTATATTTATCCTTAGCATCATCATTAGGATTAAATTTAGCTTTATCATTAGCTTCTTTTCCAGATTTCATATAATCTAGATCTTTGGTATAATTGACATCACTAGATACTACCATAGTGAATTCTTCTTCTATATATTTTATAGTAGTTTTATTTGGTAATTCTTCATTAGCATTATACTTATCTATCTTAAGATATAAAGTAGCATCTTTAGCATTCTTAACTATAATATCAAAAAAGTTCTTATCTAGATTCATTCTAGCCATCATCATAGGTTCATTTCTACCTATGTAATCTGATATTCTTACTATACTCTTTATATTCTCTGGATATATATTTAGTGTTTGATTCTCCATACCAGGAATGATTATCTTTCCTGATATTCTAAACTTCCAGTCTTGCATCTGGTATCCTCCTTCCTTCAATTATAGGATTGTGTTCAAAATCTAAAGCTAGGCTGATAATTCAGCCTAGCTTAAATTGTTTTATTAAACTATTATTCACCCTCTGGCTCTTCAGCAACAGGAGGTTCAATTACTTTAAGAGTAAATGTTACAGTTTCGCCACCGGAATTGTAAATACCTTTAGTAAGTACAGGAGTACCAACTAGTTCATATTCACCAACAGTATTGGCAACAAAGTCAGAAGTATCCCAAGTAAGCTTTACTTCTACTTCAGATTCGTCATCCAATGTAGCAGTTGCTTTCATTGGCAGTTTAACATCTTCTACAATAGTACCTTTATTTACAACAAGTTCAGTTGTAGCAATAGTGAGAAGAACAATATCTTTAGCATCGTTAGCCTCAAAATATTCTTTATATTCTTTCTCTATTCTATCAATTCTAGCTTGCTGTTCTGCTGCTCTAGCATCAGCATGAATCTTTTCAATATCGGCAGGGAAAATAACTGTATCTTCTACAGCTTTACCACCATTATTTGTATTATAGTTTTCAAGAGTAAGACGAAGAGTAGTTTCATCATCTTTAATTTCTTCTACGATAGATTTCTGATCAAGATATTTCTTAATAGTTTCTACAGAAAGAGCCATTGGTTTAGAGAGACCAGTCTGACCTTGGAAATTAATAACAACTCCACCAGGAGACCAAACTCTAACCCATTTAAATTTAGTAGTATCTAATGTTGCCATTTATTATCTCACCTTTCACAGTAAAGTTTATATTCAATTCATTATCTTGATGTTTTAGTTATACCTATAATTAGCCCTTCTGTAAGATTAGTATTATCTATAGGATACTGAATAAACATCACAGATGGATGTACATTATAAGCTTTATTTATCTTCTGCTGTAGATGATACATCTGTTTCTTTAATCTATCTCTATATTCTCTATTCTTTAATTCTGCCTTAGGTCTAATAGTTCTCATAACACAGACTTCTTTTCCTGTTTCAGGATCATGGTCTATATAAGAACCTTTAGCTACCTCAAATGGAGAATTAGTCACATTACCAATTATATCATCTATAGCATTACTCCACATATGAGTTAGATGCTCCCACTCTTGTGCTTCTCTTAGCATATATGGATTATCTATAGCTTCTGGAAGAGAATCTTCTTTAATAGGTCCTTTAACAGGTAGAGGTTTAATTCCATTAGCCTTAGCACAAGCATTGTATTTTCCTTTTAGAAATTCTAATTTCCAATATAGGTCATTATACCTTTTATGATTTGATGTTGTTTTACATTTTTGCATAGATGATTGTATTTTTAGAATTTGCTGTTTTATCTTTGGTAAATCTTCTGGCTTAATCTCTTTTTCATTTCTAGTTAAAAATTTTAACCATCCTATGGTGATAAGTAGAAGTGCATCTAATAATACTCCTGCTGGAAGATATATCACTGCTGAAGTCAATGCATCTGCAGAAGCTCCTATAAATCTTGTGACATTATCCAATTTTTTGCCATTATGTTCTCCAGTAACCATTGCTTTTAGAGGAGCTTTGATATTCTCTATTGCTCTTTGTGTAGATGGGGTTAATCCTTTAATAGTATCTAAAAATCCTTCATGAAGATATTCTAATTCTTTATCTAAGTCATTTTCTTCTAATATAGTATATGAATTATCTATAGCTTCTGGAAGAGAATCTTCTTCTAAAGAATCTGATGAATATGATTTTTTAAATTCTTGCTTCATAGTGCTATAGTCCATACCTTTATTAATAGATATTAAAGGTTCATCTTCATGATGATATTGATACCATTTTTTGGTATCATAACAATAGAAATATAAATCATATTCTCCTTCATTTCCTATGGTTTTGGTTACTTTTTTACCTTTAAAAAAATTCTTAATTGGTATATCACAAGTTTCATTATAATCATCTAATAATTCTTTTAATGTATAACCCCCATATTTATATAAATATTTAATTAGTTTTTCTTCTGAAATAGAATCTATAACTTTAGATAAAGACATACATTCTTCAAAATCAAATCCATCAGAAGGTTTCATTTGAAGAATAGTATTTTTTACTTGAATGGCTTTTTCATTTATTCTTACTTTATGAATATTTTGATTACTATGATCTGGTATCTGTTGTTGTTTTTTATTTAATCTTTCTATACTATTGCCAATTTTTCTTATTCCATTTATCGTTGATATAACAGTATCTTTAATAAATCCTTCATCTAAACTAGTATCTTCAGTAAATATATTTTTCATAAAGAGTTGTTTGTTTCCATTATATTTATTGAAATATGTAGAATAGAACTTATCCATTTTATCATCTGGAGCTATTTGTGTAATAGGTTCTACCATTATAGCATCTGGATAGATAGATTCTATATATCCTTTTAAACATGGTAAAAATTCTTTGGCAAATAGAGATATAGTAGATTCTTTACTCTTATTACCAATAAATAATTCTTTACTAAGTTTATTTGGACCAACATTATTCACAATACACCAATTTCCACCATCTTCTTTATACATACACATTACATGAAATTGATGACTTAAAGATGTATTGTTACTGTTAGAATGCTTATATGAATATCCTATTCTTATCAAACAAGCCTCTCTATTTCTCTTTTTACAATAGTCATACCATAATAATGCAACATCTACACAATTTCCTCTTTTAGATTGCATTAATTGATCTGGCCAAATAAATTTTGTATCTTTTTCTCTAGGAAGTTCTCTAATTTCATTTTGAGTAAAGTCTAATAGCTTTTCTCTATCTTCTTTAGAATCTAAAAATAAATTAGTACTCTCATGTATTCTATATAATGGAGATACAGTATCATCTACTATTTGCATTTTTAGTTCTGCAATAATACCTAAGAATTGAGCAAAGTCATTATTAGTTAATCTAATATAATTATACTTTCCTAGATTAGTAATCATTACTTCTTTAGCAATGGTTTTCTCTCTAGTACCTTTCCATGCTTTATTACCATTCTTATTATCCCCACCATCTTTAATTTCTACTATAAGATTATATGGAAGAATCATTACATCAGTGATCCATTTATGCTTCTTTCCTTTATAATCATATTCCAATACAGGACCAGGAGATATAATTTCTCTAGATTCATAATTCATTACTTTATCTAAGAATTCTAAGAAGTTCTTTTCATAAGATCCAGTATATGTAAATTCAGTACCATCAGACCATTTATACTTACCAGATATTTTTCTACTGGCTAACATCTTTTCTAAATGATTTACATCATCCATCAGATGAGGTTTATTATAGACCTTTATCATACGTTCTTGGTAAGTTTTCTTTATAGCTTCGGCACAGCGTTTGTCTCGGCAAATCCTGTGGTATTTTTGATTCTTGGTAGACCAATTTGTGATTTTTCCACATATAGTGCACCTTCCATGATGATCTGGATGGTCATTTATAATATCATAAGCAACTTGATATGGTGTTAAATTTTCTGGAATCTCTGACTCATGGGATTCCATATGTTTGGGAAGTTTCCCTCTGTTAAATTTCTGGTTACAATAACAACAAGCATAAGTTCTTGGCATTAATATCTCCTCCTATTCTTATTGATTTGTTTTCAACAAAAAAAGACAGGCAAAGCCTGTCAGATAAACCTTTACATTTTGTATATGAAACCATGTTTTTCATAATACTCCATGTAAAGGTTTATTGCTTTACGCAAATCAGAGTCGAATTCAGAATCAGATATTCCTGCTTCTATCATAACATCTCTAGAAGTTTTCACTTCTTGAATTGTCTCATATAACAATCTTTCATCAATATCATCAGTATTAGAATGGATAATCTCAATCTCATTTAAACCTGCATTAATATCTATAAATCTAGTTGCCATGATTGTCACTCCTTTACCACAATTTTTCACTCCAGCTGAAGGCTTTATCCACCTCAGCTGATACTTTTTGATCCGCTTTCATATAAGCGGTCATAAGATATTTTTCCTTTCCTGTAACTACATCCAATCCTGTTTTTGCGTAAGTGAGATCATCTTTGATCTCCTTTTTCACAACGTCTACTTTGTGTTTTGGATCCAAAACACATTCAAACAAAAGATCTAATAACGGTGTCATTTTACATCTCTCCTTTCATTCACCTATATAATATATAGATATATAAAAGAAGATTGTCAAGACCATATAGGTCTTGACAATTATTTCTGTCTATATGACATTACATGATTATTCATTATCTTTATAAAGTCTCTATATACTAATCCCATAGCAGTAAGTTTAGCATTAAATGCATCTCTTACTAGTTCTACAGCAGCTTGTTTCTTTTTAGCTAATAATTGTGCTTGAGATTTAGCTTGTTTCTCTTTAGCTTTTTCATTCTTCTTAGCTTTATCATCTTCAGACTGTTGATTATTTTGATCTTGTTGGTTAGTAGTAGTATCTACTCTATTCTGAGTATAAGATTGTTTGGTTTGATTAGATTGTTGAGCTGTATTAACAGATCTAGCTGGAGCTATAGGTCTATTTACAGTAGATACTGTTGCTTGATCTACTTCTTGTAACCCATATCTATTAAAGAAATATTCAGCTTCTACTGATGCATTTACTGCAGTATTGGCAGTAGGATTAGTAGATGCCATACCATTAGTCTGACCTGCCTGTTGAGCTTGTTGTGCTGTAGCAGCTTGAGTCTGTTGTTGATTAGTTAATGGATCTTTATTTATAAAAGATATAATCCCATTCAAATCAGTCTGAGTAGAATGGGCATTTCTATTATAATTATAGCAGTACTGATATGCTTTGGGAAGTAACTGTTGTACCATCTTTATATTCATATTAGTTCTGCTATCAGATCCATAGAAATATGCTTTAGCTCCTTCAGTAAAACTAACTTTACCATTATATCCAGGGACTAGCATTTTCTTTAGCCATAAATTCTCTCCTTCTGTAGTAGTCTGTTGACTATTAGCAGTAGCTTGAGATACAGTTCCTCCTTGAGCTTGTTGTGGCTGTTGCTGTACTTGAGCTTCTCCCATAGATACTTGATTCTCTTGTTGTCCAGATACTTCTACTTTTTCCAGATTAATACCTATTAATCCATTAGATACAGGACGGGAAATTCTCTGTATAGCTTGATCATAAAGTGGAGCATTCTGTATTACAGTAGATCCTTTTACTGGATACTTTTTAGAGTTTAATATCATCTCTTTATTCTGCTCTAAGAAAGCTCTATTCTTATTAATTTGCTTATTAGAATAAGCTAAGAATTTATCTAGTGTAGCTTTCATACCAGTAGCAGTAGCTTGTTTCCATTTAAGATATCCTTGGCTTTGAGTTTCCTCAGATAAAGTAACATATCCATTCTCTATAAGCCATTGTTTAAACTCCTCATTTTGCATTGCTATATCTATCATAGCTTCTTGAATTATCCCATCTATAATAGGATCATATTCTAAATTAGTTTTGTCCACGTCCAACTTTATCCATCTCCTTTTGTATTTGTTTTTTTGGTATTCTAGCAACTCTTTTTATAATAGTTGCCCATGATTCTTTAGATGGTTTAAATAAATTTGGAGGGGGATTCTTAATAGAAGTTTGTACTAGTTTACCATTTTCTTTTACTGACAATACTCTCATATTTACAAATCTAAATCCAGTAGGACTCCATTCAAGACCTATAAATACAATAGTTCCATTATACATTATAGCTTGTTCATAAACTGATCCTAGCATCATACTCAATCCATGTCTACTAGCTAATATCTTTAAAGGTCTAGAGAATAGATATTTCAAAGACTTTATAGTTCCTTTATTAACCATATTGCCAACTATTCTTTGTTTAGTATATGGATTTATAGGACCATATACTCTTCCTATATCTAATTTAGTAAAAGTCTTATCTAGAATGAATGGTATAAGATTATATTCTATAGCTTTATCTATAAACTCTTTTCCTACTTGTTTAGCTATATCCTTAGCTTTCTTATCTCTAAATTCAGACATGAAATAGTTAAATAGACTAGACTTGTTAAATTCTTTTCTAGTACATCTTCTATAGTTGGGGTGCTTTTGATATACTTCTTCTACTTGCTTATCCATATATTCTATAAGCTCTTTATTATGTAAACTTTGCTGTATCTTTCCTATAGAAAATCTATCAAAAGCAATCATTAAACCAGTATTTAATAATCCTAATAGATGACCATACAAATATCCAGTTAACCAACATTCGAAAAATTCTATTTGCACTGGTGTAAATACTGGATAACCATTTTCATCATGTTTTACTTTCTCTGGATTAAATATGCCAAAATTTTTAACCCTTACGTCGTCAGATTTAGGCACCCAAGGAGAATTCTGAAACTCTTTTCCTGCAATATCCAAAAAATCAGTGAATAGCTTATCATCTACACTGGTATCTGTTTTTAAATAGCTCATATGGTGATTTTCACTCCTTATAGATATTTTATATTCATAGCATTAGCAAGCTCTTCAATAGAATATGGGCCTTCTTGTCTAACATGCATATGATATGTATCAATGATAAGATCTGCAGGAATCATTGTATTTTTTGGAAACTTTTTATGTAAACTAGCTATGAATATTTTTACTCGTTGATGTTTTATTTTCTCCCAATCGTCCTTATCAATTTTTAATTTATCCGATACTTTTGGTTGAGGCTGATGTTTTTTTATCTCTTTAGAATGGTTGATAATAAAATAGTCATTCAATGCATGTTTAAAATCACATAAGAAAAATTCAACATGTGTTGCATTTTCTGGTACAACACAAAATGCTGGAGGATAAGCATTATAATTAATAGCTTTTCTTATTTCCATTTTTTCTGATTCTGATTTTCTTTTATCCATAAATTTTCCTATAGAATCAAATAACCCTTCATTAAAACTCAGATAACCCATATTCTCACCTCAAATATATTTCTTTAATCTATTATTCTCACCTACTTGATCCGGAGAGATTCCATATTCTTTCATTTTCTTTTTTATATTTCTTGCTAATTCTGCTTCATGAGCAGAATCCACATGGTTAAACATTCTTATTGCTGCTAGTACGTGAGATTTATCATTTAATGGATATCTTCTTTGAGAAGGAATACCAAATGTAGAATCATCTAATGAGTTTCTCTCTTTAGCAACTAGTTTATCTTCATTTATGGTAGTAAAGTACATATTAATCCTCCCAATCATTCTTAGATATGGCACTATTATTTACTATCTTTTGGTATACCTCATTTACTGCTTCTGCTATCTTAACATGAGATTCATATGCTTTCTTACATAACTCTTTATACGCAAATACAAGAGAATTACATAATACTTCTCTATCATGCATATATATTTGTATTATCTCTTCAGCATTATAAGTAAGAGTAAATTGTTCAAATTGAGATTCATACATTTCTATATCTTTCATTAAGTTATGATAATCTTCTCTATATTTATCTAGCTTATCTTTATACTCTTTATTTATAGCAGTAACATAGTCTATCATTTCTGGTATACTATACCCATGTCTTTTATATCTAACACTGGGTATAGGACTTTGGAATCTGCTCAATTCTCTTTCTAATGCTCCAGGTTTACCTTTCATCCAATCTGGAAATAGTCTAATAAACATACCTAATCGAGGAGTTATTCCATTTTGCCATGTAAGTTCATCACTAAGGTCATATGAGTTCTTAAGCATTTCATAACTCATTGATGGTATCTCTAATCTAGGAATAAAACAATCTTGTATCTTTACTTTATATCCTAATAATGAATGAGAGTTATCTTTTTTCCAAAATCTCTTTATAACAGCTAATTGATCTTCTACATTAGTATTATTTTTGATTATCTCTTCTAACACCCATTGACCAGCTTTATTAGTCCATATCTGTCTTCCTAGATCAGATATCTTTTTACCCATCAATACTTTAACCATCATCTTATGTTGGTATTGGACTTTAGCAAATCCTCTTAGGTTTTCTTTTTGTAATTCTATATATTTCTTATGATTTTCTTTTTGCATCTCATAATAAGACTTTTCTAGTCTTATTGGTATATCTTTATCTATTTTAACTTCAGTATTAGATTCTATAAGAGTATCTATTTTAAACATATATATACCTCCCATTATTCTGATGTGAAACGGCAAAAATAGAACAGTAGGCAAAAGCCTACTGTTCTTTATTTCTTATTGGCTAGTTTTTTAACAAAATCTTCTGCTTCAGTCTTATCTGAAAATACAGCTAGATTACAAATAACTTTTTGTATACTAGTATATCCAGATTGCTTCTGAAGATAAAGTTTATCTTTGTTTCTCCAATCAAGAGGAATGCTATATCCTGCTATAGTTTTTACTACCCATAAATCATCTTCTCCAAATGCTCTTTGCATTAAAGAGATTATTCTTTTCTTATTAGATACAGAATTGTTCCAAGATACTATATATTCTTCTAGATTAGACATTGGTACGCCTTCATTAATAAAATATCTTACTTTTTGTGAAGATACTTCCTTAATCATCTCATCTAGAATCTTATTGTTATTTTCTCTAGCTTCAAACTCTTCTATTATTCTAATAAGAATTTTCTTAGTCATTTCTTCTGCTTTTATGAAACATGCTCTAGTAGCTATACTTGTTCCATACATTTTACATTCTTGAGAAGATGGATTCATAAGAGAAACAAATCCTAATGGATATGGATTTCCATTAATATCTCTATTTATTTTACCAATAATAGATACTCCATTATCTTTTGCTTCTAAACAGTATAATACTTTAGATCTAAGGAAATCCAAAAAAGAATTGGATATTCCTAAGAACATCCAATCTGCAAGTTTACCACAAGTAGCTTTCTTTAAGCCATTCTTGTAGTATAACTTATCTTTAGTACCAGATTTTACTTTTCCATTGACTATATAGTCTTCTAAAGTCTGATGATGATCTAATCTTAAATGGTGTTTCCCATAGAAATCTTTGTTTCCTACATCTAATACCATATGACATTTTGAAAATACATTTTCATCTCTTGTTCTTATAAGCACTACAGGCTTAGAACTAAATAGAGATACTAAAGCTAAACACATAACATCATCTGCATGAAACTTGCCACTATGAGTAGCAACAATAAGATATTTCTCATCTGGTTTAGTAAGACTAGCTGGATCTCTACATTCTATCACATTACTCTCCCTCCTCTTATTTATTTATAAGATTGTGGGAGAATATGTTAGAATTGATCGTCACCTTAGAATAAATTCAGTTCTCCATTATCAGCTAATGGTAAGATTGTATTCAATCCTTTTACCATCTCTTGCAATGCTTTACCTCTATGAGATATATGATCTTTATCCTCTGGAGCCAAATCAGCTAAAGTCATATTATAATTATAATCTTTGCTCCAGAAATACTTATCATATGCAAATCCATGTTCTCCAGAATACTTATCCTTGAATTTTCCTTTACATATACCTTGAGTACCAAAGATTGCACCAGTCTTAGGAAAGAATAATACCAAGGAACAACGATACTCTGCAATGGATTCTGTCATTCCTTTATCATGGAGCATATTGATAAGAGCTATGTTGTGATCTTCTTCTGTGGGATTGGGATTTTCTTCAGTCTCACAGAATCTCTTAGAATATACTCCGGGGAAATCATCCAGTGCTTTTACACATAAACCAGAGTCATCTCCCAATGCAGGAAGACCAGACTTATCTGCATAATATGCTGCTTTAATGAGGGCATTGTCCATAAAGGTTGCTCCATCTTCTTCTGGTTCTTCTGGAGGGTTATCTCCAAATACATCTTTTATGGTTACTAATTCTACATCAGGAATAGAAGAGAACATCTCCTTATATTCTCTAATTTTTCCTTTAGAATTAGATGCCAATAAGATTTTGTGCTTCATTTTACATTTCTCCTTATATATCATACAATAGTTGTATATTTGTACTCTTGTACAACAATATATTTGCCAGTAAATACTAAATTTTTCACCGCACTTTCATTATCAGTACCTACAGCGATTACCATAGGTAATCCTGGTTGCCTTTTATAATATTTACCATTTACTCTAAAACCAGCCATCCAATTAAACTGAAGCAGATAGGCAACGTGAATACATTCATCATAGTATTTATCTATAGTATAGATATGATTTATCTTGCCTTGTGATACATTTACTGTGCAATAGAACATTGTTGTACCTCAACTTCTGTACTCATCTCAATATCAATTTTCTTAGAGATGTATTCGTCTGAAAAGTCGATATAATCTACTATATCTCCATTATGCCATTCAAAGATATACATACCTTCGATATTATGAGTCATCAATTTTTCCAAAGTCTTCAAACTAAGCAATTTTATTTTTCCTCCTTTATTATGCAAGCGTAATATTTGACCTAGGAAAGTCTTCTCTAAGCCTTTCTAATGCCGTATCAGAATTGGTTGATTTGATTTCTAATATACTAACCGATGTGTCCAATTTGCTATTCCTAGTTATACAAGGTTCCGATTCAGTTTTCTTTTTAAATTCTCTAGCCTCTTCTATTGTATCAAATAATTCTAGCCTTAAACATTCTGTACGTTTATTTACATAACTATATGAATGAATCAATACAATATATCTTTTCTTCTTAGCACCATAACCCATTAGATATCTTCTTCCTTTGCTTTAATATTATCTTTGAATAAATCTATTATTCTTTCTTTTTCATATAAATTTCCTTCAGATTTAAATAAACATATTTGACCACGCTTTACAATATCTGCATGTAGCGTAGAAGCAATAAGAACAGTTACTGATTTAGAATCTATATATCTATCAATATTTTCTTTTATAGATAATGGTTCAACCATTTCTATATCAAAATAACCTTCGGTTCCTTCTTTCATTAAATATTTTACAAATAAAATTGCACTCATTCTAGTATCGAATGAGCCGATTATTTCTTTATCCTCCTCTTTTATAAAATTATAATGAGTTACTATGAATATTTTATTCATATCTACACCTCCTCTCCTAATAATAGTATATAAATGATTTAGTTTTTACAAAATCTAAGAGAGTACCAATATGTGGTACTCTCTGTTATATATTAAAATACATTACCAATTTCTACAAGAGAATTACCATTCTCATTTACATTAATAACCATCTTTACAACATGTTTAGTTTTCTCAGCATTCATAATAGTCTGTTCTGCAATTAAGTAATAATTTGTACCATGTACAATCTGAGAACCTACATAGAGAACAGGAACATATTTAGCACCCATGAGTTTAGAAGTAACATCATAGAATGCATTATTAAGTGCTTGTGGAAGAACACAAGCTTTCATTTTAGTAAATTCAATACCACCAGTCATTTTGGTAGGCCTCCTTTAATTATACTTTAAAACATGGAAGAAAATTATAGAAAACTATTTCGTTTCCATCTCTAACATCATTCCACCAATACTGAGCTTTATTTTTTTTTGAAAAAGTGCTAGAGGTAAGAGTACCATTGTAATTAAGATACCTAAAATCAAACATAGATGTTTTATTATCTTGGCTTAATGGAACATTACTAGCTCTAAACCATCCGTCAGCAAGGCAATGAAATAAACCACGCTCGTTATCATCGGTACCCATTGTATGATAATACATTTTAAATGGTTGACCTAAATAAATACCATCACCATTTAAGTAACATATAGGATATGAAATACCATTAGTATCTGTAAATATTTCTTTTCCACATCTAGCAATAGTGGCATTTTTAACAGTTTCATTTCTATTTGCTATGTATATAAATTTATCTAATATAGATGGAATATAAATTGTTTGTAAATTTTGTTTTTTAAGTGAAGAATTTTTTAATTCTCTTATTCTATTTTGTATTTCTGCAAGTTGTACATTTAATTGTTCTAATTCTTCGGTGATGGTCATGTTTCCATCACCTCTTCTGATTTCAGCTGCTGTTTATATATATATATATATATATATATATCTTTCTTCATGTTCATATTTATCCCTCATTTACTGTAAATTATTTAGATTCAGTAATTAAAATTAAAGGTAAGAATGTTTGGACAGCCCATTGTCTACCAAATGTTCCACTTATCATTTGATTATAGTAATTATTGTTTTTTTCTAACTCGAATTGATATGAGTTTAAATCTGCTATTGATCCTATATTTAATCTATTTTTTTGAATCCATGCAATATTATGATTATTATGTCCACCATATGAAGTAACCATTATGTCATAATACCTAAACAAATCATATTTCTCTTGGGTGTCTAATATAGGTATGCTTGCAACAGATGTAGTATTACCCCCCCCCCCGCACTTGCGGAGGAAGAATTTTTATATTCTTCATATAAAGCTGTCCTAGCAGCTAAAAATTCTGCATGTGTCATATTAATCTCCTACTTTTAAATTACTAAACAATATATGATCTCCATTTACCAATCTATCTATATCTCCAATATGAAGAGTAAAATTCTTTACTAAACCTTTTACAGATTGACCATTATATCCATACATATAAAAAATACCAAATGGATAACCAGCACCAAGTGTAGCTTTATTATTAGAAACACAAGTTCCTATTAATTCTTTATCTAAATAAAAATATACTACACCATTATACCTATATATTCTATATTTATGATATTTTAAATCTTTTGGAAACCCATTCCAAGCAATATAGAAATCATAACCACCACCATATTGCCTAAAGCAATATAACATAGGACTATAAATAGAAACTTCCATACTCCCTCCCCAACTATTTACTTGACTTCCTATAATTTGCATTGGAACATTATTATTTGTGTATGTTAAAGAATCTTGGTCTAGCTTCCATTTCATTTCAATATAATAGTCTTTTAGATTTCTTGTATCATATTTATCATCATATGGGACTTCAAATCCTTGATAAGATGCATCAGGATCTAGATATAAAGAGGTACTTCCTTCATCTTCTACTAAGACTGGATAATTACCCCCCCCCCCCACAAGTGTGAGGTCTGTATCGTCAGCATAATTATGATTTAAACTTTTAGTAAAATCTAACTTAATGCATTTCATTTCAATCTCCTACTTTTAAATTAAATAGTAAACGATTATTAATATATTTATATAACTGCTTAGTAGGTACACTAAAATTAGAATCCCACACAGCATATCCCTTAATAATCTCAATATCATCTAATATGGTATCCCATGCTCCACCATTTGAAGTATTACTTCCTATTAATAAATTAGCTTTAGTATTTACTAAGGAATATGTACCTATAATATCTTCATCTGTTTTGATCCCATCAATGAATATTAATAATCTAGTTCCTTTTCTTATCATTGCCACATGATGCCAATTATTAAAAAATGATGATCTATCAAAATACGAATTGTTTAATTCATATACCCATTTACTTCCATCACCAATTGCCCAATTTAACTCATAATCATCATTAATTTTTAAAAAAATTCCATTAGATGGGAATCCAGACATAGAAATTAGAGAATTATAACTATTGAATTCATTAGTTATAAATTTAAACCATAAAGATATAGTAAAATCTTTATCTTCTAACCACCATATATCATCTCTTGTTGATTGCATATATGTATGAGGTTGGTAGTGACTATTATCGGTTGTTCTATATAAATGCAAACAGCCATTACCAAATTTACCATCTGTTATATCGGCATATATACGATCCTGATATCCGATGATTTCCCAATTTGTTTTACCAGCTAGATCTTTTATAGTTCCATCTTTACAAGATATTATAGTTAGAAAATCATACATTGGTATCACCTACCAATGATGAACTCACCAATTGTCTATATATATATATATATATATATCGTTATTAATCATATTCATATTATCACCTAATCTATTTTAATATTATTATAAATTTCTGAAGATATAATGCCTTTATACCAAGTGAATGATTTTATCTCACCATAAGTAGGATTGTACCCTGATTGATCTATAAAATTTTTATTTATACAAAACAATCCTATATTATAAGAATAAAAGTAATATGCATTTATAAGAGGGGTTGATCCTTTTAATTCACCATCAATATATACACTTAAAATTGAATTTTCTCTTTTGATCAAATAATGATGGTAATCACTATATGGATTATTAATACTAAAATTAATTTGAGCGTCAACAACATAAGTTACTAATGTATAAATATTTAAAAAAGAAGTCCCTAAATTAAATACCGTAGTTTGTAGATGTGAATTTCCTTCTTTTAAAAAAGAACCAAAAAGAGTACCTACAGTATCAATAGCATCATTAATACCATTGTATCTAATTACAGTACTAATAGCAAAATCTTCTCCTTGTGATATATCATATTTGGAGTTCCCAGGAATAAGATATCTTATTCCATCTTCAGTCAAATCTAAAACCGGATTATTATTTTCTATTTTTATCAATTGAGAAGAAGTTACCCCCCCCCCAGAGGTGTCTAATTCTATTAAATTATTTCCAGTCACTTTATCATAGACTCTTTGATTTTCATAGTCTAATCCAAGAGAGAATAAAACACTCATATTATTTCTCCTTTCTAATAAGATCTTATCATTACATGAAAGTCAAAAAGAAAAAATAAAGACTAGACTCATATAGAGTCTAGTCTTATATACATATTATCTCACTTCCACATTATCCATAAATTTCATAAGCAATTCTTCATTAAGTTCTTTATCTTCTCTTCCAGTAGCTTCATTTACTGTTTTAAGAAGAAACTCTTCTTCTTCTTTAGTTATAATCTCTTTATATTCTTCAGGTTCAGATTCTTTGTATTTTAGTAGTCTCTTCCACAATGCTCTACCAAAATCTTTATCTTCTCCCCAATCCATAGTTTCAGAATATGCTAACCATTTAGCATATTTTTTAGTATCCTTCATAAATACAAATTCATAGTCCCCAAATCCAATAGACTTCTCAAGCCATCTTATAGATATATAAATACGTTTTTCATTCTCATTTGCTTCAATAGTATCTATACTCAATTCTAACGTTTCAATAGGGTGTCTTCTTTCGCTCATCTTACTTCTCCTTCTTTAACTCTTTGAGTTCTGCCTTTACAGACTTTAACTCTACATCTACTTTCTTCTTTAAATCATTAATCTCTTTCATCTCTAGTTTCATATGATCTAGTTGAGTTTTAATATGAAACTGAGCTTCAGTTAATCCTTTTATCCTCCTTTCTAAAAGATCTAGTTTACTAGGTATTTTGTTTAACACAAAATTCACCTCCTTAAACAGGAATTTTTATTCTACCATTCTTATATAACTCTTTTGCTATATAATTGAACACATCTTCATAGGAATACATTCCCCATTCTGTTTTAAGATCATCAAGTTCCTCTTTACCAAGACAGTATAATTTTATTTCAGCAGAACAATCGATACGAATTTCAGATTCTTCCATATCATCTCCTTCACAAAATTCTATTTTTTGTGCATCTATAACTTCATTAGATTTGCTTAACCATATTATCATCTTTCTTCTCCTCCGATTTATAATATCTAGCAAAATATGTATCTCTATCCCATATTAAAGTATAGCCATTTTTCATGAATAATAACGCTAAATGATGTACAATATATGAGAATACATAATTATCTTCTTCTAAATTAAACTTTTCTTTCATAGAACGTTCTATAATAACATCTTTAAATTTACTATTACTTAACACTTCTGGTAGTTTAAATTCTGTATTTTCTTCTATCTTTTCTTTTCTTCCCACCCCCATGATATAATCATAAACTGATTCAGCATAATATTTCATTTTTTGAACAGAAGTTAGATTATAAACGATAACATAGAAATCATTTCCTGTATCTCTAATAGAATATCCTTTATCTACTAGATAACACAATATATCTTTACCTGAATCAGTATGTAATATACATACTTTATCTACATTTTCCTTTTCTTTCCCATAATAGATAGAAATATGCTTATCAGATTCTGAATTAGTAACACCATCTAATATTTCTATAGTATCTTCGCCTTCACTGGCAGATACCACTAAAGCATGATTGATAGTAGATGCCAATAATTCCCATTCTAGTAGATTTATAGATTTTACTATATTATATTTTTCTTTATCTATGTATACATCCCTTATTTCAGAAGGATAAAATATATCTGATGAAGGATTTGATATCATTTTCTTTTGCATTTTATTCCTCCAAATAGTGATTATCTAATAACCATTTCAATCCCCATGGCTGCCACCAATCAGAATAATATTCTATTGGTTCAGGTGGTTGATTATTATCCTCATAGAAAGATAAATACCACTCAGCATTTCTCTTGTATATGATTATTGGTTCTCTAGAATATACTAATTCTCCAGTATCCATATCTTCCATAACTATAACAAATGCTGCCCAGGTTTTACTAGGACTATTAACAATAGATGTATCATCTATCCAGAAAGCATAATTAGTATTAACTCCATCTGACCATAGATAATGATGAGTAGCCTCAGCATTATTAGATGAAATAATGAGGGACAAGCCTAAAAACAAGCTTACTATAAAGCATTTGACGTTCATACCTAATCCTCCTTGGTTCTAATTTTTTCTTTTGTAATTCTTCTTTTACTTTATTGGCTATACCTTCAGATATAGAAATACCACCAATAAATACATTTTTATACATTCCTTTTTTGAGCATCATCCGTAAAGCTTTGCTTAAATTAACTCCTCGAATCTTTTTATAATTTATATCTTTCTTTTTACCGCAATGCATGTTTCAACCACTCCATAAATTGATACCCACTAAATATTCCTAGACTGAAAAAGCTTATCAAAAATACTATTTCTTTTAAGAGTCTCATTTTTTATCAATCCCCAATAAAATAATTATCCTAGGACCGAAGTCCTAGGATATCAATTATAAGTTTACCAAATTATACATGCAAACTAATAGCTCCACCGTTAGATTCTACTGCAAGCTTACTAATTCTATCAAACATACCTAAAACATCCCCATCTTTAATATCAGGAATACCTTTAATATGTCTAGATGCAATATACTCTTCTAATCCATTAGGACCTATAAGATGAATAGATCTAGTTTCAATTAGATCTATCTTGAGTACTTCTAACATTACGTGACGCTTAGTCATAGAGATTAACATATGGATCACTTCTCCTCTGCTTTATGTAATAAGATTCCGCCATCACTGGCAGTTCTAGGCTGAATAGATGTCATATCGCTATTTCTTAGCATGATATACTCTACACCAGTCTTCTTATCATAAAGTGTAATCAGTTGAGTATCAGATCCTTGAGCGTTATATATCTTAGTATACCCAGTCTGGACAAACTGAGATTCCTCAGATTCAACAACAGATATATCTTGTTTAAGTTTTTCTTGCTCTATTCGTTTTCCATCATCACAGCCAGAAAATATTACAGATATAACTGCAACGGCAATTATAATTTTAATTGTCTTCGCTACCATGTAACAACACTCCTCCACTAGAATTAGATCTAGGTTGAACTTCTATAGTGTCTTTACCTCTAATGATTACTAGATATTCTACACCAGTTTCTCGATCATAGAAATTGGTTACATAAGTATCTCTAGCAAGTTTAGTTCTATATTTCCCCCTTTTAAATGGATAATTATCATCATTAGTACTGATCGTAGAATCATAATCAAGTGAATCGTATACTAGTGAAACAAACTCTGTGAAAATATAAATCACAGCGCAAAGTACAATGAATGTTAGTCCAATTCTTTTCTTTTCAGTCATTTTTAAATAGGGTCCTCTCTAAAATAAAATAAGGGTGGCCAATAGACCACCCTCAGATTCATTTACATTCAATACTAATGATTATTTTATCTTTCTACAGGATTACCACCCTGAAAAGCAAAGATATAACCAAGCTTATATGCTCTAGCATCAGCCTGATATCTAGAATTGGTTTCATAAGTATCTAATACTTCCCAAGTTCTGTTATCGGGATTCCACTGTCTGGTATTGTTCTTATCCATAGTTCTATCATAGCAGAATTCCTGAGTGAACTGACCGATATATTTTCCAGATTCATTCACTTCAATGATATTCTGAGCCCACCATCTCATCTTACTATCGTTTTGTTTAACAATGATAGAAGAGAGATCGATATAGAATCTTGTACCAACATGATTCCAAACTAATAAATAGTTTGGATTGTCATCAAGGTTCATAAGCATTTGAGGAACAGCTACAGCTTGCACCATAGTAGGAGTAGCACTAGCTTTCTTAGCAGCTTCACAACCAACACCTACAGAAGCAATAGTAGCAGCAGACAGAGCAATAGCGATAACTTTCTTCAGTTTCATTTTAAATTTCCTTCCTTTACAGATAACCAATTTCATATTGTTCAATTTTCCTTACTGAACTTTTACACCAATGATATAAACGCCTCTATAGATCAATTCATCTACAGCTTTCTCAAACTCTTCATCACTATCAAAGTGATAAGTCTTTTTTAAGAATTCTTTAAAGTATGTTTGAGCTTTCTCTCTAGAATCAAAAGCAGCGAAAATAGCACCATTAGCATTCATAACCCATACTGTTCTATCATCCATTATTAGTATTCCCTCCTTTCGTTTAAATTATTTAAGCAAACTAATTTCTATTATTCTATATACCTCACCTCCTTAAAATAGAACATTATCATTTTTATTTCCATAGAGTGTAGGAACCCAATATGCTTCAGTGCCAGCAATAATATCTTCAGAAAATCTACAATAGATAGAAGATGCTTTATCACCTAGCATGAATACACTGAATGTCAGATATCCATTCACTCTACCGGAATCTACTAACATGGATACAGGTACAGAATCAGCAAACTGCTGATATAAATGATGCTCAGAATCTCTTTTAATGATTTCTGTTTCATCATCAAACTGTTTCTCACCTATAGTACCATATTCATCAAATACTTGAATACCAAAACCTTCTCTTCCCCAAGTAGGTTTTTTAATCCATTTATCATCTTTATTTCTTTCAACCAATTTAAAGTCTCTTTCGAAATAAGACTCTAATACATGATCATGGATAGTAGCCATTTGATCCTTAGTAAAGAAATTATCACTACCAGTACAATACAACTGCCATAGCATTGCTTGGAATGTCTTAGACTGCATAATGATACACTCAGGAGGATTAACCATAGAGAAAGATCCTTCTTTATATCTATCTAAGAATTGGCATCCAAGTTCTTCATTATTCTGGTCAACTTCATCTATTAGAAGTTCTAATGGATGAAGTCTATATAGAGTACGATAATAATTGTAATCATGTCTCTTAGGATCTAAATCACCAGACTCTTTAATAGATTTAATACCAATATTATCTACTCCAATATCATAAAATGATTGGAACTTAGAAGTTGTTTTAATAGAACCAGATCTCTTAAGACAATCCATAAGGAATAATGTATTACCATAATCTTCTGGATAATCTTCAAAACAAGCAAACCCAAATGCACCTTCACCCATAAACATTCCTGTTTGTGGATTAAATGCAGGATGATATGTTTTAGCATCTATATGATTTAAGAATTGTTGAAGATGAGATAATTCTCCTTCATTGGTATCTGGTCTACCAAATGCTTCTGCTGCTACACCATTACCATAATATGCTTCTACCCATGCACAAGGAGTATCTGCATTTAACTCTATAAGTTTAATCTCTCCTAATGGAGTAACTATAAAGTCAAATCTAGATAACCATGTAGGTAATCCTAAAGCATTTGGTATATCCATATATGGAATAAGCTTCTCAGGTATTTCCATTTTAGCCATCCAATCAGATGGACACTTTTGGAATATATGAGTTGTTGTACTCATAACCTTATATAATTTTTCTGAAGCATTTCTAAGCTTATCACAGAATTCCTCAGTTAGATATATAGGTTCTAATGTAGGATACTTATCATCATATCCCTCATACTCCACATATGGAAATATAGTTCTGTTTAAATTGTCTCTCCAATCACTCATGATGCTGCACTACTCCTTGCTCCAGATCCACCAAAACCAGATTTAGTTGTTCCAGCAGATACGGATGATTTAGTTGATGGTGTTGAACTCTTAGATTGAGCAGATGTTGATGGTTTAGATGTATTACTAGAAGAACTAGATTTGGTTGAGCTAGAACTACTACTAGAAGAAGATGAAGATTTAGAAGATGATGGTACATATGTTGATCCACCACTTCTTCCTCTATTCTGATCTTTCTCTTGATTATATTTTTTCCAACCATCATTCTTAATCTGTCTAGATACCGATGCACTAGGTCTATACGATCTAGATGCAGAATCATAATGACCACCAGATGGTGATAGACCATGCCATAAGAAGTATCCTGCTGCTAGTCCAGCCAATAATCCTGCAGAACCTGCAACAAAGTTCAGATTACCATCATCATCTCTTTTAAACGTGACAGATTCTCCATCATCATACTTAGCAGTCTCTGTTCCATCTCCATTCTTAACAAGAGTATATTCTTTACCATTATCATCTTTCAATCTATCATAAGATGTGTCGTCTGATACTAATGAATCACTCTCTCCAGAACAGCCTGCTACTACTCCTGCAGATACTGCCATAAATGTTGCTAGAAGAACTCGTGTCTCTTTACTAGGTTCAAACATTTTCTTTCGTCTCCCTTCTCTTTTATAATATATGCTTATATTGAAGTTTAAGAAAGTGTAGAAAAGAAGGAGATTTCTCTCCTTCTTTTCATCTTATTAATAAAGTTAGTATGACCAGCATAGCTATATTCATGATATGCCATAATTCTACAAAGTAGTTTCCATGCCTAGTACTATAAGATGTAATAGTAAGCATAGATCCACATACTAAGAAATGCGTCATAACAAATGCAAGATATATAGGTAATGTAGCTAATACAGATTTATGGCATACAAAGAGATGTAATGGAAATACTGTAAAGATAGATATGATTAGTGAGGATAGTAACAATTCTGCTATTACACCTTTTACAGTTGTCAATTCAGTATCTCTCAGTATATTATCAGATACAAATGCTCCAATTGTATACATTATCACTACTGTAATTATAAGAGTTGGAGTTCCTATCATGCTATCACCTCTTATGTAAAATCTGCTATTACATTAGCACCAGAATTATACAATACTCTTCTCTGTTCAGGATCTTCTAGTTTAGTGATTATAAGATCACTATTAGCTAGATTGAGTTCATTATTATGAGAGATAATGATACACTGATCAAAGTGAAGTATATTCATAATCTGATCTATAAGAATGGAGAACTGTAATCTATTCTCATGGTCTAAGTTATCATCTACTTCATCTAGCTTAATAATATTATACAATCTAGAAGATTTGTGAAGAAGAATGAAAGATATAATCATAGAGATTTCTGATAGTTGAGAATCACTCATAAGAGATATATCTGGTCTAAGATTACCATTATCATCTATACATGGAATAATGAATTCAGATTCATTGATTATAAATGGTTGTAATGTAAATCTCCCTTTAAAGAGAAGAGACAATAGTTTATTTGCGTCATTGATAATCTGATTCATAAAGATTTCCATATAGATAGTCTGAATGCCATTAATACCAGTATACTTCTTTAGCTGTAATAACTTCTCATATTTATCATTGTATTCAGCATAATCTTTTCTATACTGATCAAATAGAACTAGTTGATGTTTTGCTTTCTCTATAGCCATTGATAGATTGGGAATATCATTAGTCTCTAATATATTATTCTGCATTTGAATCTCATTCAGCTTCTTAGATAATTCCCCATACTTCTTAACTCCATCCATTCTAGAGTCTATTTTCTGTTGAATTTCTTTTAATTCTGCAGAATCGTTGATATAACGCTCTTTAAACAACTTAGCTGTGGAGATACACTCATATGCCTCTTTTATCGCGATAAATTCATTTTTGACCTCTCCAAAGTTGGCGACCAAGGCAGCTTTAAAAGCTTGTACCTCCTCTAAATCACTAGTATGCTTTTCTATCAAAGTTTTTAAGGCTATAGATTCACTACTAGAGCTTTCTATCTTTTCTATCTCCTTATTTACTGATTCTATATCTTTCTCTATAGATTGGATTATAGTGATGAATGTACCATACTCTCTATAAGAATCTATGTCTACATTCAAAGTGATAAGATTCTCTACAGAATAATTTATCATCTCATCTATAGAAGTATATCTTTTAACTTGAGGATAGAATAAGTATAGATATCTATTTACATCATTTGCTATAGCATTGTATGTAGTATAGATTGTTTTGATGCCATATCTACATTGAGTTACTGATCCATTAAAGATAGTCAGTTTCTTTAAATCTTCTATAGCTGATTCTGTATCTAAGAGTTGGTTAGATAAGGAAGTGTATTCTTGTTCAGATATTAAATCTAGTTTGGCTTTGATTACATCATTAATGAAAGGACAGTCTTTCATATGATTACAATCTGAAGGAATATCTTTGAACTTAGATGCTACTCTTCTAAATGCATCTTGTTCTAATTTCTTATCTACCAAATTCTGTCTTTTGATTTTAAGAGATTCTTCTACTTCTGTTAGATCTTTAATCTCATATTTAGGATCTATAGCAGCTTTTCTAACGTCTTCATCTAGATCCATACAATGATCTATTACTTGATTGAATATAGTTACAAACTCTAGTATAGAATTGAACTGTTGTTCTGTGATTGTATTATATCCATCAAAGTTTATAGCCTTAAATTTATCTAGATATATATTTAGTTTATCTGTAAGATCTTTCTTCTTAGATACGAATTGATCATAGACTCCTTTATCAAATAGAGCAGATAGTTTTATCTTATTTGCATCTATCATCTGCATTAGTCTACTTTCTTTAGTTGATAATTCTTCTATCTGTGCATTCAGTGTATCATATTGTATAGATAATTTGGCATTCTTTTCAGTAAGCTCTATGATATATTCTTCTGTATACTTCTCAATATACTCTTTAGGAATCTCTTCTATATTAGATTCTAACTCTTTTCTTTTAAATACTAATTCTTTTAATTCATCTACTGGACTAACTCCATTAGTAGATATTTCATCCATTCTAGCTTTAAGAGATTCTTCATCATGAATCAATTGTAGATGTCTAGCATTCAGTATATCTAGCTCTTTCTGATTCTGTATAATAGAATTCTGTACTAACTCTACTGATCCTATCTGTTCCAGTTTAACTGATATAGATTTCAGTAGAGACTTCAATACAGTACCTTTAGAAGAGAATAGCTTATACATATTCTGATACTCTAAAGTAGCTTGTCCTATAGCACCCATGATAGAAGATACATAATGTTTTCTCTCAGATGGAGTAAGATCTCCTATTCCTTTATGAGTAGCAGATACAGCAGATAATGTAATATAGTCATCATTTAGATCTAGAAGATCAAAAATAACTTCCTTACCAGAAGTTATATTTCCATTCTCATTCAGCTGAGCAACATTACCATCTGGAAATCTTCTTAGAATATAACATCTAGAAGGTTTAGATCTAGTGGCTACCCCTTTATATGCTGAATAAGATATCTCTAATATAGATCCGTCATCTAATCCATAAGAAATAAATTTCTGTACTTCTACATCTGGAATAAATACAGAACTGTCATCCATAAATGGATGAATAGTATTGAATATAGAAGACTTACCAGAACCATTCTCTCCTTTGATTATACATAACTTATTTCTGCATCTAGAAAAGTCTATCTCTAGTACATTCTTTCCTAAACCATTATAAATATTCACATAATTGACTAGCTTTAGATATAAGACTCTCATGACTGACTCCTATAATACAGTTCAACATTGTTTGTTTTAAGCTTTTTCCTAACTTTTTCTAGTCTATCCTTAATATCTTTAAGATCATATGCTATCTCAATCTGTTTTAATATAGCATCATTATCAGAGATATCTTTCTCAACATACTGCAAAGCATCTATATAATCATCAATGGCATGTATTGTAATAGATCCATAATAAAGAATAGAATGTCTGCTGTTACTTGCTACACTATACGGATTGTTTAAATGCTTCCACACTACAATCACTCCTTTCTCTATACTACTCTGTTTTTTAAACTATAAATATCTAGATACATATAATTAGTTTCTTACTACTTATTCATAATTACTACTCCTAATACATTAAAGATCCCTAGTACCATTTTGGTACTAGGGAATCTTGTTGTATTTAACCTCTAAGAGCTTCTCTTACTTCTTCCAAGAGCTTACCCAATTTATTCTCACCTTTACCATCTCTAACTCCATAGTATGGATCAGGATAAGTAGTAACATTGACAAGCTTTTTATTACCTGTAGCCAATAACTTATTCTTCAGTTCAGTAGATTTGAACTTTGCCATGAGAATACCAAATAAGAGTTCATCTTTCTTTTCTTCCCACTCAGGATTATCAGGAATGCTAGATTCTTTCTTTCTAGCTTTCATACCGTTCAGACGAGTAAACTTACGTCTAGTTCCTTTGTCTTCAGACTTCTGTGCTATTAACGCAGAAGTTACATTATTATATGCAAGATCATCCCACTCCAAATAGATCTGGCACGGATAGTCATTAGAAAGGAACTCATACTTGTCTTTAAATCCGATAATCTTTTCACTCATGGTTAATTTCAAACTCCTTTTCTTTAATCATCATAGATCTTTCTAAAACATTGGCATTCTTAAACTTATCAGTTACGAATACCTTTGTTAATTTAAGTGTATTGATAATTGATTTATCAAATTCTTCTGTCATCCATTTATCTTCATCAAATATAAACGAATATACATGAAGAGATTTTAGGATCATTAAGATGTTATTATTTGGATTATATTTCTTATTATCCACTCTTATAATACTAGAATTAAGGTCTTCTTCATAACTCCAATACCAAGTAAATACAGATTCTACTAGAAGTTTGCTAAGATAGATCTTATACATTTGATCAGAACCTATACTGTATTCTATAAAGTCATCTGTCATATCAATAACAAGATCAGATAAATCTAAATATATTCTATAGTGCCAAGAGTATATATTCTTTTCTGATTGAGAATCTGTATATTCAGTATCATATGTTTTAAGATCTCTAGATACAATAGTTCTAGGATTACAATAAAATTCTCTAATAGGATCTACAAAGAGAATCACTGTATCTCTAGTTCCATCTTCTAAGAATTGATAGGTTATATTATGTATATTATCTGTGCTAATTTTAAAAGGATACTTCTTCATATAAGCATCACTTCTAGTAACTCCACTTACTAGATAGAACGTTTTATCCATGAATTTAGTTTCTCTAATATCAACATGTTCTTCATCTGTATACTTGAAATGAGAATTACCTTGAAGATTATCCATTCTCCATCTTGCTTTAATGTATCTCATCAAATTTTTCTTTCTCTTATCTGATGATTTAAGCATTTGATAAGATTTCCAATCTGGTAAAATCTCATTGATTATAAATCTTGGAAAGTCTAGTATGTTTTCATATTGTCTAGACTCTTTCTTTGATAAATTTTCTAATGGGTTATTCATTTCTTTTTCTCCTTCTTAGGATTTGTATGTACTTGAAATACATGGCCATTGATTGATGAACTATAGTTTAGATTCATTGATAATTGATTTAGTCTCATATACGCTAAATCAAATTCTATTTCCCAATACTTGTTCTTTACAAACTCATCTACTAAGTCTACTATTTTAGAGAATTGATAATAGATATCCTTAGATATGTTTCTAGCTGCTATAGGATCTCTGTAGATAATATCATATAAGAATGTTTTTAATACTACAGATGCTTGAGGTTGAGATATATTTCTTACAACCATTAACCCTTTCTCTAATGCAGCATATACTGCTAAAGCATAACTATCCCAAGTATAGTCTACTGGATCATCAGGAATAGTATCATCTACAATAGTCATATCAAATATGAAGTCTGACTCCATATATATTTTTGGTAATTGCCCATTGATGATAAAAGCTCCAATTATAAGATTAAATATAGTAGCAGTAAGATCTGTTGTAACCCAATCAGTCCAATAGTCTATAGTATTATAATACTTAGAATTTCTCTTATACTTATCTAAGAATTTACCTGTAGGGGCATGTATTGATTTGAACTCCTTTAAGCATACTAATATCTCATCTCTAAACAATACTAAATTGATTAAACCATCATCTCCTACCCAATAAAGTTTTGACGCTTCTAATATATTTACTTGATGATCATAAGGAACAAATTCCTCTCCTCCTGCTTCTTCCACATCCATTAAATAGCTAACTTGTTTGGGGATATTAGGACAGACATTGGAAACCAAAAACAAATTGAGTGGTGCTATAGGTAAAGCTTGTGGATGACGGTTTGGAGAAACCGTCAACTGAAATTTTCTTATATTAATATCTATATTCTCTATAGAGAGGATATCTTTATAATCTGCTTTATCTAGTTTAAAAGTTTCACCATTAAAATATACACAATCATCTTCTTTAAGATATAGTAATGTTTTGATTTTCAACTCATCATCTTCTGTAACTTTTTGAACTTGTCTTGTTACTGGATTTGATTTGGTTAAGTCTTTATCATAGATTAGGTAGTCTATGATATTAGCTATTGAAAATGGATTGTCTAAGTATATCATATCTTAATCCTCTTCTACATAACCTATCTCTTTTACTAGATCTTTTCCAGATTTTAATTGTTCTTGATATTTTTGATACACTTTAGATTGTACTGGTAAAATACCATAGACACAATGAGCTGCTTCTACATTGTATCCACATTCAGAACAAACTAGTTCAGTTAGGTTATCTTCTTTAAACTTACCTGTTACAAATTTACCATAATTAGGATCTAGTCTATAAGCATCATATCTAGATTCTAGTACAAACATTTCACCTCCACACATAGGACACTTAGAAAGATTAAACTCCACTACATTCTTTGGTTCTTCCATTCTTTCTCACCTCCACTTTCATATCTATAGTATATGTGTGAAAGTAAGTTTAGTCATCTAATTGTGAGAATGACATTCTTCTTATATCTCCTTCAGCTACTTTAGTAGAATCAGCATATCTTAGATTCTCAGGAGATGCTACCATTTCAGTATAGTTCTTTCTAACTCCAGATACTACTACCCATGGTAATTGAAACTCTTTAGCAGACATTCCTCTTTCAATCTTCTTAATATCAATTGCTGCTGTTGGAGAGTAATAGAAATATCTTTTATTTACATCAGCCATCTAGCTCACCTTCTTTAATCATCCCAGATGAAACATAATTTTCCAGTTTTTGGATCTGTCCACGATTCAAATTTTCCATCTGAAGTAAGATGATGAATCGGTTCTCTTTTGTTATCTTTTTCTCGATTTCTATCACATTCACCTTCATTTTCTTCATTCCGTACAGCTATTTGTACAGAGAATACATCGTCAGGACAATCTACATCTAGATCAACTAACCACACATTATCAAACTCTTTCTCTAATTTTTCTACTAATTCTTTTATAGCTGTTAGATATCTAGCCCATTTACCTTTATCAGCAGTACCAGAATTATCTCCACCATAAAAAGTAACTATCATGTGACTATAGTCTGGTTCATCATCATCATAGCCATATCCAATACCACCAACTTCATTAATATTTTCATTCAGATATTGCTCACATATATCTCTTACAAAGTTTTCTTTTAGCATATTAGCTTCTCCTTTATCATCTTTCTGGAAGATGCTTATAATCCAAGTCAACTTTAATATACACATACACTTTATGGATTACATTGAATATATCACAATTCCATAAAGTTACTTTAGTATTCAAAGCTTCACTTAAAACCCTAATAGTTAGATCTATTCTTAGTTTTATTTTATTCCAATCAGTATTCTTATTTCTATAATTCATTTCATACTGAATGAATGTTCCTGATTCTCTGCTTCTATTAGCATCTGGATATAGAACAATATCTCCTATGCCTATTGATCCTGTAGTTTTGATTATCTCTTTGAATTGTTCTTTAGTCATTATAATATACCTCACTTATCTGAGACATCTTTGATATCATATCTATAGTTATACATCACTCTAGAATATGCATTTACAAAGTCTGCTACATCATCCAAGTTATCATATATATGAGTTACTCCTACATCTTCTATATCTTTGATTATCTTCTTTATTCCTCTTAATTGAACCTCATCAAACTTTTTACCACCATACTCATCTAAATGACAGAATATAACTCTGCAAGGATTAGTATAAGCCATCTCTATAATCTCTGCTATAGTATAGAATCCTTTCATCTCTGGAGTAAGAGTTAAGAGAATAAACGTATCAGATTTTTTATGTTTATCCTCATTAGCTTGAGCCTCTTCATTCCAATCATCTACTACAGGATTAAAATAAGTAATCTCCTTATCTAGTTTAGTAAGTAATTCTTCTCTCCATTTAGATCCATTGCATGTACCAAACAATCCTAATACAGTAATACCATAGATACACATATCAATACCTCCTAATGAAAAAGATATAGAGAAGACTCGCAGTCTTCTCTATACTGTTTGTCTTATTCATTAGTGTAAGTATATTTGTAAAGTTATTTATTATTTTCTTTTACTAAATCATTGCCTTTAGCTGTTTGTACAACTGATTTCAATGCTAATTCGTGTTTAGGTTTAAATAATTTATCTGACTTGCCAGATTTTTTTAACTCATCTTTGTTCTCTGTATTATCAGTCCAATGTTCTAGTTTAGCCATCATTCTATCTATTAAGCCTAATACTTTAGATGCTAAAGCTTTTAGAGTGACTTTAACTTTTCCAAAAAATCCAGATTTGTCAAATTCTTTTTGAGTAGATCCAGCTCTTAATCTACCTAAAATATTAGAATAGAGTTGTCTTAACCATCTTATTTTAGAAGCAATCCATCCTTTAGGTTCTCTTTTCCATTCTTTAGATATTCGTTCTAATTCTTCAATATCTATACCTTTCATAGCACGGTCGACTTGTTCTACAGGATCAGTTGTGCCAGTTTGCCATAAATGGTGATGTTGTAAATATTTTCCTTTTTCACTGGATGGTTTATACATTGTCTGAACTGAAGTTCCTTTACCATCAACATCATAATGCGTAACTCCAAATTTCCATTTCTTATCTTGTAAATCTATTTCCTCTTGAAGTAAAGTATCTTCAACAAGATAATCTAAATATCTTTCATCTCCAGTCTCAGAATATGCAATCAAAAAGGATTCACAATATACCTGAACTGGCATTCTATAAAGAGACATATTATCACCTCATTAAAATCAACCAAGAGAATATTCTCTTGGTTGATTATTTTTATTTATATCAAGCTGTAGCAGATTGAAGTTTAGAAGCAAGAGTATCAATAATATTAAGAATGAAGTGAGCAATTCTCTGGAAGATAGAAGCTTTCTTCTGATCAATTGCACTCTTTGCCTTTTCCATATACTTCTTATATAGATTACGGAAGGCTTGAATCTTCTGACTAATCCAAGAAGCTGGTTTATCTTTAGACTCTTCTACAGCTTTATTCAAAGTCTCTTTAACTTGAGATTCATTTGGTGCTGGAGTAGAATCTTGTTTTGGTTGATTGTCTGTTTTTGGCTGCTGCTGAGTACTGTTTTGATTATTATTTGCTGTCTGAGTAGTTACTGCAGCACCAGCCTTCTTAGCTTCTTCAGCTTTTTTAGCAGCTTCCTCTTCAGCTTTCTTTTTAGCTGCTGCTTCAGCCTCTGCTTTCTTCTTAGCTTCAGCTTCTCTCTTACGAGCTTCTTCTTTAGTTCTATTTTCTAAGTCTTCACGTTTTTCTTTTTCCTGTTGAGCTTTTTGACGAGCAGCTCTAAGCTCATCATTCATATAACCGACTTGTCTTTCATGTTTTTTATCCTTGTCATGCTGTTCAGCTTTTCTTTCTGCATGAGCTTGATCATATTTTTCTTTATTTTCAGCACGATCAATAAAACCTCTGCTCTTAACTCCAACACCTGCATTTGCTGGAGTATTCTGAAGAACATTACCAGTTTTAGGATTGGTAACAGGTTTAATAGGAATACTTTTAAAACCAGGAATATTTCCACCATAAGAACTAGAACTAGTATCTCCTCGTACCCCAGTCAAATTTTCATCACCATCTCTTTGACCTTTAATTGATTTAAAATTTGGCATATGGGTAAAAGAAGGAGCTAAATCTTTGATCAACTGATTTTTTTCATCATTAAGATTTGAACCAACTTTTTTTCCTGTTCTTTTTGTTACAGAATTTTCATCTAGAATCATTTCTAGAATATCCATATTACCAGACTCTAAGAATGCCTCTAGCATAAGTTCACAATACTGATAAGAAAAGGACTGCTCATTTACAGGAGCAATCTTAATATGATTAGATAATGGAGAAAGTGAATATGGATCCATAATTATTTCAGATTCTTAAACAATCATATCAAGATCTTCAAAACGAATACCATTACTTTCAGCAATAAAATCTAATGAGTCAATATAGTCTAATCCATAATCTTCAGAAATGCGTTTCACAAAATGAAAATCTACGTTATATCCATCAATATATTCTCTGTCTTCTATGACAGGTACTGCCATAGGAGAAAGAATACTTTCACTTTCATCAAGATATACAGATTCATTAAGAATATTAGCAGCTTCCTGAATAGAATCATAACCATAAGATAGGTCTTCAGGTTTAAATAACATATCTAATTACCTCCAATTTTATTTAGCCGTATAGCTTTAAGCTATACGGCTAAATTAAAGAATAAATTTAATTAAGAGGCCTTTTTCTCTTCATCTTTCTTAGATGAAAGTAAACCAGTAAGTTTATCAATTGCTTTAACAATTAAACCAACAAATTTCTGAGCAATGTTGCGCTTATTTGGATCTTGGCCTTCTCCTTTACCTTCTGCCCAAGTTTTGAGTTTGGTGTACTGTTTTTTAAGATAAGCAAGTGCTTGACTAATTTTTTGTTTTGGAACAGTATAGGTATATTTTTTAACAGCATTTAAAACTTTTGAAATTTTACCTTGTTCTAACTTTTTAATTGCTGCTTCATGCTCTTCTGGAGTATCACTGCGGCCACCGCCAGATCCAAAAGTATTAGCATTAGCTCTTGGATTGCCCAAACCAGCCATTGTTGCAGCTTTTGCAGCTTTATCTGAAGCTTCTTTTTCTTTTCTCTTTTGATCAGAACCTTCTTCTGCACCAAATACATATCTACCATTATCTTCTACAGTAGCTTCGCCAAGAGCTAAATCAACAAAAAGGTCAATATAACTTTCATCATTTTCTTTTAAAGCAAGATCTACACATGCTTCACAGAATTGATAAACAGGATTCTGAGAACTAATAGGAGCTACTACTACATTGCTGAGCTCATTTACTACTTCAGGATCAGCAATAATCTTCCATTCCGGAACAGATACTGCAAGATGTTCCATGCCAATACCATTAGCTTCTGCAATGCCAACCATAGCATCAATATAGTCAACACCGTGATCTTCAGCAAGACGCTCTACATCATCAAATGCAACTACACATGCACCAATACGTGCATTTTCAACAACAGGTACTGCCATAGGAGAAAGAATACTTTCACTTTCATCAAGATATACAGATTCATTAAGAATATTAGCAGCTTCCTGAATAGAATCATAACCATAAGATAGGTCTTCAGGTTTAAATAACATATCTAATTACCTCCAAACTTTTTTAATACATGCCTTGTTTTGCTAATTGACCAGTGCCTTTAGCTGAAGCATTTACCATATACAAAGCTCCTTTATTTACCTTTTTAAGCCCTGATTTTCCGTTAGCAACGAGATGATCAATACCCTGTTTAACTTTAGCAGCAGCTGCTAGGAACTTCTTTTTAGCAGATCCTACAGCACTAGCTGCTTTAGCTTTAAGTTCACGATATTTCTTTCTCAAGGCAGCGAGTTTATCAGATGCAAATTTCTTAGCATTCTTAGCACCACTAACTACACTATTTTTGATACTCTTAGCACCAGCTTTAGCTTTGTCTAGAATGGCAGCTTCAGAGAATACTGTGTCGTAGTCATCTGAGATTAAAGCCTCAAATAAGGAGTCACAATAACCCTCATTTTCGGTACCTGTATATTCAGTCATAGTATCTACAACAGATTCTACAAGCTGATATACTGGATTCATATTTGAGATGGGAGCAACCATAACACTATAACCAGCTTCCCGTAGGCATCTAGCAGTGTCTAGCATTTCCTCATCATAAATAGCCATAGATTCATCAATAGAAAAAGCTACTGTAGACTGATCTACATCATTGGCTTCACAAACGGAATCAATAGCATAATTAGCATCAGTGATACCATTTGTAAGAGCATACTCTACAAGATCTTCTACTCTGATCAAGTTAGCTTCATACTGTTTAGATTCTCTGATAGGAACCATAAACGGTTGATAACTAGATTCAGACTCATTTAGAAACTGAGAAGTTTCTAAAAGCTGAGAAGCTTCATCTAAAGGATTAATTAGTTCATTCTGATTAAACAGCATTGAACATATACCTCCTCTCTATAAAGATTAAGGAAACCATTATTACTATGTGCATAAGTTGGTTTCCTATTTCTTTATAGATGTATTATATTAGCCATTTGGACCGTCATCATCATCTCTAAGCTTTCTAAGCTTAAAGACATTGTTGCTAGTACCATTAATACCATTGTCAGTGGTCCAGCCATGAGGAGCACCACCAGCAGTCTTAGCAGCTAAAATAGCAGGAATGTTAGTCTTAGAAGTTTCAGGAGAATCTCCATCACCAATAAAGAGTGCATCATTCTGTCTGCTATATTCTGCATTTGGTTTAACTGCATTCAGATCAGTCTTATTATTAGAACCAGCACTTGCTAACTTCTTAGCAGCATATGAAGAGGTAGAAATACCATCGGTAACTTCTACTGGACAAGTACCACCTTTGCATTTGCAGGTATCAGAATTGCAGTTGCCTTCTGAAAGTTCATAGAACTCTTCATCAGAGATACCAAGAAGAGACGCTGAAGCATTTACTGGTTTTCTACCAGAAGCATAATTTGCTGCTTTTTTTTGAGCACTCATTAATGATGTATCATTAGGGTTTTGATTCATAATTCTTTTAAAAGTTCCTTTACTGAGATCTTTAGCTTTTTTACCACCAGTTCCATATGCACCACGACCATATTTAGCAGCATATTTAGCATTTAAATTAACGACATGATCAATTGGTTTGGCTTCTTCATCAAAGGGTCTAAATAGTCCCATTTATATTACCTCACTTTCGTATATTTAATGGTTGTTGAGCCTGTCTTAAAGCATTGACAGTATTCTTACTCCCATTAGGTATTTGTCTTTTATTCATAGCAACAGCATTCAACTTATTACCAGCAGGTTGTTGATTCTGCTGTTGTATTTGAGGTGTTTGTTGTACCTGACTAGGTTGTGATTGTACAACTTGAGAAGTAGGTTGTTGTTGTCTAGTAGGTTGCTGAGGAACTGGTTGTTGACTAATAGGTCTTTGTTGACTTGGTTTAGGCAATACAACCTGAGCAGTATTAGCTTCTCCTATTGTAGAAAAATACATAATACCACCTTATCTCTCATCATACTTACCAGAAACAATATCTCTCAAATACTGAAGATGCTGTTCATGCTCACTAAGTTCTACACTTTCATTTGTAGAAGTGGAAGAAGGATTAGTAGCAACCATTGCATCTTTACCACTACTAGTTTTGGTGCTAGTAAACATATCACCTTTACTATCCATACCAATCTTAGTGTTATTAAACTTAGAATAGTCACTATTGGAATACTGACCAGCAGCTTGATTAGCTTTAAAATCACTAAGAGAAGTTTCACTTACAGTAGTTGTAGCATCAGGTTTCTTATCTTTCTCTTGAAGAACTTTATCGCCAGGTTTAGCTTCCATCTTAACATCTTCTACTGTTTCCAATAGACCAACCTGTTTATAATTCTTCTTAATGAAAGGAAGACCATAATTACTGAAAAGCTTGTCTAACACTTCTTTAGAATTGGCAATTCTGCGAATATCTCTAAGAGCCTGAGGATTGCCAAACACTGTCTGACCAATACCGGTCTGAACTTCAGGATACTCTCCATCCTTAGGATCAATTCCTAAGGCTGCTAGTTCATCAAGAATAGATGCTTCATCAATAACTAGTGCTACATTATCATACTGACCTACAAGATCATTACATTCCAGAATATGACCTACAGCTTCTCTAAGAGAAGTGATTCTATTAGTAATCATATATCTAGAAAGGTCTTCCATCTCAATGAGATATTTACCTAGTCTGCGATTTTCTCTAACAGGAACCATCTCAACAGTGAATCTCATTTCATCTTCTGTGAGATAATCCATACCATCAAGTTTAGCTTTCATCTCTTCAGCCAGATTTGTAGTAACAACATCTGGAAGAGTGATACCAGCTTCTTGTATAGCTACATTAGAGAGGGTTTGAATTGCAGTATTAAAAATACTCATTAGTTAAATCCCTCCTTATAAACTATCATTTACCTACGAGAGGTAATTTGCTTTTAAGACTAGCAGCTGCAGATTTCAGCTTATCTATTTGTTTCAATAGTGCAACTTTAGCCTCTCCTGTAGCCTTCTTAGCAGCAGCATATTTTTCACTAATAGTCTTTTTAAGAGCAGCATACTTCTTAGCAATACCTGATTTAGTATCTTGATAAGCATTCTTCATATTATCTACATTTCTTCCTACATATTTCTTAGCAGAAGAAAAAGTATCAGATGCTTTATCTCTAATATCTTCTAAAATGTTCTCATTAAGATAATACTGAAGATGCTCAGATGACTCAAAATCATACCCTTCATCTAATTCTAATGCTTCTTGAAGTTTAATATAATAAACTGATGTACTGGGAATCGGCATAATGTTTACACTATACCCTGCTTCTTTCATACATCTAACAGTATCTGCCATTTCTTCATCAGCATAAATAGAATCTTCGTTTACACACACAGAAAGAATAGATTCGTCTACATGATTAGCTTCGCATATATTCTGCATAGCAATACTAGCATTAGAAATACCGTTTGCTAAAGCATAATCTACCATAGACTCTAATTGAATCATGTTCTGGTCTAAACGACTACTATACTTTACATTTACCATAGATGCAGGAAAATGAGTATCTGATTCTGTTAGATATCCAAAGTCATCTAAGAGATTAAATGTATCTCTTGTATCTAATTCTCTAGAATTATAGATCATATATTTCTCTCCTTCTTTATATTATTTTTTATTTGGAAACTGCATGACATTATCTTTCTTTGGTTGTGCATCCATTATACGTTTCTTAACAGCATCTGGAGAAGTTTCACGTTTAATTACTTCACCATATCCCCTAACAGCAGCATGATAACCATTAGGAGATCTTTTAATCATATCCATAGCACTATCTTTTAGTCTCAATATTTTTCTCTTAATCCATTGGATAGCTTGTTTAATAATATGAATAAGAGTAGCAAACTTTCCTTTTTCTTCTGCTCTTGCTCTATCCATTTGTTTTTCTTTTTCTCTTGCTTGGTTATTTAGTCTATCTATATAACCAGTCCATTTTTGAATAGATACCATATTATTCAAATTCTCTGGAGTAGTGCCAACAAAGTTTGCTATCTGTTTAACTCCAACTTCTTCAGATAAAATTTCTTGTTTATAAGTAAACTGTTCTTCTAAAGTAAGAGAATTGTCAAATAGATCTTCTAAAATGAACTCAATCAATCTATCTTCTTGTATAGCTTGCTCTAGTTCAATATCTCTATATTCTTCTCTAACAAGTTGAATGTCTTCTTGTTTATAGATCACATTAAAACCTCCTTATAGTATGCTTACCTCAATGTTTTCAATAAGAAAATCCAGAGCCAATAAGGCTCTGGGATATTAAAAGGTTAATACAAAATATAATTTCTATATTAGTCATATTCAATATATATTAAATTTTCTTTCTAGTTCTTTTGCTTGTCTGTATAGTTCATGATATTGTTCTTCTGCTTTTTTACCAGCTTCATCAGGAGTCCAAGTTATAGTTCTAACATTTGGATTATCTCCTAATTGTTGTGGTTTTGTATGGTTATTATATATATTCATTGCTTCTCTTCTTAATCTTTGAGCTTCTTTTTGTGCTCCTTCTTTTGTATTTAAAGATTGATTACGTATCCTTTCTTTTTCAGATTCTAGTTGCTGGACTATTTGTTTATGTATATTATCAGCAACTTTCTGTTGTCTTTCTTTAATATCTTCATCTGAAAGCCTTTTTCCAGTTTTTGAATCTACCCAGTACGCTATTGGTTTTTGATTTTTATCTTCTTTTTCTTTTTGTTCAGCTTTATAGATATCTTTGGCTTTGTCTGGAGTTGTTCTACTATCAGTAGCATTCTGTAAAAACTTAGCAAGTTTATCTATACAAGATAATATCATTCTAGCAATGTTCTTAAAAAATCCTATCTTACCAGAATCATGCTCTCTGTTAGCTTTATCTAGATAAGATTTGTATAACTGCCTAAAAGAATATATCTTGTTAGCAATCCATCCTTTAGGCTTATTAGCTGCATCCTTAACAGCATCATCTAATTTCTCTTTTACCTTATTTTCTTGAGCTTCTTCTGTAAGAAGTTCAAATCCATTGCCAAAGTAAGATTCAGTAATAGATGTACGGTTAAAAGTAAGATAACTCATATTATTAATCCTTCTTATACTCACTCACGTCATAATGAAAAGGAATTTGTTTAAGTTGTAAACCAGCATCAATACCAGTACCTTTAACAACTGCTTCTACATGTTCAATACTATCTGAATCAAATGTAATGGCTAGCAAATATGATTTATTTCCACCAGCAGGAATATGTTTGATACATGTAGCATGACCATCATTCTTAAATCCATAAGTTAAAATATTTCCATGTTTAATTAAATAATTTGTAGCTGATTTAGATTGTATATTAGAGTACTTTGTCCCATATTCAAATCCAAATTGTTCTCTACTAGACATAGCGTTATCTATATCTTTTGATGTAAATGCATATCCTCCAACTTTTTGAATATCTTTTACTAAAGATTTAGTTATTCTAGAAAGGGTGTACAAACTATCAAAATATTCAGTTTTTCTAGTAACAAACTTATTCCAACCTGCTGCTTCTCCACTCCATGAATCCTTATCAAATAAACTTTTTAAACCACTTAAAAAATTATGCCCAGCGGTTCTAAGAGATTCATTGAAAGCCAAATACGCCATTCATCATCTCTCCTATATATCAAATATAATCATTATAAGATATATTAGCATCATAATACTTACCAGCAATCCATTCAGATTCTGTATATTGCCATATCAATCCACCAATATCATCACTACTACCATACTGAGCTACCCAGATAGGAACTCCTAAACTTTCCCAATCTATACGATTAGTAAACCAATCATAGTTAGCATATAAGCCTACTTTATAGTCTCCCATCTCTTCAATGAATGCTCTACATATTTCAGTACAGTTCTCCATAGAATAATCAAAGTCATTGGTTTCTTTCCAACGAGAATTCTCCATATCAAACCATATTCTCTCACAAGAAACCCCATTTTGCTCTAAAGTCTCTTTAACAAACCTAGCTTCTTCTCTTGCTTGCCATGGATCTAATGCTTCAGAAAAGTGATATACAGATACTCTCATACCTGCTTCTTTTGCATAATTAAGATTAGAGAGTAGATCTTCATCCATTGTATGAGAACCAAATCCTAATCTAATAATAGCAAACGTATAACCATTATCTACTAGATTATAGAAATCTTGCTGAGTCATAGAGTTATGCTCACTGACATCTACACCTTTAATCATTATTAGTCACCTCCTATAAAGTATTGCCATAAAACACTAATCACACTTTACTCACCTATTTCTATATTATAATAAATTTTAGAACGTTTTTCTTTTTTAATAAATACTGGTCTAAATGCTGTCGGAATATAAATAGCATCTTCATCATTAGTCAGCAAACTTCTTTTATTTTTAGGTTGCCATCCTTCACAAGATTGTCTATTTTTGTAATCTGCATTTTCACCAGTACCCAGAGCATTTAATCTAGTGGCTATTAATACTTTATTGCTAGAATTTACCTCATCTACCCATTCTCCAAAGTGAGCAGCATATGGAAATTCTTCATTTTCATTATTCCATACAGTAGAAATTGGATTGGTTTTTATATAAGTTTCATATTCAGTTTTAGTTATAAGATGTATTTTCTTTTCTAAACCAATATATCCTGCCTGTTGTATCTCATCATAAGTGCACAATAGACAAACAGGTCTATCAGCAATATAAATATCTCCACAGTCTATAGCATAAAACCATCCTTCTCTATTCATTATAGATGCTGAGTTATTTAGTATATATTCACCAAAGATACCTCCCCATAAAGATATACCTTGTTTATTTTTAGTACTCAATACATACCAATCCCAAACTCTTATAACATTTCCATTGCCGTTATAACTATATAAATCTACATATTTAGTATCTGTATTAGGATTGGAATTAATATTATCATAAATATATTTTAATTCTAAATTATCACTTATATTAGATGGAGCTCTGGAGAATGTACCTATAGGATTTTGCGCTGTACCAGGAGTATAGAGCATTTTAATACATTCATAACCAGCATTTTGTATTGCAGATAAACTCATACAGTCATCACCTCCATGTGATGACTAGCCTCCATCATATATATATATATATATATATATATATATCATTCTTACTTAAACTCATTTTAATCACCCAACTTCAAATTTGTAGTTACAAAACTGCCTAAGTCTCCCTTATACCAATCAAAGGATTTTACTTTACCGTTAAAAATCTGAGAAGGTATGCTTCCTACTGTTACTCGTCTATATAAAAATCCAGGAGCAATAGTTCCAGAAAAATCAAAAATAAAATTTTCTGTTAAGTTCATATTACCAATATATTTATTATCTACCCACAATTTTATTTCATCTTGATGCTTTAAAATTGTATATCTATGGTATTGAGTATAATCAATTATATATTCATAAGCAATATTGTCTATGTTTCTCCAGATATTTTCAGAAGATGAATATACTTGTATATGTGGAGTATATGACTCGGATAATGCAATAGCTAATTGTGTTTTATAATTTGGATAAGAGGTACTAACGGCCAAACCAACCATGCACATAATATCATTATTTTCATAAGAAATATCAGGATCAATGGCAATAGTAAATTGCATTAACCAATCATCAGTACCACAATTTAGTCTAAAATTATTAGATTCATTGTTTGGGAGATTATATCTATAATTATTATTAGTATTAAGATCTAGAACAGGGACTCCATCTTCCATTATGACTGGATAAATATTTCCCCCCCCCCCCAAGGTTTACATAATTAAGATCTTCTCCAGTTACCTTGTCATATGCTCTTTGGTTTTCATAATCTAAACCAAGAGAAAATACTCTCTCCATATAATCACCTATTCTTATATTAACTAAAAAAAATATAAGGGGAATCAACTCCTTATATTTAAGTCTCGTATTTTAATCCCATAGGTTCTCAAACCATTTAGCAAATAACATCTTTCCTTCTGTTATTTTATCCTGATATTGATTCTCTTCATATTTAACTCTAATAATATCATATACTTCTTCCATAGGAGGTCTATTAGTTTTACTATTGAAAAACTCTTCTAATGTTTCTCCTGGAAGTTGGGGATATTTCTCATGATAATCACTAATCATTTTTCTATATGGAGAATCTGGATAATTTTTGGAAATCTGATCAAATGAATATATCATCTTATCTAATATCTCATGCCATTTCTTAGTACACTCTTCATCTATTATTTTATATTGTTCGTCAGTCATGGACCCTTCCTTAAATCCATAATTCTTACATATTTCCATATGTAACTCACCAGGCACTGAATTAACATTATATTTCTTAAATGCTTTTAAGTCTGTAGTGATCTCTTTTGCTAAATAAGAGAATAAGTCCCATGCCCTCCTTTTCTTATATTTTCTTCCGTATTTCTGTTTAATCCTTCCACTCTGTACCATGATTTTCCCCTCCAGATTTGATTTTATAGTAATAATCATCTATTTGTTTTTTCTGATAGTCTTTATATACGTTAAATAGATATACCATAAAGTATATCATGAATCCTTCTGGAATTATCATTACAGCACCCCAAAAGATATCTTTATTATCAGTACACCATCCAGTATAGTTTACTATTTTCATATTAATAAAAATTACTAACCATAAACAACCAACACCTGCTACAAAACCTAATTCTTCTCCCCAATCTTGTATTATTCTTTTAATAAAATACTTAATCATCTAATTCATCCCTATCTATAAATTTAGATTTTCCATTCTCATCTATTACAACTAAATCAGATATTTCTAAAACTTGGCCATCTATAAGATAACCAGATACCTTTCCCCAAATACCATGTTTCCATTCTTTTGCTTGTTCTTTAAATTCTGGTTTTATTGGTAAAGGTCTACGTTGATGAAAATCTGCATGACCATCTTCTAAATGATTAAATTCCCATACTGTTTTAATTTCTTCACATCCAACTAGTTCTTGTGTATGCTTGTACCATAAAGTTATTTCCTTAAATTCTCCATGTATCATTTTATCTCACCTCATATAAAACATAAGATACACCTAATTCAAAATTTCTATAATTTCCATGTGTAAATTTAATTTGATCTATAATTCCTGAATCATCTTTAAATAATATACCAGTGTTCAAATAGAAGTGATGTTCTGGCCAATCACTTTCTCTATATCCAAAAGCCACTCCTTTTCCAGGTTTGCAAGGAATTTGATTAAAATTGCTAGCATTATGATGAATAAATGTTGGAGTGCAGATATATTCACAACCTTTCTTTTTCACGTTGAAATGAATAGTAATTGGAAATGCCATTTTCTTTTTCCTCCTAAATATTATTGATAAAATACCAGTAGGAGTTTTCCTCCTACTGGTTCTTATATATAATATATCACTGATTTTTATTTATCAATTTCAGCTTCTCTATAGTCTCTTGGTCTATAGTGAGTTTACCGATATCTAATTCTGGTACTGTTGTTTCATCTCTTATATTAAGAGGTTTAACAAATTCTACTACAGTCTTAAGAGGACTATTTTCTTTAGCTTCTTTTACCTGAGCTTCTAACTTCTCTCTATATGTATCTGGTTCTTGGAAATTCCATGTACTAAAGTAACCATTCTGATCAAACTTAGTAAATGGAGTTAAGTTAGATGAAGAACCAACAGAAGATGCAGAAGACTCAGATAATCCCATGATTCCTATATGAGATTCATTTAGATACAAATAGCAATCAGGGAGAGACTGTGAAGTACCATCAGAGATACCAGATACACCTTGATTAGTCTCTTTAGTAGCAACAAAACAATCTACGTCAGATACCATATCATGGAAGTTAGATAGGCTAGACTTAGCAAGTTCATTAATTATATACAATGGATCTATTGTAAGTCTCTTCTTAATCTGTTTAAGAGTTACTCTATCTCCCATATCAGATAATGCATAGATTGCTTTAGAGATTTTTGGAGCAAGCATAGCAGGAATGTATTCCTCACATCTTATTCTCTTAAGTCTCATATCTAAGTTATTCTTCAGATAGAGAGAATCATACTCATAGAGCATCCATCTAAAGATACAGAAGATATCTTTCTTATCTACTTCAGGAAGATAAATAGTCTCTTGAGTAATCTTATCATAGATAAGAGAAAGCGAACTCAATACAGATATACCCTTATCATATGGAGTAGCTAAGTTAAAATGCCTTCCTAAGAGATATATCCATGCTTGTCTTCCAAGTATATCTGGGAATACAGCAGTCTTCTTAGTAAACTCAATACACAAAGCATTGATTACATGTTGTGCTACTTGATTTACTTTTAAGAAATCTTTAGGACAACTGATATACATTCCTGCAGTCTTTCTAGGACAGAATGTATAGTAGTAATCATTCTGAGGATCATATGTAGTCAAGATTATGAATCCATCTAATCCCAAGAATTGTATAGTAGGAATGAATCCCATCTTAGCAAAGAGATATACTACTACAGGTACAGACTTCTTAAACAAATCTGCATCATATGAAGTTAATGCTACATCTTCTCCCTGAGTAGTTGTTCTCACATCAGTGTGTCTAAAGATACGAATAGCATTGAAGATAGTCTTCATTGTTACCATTGTATGCTTAGATGTAGAAGTAGCATTGTTGTAAGTAGACTCTACTAACTGAAACATAAGAGTTCTCTGATTATCATTGATATTCACAAAGAACTTATTTACTATTCTAGGAATAGCAAAGATCTGCTCATATCTATCTACACCTTCATAAGTTTCAAACTTATAAGTCAATGTAAGAAGTTTAAGATCTGTTGGCTTAAGATCAATATATTCATATCTATTATCCATAGCTGCTTTGATCTTAGCAGATCTCTTCAATACAGCATCAAGATACTTCCCTAAGATCTGTTGACACTGTTTATAGTCATCTATCACTTCAAAGTTTTCTATCTCTAAAGTGAAGTAACCATCAATTCCCATTTTACGTTGACAGGATAAGAGCATAAGTTCCAAATAATAGATAATCTTATCAGAAGATCTGGTAAAGATTTCTTCATTAAATGGTTCTATCTGAGTCTTATTGAACTCATGTATGAATTGTCTCTGATCCATTCTACTTCCTCCTGATATTACTCATTAATCTTAGCTGTTAATTCTTCTCCTATAGGATTAACTGCACCAGGTTTATCTTTAATACTCATAGTTATATCCATATCAAAGATAGTAGCAAGTTTCTTAAGCTTACCAAATGTAATAGAATCTCCCTGAATAACTCTTACGTCATTAGAATAATCAGATAAGAATCTAGGTTTATATGCCAAAATATCTATACTCTTCTTATTCAATGCTTCTTTGAATATCTGCATTTCAGGAGTATCTGTATCTCTAACTGCTACATTGTAGATATTGTCTTTAGAGATCAGTACATTTCTTTCAGCTTCTTCAAGCTTTGCTATCTGTTGTATTCTTTCTTTAAATCCTCCTGCTTGAGGTTTCTCAAAGTCAATGATATTCTCTGCCTTGTATTCTTCCTTATTAGGAAAATTATCTGGATTTGAATATCTCAATACAGGACCATAGTCTGTCATTCCCATATTATCCTTACTATATCTATTTACTACTGGATATACATATCCATCTCCAGGATCAACAGCAGTATCAGATGCTAATTCTTCAGTCATCTGTCTATCATATTGAGCTCTTCTAATATATTCTTTCTCATCTATGACATCATAGATTTTGTTCCCAATACTAATCTTTTTCATATTACTCTCCTCCTATTACTTCTTACTATACTCAAATAGAACAAGCATTCCAACCATTCCACCAAATAATGCAATAATATATGCCCAAACTTCTACTTTCTCTTTCAATGTCACTTTCTTTTCGGTTGCCATTCTATTTCTTCCTTTTCAAAAAATATACCAAAAATTTCATTAGATTATATTGAGATAAGCCCCGTAGAGCTTATCTCAGATATAATCTAATATAAGTCTACTTGCTTATTAGCATACTACTATACTGGTACAGCTACTTTCATACCATTTTTAGTTACTATCTTCGTTTGAACAAACTCTCCAAAAGGTCTTGTTCTTACTGGCAATGCTGATAATTTATCAAACATCTCTTTTGTCGTTGGAGTAAATTCTACTACAGGTTTTAATGTTTTAGCCTGTACATACGGATTAGAACCAACAGTTACAGGAATTTCATGTTCAGGCATAAACGGATTCTTACTCATTATGCATTCTCCTTATCATCTTTAACATGCTGCTTAAGTTTGGCATCCGGTTCGATACCAATAGCAACATCAGTACCATCAGCACGAGCAGTCATCACACAATAGTTGGTGATATCCAGCTGAGGATCAATGGTAACATTTGCTTTCATATAATCACGAATGATATCAAATACAGTCGTGATCAATTCATTCGGAGAACCATCATTTTGCACAGTCTTATCGTCATTATCCATAAAAGTATATCTCATGCCATAAGACTTAAATGCTGCATCTACCAAACACTTATCTGCTTCCTGAGATTCAGGGATCTTATAGACAGTTGTATTAGTAGTGTCAATGTCACTTTCTTTGAACGTATAATTCAAGGACCAAGAACCTTCCTCGGACTCTGCTTCCTTATCGAATTCTACGCTAGCACCAAAATGGAAACCACCATTCTTATCCAAGATAACCACTGCTACTGGGTTATCTTTGGATTTCTTCTTACCAAGGAAATCTGCCATACCTTCCAAGGTGGAGAAAATGATAGATGCAGTTGTATTATCGTCCCAACGATAAGTACGAATCTGCGTCATTTCCTTCATAACGTTTTCATAGATGCTGGATTCGAGTAAGTTTTTCATAAAAAATTACCTCCTAATACTTAAATACTCTTATCGTAATCTGAGATTACTCTCAGAATTACACTATTATAGTATATGCCTGAAAAATTGTTTACCAAGACAACCCAAATTAGTTGTCTTAAATTTTAGTCTCAGAATTTGTAAGTTTTGATATCGTATCTTCGACTATAGCTTGATCTACAATAGTAGGATATACATCTTTAGGCATATGAGTATAATCTACAGCTACTGGTTTTCCAGTTATCTTACTCATCTTATTACTCAATATCTTAAAGACTCTATCTACTTTAGTAGACTTAAACCCAATATAAGGAACTACTAAGAACATTATATCATTAGTTACATTAGGTTTGATTTCAAATCCTAACTTCTCTAATTGTTGTTCTACTGATGGATCTCTAAATCCAGTAAATACTACTTGTCTAGGTCTTTCTTGTTGGTTTCCTAGAAGTGGAGTATAAACTACATTCAATGTAGAGAATAGAAGTTTCAATTCATCTATAAAGAATGGTAGTTCTTGTAGTATAGTTTGTACAGATTTAGGACCAATACCTTTAATACCAGATAAACATTGTATCTCTTCAGGAATACACATTAGCAATCTTTGAATCTCATAGTGCTGTAATATAGTTTTCCAAGTAGCAATTGCTATATTAGAGAATCCTACAGAACCAATTATTCTATAATCTGGATATGGAGTAGTTTTAAGCTCTTCTATTCTTTGGAATAGTTTACTTGCTATAACATCTCCACCTAATATAGCTTTTACTTTATCATATTCTAGAGAGAATAGTTTAGTAATATTTGTAATGTTTAGAGCTTTAACTGTAGCATCTGAAAAGTCTCTTATATTCATCTTAGCTAAGAAATTAGCAACTCTAGCAATACATCTTTCTGGACAAGCTATATTCAGACAATATGCTGTATCTCCAGAATCAGATTCATAAAGAGGTTGACCACAGCTAGGACAAACATTAGGAAATTCTTCATATTGTCCTAACATTACTCCAGGATCTTGCATCTCTGCTGGTAATTTGTGTAGATAGACTATGACATCATTGTTTAGAGTGAGTTTAACTTTCTCTCCTCTTTTGAGCCTAAGATTGTTAAACCTCTTTAAACTATGAACAGTAGTCTTATTATGTATAGCTCCAAAGAATTCTACTGGTTCAAAATGAGCCATTGGTACTATAACACCAGATTGTCCTACAGAAAAGCTATAACCAGTAAATGCACTATATCTTACTGCTGGATTAAATTTGATAGCTATAGCATATCTAGGAATGGAATTCAGTTTACCTAAGTTCTTTCTTATAGAAGTCTGAGCATACTCTACCACTACACCATCATATGCAAATGGCATAAAGTCTCTTATATATTCAGCTTCTCTAACAAAGTTATTCAATTGGAATAATACAGATGTATAGTCTCCATGAATATAGGTCCACTTAAGATCTATTCCCTTATTAAAGAACTGATTTAAAAAGTTTATCTCATCTATTCTTTCAAATCCACCCATACCAAATGTTTCATTAAAATCATTATGAAATAATCCTAGTGTAGATTCTAGTGGAACTGGACTGAGATAATCTCTAAACTGTCTAGCATCTAGTCTACCAATAACTCCTATTACTGCATTTCTCTTATTGGCATACTTTACACCAGTGGCATATTCAAGTCTTTGTTTGTTATACTCTGTTATGATATACTCAAACTTGACCCCTATACCAGATTTATCAGTCTTAAATCTACCAGTAGCTCTTTCAAACTGCATACCACCAAACAATGGAGTCAAATCTCTTGCTTCATTATTCAGCATATCTCCTCTAGAACATGAAGATACTATGGTATCATCTACTATGGTATTCTCTACAGAGATTCCATCATACTTAAGCGATACAATTAGATGTATATCATTTGGATTTACAAATCCTTGTTGTATATGCTTAGCTAAGAAATCTCTTTCAAATATCATAACACTATTATCATCATATCTTCCATCTGCTCTAGCTTCATTATCAAGAGTATACTTACACTTGTCTAATGTTCCACATAGACTATGTTCATGAGATCTATTTCTAGCTCCTTTCTCTATCATCTGTGAATCTGGATGAATAGTAAAGTCAGATTCTAGTGGAGTTGGATTGGTAGCAAAGATATCAAAATATTGCATACTCTGTCTGTTATCTACAAAAGATACTACTTGTTTCAATTCTTGTTTAGGTTCTTCTTCAGCAAATCCTGTAGATTGTTGGAAGTTATTAAAGATAACATTAGGAGCTCCTATAGGAGTTTGAATACCAACATTCTTCATTAATACTACTAATCTATCATACAGTTCATCATCTAAGATTAGATATCCGTTGGTATTGTTATTATACAACAGATTGGATATCTTTAAGATAGTTAACAGGTTTTGTACTTGATTAGTCTGTATACCATTCTGAAGAGTATAGTTTACTAGATTAACCATGTCTTGTACTTCGCTTGGGTATATCCTTGGATCACCATTTAGCAATCTTTGATATACCAATTCAATTTGCGTAGTCAAAAAATCACCTCATTCTGTATACTACAATGAAAGAGTAGGAGATCACTCTCCTACTCTTCATGTTTATAGTATATATTTATTTTACAAATTAGTATATCCAACTAGTATCACGTTTAGCATTAGGAATATAATCTCTAATAGTTTCTTCTTGTAATGGATTTTGTCCTGCTCTTTCATCTAAAGAAACAAATTTAACAGGATGATCAAGACCATCATCATACTCTATTTCATCTTCATCATAACCAGTCTCTTCATTCCATCTTTGTTTAATAGCTTGACCATTCTGCTTTAAAAGTATCTGTTTTTCTATCTCTCTAATACAAATAGATACAAAATTGATAAACAAGTTATGTAGTCTTACATTGCATATCAAAGTATCTATGATATCTTGTTTTGTTATTTCAGGAGTACGGTATGGATTTAATGATTTTCTAACTTCTACAACTCTCATAATCTCATCATATATATTTATACCAGATTCTTGTAATGCATCTTGGAAACCATTAAACAGCTTCTCAAATACTGCATCCAGATTTGTTTCTTCAGTAAGGATAGCAAATTTATTTACATGGGAGAATATAACTTGGTGATTGAAGTTATATGCTTGCTGTGTAACAAATTTGATATTGGAATTATCATACATGAATTTAGATGTTGTATTCAAGATAGGAACTTTGGATATCTGCTCTTGAGTAGCAGTCTGCTGGAAATGAGGAATGATATCCATGAACAAAGCTTCTCTAAAAGCTTGAGCTTTTGGACTTCTCATTCTATTTACTATCATAAATATAACTCTATCAAGAATGAATTCTGGAAGAATATGGTCATATTCCGAAGGGCGTCTATCTAATTTCCCGTCATAGTGAGAAATTAATTTCCCATCATGATCCGAAATTAATTTCGGATCGTAATCCGAAATTGCCTTCGACTCATGTGTCGAAGGTTCACAGTAATTAGCAAAAGGTGTTTGATCTTGAGATATAGCATATTCTGGAGTTAAAGTAATACCGATATCTTGAATTATAGAATGTATTCTTTCTGAACCTAATACTTCTATAAAAGCATTACCAAATTTTCTTATCATCAGATATTTTCTATTATTTTTAATTTCTACAAATCCTAACATACCAATTGCATCTCTAGTATAAATGTAAGTATATGGTACACCTCCTTTATAAATACAAAATCCTCTAACTCCATTAATGTTTCTCACTTCTACGTTCATTATAATTCCTCCTTATAATATAAAACTAGAGTAGGAGATTTCTCTCCTACTCTATATTGTCACTTATCTTGTCAACTTCAAATCTTTAAGTTTCTTCTTATAGTCTTCCCATTCTTTATTGTCTCTGGCAACACCAGGAACAAACTCTACTACATCTTTCAGCTTCTCTTGTCTCTTCGGATCATAGAGATCTTTCTGCTGTTTGATGTAATCATATACAGGAGAAGATTTAGAATAGTCCAATTTTCTATTAAGATAATCCTCATAGTATGGATCTTTCATAAGTTCTTCTCTAGTAAAGTGATTAAATAGATTGTCAGTTACCAATTTCTGAGGTCTAGGACTAAATCTTACTACTTCTCTTCTTACTGGAGCAAGTCTATATTTCTTCAGTTTGATGAATCTAAACTTACAACCAAGAGTCTTAAGATATGCTTGAGCAATATCAGCAGACTGAGAAGTAGCATCTTCATCTACATCAATATTGAACTCGAAAGGATCTCCTGTTAAGAGTTTCTGATGTTTTCTTCTTGCTTGTGGTGAAGCAGAGGTAATAAGGAACTCTGTAAGGAAATAATCTATTCCTAAATGAGCAGTTAATGTAGAAGATTCCATTTCACCAAAGATTCGTACAGGTGTAGACGGGAATCTAGCATTATGAGTCTTGCTTAATCTAGACTTAGAGTTTTCATTACGGATATTAGTAGATGCTAAAGATACAGCAGAGAATTTCTCTTCTGCTAACTGTTTTAATCTAAAGATATACTTATATCCTATAACTACTGGTCTTCTAGTATGAACCATACGATAGTTCCCATTAGAGTCTTTCTGAGGAACACATACAGGACAATACTTGTTGATGAATGGGAAAGCATGATACAACTCTCTTACTTTATCTATACTCATCTTAGAAGATATTGGTTTCATAGAGAGCATTATATATCCATCATGAAGCATCTTCTCTATAAACAAATCTCTATTGAACTGTTCGTCATCCATTTCACATTCAGATGGAGAATCAATTCTATAGTCTGGTTTGCCGTAAGAGAATTTATACATAGTGGACAACATTTGAGCTTGCTCAGGATTCAGCATATTGATATATTTATGAATCAGAGCAAATGCATCATCATAGGTAAGATTGTTCTGCAAGATATACTGCAAGATCTGCCAACCAATATAAGTTATTGAAGTCTCAAACAACTGACCGTCATTAAGTCGATTGATACATGTATTCATAGAATACAATACATCTACTGGTACCCATTTACCATTCTTAAGATAATGAGGCATCATATTATCTGGCAATACAGTAGATATACAACCTTTACCACCATATCTATCTGTAATCTTATCACCCTGATGGAGAGGTTTGGTATGAAGAACATACACATCCATGATGATATTAGAGAATACCTTATCATAGATATACTGAGTTCCATTTGCTACAGATTCAGATCTATAATACATCTTCTGAAGATCATAGCTCATTTTAATACCAGTTTCTTCTCCAGTTTCAGTAAATAAGAATGGTTTAATAGCTGCTACGAAATCATTAGCAAATCTAACAGTCTCATCATAATATCTCTTAATCTGATTATTGTACATAGACGTTTGTAACTTCTCAGGATTATTACAAAATACATCTATATCAATAACAGTACCATTATCGCAGATGAATGGTTTATCATTCATCATCAGCTCTTTCAATCTATCCCAAGACTGAGAGAATAAGGCTTCCTCATCTTTCAACTCTCTTCTTAATGCACATAATATAGATTGTTTGATGCTTTCCCCAATATCTGGGAAAGTCTTGTATTGTTTTCCTTCACCATAGAGATTCAAGAGAATATCATTATCATTGATTCTGATTTCCAGTTTATCAATTAAAGGACATTCAAATCTCTTAGCAGCAGATTCAGATATAACAATTGGATCTTCCTTAACATGTTCACATGCAATATACATGGTAGTCAAGTTTAACCCTTCTGCTTTGTTATTGAATCTATCAAACGATATAGGTTTTTGAAGAACATCATCTTTATGAACTATTGATCCAGTTATTAAGTTATCTAAATATGCATTGTCATACAGATATCCATAGAACTCAGATACATGCTTATATGATACTCTCTCTATACAATCAAGATATCCATTATCTTTATCATATAAGATAACCCAATAGTGATAATTTGGTAAAGTAGAAAACTTGGGTATTTTAGTTACAACTTGATAGTTTCTATCAGCAGTAATGAAGTTAGATGATTCTTCTGCTAATTTGTTTTCATATCCAGTAGATATGATAGGAGCTTCAGCATTAAGCAATTGGGTTGCTTGTTCCATCTGAGTTCCTTGCATTATCTTTCTTGGTCCAGAGTTGGTATTGTTGAATGGCTGTTTTAACCCTTTACAAAGTATCAACTCAGGTTCTGGATACTTCTCTGATATCTTCTCTATTTCTTTAGATAGATTCAAAGTCGTTTGTTTCATATTACTTCTCCTTCTCTAACAAAAGAAAAAAAGTATACCGATTAAGGTATACTTTATTATTGTGCTTGACTCCCTAACGGAAATCAATCACCATAGATTTTTGCTCCCTCCACATTCTTTATGAAATTAAACTTCTTGTATACTCCAGTGAAATAGATTCTAAAAAGTTCTTCTATAGCATCATCATCTATATTTACCTCTTTCTTAGAACACAGATTCTTCAGATTGATTTCTACAGGCATATCACATACTTCAATCATATCCAATGTCAGTTTTCTAAGAGTTTTAATAGAATCTATAAGAGAAGTATAATTTACTTGGTCTTCATTACCAACACAGACAAACAGAACTATAGAACTGTCATCTATATCATGTACTACAACCAGATAGTTTGAATTCTGCTCCTCTACATTATTTCTCTCATAGTCTGAAAGTTTCTCCAGTCCAGTATAATAGTTTTGCCAATAATAAGTATCATCTAACAATGATTTGATGTCTTTATTGGTAGCTAAAACTATTCTTCCAATCTCTTCATTTCTCATATCTATTTCTCCTTTATGATATATTAAGAGCTGGAAGTATAGTCTTCCAGCTCTCATTATGATAATATATACCTGAAAATAGATTTAGACTTCAAACAGACCAGGAATAGCAAGAATGTCATCTGCAGCTTGAGAAACAGAGTAATTAGTTTGCTGAGATTTCATAACTGTAGATTTTAAGTAAGGCATAACTTGACTCATAAAAGCTGCTTTGAAATCTGGATTAGTTGTTACTTTCTCTTTGAAATTACCAAGAGAGAACTTAAAGTTCTTTTCTGGATCTACTGCTAAAGATGCTCCACCACCATAAAGCAGTTTATTATATTTCATAGTTTCTAAGAGAGAAAGCCAAGGATCAAATCCATTAGCAAAATCAAACACCATTCTAGTAGGAGTTTTAATACCCGAAGAACGTGATTTTACTAGAGAAGCTTCTACAATATGACCAGCAACATGATATCCTTCTTCTTGTTTTAGTTTACCAGCATTATCTAAACGAACAATGTTGTTTGCTAAGAATGTAGCAGTTCTTCCTTTAGGAATGCGTTCACCTTGTTTTAAATATGGAACAGGATTTTTCTTAGGCATCATTGTCATTTGCACATCTTCTAGTATATGATTTATACCAAAGAGAATAATGTTAGCAGCACCAAGAAGAGGAATAATCATCTTAAATACATTAGAAGCAATCAAAGCAGAAGCAGCACCAGATGCTTTGCCTTTCATATCTTCATCTTCGATAAAATCTTTAGGCATAAGCATAGCAATAGAATCTATGATATATATTGTAGGTTCTAATTTAAGAATAGGTTGTCCTAAGAAATCTCTTCTACCAGTATCATACATGAAATCAGAAGCATTCTGTAATTTCATATCATGGATTTGTCTTATTCTCTGATATATAGATTCTACTGTGATATTAGTATTTCTGATGATATATCTTTTATTGTACTCATCCATAGAAAATCCAGACAATTGTAAACGTCTAGATTGATTTAGACCTTTAGATTCTAGCTGATCTTCAAATATAGTAGTTGTTTGAAATCTTCTAGCTATGTTAGCAGCGATTTGACAAACAAGAGTAGATTTGCCCACTCCAGTGTTGGCAATAAATGACACATATGATCCATCAGTAATACCAAGATCGTAATAATCATGTAGCGTTCCATCTTCTAATCGCTCCGTTGCAATATATCCATTAAGGTAATCAAAATTAAGAAATCCAGTAGGATATGAAATATCTGCTATAGCTTCACCACTCATATCCCATCCCATTTTAGCAACCTTTTGTCTAAACATATCTGCCAATAACGAATTAGCCATTATACCACTCCTCATATTAAAGATACTACTACCTATAATAGGTTGTCTTATAGATTTTGAAAAAAGAAAAAGTAAGTACACAAAGTACTTACTTATCTAAATCCAGAACTGTTAAAACAGTTCTGGTTTTCTTTTTTTCAAGTCATTAAATTTCTTAATAAACTTAGACTTGTTTGCTCTAGTTTTCTTTACTATCTTTTTAAATGTTTCATAAGAGTCTATCTCTATATACTGACAATCTTGAACATTATAACATGCTTCTCCTATACAGAGTTCATAATTGTTAGTAGAAATAAGGATATAAAGATCTATATCAGTAAGCTTATCTATCAATTGACTATGTAAGAAATCTTTTACCTCTTCAATGTAATCTATAGATAAGCCACTGTCTATGGCATCTAAAAGAATCCATAATTCTCCCTTTTCTTTATTCCTTTTAACAAATGATCCTAACTTTTGAGCCATTGTTCCTATATTGATAATAATGTTTTCTCCTTCAGAGGAGGTAATTTGTTCTGCCAATAAATTTAAATTACCATAGAATAACGCAGATTCTCTAGCAGTATTTCCACCCTCTGTAAGATTACTATATTTAAACACAGGAATATCATTCTCTTTAAGAATATCTTGAATATAACTAAAAGCTGTAGATTTACCACTACCATTACATCCAACCAATACAGATATTCCTGGTTTGAATGATAGAAATGCTCTCTTATATACTTGCAATCCTGTCTCATGAGGACATCTACCAAGTTTGAAAGATCTATACTTAGATCCATCTTCTTGTACAACCAACTCAGTTCTACTTGGTTTCTTCTTTTCCTTCATTTCTTTTTCTTCTTTAGGTTCTATCTCTTCTACCTCTTCTTCAAACCCTACTTTTACAGTTGTACCAGTAGATTCTGGAACATAGTTAAAGAAAGAATCATGTTCTTCTCTCATTCTAATCACCTCTAATAGATAGTATATATTTCAAAAATTTAACCACTGAGAGATATACTCTCAGTGGTTTGTGTGATGTGTGTTAATTATGGTTTAATTATTTAGTTCTTTTCTCAATCTTTCAAAAAGATCATTTCATAATTCATTAGTTACTGTATTAGTGAATTTAGAAGTTTTATCTACTTTCACTTTCTTATTAGCAGTGGAGAATGAATTAAAGAAACTGTCTTTTGCTTTCTTAATATCTTCTACAGATTCTTTAGGAGTAGAGAAGTCATCTACATCATCCATACTAAAGTTCAGTTTGTTTCCTAAGGAAGTATCAAACTTATCTCTAGAAGAGAAAAACTTATCAGAGTTGAGATCAATATGTTCCATCTGTTTCTTATAGGAATCATAAGTCTTCTTAATATAATCTATAGGAAGTTTCATACCAGATACTATAATATGGATGAATTCATCCTCTCCAGTATCCTGAATATGAGTAAAGAATTCATATGGGTTACCATATGCTTTTCTTAATACCTTAAACTCTTCATCTACAAAAGCTCTATTTTTCTTGGTGATATTCATAATAACACCAATTCTCATAGCTCCTACTTCAGTCTCAAGAGACTTAGAACATTCTACCATATCTTCAAGCATAGCATCGAAATCTTCTGGTGCTTTAAGCTTATTGATTCCATAGTATTCTACAGTCATATATCCTGGAGTATTGGTAAGCTTATAGAGATCTCTATCATCTATATTCTTATCAGAAGGAACTATATGATTACCTAAGAGAATAGATACTTTTTGAGAGAATTCCTTATTAGCTAAAGCTTCTGCTTCTGCTCTAGTCATAGAACCAGATTCTAAGAATTTCTTATTAGATATAGCTTCTACTATATAATCTTCGCTAAGTTCATTGAAGATATCCACAGTATTCTTCAATCCTCTGACATCATCCTCAAAGCCAGTTATGATGAAAATGTGAATATTCTTAATCATCAATACTTGTTTACAATACTTAGCAAGCATTAACGTAGCACCAGAACCAGTTCCACCTTCAGACGAAGTAACAAAGATGATTGTCTTAGTATCAGGATCGACATACTTATCAATATCAATTTCTTTATTACCCATAGAATCGTATAACATCTTAGCTGCCAATTGTCTTTCTTTACCACAACCTTTAATATTACCAAATTCTATAGCATACTCCTTATACTTCTCAGGAATATCCTTAAGAGTGGAATTGAGCAATAGAATATCTTTATCTATTACTGTTCCATCTTCCAAACACTGTATTGCTGCCTTATTACCACATGCACCAATACCAATAATTTTTACTCTCGACATTATATTTCCTCCTTTTATATAACATACTTTGTTGTCTATCCCTTCCTAGAAAAGAAAAAGAGAACCAAGATAGGTTCTCTTTTCTTATCAGATTACTGCTAATCCATGATTAGCAATACTCTGAATTTCATTACTCCAATCTGCACTAGATGCATATCCTGCATTGTGCATCTGTGTTAAGGTTCTGTATCCATTGTCATAGAAGTTAGATTTAATCCATTTAGCTCCATTGATAATCCCTTCATCAACAGAATCTCCCATGACATCAGCTCTTCCTGGATTGGAATCTACTGCATTGATTCCAAAGAAGTTATTGCGAGTTCTTGCTAAATATGAATTACCATATGCAGACTCACATGCAGCATGAGCAAATAAATACACTGGATTCAATCCAGTCTCTTGTGCTGCTTTAACGAATACGTATCCCTTATTTTTAAATCTACTTCCACCACATTTGGAATCATAGTAATCTATAATTTTATCCATATCTTCTACAGATATATTTACATATGTTCCCAGATCCATGTCTCCATGAATACCTGTAGATTTCAAAAGTAGAATGTTATTCTTCTGAACTTTCTGTTCAGCTTTCTTCTTAAATGTGATTTGCAATGCCTGATTCTGACGTTCTTGTGTATTTCTAACATCTTTAAGCATTGCTAATACTTCCCTATTAGCTTCTCTACTCTCTTTCAACTCATCATGCATAGTATCGACCTGTTTTTGCATGTCTGCTATCTTATACAAAGAATAGCAGTTTACACCAACACTCGCTACTAGGATCAGGCTTAGTACCTTTACCGTTTTCTTAGCTTTCTGTACCTGGGCACTGAATTTTTCATGATTATTTAACATCAAACCATCCTTTCGGGCAGATAACAAGACGAAATAAGAGGTCTCTATACCACTTAAGGTATAGAGAGTTTAAACTCTTATTCGTCGCGACGATAGTGATATGAATTATCACCTTAAAGAAGAATGAGTTACCTATTATTCTTCTTAGCTTGCTCAGAGAGTTGTTTCTGTCTCTCCTGCATAGCTCTTATGGCTTCTTGGTCTTTCTTGTTGGTTACTTCTCCAACACCAAGACCAAAATTACCTTGCTCTGTAAGTGAACAAAGCACTTCTTCATCAGGCATTGGAATCGCCTCCTTTTCATATTAAACCATTTACACACATCACTATTATAATATATGTATGAAAATGAGTTTAGTTTTAAGTTGTTTTTAAATTATCTATCAATAATTTATAAGGAGGAGCAAATGAATTTATTCCTATAGCGAATTTGAAATTTCTTATATAAGAATAAATTTCTCCTCCTCCACCTTTACCATTCAAATAAAAATTACTTTGATTACCCATAGAACCTAAACTATTTTTAAGTTCTCCATCTAAATAAAATTCAGTCTTACCTGAAGATCCTTTGATTGTAAATGTATGCCATTGGTGATATAAAATGTTATTAGCATCAGCTCCAGAGAAATTATAAATAACTGTAACTCCTCTATTGCTAATTACTGATACGGCTGCAGTAGGAGAATCTCCACCATCGCCATTATGAGTACCAAATGCAAACATGTTAAACCAATCTGCATAAGATGTATCATTCAAATAGTAATCAAATTGTATAATCCAATCTCCAGATAAATTCATTGAATAATTTCTTTTAGATAATAAACCTGAAGCATTCCATGCATTCATATTAGAATCAAATGAACCTCTAATAGTATTAAAATTGGTTTTATTAGCTGACACTGATTGGTTTGTTGTAATTCCATCAATCCATGGGTAATCCATTATTATAAATTCACTAGATTTTGCCAATTATATCACCAACTTTATATGTTCAATTAATTTTAAACATTGGTCTAAAAACATAACAAGTACTACTTGTTGCAGTTTTGCTTTGATTTCCTACAGTTACTAAATTTCTATAATTATTATCTCTATTTCTTGCATATATAGACATACTAGTTCCTGTATTATTTTGAGATATATCTCCACCATCTACAGTACCATTGTTAAAATAATTTGGAAGGCCATAACCACCATAATTCCAATAATCATACCAAATCTTACTATTAATTTTTCCTAAATCTGGTTTAAACATATATGTTCTAAAATGTTTTATAGAAAGGGAACAAATAATTGTATTACTTCTATTGGTATCTTCTGACTTTAAAGTTTTTAATTCAGCTTGAGCTTGAGATATAATATTTTCTAGTTCAATTATTCTTTCTTGCTTAGTGGTGGTATTACTCATTTGAGCACACCTCCTCAATAAGCTTACCATTTATCATATATATATATATATATATATATATATATCTTTCATGCTCATTTTAATCACTCACCTATCTCTAAATTATTAAATACACTTATTCTCATATTCTTTATATCTATAACTGGTCTATATGATCCAAGCATATACCATCCTCCATTACCACCATATAAATAATTTCTATACTCCTTACTATTCCATGATGAAGCATACTGAGTATGATAAAAATCTCCACCAAATGACCAATCACCAGTAACACCAAGTAATCCATAAATCCATATTTGATCATTACTATTTAAAGTTGAAGAAATTTCTCCATAAAAAGTAGAATAGCCTTGATAATTATTATTTTTATGCCAAATATTAATATTATATTTTTCTTCTTCAGAAGATAATATAGTTTCATATTCTTCCTTAGATGGGGATCTAAATCTTCCATTTATATATCCAGCTTCATATAACTCATTATAGCTAGTTCCCAAAGCAACTATTCTATCCGCTATAAATATATCTCCTATTTTGATAAAATAAAAATATCCTGCTGGATTGCTAACTTCTGTAAGAAATCCAGATTTTGCTTCATTCATAGCAAGAGCATCATTAATTTGACCATCTGGATTAGAAGAATAATAAACAGATCCATTTTCCATACCAAATGTTAAATTATTATGAACTCTAAACGGTAACTCCACTGCGTTTTCAGGAACAGAGAAAGTAATCTTTCCTAAGTTGGAATTATTACCCCCCCCCGGCTCCTGTATAATAAGCTTTTATATATGTATAATCTTCAAGTGTAGCCATTCTATTCTCTCCTTTCTATTATTATCTAAAAGTCAAACAAAAAAAAACATCTCATGGTCATATAACCATGAGATGTCTTCGTTTTTAATACATAGCACATTCAATACTTCTAGTAAGAGTTTCATACATAACTTGCTTATAATGTTTACCTAACAAGCTAGGATATTCATCTATATATGAATCTAACTCTTGTCTAGCAGCAATATACAGTTTGTTCTTGATATCGAATACATCATAGTTATCCCATTCATCTCTCATAAAGATAGGAACTCTATAGAATTCTCCATCAAAGAGTTTCTTAAACTCTTCTTTTACTTGGTCTTTGATAATGCTATGGCTATTACTATAATAAACAGTCATTAAACCTTTAAACAAACCCATGAGGAAACAATACTTATTTCTTTGTAATATAAAATGTACTGTATCCATCTTATCAATAGAACCAAACTTAGCATTGATAGAGCTATCATAATATCTGTTAAAACAAGATCTAAATCTTTCGAGATGTTCAATTGAGAGGAAATTGTTTGTTTCTATATCCATTGATAAATTGGTTGCTGTATAATGAGTTTTGTCATCCTCTGATAAGTTATCATACTCTTCATAAAGAGATTTTATAAGAGCCAATTCTTCTACTTTGAACTCTTCAAAATTTTGTTCCATGTTTTTTTCTTCAATCAATTTCTATATCCCCTTTAAAATGTACCAGTATAAGATAAGTTATATGCTTTTACGACATTACGATTTCTAGAATTTCTAATCTTAGGAGTAGTAGATGCTTCTGACCAAGCATATTTCATTCTATGCTTGTCAAATATTTCCATTCCTTGATTATCAATGTTAACTGTAGTACTAATTCTTTTCTTAGTATACTCGATAGGTTTATTATCAAGCATAGTATCTTCAAATTCATCAATGATTTCTTTCCAGCTATCATGAATCCACAAATCTAATCCTTTATGATCCATAGTACCGTCTTCTTTACATACATTACATGCAAGAAGATCTTTCATCATATAAACAGTAAATCCTAACTGATTAAATGATTCTGGTACAAAACAGAATCTGTCATCTCCTTTAATCATACCAGTATATCTGTTTATACCAAGTTTCTTCAATTTCTTTCTAGGAAGGTCTACTTTAAACAAGTAAATGCTCAGATCAATTTTCTCTTTCATGTTGTTTCTCCTTAATCAATATCATATATACCAGAAAGATGAAATTCTGTTCTAGTAGTTCTTTCAAATAGATTATCCCACTTTGAATTTTGGTTAAATCTTTCTCTACTAGTTCGAACATCATTCACTTTGAATAATGAGGTTAATGGATAATTGTTATACTTGTGTAACACATCTCTCATCTTAGCAATAATTATTACAATCTGCTTATCATTAAGCATAGTATCATCTACATCCATAAACAATGGTAAGAATGGATATAACTTACACTTAGTATACTGAGATGCTTGTAATAGGTCTCTAAGATTATCAGATCTATTACCATAATCACTATTTCTATATTTGTCTGCCATAGCAGCAAATCTATTATAGATATGAGGTTCATTATCCATTATACACCATTTAATTCCATAATACAAGAATCCAGGAGCTGTTCCTGTTCTTATATAAATCTTTAATAACCTCCTCAACTTTTCATATTTTTCATCATCATCTATTATTGGTTTTAGATCAATACACATCACTCCTTGAATCTCTTTAAATATACTCTTACCATATCCTTTAGAAGATAAATGAACTAAGATTTCAAATATCTCTTCAGCTTCTTGTTTAATAAAATTTCTTATTGTAAGTCTTAGGTTATCATCTTTCTTTTTATCTCCTAAGATATAGTTATGAGCAATCTCATTGATAAATGAATCTATGGTATTAACAGGATACCATAGATGATCTGCTTTACCATTTCTTTCTAAGAATGCTCTTCTAAAGTTGTAATACATTTACTCACCTCCTTACTTATACACTCATTAAAATAGTATATAACTATTTTTTAGTTTGACCAAAAAATAAAAGGGTATGTCAGTTAAGCCTCTAACATACCCTTAAGAGATCATAGAAGACTTAGAGTTGAACAATCATTTAAATCTTTTAACCTTGATTAATAAGGCTTGCTAGCCCTATTAACCAATGCGGAACGCATCCGCATCAATTGAAGTTGACGTGGGTCAATTGTTGGATAAACAATTGGCTCATGTCTTGCTTCAACTTCTGGTGTATTTAAGAGATCATTCATTGGACTCTTTGGGGGAGTCCAATGAGTGAAATCTAAACGACCCACGATTCTCACCTCCTCTCTTCAGATAGGTCAATCTATCTGAGTGGATTTCTTCTATATCTCTCATATAGATAATATATAACTAAAAAGAAGAGGTGTACCAGTAGGGATTAAATCCCTACTGGTATTCTTTGTTTGATATTACTTAATATGAATACAAATATATTTGAGTGTTTCTACATCTAAGCCAGTGTCACTAAAGGAGGCATTCATTACCCTAAGAATAACATCCACATTATGCTTAAAGTCGCCGTTTCCTTGCTGAACTGTCTTATGTGCAGTTTCATCAATAGGTTCAATATTAAGTAGAGAACCATTATATCCTACTTCATATTTACCACCATCAACAGTAATAGTCTGTTTAACTAAGTTCCCTTCATTTAGATTAGAAGGAACAGAAGGTTTCTTTTGAAGTTCTTTCATAGTAATATTATTGCTATCATCTATAAATACTTCATATTTACCCTGAGCTTCAATGTTGCCATTCTTTTCATTGAGAATAATAACACCTTTTTCTTCAGGAACTGAAGGACCATTATTGTTATCATCATTAGTATATGGTTTTTCTGGAATAGTTGGAGTTGGATCTACTGGATCTGGTGTAGGAGTTGGTGTGGGATCTGGGTCAGGGGTTGGGTCTGGAGTGGGATCAGGTTCAGGTTGTGGCCTAATATAATTGATAGTTATAGGAACAGAGTCTCCAACTTTACCATCAATAGTACCAGTTTCAGTATCACCAGTTAAGGTAACATTGATAATTGAACGTACATTGTTATTTTCCTGAACAAGACCTCTAACAGTATTTTTCTGCTGATCTACATCAGCCCAACCACTACCATTATCATCATGCCAACCAATAGCTACATAAGGTTGATCGTATGTACCATTGTTATTTGGTTCTTCGAATTTATAATCAAATAACCCTTTAGGATCTTTAGACCAAGCTGTATATGTATGGGTTGTGCCTTCACCTATGCCAGAAGATGTAAAGAACTTAGTACCAGTACCATTATTCTTTGCACCTTCAATACCAGTAAGCCAATAGAACTCTCTGCCATCTTTAACAGCTTTACCAACTATAGCTGTTTTACCACCAAGGAGATATTCATATCCTTTTAGACCTTGATCTTCAATCATAGAAGTGATTCTCCAGTTTTCAAGAGAATCAGTGATAGTAGATAAGTATTTATCACCAACATCTGCTCCACCCGCAGTTCCTTCTGTAGCTGATTTTACTGCATTACCCCAGTTATTGAGAATAGATTCTCTATTGTCAGTTTCAGAATAGTTATAAGTAGTTAAAATATTCTTGGCTAACTGAGTATACTGAGCATCAGTTAGATTATCAAAATCTGTAGCTTCAGTAAGACCATTAATCTTCACATAAGTATTGAAATAAGTCTTTACTGCTTCTCTAGTAGCTTCTTCTGTAGTAGGAAGTGATCTATGATTATATCCCTGATAAGTATCAAGGCATCTATCTTTAATAGCATTATATTCTTCTTCGATAAGATCTTCAAAATCTTTATATACTACAGTTTTAAGATTACTTTCGTAATAATACTTAGCAATGTTCTTGATATCTGGATCATCCTTTACGGAAGCACCATGTGTATCAATATTAACAAGGAACTTATAAGAGTTAGCAGAATCTACATTACCACCAACAACTTTAAAATCTTTAGTAGTAATATTCATAGTACTATTATCTACAGCAACGTTACCATAGAAAGTAGTAGTACCATTCTCTGCATCAATCTTACCTTCACCACCTTCATACTTAACGTAGGTACCAGTAGAAGGAGCATAAGATACAAAATTACCACCAGTCTTGACATTGGCTTCAAGGTCAACCATACCTTTACCATCTTTATCAAGATCACCAATAAGAGTGATATCACCAGTAGAATTTAAAGTATTCTTAACATTAAGATTTCTCTTAGATCCTAATACTAATTCACCAGTATTTTCGATTTGAGCATTGATATCTACGTCTTTTGTACCGCCAATAGCAAGATTGGTAGCATTGATAAGACCAGAGGTTTCTACTTTGCCATCGCTCTTCAAATACAGATTACCATTGTCAGTAATCTCTAACTTATCTGCTTTAACAATACCATCTACATTGATTATACTACCATCAGTATCTGTTACATAAGTAAACATAACATCTTTATACTTACTCATATCTAAATTCATGGTACTAAAATTATCCATGAAATCATCAGATACTTTTGCAGTAGATGCATAGAAAGAACCAGCATTAATAACTGAACCATTACCAAAAAGAATACCATTAGGATTGAGGAGAATTACAGTACCATCAGCATGTAATTGACCAAAGATACTAGAAGGATCGTTACCAATAACTCTATTAAGAGCTATTCCTCCATTTTGAATGAAGTATACTTTCTCTCCAGCACCAATATTAAAAGAGGTCCAATCGATAGCAGTTTTTCCAGTATGAGTAATATTCATATCATTACCAACTCTAGTTATAACTGCATCACCAGATCGTACATTTTCTCCTTCTGGCAAAGCTAAGCAAGTACTACTAGCCATAAGACTAAAAGCTACTGCTAATGCCAATTTCTTTTTGAATGATTTCTTCATTTTATCATCTCCCCTTTTTGATTATACATAACTATTCCTTTACTTAATATTTTGTCTCTGATAGATTCAGTATTAATATGTTTAATGTTAATATCAAAAAAATAGCAGAGGATTTCTCCTCTGTTATTCTATTAAAATTCTAACTTCAATCTCTGTTGTCTAGCTTTCTCTGTATCTGCTCTCATAATCATAAGATTTACCATTCGTTTACTAAGATATTCCCAACTCTTATACTTTGTAGGTATTTCATTAGGTTTGTATTTCTTTCTCTTGAATACAAAGGAGAGTTAAATCCAATATCTTCAGGAGTATATCCTGGTAAACCAAGTATAATATCATCTGATGCTATTTCATATAAATCAAAGTATGTTTTCCAATCTCCTGCTTTGTTCTTATCTAAACCAAGCATATCCATTATCTCATCTTTATAAATATATTCCATATTGATTTCTCCTCTTATTGATTTTGACTAACCATTACTCTTATAGGATTCTTTAACAGCTTAACTCCAGCACTAGCAGTAATACCATAAGGAATATCATCAAGCTTTATAACAGTATTGCTTCTTCCACCTTCATATACTACTAAACTAGAATTAGGCAATGTTGGAATAGCAGATATGATTTGATCATCCTTCTTTAATTTGATAGCTTTTATACCTGCTCTACCTCTATTGCTAGGTTCTATTGTATTAATTCCTAACTTATTAACCATACCAGATTTAGTTACTACAACCAAATCAATACAATTAGGATTAATAAAGCTCATAGAATCTACTAATGAAGTACCAGTAGATATTCTAGCTCCTCTAGTAGATCTCTTAAGATATGGAATCTGTTTACCAGGAACTCTTAATACTTTATTTCCCATCAATACTAATAGATCCATCTTATCTGGACCAAACAAGATAGATTGTACATAATCTCCTTCTTCTACTTTAGAATATATTATTCCACTAGTAGGAGCAGTTAAGATATCTGCTATATCTATCTTCTTAATATACCCATTTCTAGTACATACGAATATGAAGTTATGCATCTTAGATTTTTTACTGAAAGCAGTTAATAGACTCTCAGTAGCAGCACAACACATATTGCTAGTAGCATACTTGTTAAGTAATCTTATATCCATACCATTAGATCCTTTAGCTGTAATAGGAATCTTATGAGTAGGAATCTTGAATACTTTTCCTAATACACTGAAGACCATAATATTATCTTGATTTTCAGATATCAAAGAGAAGTTATACTCATCATTACCAAGAGAGCCTATAAGTTCATTCTCTCCTAATTTTCTTATAAAGTTCTTCTTAGTAAATACTAGCTTGAATGTACCAGGAGCTATACCAGATGCTTGACCTTTAGATATCATCTTTCTAAGTATAGGAGAATTATACTTAGCTTTTATCTCTAGCATCTGATCTATCATTACCTTATCTATCTTCTTAGGATCTAACAAGATATCCATTATCTGATTAGCTTCTGCTTGATATTTCTTTACATCTTCTGCTGCTTTCTGTAGATATCCTTTAGATAAGTTCTTTAACTTAAGATCTATGAGATAAGATGCTTGCAATGGAGTAATATTCAATTTCTTAATCAAGAAATCTATTAACTTTTGATCATCTGTTCCAGATTGAGATCTTATAGCTGCTATAATCTTATCACAATCTTTAGAGTTCAATAATTTAAGATATGGAATCTTCTGATGGATTATAGTATTACATTTCTGCAATCTAGCATTTAGAGATCTTGCTATAGAAGCTCTTCTAAATTCTATAAATCCTAAAAGATATTGTCTATAGTTATATCCTTTAAGATGATTATGATCTAATACAATCACAGATACTTGTCTAGTTTGTCTCATCTGTGTATTTGCATATAAGAACTCTTTTACAAAGTTAGGATCTGTTCCTTTCTTAAGAACTATAATCTCTTCAAACTTAGTCTTATTATCAAGAGACTTAAGATCAGTCTTAGTTCTAGAAATCAAATCTATTATATATGGCATCTTCTTAGATTCTACTAATTTACATATATTCTCTTTGATAGATTCATAGAATGTAAAGTCTGGAAGAGATCTTACATATAATGCTGGATGGTTGTTATATTCCCCTATATCAACTATTCCTTGAGCAATATAGTTCCCTTTTCCTTTATCATTTATAGCTTGCCAATCTGTATCTATGATTTCACATGGCATACACTCATCTGGAATCAAACAGAACTTAGCTCTAGGATTTTGTATCAATTTTATAGTAGTATCTATTACTTCTCCTAGATTATGAGATGGAATAGAAGATTTCATTCCTACACCTATACCCATCTGACCTAATATGAGTAATGTAGGAATCTTAGCTGGAAGATATACTGGTTCTTGTTTAGTATTAGAATAGTTATTCATCCAGTCTGTTGCTCTTCTATCATCCATGATATCTCTCATAAATACATCTAATGAAAACTTAGATATACCACAATGAGAATATCGTGCTGCTGCTATATTAGGATTAACTTTACTTCCCCAACCACCTACACCAACCATTGTAGGATACTTAGTACTGAAATCATTAATCATATTTCTGATAGCTGTATGTACTGAAGTATCACCATGTGGATTATATGACTTAATAACTTCACCTAATACTGCTGCAGTCTTAACACTACCTTGTCCTCTAAAGTCATGAGCAACACACCATAGTATTCTTCTAATTACTGGTTTCAATCCATCTATAGCATCTGGTATTGCTCTACATCTTGCTACATAGATTGCATATGCTTTCATATCCTCTCTAGATTGAACTTCAATATTGACATTCTCAATATTCTCTTTCATTTTTTCTCCTCCTATTAAATTTTCATATATATGTTTCCAGATCTTCCCACTATCGGTAACTTCTGGATACCCCTATATGCTAAAAACGTTCTCATACGACTATGTCAGTATGGTTGTACCCTTATACACGTTTAAACTCGTTATATTGAGGTTTTTATGATATAAGATTCTTATACAATCTTTCATCTCCTTTATCATCTTATCTGGTACTTCTATTGATATATCTTGATTATTCTTAATCTTCATCATAGCGTAATTATCAGCATCTGTTTCTAATACTTCATTCATCTTATCTGGAATCATTATCAGTTTATGAAGAGTCTTAATATACTTCAGTTGTTGATAGTGTCTATATTCATGATAGAATATTCTCTCTACAAATGTATCTACTACTTCTTTTTCTAATATTATATTATCTCTATAAGCACTAGATAAGAACTTAGATATCTTAGGAATATTGAAATACATATTACAATATATCAATCCTCTATCAGTAGTATAGTTTCCTATAGTTTTAGCATATTCCCATTTTATTTTTAATCTTTCTATCTCTTTAGGAAAAAATACAAAGTGTAGTCTAAGATTATTTTCATTAGAGGTTAGAACTTGATGTTCTAATCTCTTGATATAATCTTTAATATACTTACATAAAATTTTGTTCATTTTAAATACTCCTCTCTCACTCTACCTCATATAGATAGTATATCTCTATTTTTTCTTTTACTCAAAAAAATATCAGTAGAGAAATAATCTCTACTGATATTAGATATCTAATTAGGTCTTATTTAATAACATCAGTTATTTGAATATTATGATTTATTTTAGATTCTTCAGATGAATCAATTCTATCCAAAACACATTTAGGAGTTGGATAAGAATTAGTGATAAATTCTACTGGACTATCTCCAAATACTACATTAGAATTATTGATATCAAATTGAATTTTAAATTCTGGTGTTGAGATAATTGGTACATCATATTCTTCTATACAAGAATTACAGCCTATCATTGGTTTGCTTATTTTTTCTACACCTAAGCTTTCCATTATCGCATCATAATTTGGAAGAGAATATTCTGAGTAAAGTTTTATATTATTTATATAATTTACCAAAAGATCTTTCTCTTTAACTGTAATAGATTTATAATTACTTCCTATTCTATGCATAGTATTAAGATCACCAGATAAATCAATTCTATAAGAAGCACTTTGTGGTTTATAATTATAATTCCATGCATGTTTAATTGTTATAAATCCTTTATATCCATAAGTACCAGAAGTATTTAGATAGACTAATCTTTGTCTATCTAAATTAATTATATATTCATTCAGAAAATCACTAGATAATTTATACAGTAAATCATTATGGTATATAACGTCATCAATCATACCTTCTGATATATGTGTCGGTTGATTTGGGGCTATAGATAAAGCACAGAAATATGGTAAATTCATACCATATGTATTATACAGATAATTATCCAATTGTAACTTAATCCATGCTTTAACATTAGCACTTGTAATATTTGGTTCAAATTGATCTGATTTACTTAACTTAATAAGCAAATTACAAAGATTAGCTACTTTATTACTCAACAAATCTAAAACTTCTTTTCTTGTTGAAGAAATTGTAAATTCTGTAGGATAAGTATATTGAAAATGTTTATCTACCTTATTAATATCTCCTACTATAGCTACATTAGCTATTTCTTCTGGAGAAGCATTCTGAGTAAAGAATGGAATTACTTTGTCTACAATATCATCAATATACTTTTTAGCTACTTCATTATCTAAATTAAATGCCATCTTATATATAACCTCCTTTCTAATGTATTCAGGAAGTTGAAGTTCATATTGAGATGGGCGAGATTTAGAAGATGGTTTATTTTCTTGAGTAGAAAATCCTGGATCTTCCACAAGATTACATACCTTATTATATCCATCTACCATATGATCCCAATAAACTTTAATACAATTTGAACCATTATCACCATATAATCCAAGTATATGTGCTGCACTATATCTGTGTATATAAATTAATGGGATATTGTTCCCATTAATTATTCCTGCGCACATTATATCATTCTGATCATTTATTGTTGTAAATCTGACTTTACTTAAGTCTATCATTGTTAATTCCTCCAATATTATATAAATATATAATTCTTATTTAAACTAAACATCATAGCACATTCATATTTTATGAATATAAACCACGGCCCACGAGTGGGCCGTGAAATTATCTTTCTCAATATTTATAGCTCCTCTTATACCATCTTTAGTAGTAATAAATTTAACTTTATTTAAGTCTATCATAGTTAATTCCTCCAAATTGTCTATCTAATTAACCTATAAATCTTAAATCCATGTGTATCATTGCACAGGAACAGTTGGCGCGCAAAGTTACGCGCCAAATTTTGGTTCATCTCTAGTTCTATTCATATTCTCATCTCCTAATAAAAAACAAATATATTATGATAGAGAAAAGATAAAGGTATAGCTTTACAGCTATACCTCTCTCATTCTACCTCATATAAATAGTATATCTTTATTTTTTAGTTTACTCTTTAACCATCTCTACCAACTGGTCATGGGTAATGTGTTTTTGTTCTCTATCATTAATCAAAGATTTATACAAGGAATAACCTTCATCTTTTTTATCACTTTTTTCCAAAATAATCTTTTCTGCCTCTTCAAGCATATGAGCAGTAGATACAACAACATTGATTCCGTCTTTCTCAAACTTCATTTCCAAAGCTCTACAAAGTTTACGGTCTTTAACCATATTAGACATTTCACTATCTCCATCGTATCTATCAACAATGTACAGATAGGATTTCTCTTCTTCATAGCCAATAGCAGTCTTGATATCTTCAAGAGTCTTGACTATAACATCCTGATGGTCTTTGATAACACTCATATTATCATAGATGGTATCAGTATGATCTCTAAGAGACTCTAACTTCTCTAACTGTTCTTCAGTATACTCGTAGTTTCTCTCATCCATAGTCTTATGGAATTCCTCTAAAAGGTCACAATACTTGTTAGTGACCTTAACCATCTGATTCAACAGTTTTTGTTCTTTTGTCATGTAACAAAACTCCTTTAGTAGAAAATAAATTAGATATATGAATATGAAGTGTAGAGAGTATACCTCTCTCACACTCACACTCAATAGAATAGTATATAACTAAAAAATTTTTTACTTTGTAAAAATAAAATAGAGATTGATCTCTATTCTATTTTTCTTATATTAGAAAGATAAGATTTTATAATCTTCCATTTGAATATTTAGACTTGTATTCAATCTGGCTTTCTTACCATCATAAATGGATTCAGATAATACTTTAGTTTGAAACTCTAGTATCATCTGAGTCATTTCTTCTTTGCTCATCTTTTCTAATTCTTCTTTAGAGTAGATCTTGAAATCAACCATTGTTTATTACTCCTTAATATATTCATCTACTTCAGCATTGCGTATTCTCATTCTCTTAATAAACTTCTTTCTTTTACGTTTCTTAAGATCTTCGTAGTTATTAATCGTAAATTCAGAATTGAATTTCTTAAACTTCTTCTTTACCTCCTTATTTGTTTCACAATGAGCAGGAGAATAGATAATGTCTATATCTCCTAACTTTTCAATATACTTCTTTATCTTTTTTAAAAGACCTAATACGTCATTCCTATCTAATCTATCAGAATCTGGTACAGTGCAATGATCATAGACAATGGTATCTACCATCTTCTTAGCATTAGTATTATCTGTAAATAGATAGATATCTTCATATAAATGATTCTTAGAAGTATATTTAAGAGCAAACTTTATAGCCTCTAATTCATTGATTGCCGCAACTTTATTTGAAGCGTAATCTTTGTTTCTGTATAACTCTTCCTTTCCTTCATAAACAATAAAACCAATCTTCTCAGTGTTTGCATCAGTAAAAATATTCAGCATAATAAAACCTCCTAGATAATTATCTCATCATTATAACTCTTTATCAAGTATAGCTTTGATAACTGATAAAGAATTTTCTATATTCTGCTCTAATAATTCTATATTGAATATAGCATCTTTATTAGCTATCTCTTTCTTACCAGAACAGATATCTGTCATCATGATATTTAGATCCCTTTCTAAGGTATACAAAATAGTTTCTTTGTTCATTTTAACTATTCCTCCTTCCTACCACTCAATAGAATAGTATATAACTAAAATTTTGAATGCTCTTCAAAAATTTAATTTGTCTATTCCTTCCTCAGACTCATACTCATAGGAATGGTATATAATTGAAAAAATTTTTACTTTGCAAAAAATAGAGAGTAGAGGATATTCCTCTACTCTAATTCTATTAATTATATCCTTTAATATACTCAGATATAGTATTCAATACATTATTAGTTTGAAGACCATTGAGAAGAATAAACTGTTTTACACCTACCAATCTACTAGAGTTCTTAAATTCTTCATTTCCTATATCTTCTCTAATATATTCTGTTAGTTTATCTAATCCATTGAATATAGTATCAGATGCTTCATATAGAGAATCTAATAACTCTATAGCTTCTTCTCTAGTCATTCCTTTTTGTTTCTTTTCTAATCTCTTATTGAAGTTGATAATCTTATCACTCATCTTTATCTCCTTCCTTTAACTGATAATCTATACAATTATCCATCATAAATAATAATCCTATCAGACTATAATATCTTTCCATTAATTTATCTTCTTCTATTTTGAATATAGGATTATCTGGGTTAGAGTTGTTTTCTTTAGCATCTTTTTTGAGAGTAGATATTTCATTGTTTATTTTTAAACAAGCTTTTATTATATCTCTAAATATCTCCTTATTCATCTTTTTTAGATTTAATAATTTTTCTTTTCTAGTATTATCCATTTACATTATCCTCCTATTAGATAGTATTTCTTTTTAGTATTATTTCTCTTCTTCTATCTTGCATAGCATCTTCTATAATACAATTTAGAGATTTAATACAATTATCATATAGCTCTTTAGGTTTAGTCATATCAAAAATAGAGTCTACTCTATAATCCATATTTGATACTACTAGATTATATCTTATAGTATTGAGTATATCCTTTTCATGTTTATACTTCTTAGAGTTTATCCAATAGATAGTATTAGCTCTATCTAGGATATTATCTAATCTTTCTCCTAGTAATTTCATTTCTTCTGAATCTTTTCCAATTATCATTTTGATTACTCCTCTCTCTAACTCACCTCAATAGAATAGTATATTTCTATTTTTTTGTTTACTTTTAGATTTAGATTTTTTATTTAATAGAATATATTAACAGGATTAAAGTTTATAGAACAAAAATATTCTCTAGGAGAGATAATCTCCTAGAGATATTTGATGAAATCTTCAAAAGCCTGAAAAAAACAAAGGGTGACCCCCTCTACCCTGCTTCCCCCCGGTCACACATAAAAATTTATTTTGATTCAATCTTCATGTGTGAATCACCAAAGCAATTAAATCTCTGATGCCGCCTATGTTTGACTTAACAACATAAGAAAATTGATTCGTATGAATCAAGGGTTTTTATAGTCTTCGATATCCATAGTTATACTATGTACATCTTAACCCTCGCGACTTTATTTTGTACTATAGTGTACGTTCATTTATAAATTATTATTAATATAAAATTTTATTTATATACTATAATATTGGTAATATAAATGTAGATTTTTGAAAGGAGGGTAAAGTTTATGAATAGAATACGAGATAAAAATTAATACCCACATGTGGGTATTAATTTAAATTTACTAAAGGAGAATCATTATGAAAGATAATTATTTTAGTAGCAATTATAAGCACAACTCTGAAATAGACCCTAATTTTAAATTTGCTCTTATAGATAAAACTTATAAGGGAGATTATCCTATATATAGTGTATCACCAGAAGGTATACGCGGAGCATCCTGTTTGGTACCAGTAATAGATAAATCTACTAGGAAAACTATTGATACTAGACTTATTTATATTCATAGATATGATGCAGCGAACTTTCTAGGTTTGAGAAAAAAAGATTATAATCATCCATATGTAAATATGAGCGATGCTCATTACATAGTCAAATGGGATAGATTATATAAACATCTAAAGAATGTACAAAATGAATTTGTTCAATGGGAAGGAAGGGGTATAGGTTTCTTTGATGATAATTGCCCATCATCTAGATCTAGACCATCTTCTATAGAAATGCTGATTCCAGACTATATTGATACGCAAGTATTATATATAATAGCTGGAGGATTACAAAACTCTATTGCAAAAGAATTCAGATATAATCTGATTCAAAATGTTATACCATTCTTTATAGAAAATGCTAATGAAGAATTAATTAGAAGAACTCGTATAGTTGGTAGAATTAGTAGATTAGAAGAGCATATGAAAAATCAATAAGTAAACTAATTCATGGTATCTAGGCATCCTACAACGATAAGAAAATAACTAGATTGACTTGATATCCCTTTCTAGTTATTTTTTTTTCTGAATAGTGCTTAGGAAAACAATAAGGTAAGTAAAATCAAGGATTTTATAGGGAGGAATGTGAAATATGGCGGTAGGACATAAGAAGTCTAACTATAATACCGAAGCTGTACTTAAAGAGATATATCCTAAAGTAGAGCAAGGATTAAGTAGAAGACTAGCTCAATGGAAACAGTGTATATCTAGATTCATTCATGATAGATCCCAAGCATTATTTGATTCTATGCCAGTAGACAGAATATATTATCATGATTCAGATAGGGAAATACTCTTTGATGCGTTGGGATTAGATATGAAAGATATAAATACCTGCATGAAGCATACATATTATGCAGATATAAAGAAGTTTAATCCACAAGCTGCTAAAGATTCTACTACAATAGTAGCTCTTTGTGTAGTAAGATATTTTCTTATTAAGAAAGATCAGAAGAATCTAGATCTAGCAGTAATCTATCTTTCTTTTTCTGGTAAATTATATCCATCTATTCATTCTGGATCATTTACTTTTGCTCCTACTAAGTATAGACACATTATGGAGTATGTGGTAAATACTAGATTAACGAATAAGTATGAGTTAAAAAGATCAGGAACTGTAATGGGTGCTATAAAGACTATATCATTATTATGGGTAGATTCATATAAGAAAGAATTTATGGATTTTGATGATGAAGATGTAGTCTATGTAGTTCAGCAGATTCATAATCGTATTAAATCCTTTATGAAAAATATAGCTACTCTTTATTATGAAGCATATGATAATAAGGAGTATATTACTTATGATAATGATGCTATACCTGAAGGAGAAGGTGGAGGATCATATCATTTAACAGATAATGACATGTTTAAATTACAGAAGTATACTCAGAAAACAATGGAGAGAATAAATACTTCTCAAGTAGATTATAAATTGTGTAAAGCTTCTGCAGATGCTAATGTAAAGACAGAAGAAGTTAAGCAGATTGTAGAGTCTATATTGAATAATAGAGATAATGTGAAATTAGTAAGAGAGTTAGTAACTAGTATGATTGGATCTTATATGAACCAATCTACAAATAAAGATGTAGTATCTAATGCATTCTTATCATATGCTACTAGACCTAAACCAAATTCTAAAGATGAAACTATTAATAGAATAAAAGATATTACTATGGATCTATTAGAGGATAATTCTGTTAGATTTAGAAAGAGAAAGTCTAGAGAAGCTACTAAGCAGAGTTATATTAAATCTCTTCTTACATATTTCACTTTAACGATAATATTCGCTAATAAGTGAAGTATACACGCATAGTCGTTTAATTTCGTTTTTGAGAAAAGAGACGATCAGAAGTTCCCGATAGTGGGAACTTCTGGAACACATATATAGTAAAAATAAGAAGGTGATGAAATTTGGAAGAATTAAAATCACTTAATGAAGCATATTTTGGTAAAACGCAAGCATTACTAGATCTAGAAGATTATATAACAGAATTAAGAGCTAGATATCCTTATTCATCTAATTATCTAGCAACTCACAATGAAGAATATAAAGAACTCCTTAGAGATGATATAATACTAAAAAAAATACCAAATTGTTTAGCAAAAACATTTGGATTTAATGATGTAGCTGTAGGAATTAATAGAGGTCTAGGAGTTAATGCTGCTACTATAATATACCCTAAGAATAATAAAGATAAAACTCCAACTAAAGTTGTCATTACTAAACATGGATTTTCATTTGATAAGAATACAAGAGATCTTAATATAGTTATTCTATTTACATTAGGATTATTGTTTCCTAGAGATGATGGTAAGTTATCATTTACCCCATCTCAAATAGTAGCGGTTTTATTACATGAAATAGGACATTCATTTTCTATATTTGTATTCTCTAAAGATAAATTAACTGATAGAGTAGATGAGAAATTTGCAGATCAATTTGCAGGAATGTATGGATATAGTAAAGAGATTATGCAAGTAGTAACTATGAATGGTGATCTTCTTAAGAGAATGAAATCTACTGCTTTTGATAGAACTTTTAAAGATGTACCTGTACTAAATATATTAGGAGCAGTAAAGCAAGTAATTTGGGCAGCTGCTAAATCTATTTCTGATTCAGATTGTCATCCTAATACTAAAGAGAGATTATTAGTACAAATAAGACAAATGGAGTCTGATCTTAAAAATGATCCTTCTTTATCATCTAAAAGTAAGAAAGAATTAGAAGATAATATTATTGCATGTAAGAAATATGTAGATCAAGTATTTAATACAAAAGATGATAGTGTTAGAGATAGTATCATTAAGTTTTACTATAATAAGATTGAAGGTTATCTTCCGTCTAATTATTTTAGTAATAATAGTTCTGCTAAGTTGGCTGATCCTACAGCAATGAATAAGAAGATAGCAGATATAAGAAAGACTAATGGATATTTTATAAAGTATTGAAAAATATAAAGAGGTAGATAATTATGAGTATTAATTTTAACAATTTGTATCATATTCCCAATAATTTTGAATCATTTGATGAAGAAGTAACACAAAAAAGTATAGAAAAGATAGGACAAGATCTAATGCATCATAGAAATAGAGGAGATGAATCTGCATATGAACGAGCTAAAGGTTTTGTTCCAAAACAACATAATTTAGCAGTAAGACTATTTGGAGCTAAAGCTAAAAAAAGAGCTAGAGATACTACAGATGATTCAAAAGGTTTTTTAGCAAAAGTAAAAGAACGTTTTGGTGCAGAACATCATTTATTTAAATTAGCTAAAGACAAAGCAGAAGAAAAATCAAAGGTTATTTTGAGTGGAAAAGATGATGTAGATAAAAAATTGGCAAAACGAGATAAAGCTTTTTCTACAAATATGGATGGTGGAGCAATTAAAACTAACTCTATAACATCAGATAAATATGGAAACAATCCTGCATATGCAATGTATCATAATGCAAAAAATAATAGAAGGACATTAGCAGCTTCTAGGTTAATAGGTATTTTAGATAAAAAGGGTCATACTGATGAAACTTATGCTGCTCGTCGTGCAGAAAATGAACAGAGAAGAGCTGCTGCTAGAGAAAAGCATAAAAATTAATAGGAGAGATTATAATTGGCTATAACAAAAGATAAGAGATTGAAAGTAGAGAAGAAAATCTATGATGTGATGAATATCATGGATCCAACTGGTCAAAACACTGAATACTATAAGAAGAAGTTTGCTAAAATGAATGATAAACAATTCTATGATTTTTTCAAACAAGACTTCCCTCTTAAGTTCCAGTATAAACCATTTGAGATAGATCCTACTATGGATACTATTATGAAAGCTCTACAATCTATAAATGTACCAATAAATGAAGAAGTAAATATGCCATTCTTATATACCAACTCTGATGGTGTACCAGTAAAGAGTCAGAAAGTCTGCGTAGTATATCTACCATTAAAGAGAATGAAACAGATGGTAGTAAAGAAATCAGCATTCTCTACTGATATATCTAAGAGAGATTATAAGACTGGTAATCTTATTGATACAGATAAGAACTCACAGCTATCAGACAGAGAAGTAGAATCATTAGCAGTCATGAATCTAGAAAACACTATGGATGAATTGATAACAGTCCGTGGTGATGCAATGAATGCAAAGAATGAATTCTATAATGAGATAAATGCTAAGGGTCAGGTTAGTATGAGTGAAGTAGAAGTGACCAACTCTGATTCCATAGCAAGAAATCTAATATCAGCATATTTATTATCTGCACATATTCAATCTAATTTGGTAAATACAGATTACTTCTTACCAAGAACATTGAAGAAACAAAATGCAGAACAGAAAGGATTGCATAGAGAATAAAAGAATATCCCCTAGGCTAATCATAGCCTAGGGGAAATGTACATTTTTGTAAGACAATATAAACTCCCTTAGGATATTTCACCTAAGGGAATTATATTTAAATTTGTAATGTAAGTAGGTGACACAAATGAATAGCAAACTAAGAACTTGTTATTATGATTCTTCTTAACAGCAACCCTATATTGTTCTCGATTCGCATCCACACTGTGTCTTATTTAGATGTAATAAAATGTTGTTTATGTATTATATACTAAAATATATAATACATAGAAAGGTGGTTATTAAATTGTCATATTTATATATTGATAAAAGTTTATCAAATTATTTATTAGAGGATTCTCATAATAGAAAATACCAGAAACTGAAATTGACTTCTTCTCCTACTAGAAATGATTTAGAACCTGTAAAAGATGGAAAGAAAGTACAAGGGAACAGAAATAGAAAAGTCAAACCAAATAACTTAGGAGAATTCGAGAATAAAGAGGATGCTAGCAAAGCGTCAGAATCTAATGCTACTTTAAGACAAAACTTAAATAATGAGAAACTTAATAGATTGGCTCTTAAGAGAAAACTTCCTATTGGTGTAAAGAATCCTAAAAATCCTGGTATACATTTAGGAGTATATTCATCAATCGAAAATGACAATAGTACCAAACCAGCATATGTCAAAGCAGTGCAGGAAAGAGATCCAAATCAGAAGACTCCTATAGAACAAAGTTCCAAAGCTGCTTCTAATACTGTTAGAAAAACTATGTATATTAATAAGAACGCACATAGAACAGATAATATTGGTGTTGATGATGAAGAACTAAAAGAAAAAGTAAAAGATCATATTTTGCTAGGTAAAATGAAATCTAAGAATCATGAAACTACTCATATTAAAGATAGTGTTTATGTAGAGAAAACTCATGGTAAAAAAGCTGCTAGAGAATTAGAATTAAAAAATAGAATGGCATCATACAATGCTCAAAAAGCACAAAAAGAATATGATGAAGCTAAAGATAAGATAAAAAATCCTCATCTCTACAATCCTGAAGCAGCAAAGGCAAAGGTTGCTTTAAATAAAGCCAAAAATGAATATTATACTAACCCAACAGAATATAATGCCCATGTAGTAGCTGCTAATACAAAAGACAAGAATGATAGTTCAGCTCCAGATCGTTTTAAAGACATGAGACATAGAATATTAGATAAAGGCGTTAAAAATAAACCAATTCCTAAATTAGATGAAGATACTATAAGAAAAGCTAAAAATAAACAACCTATCAAATAAAAATAAAGGAGGGTTATCCCTCCTCTTCATATAGACATAGCTTGACAACTCAAAGTATTCATAGCATTTATATGCTCTATCGTTAGACCATTTTTCTCAGCATCTTTTTGTATCTTTCTATATTTTTTAAAAATTTCAAAATCTGAATAGATTTCCATATCTCCACATACGTGCTCACTATAATCAATATTTTTAAAATGGTCTTCAAATTCTTTTCTTAGTTCTTTCTCAAGTTCTGGATTAGAATCGTTCATTATTTTATCAATATCCATAACTTTCAACTCCTTTCATCATTATAATATATAACTATTTACATAAAGTCAATCAAAAGTTATAATAGAGTCTACTTATATTTAATCAATTCCTTTCTAAAATTTCTCATAATTTCTCCACATTATTACATTCATTTTATTTCTTCCTTTCTTTTTACTATCCCCTAGATCTATATGGATCTAGGGGTAGTTTTAGTCTAGTTTTTCATTTATATATTATATATATGATATAGGGGTATAGAATCATAAGTAAATTATCACTAGATAAGTGAAAGTGATTCAACCTAAGTCAATACCCCTACAATAACACTCAGAGAAATTGAATAGTTGGATGATTCAGTTCTTACAAACTCTGGGTGTTATTTTTTATAGTTCTATGTACAATATAGTGATCGTTTATGCGCTCTGCCTATGGTATACACGATCAATAACTAAATACTTCATTTTGCATGCCCCTAGAGCTATTAAGCTCTAGGGGAATCCCTTTGTTTATCTTTTTATATTTCTAATAGCTCTCTTAATATACTGAGCATGTAGTTTAGGAGTAGCATTATGTTCTACAAACACTTTATTATGTGTAGCTAGTTCTGTCTGAATGATTACATCTTCTTTTCTTATATAATCAACCTCACAACTGATAACTATTCTTTTTTCCCAATCACTAGGAAATCTATTCTGCATACGGATAATGTTTCTTCCTAATTCATACATACAGATTGGCTGAATTGAATCACCACCACAAAAATATATACTAAAGATATCCATATATTCTAGTTGTCTAAATTCCCATTCAATTTGTTCATAAGATATATTTTTATCTGTTATATCAAAATACTTTCGTCTAGGATTATAGATTGTTATTTTTTCATCTATTAGCTCTTCTATCACTTCTGATTGCCAATCTTTACAATTGGTTATTCCTCCAGCAAGAAATACAGGTATATACCTATTCAACTCATCTTCTGGAGCAGTTATTACTTGTGCTGTCATATTTTCTTCCCCCTAATAATAATAATAATTTCCCCTAGGGTATAATACCCTAGGGAATATTGATATGATTTGTAATATTCTTAGTCTAATATAATGTTATAATATCTCTAAGTCATAAAATTAAACTCCCTAGGGTGTATACCCTAGGGAGTCTTTAGTTTCAGATATATACTATAGTCATGAAGAATAGATAAGAATAACCTCTGAAACTAAAGGAGGTGATAACCGTGTACAATCGGTTTGTCCTAAGTGGACGTAAGAACCCTTTGTCTGTATTAGATAAAGAGTATGAAATGCCCGAAGTATTCAGTTTTGGCCCCACCGCTAAAGCTGAATCATCAGGCATTGCTGAAGAGTTTATCAAATTAGCTGTTCTTAATGATATTCATGATTTCATGAAGACTCATAAATAGACGGCTAATTTATATACTTGTTTACCTTTAAGGAGGTATATTTAACAGCAAATCTAAATACTCGGTTTTATGTTATTCAGATTTACTCTTCATAGAATAGGTTGTCCGGCACGCAACCTATTCTTTTTTATATATAGGTATAATTTATCTTAAATATCTAATTTAAATGATTTATAACCTTTACTTTCTTTAGTAAGTTCAAATCCATATCTTTCAGCAAGTCTAATAGATGCTGTATTTTCTATATCTACTCTATAGATAAGTCTATTATATCCTAATTGTTTTATCTCGGCTATACATCTATCTATGACTTGTCTAGCATATCCTTTTCCTCTATGATTTTTATGTACGGCTAATACAATAAAACCAACATTTTTAGATTTACCATTCCATTTATATACTTCACCAAATGCTGCAGGTCTATTTCTATCATAGATTATTTGTCTGCTAATCAATATAGGAGAATCTATAAATCTACCTGAAGGAGAACACCATTTCTTTTCTTGTGGAGTAAGAGAATTATATATAGAAAGAGAATCTTGATATGTTCCTACAGATTCCTTTAAGGTTGTCATTTCTGCATTCCTATGAAGTATGATTTGTCTTAGATGGTTTTGTTCAGTTTCCCACATATCATAGACAACCTTATCATCTATTAATTGCGATAAGAAAGTTCTATCAGATTTCTTAAAACGATCCCAATCTCTAGACCAACGTCTAGCTAATGAATGATATTTTGAAGTCCCTTTAAGTATAATAGGATATTCTAATAATTGCCTAATTATAACATATTCAGCAATATCTACACCCTCTATTACTTTTCTTTCTTTCTTTTTAAGACACCAATCCAAAAATTTATAAAGAGTGTTTCTTATTTCTTTATAATCAGAAATAGAAATACAAGATTTCTTTTTCTTAGCTAAATATGGTTTTAGCCAATTTTTATCTACCCTACCTTCATCTATGTATTGGTATATTAATGGACACCAAGCTTTAATCTTATCTAAAGATAAAGATCCCATATGCCAAAATGTATCTAGATGTACTTTAGTACATTTAAAATCTTTAGCATACTTTTTAGCTAGAGTAGTTTTACCAGATCCAGAAATGCCAGTGATAAATAATGTATTAATTTCTCCAGAATTCCAACTAGATAAATTTACACCAATATCATCTTCTGATATAAAAGTATTCATTCTTGTAGACCAAGGAGAATTATATTCATTGAATTTAAGATAAGACAAGTCCTCACCTTCTCTTACATCTATTTATGGCTTCTTTAAGCCCAGGTATTTCTGTCATAGTTGGTTTTCCAGTTTCTTTACTATAAATATTTGCTTTAGCTGAATGACAACCATTACTATCAAAAGTAATATAACATGTAGTAGATTGGTGCATATCATTTTTATCATTTGTTCCTTTTTTATACATATAAGCCAAATATACTGGAAATGATATAGTCATTTTATCAAAATGATCTTTTAAAGAACTAGCTTCTTTTCTACCTTTTTCAATTTCTTTATGTTTTATATTGAGCTTTACCGGGTCAAAATTCTTTTTTCTCATTTCATGAGTATTAAAAGATATTCCTCCTAATCCACCATCTACTTTATGAGCATATTGATGTATCATTTTTTCGCAGATATTGTGTACTTTAGTTCTATCAAAAAGCTGATTAAAGTAATCATGTTTATTTATATGTCTTTTTTCTTTATCAAAAGAAAAATCTTTTACTTGCTGAACCATTGTCTTAAATGATTCATTAAATTTAAGATATGACAATTAATTTCACCTCCTATAGATTACTTAAACTGCTAGAAGACTGAGGAGTTCTTGTTCTAGGAGTTATATTAGGTCCAATCTGATTATCAGATGGTTGTATTCTATTCTTACTATATTCTTTAATATTGGATATCTGTTCATTCATATAGTTATTATCCATATAGATGATTAGATAACAATTAGCAGATTCTATAGGCTCATCTATATGAATAGTATAAGTCTGCCAATCTATATGAGTCTTAACCAACTTATCAAAGCTATATAATCTTATATTTAAAAATACCTCTGGAGATATAGCAATAGACTTAGTATAATCTATTACTGTTCTCAAGTCTCCTACTAACTCATCAAAACAAATCTTCAGTCCTTCATATCTTCCGTGTTTGATATCATCAATTTCTTTTTCTTCATTAAAAGCATATTCTGTATGGACTGTCCATTGCCATCCATGCTCATCTTTTTCTGGAACTCTAGATAGATTAGTAACAGTTTGTATATACATACCTGAGCTGATTTGATGTATAGACTTAATGTTTTCTCTAGCAATAATAGAGTAATACGCATAGAATTTAGGTGACGGGAACCTAACTTGTGCATCAAATGTAATATCATGGTCAACATTAATCATTCCTTTCACATTACCAGGACCAATCTGTATATCGCCTACTTTGATATGTATTATAGATTGGGGAATCTTAATGAACCACTCCATATTCTGTGTAGCAGTATTAAGTTTGTAGAAAAATGGTAATTTGGAATGAGAGTTTAGATATTTCATCAACTCAATGTTATCCATCATACAAGTACAAGGACAGAAACCAGCATCATCTGCTATCTGCATAATTAACTCATTAGGAACAGGAAAGTCTATATTATTATAATGTTTCTCTGATCCACCAGATCTAAATGCTATTTGACACATTTTAGCTACATCTATCTGCATAGATCTAGTATCTACTCTTATTTTGAAAGTGAAGTTCATTAGAATAAGCTCAGTAGCAAGAGAAACAAAGAGGTGTTTATCTCTATCTATAAAAAAAGCATCTTTATAATGGCATTTGTTTTGGTATAAAAGTATACCCATATTATATAGGTCTAGATTCTCTCTAGTATAAGACATATCTAGATCAGCTACTATAGTAGAAGCAGGTTTCATATTTCCTATCAATTGTTTCTGTGTAGATGATCTTAATACATCCATAATATGAGAAGCTTCTAGATATTTAGTTCTAAAGAACTTCTCTGGGAATTTATCATAAAACCATTTAGTCATATATTCTACTACCATAGAGAAAGATTGGTTGGTAGAAGGAATAACTAAGTTGGTTCTCATCTTCTTATAAAAATCTCTATTTATCTGTATAGGTAATAGATCAGTTCTTCCAAATCTATTGATAAGATCCTCAGTAGATAGAACTTTAATAGTATTAGGATCCATATTAGTCCTCCTTTCTCATTAATCTAATGTGACTCCAAAAAAACAAAAAGTTGCAAGAGTAGGCTCATGGGCCTACCACTAATGGTAAATATCACTCTTATAATATATATCTAAAGAATATGAATAATACAAAAAAAGATGTCGCTAGCTGAGGAAAGCGGCATACTTTTTAGACATAGATCAGCTTTTCATGGTTTTTGAAATTAGGAGTAGGACTTGCAAATGCAGTCTTAATCATAATTCTCATCAACCGTCTATCCCTATCAAAGTATACTGCACCTGGTATTACGGTAAAGTATCTTTGGGAATAGATTTGAAAATCGCGTTCTAGCCCTTCACCTAGTCTAAAAAGTTTGCCTATTCCCCTCTTAATGGCAGACTCTAGTTCTAGGTGGTTGAGTTCCCGTAGAGCTATGCGGTTATACGCATGATTTGTATATTCTATGTTTACTCTTACGGAAACCTTTTGGTTGTCTTTGTTTATGTAATAGGAATTTAATTTGGTCTTGTGCACTATATTAGCAGCTTCCAAATTCTTTTCCTCATACAGCTGTTTTCTTTTGTCTTTATAAGACTTATTAACAGCTTTGACAACCTTCTTTGGTGGTTTAGTACCATTGATTTGTTCGAATAGATCGAACAGTGACTCTTTATCAATCATAAAGCTTTCACCTCCTCTCTTTTACACTTATATAGTATATAACTAAAAATGAGTTTAAAAAAGAAAAAAGAGGCCGAAGCCCCAAGATAAATTATATGACGGAGAAGCCAGCCTTTAGTTGCTATTACCCACCCCTCTTTATCTCTAATAGCAGGACCAGGGATAAGGAGATCGCTTGTCTTGCGACCTTCTTTCTTGGCTGTAACTTCAACCAAACGGGACACTATATAGAATGTCCCAGATTTAAATTCAGGAAGATTTTCGACCTTCCCAAATATCTGACGAGTAACAGGTATTCCCAAGATACACCCTTCTAATTTTTTAGAATGTGAGACTCTTGCTGGAGTCTCACATTTCGGAAAGTTACGGATCTCCCCTTCTGTGTCTAATATATTTAGCATATGTGGATAAAGACTGATAATAACCCGAGTTTTTTTATATCGTTTTCCATTTCATATTCCTCCTATCTTTCACTTAAATAATATATAATTAAAAATGAGTTTTAAAAAGACAAAAAATACAGGTAGACTCACAAGGAGTCTACCTGTATTTACACAAGGATTTGGTACTTCAAAAGATTTGTTGTATGATTTTTTAGATACACGTTTTGCCGTTCTACACAATGTTACAAATACGGCAAGTAAAACAATCTGAATTTGTTTGAGTGATAATCAATTGCAGATTATTTTATATATAAATTTAATTGCTCAGGTTAATCACCTATAACTGATATTTGAGGTCAATCAAACACCTCAGTGACCCTCTTCGAGTAACAGCATAACACAGTTAAATATAGGATTTGGGTTATAAGTTTAAATCTTTAAAGGTTTATAATGATTGGAAGTTTTAAATTATTAATATACCAATCGTTTATAAAAGTTTATAAAGTTAAAGTGCCCTTTTGCTATTAGGTATCAAATGAGCCTGTCAATTCTGGAAGGGCGTTTTAAAAGTTTAAAGGTTTATACTTTATAAGTTTATCCGTTTAAAGGTTTAAAGTTTGGTGGCATATCTTTAATTATCATGCCAATTATAAGCTACACGATTTAAATGATCGTTGCTTTAACTTAAGTAGCGATTATGAGTCGCTGATTCTTTTTCCTAAAGAATTTTATTTTATTAGCGAGAATTTAAGTTCTTTTATAACCCCAAAAGAACCAACTTCCCAAGTAAAGAAAGGGTTGATTGATTTTATATTTTGGTCTCCCAAGCAATAAACTTATCAGATATTAATACTCAATGGTAACTTCAGTCTTAGCATTAATGATAGACAGAGTAGTATCTATCTTATCAATATAGTCCATGACAGAAGTTTTGAGTTTGTTAATAGAATCGTTCGCAATGATGTTTTTAGGATCAAGACGAACTACCTCATACTTCTTTTCAAGTTCTTCACGAGCCTTCTTCTGTGCATCTGTAGACCAGTTCTTTTGGACATCACGAGGGAACTGCTGGTCAAGATCATGATTGACAAGATTAGCAGCCTCGTATTCAAGCTGACCTTTACGAGAAGATGCATTAGAAAGCTGACGTTCGAAGTTAGCTATAATAGACTTCATGAAGTTTATATAATACTTCTTACGATTAATAGCTTCAGCAATGCTAATCTCTTCTTCCTTAGCTTCTTTACCTGCAAAGAGATCTTTGAGAGAAAGTTGCTCAGGAACTTTGACCATAGTTTCAGCATTAGCCTTAATGCGAGCTTTTGTAAGAGCATCAAAACGAAGCATAAGATCAGAGATCTTATCAGCATCAGAAGTGATTCTTTCTTCTTCTTCTGTGATGTTACGGGCACCAACATAAGGCTTAGCCTTAATATAATACTCTACAAGACGGAAATCTTTATCACCAATGGTAGTAAAGATTTTATTCTGGGTAGACTTACACTCAGCAATAATCTGAGCAATAGTCAAAGTTTCTTTTGTCATTGTTTATCCTCCTCATAAATGTAAATGGTATAAAAGTTTAAGATTCGCATATGTTATACACTAATATAGTATATAACCGAATTAAATTTTAGTCATATAAAATTTAACTTTTTATAATTCCCATCCAAGCATCTGAGTGAATATGAAATCATTGGATGGAATCAATGCATAAGAACAGATTTGCAAAGCTAAGCATAAAATAACTATAGAAAGAGCATTGACAAATTTATATCTAGAAACATTTTCAAAATAATCTAGATTTCTATTATCATAAGAGATAAGCTTGTGAAGTATAAAAGCTAATATTGTTAGATAAATTACAGAAAATAATCTACAAGTTACATCATTTATAGTAAACATTATCAAATAACCAATTTCATTGGCTTCATATAAATCTTTAAATACCCAAGACATAAAACTCCAATGATTCATATAATGATATGGATTTACTAAAACTAAAGTAAGTAATACACAGATAATCAGTATACATGACACTATTTTATTTTCATTCTCTGAAATATCTCTATAGTCCCATCCTAAATCACCATAGCCTACTTCTCTAATACATTTTGAAATTAACCATAATATACCAATAGCAGTTACAAACAAAATTGGTGCATTAAAATTAGACAATAAGATCATTAGTTTTAGTTCCAAGATTTCCATTATCATAATACCATCTCCTAATAATAAAAATGAGTAGGGATCTAATGATCCCTACTCTACAGTTTTACATATCTACCATTTTGCGAATATCAATCACATTGTATCTACTACCATCTGGTTTGATTAAGAAGTTAGGAGGTAAGATTATACGTTCATCTCTTCTCTCTTGACCAAACTTTTCCAATAAGAATCCTAGTAAATTATCAAATACTTTGCTATAGTATTGAACCACAGTAGGATCAAATTCAGCAGATAAGTAAGGACAAGTATGATTGAATGTTGGTACAGCTCCATAGTCACTATTATTAACTGAATCAAGCATAGTTCTTACACTCTTCCAGAACTTATAATCTGCTGTCTTGAATTTGAGCATGAATCCTTCAGCATCTTTACATACAAATCCTTCTTTGTTAAGATGAGTAGAACTATAGAATCCTTCTACAAATGCTCTAAAATGTTCTTCATCTTTAATGACCTCTACTTGTTCTTTGAGATCAAGATGGAAGACGCCATTATTCAGATTTTGCAGATTCTTATAACTGAAGAGTGCTGCTGGCTTCTCAATATCATTATATACAATATCAAGCAATACTACTCTAGGTTTATCATATATAACGATATGAGGATCTCTTTCTGGATCAATAACCTCAAACAACATAGAACAGTTCTTCTCTAGTAAGAATTTCTTAATCTTTTCCTGAGTTTCTACAGGAACAAGTTTCTCAAAATTCTCTTTAAAGAGAAGAGCCATGCAGTTAGATGGTTGTCTATGGTCAATAAGATGCTTATTTACTATTCTAGACATGGAATAGTATTCATGTTCATCAAACCAATGCTTTAACTCCTCTTGCTTCTTCTTGGGAATAATAGCCCGTAGACTATTCTTAATAGCATATTCAATCTTCTTGCCAATAGGAGGTTCATAATCACTATTACTCTTGTAAGTGGATAAATGATCCTCAGACTTACTGCAAAACAGTAATTCTCCATTATATATAGAAAGAATACCAAGGAAGCCATTATACTTTTCATATACACTTACAGGATACTTGATATGTTTAAGCATTTGATTAAGATCCTTTGTCTCTCTTCTTTCTTTATAATTGAAGAACTTATCATAAGATCTAGCAACTACTTCATTCTTTTCTACATCTATGAACAATCCTCTTGCAGTACAAGTAAGACTATTCCATCCTTTAGAATACCAAGCATCATTAGAGAAGTTGAATGCACATACATTATCATGCAATCTCTTCACATTGATAAGTTCCTTAGCTCTAATCATTCTATCTTTGATAAGAGCAGTATGAGGATTAGGAGTATTCTCATAACCTATATTCCACTTAGGATTTATGACCTCCACAGGAGTCATAGTATCATTCTCAACATCATACTCTACTATCCTCAGTCTAGCATCTTCATTGAGAAGGATAGATACTCCACCCTCTAGATTGAAGACATGGTCAGAAACCTGAACAGGAAGACCATCATCATTTCTATGACCAAAGATCTGGTAGAACTTAAATTCTCCACCTTTGATTTGACCCTTAGAAACATTAATGAATTCTTCCCATTGTTCAGCAATCTTATTTACATCACCATATCCACCAACACCATGCACCATCTGATAAGTATTCATTTTAGTAAGGAAATAAGAATCATAGAAGCTAGTAGCTATTTTCTTACCATCTTCATAAGATTTAACCATACCATTGATACCAGCATGGGTTGCTAAAATTTGAGTAAACTTATTCTGCAAGTATGCACACTGACCAAGTCTATCAGCTAATCTAGCAATATCCTTTTTAGTGATACCAGCTTCTACTAACTGAGGAAGTGTTTCTTTATAGAAATCAATCTTCTCATAAGCATCAGTTGGAATATTATCATGAACAAAGTTCTTCCAATGATCTTCATGATTACCTTGCAATAATAAGACGTTATTGTATTCCCTCCATTCGTATAAGTGTTTGAAAGTCTCTACATTCTCAGGACCTCTATCCAGATAATCACCCAAGAATATATAGAATGTATCAGGATGATCCTTAGGAGTAGTATCCTTAAAGTAGTTATTCAATGCAGACCAACAACCATGGATATCTCCAATGAATACTACTTTCTTGAAGCTCATTTCATCTAACTGAAGAGGTTTCATAGACATGAATTTATCAAATTCATAGAAGTCGGTAGGTTTAATAATCTTAAATCTGTTAGACTTAATAAACTCTTCAGTATTCTCCCATCTGGTATAGAGCCTATCAATAGCCCATTCAGGAACATAACCTACTGTATTAGCTCTTTCTGCGTTCTGTTTCTTGATCTCTTCAACAGGCATATCGGTAAAGTCTACTACCAATGCTCTATACTTATATCTTTCAATAAGCTTTTTATACCTATTGAATTGGTCTGCAGTAAGAGTTGTAGCATCAATAACAGTGAAGTTTCCTCTCTGCATTCTCTGTTCCAGAACATCAAACAGAATATCCCATGCAATGAAATCTCTAGTCTGATCTACAGCGAAGTATGGGATATCTATTCTCATGACAGGATTAGCAACAATCTTTCTAATATTATCAGGAGATAAAGTATAGTCCTCTAGGTCATGCTGTCTAATCCATGTGGACTTACCAGAACCAGGCAAGCCCCTCATGATGATTATTTTTCTCATTATTCATCATCCTTCTCTTTAAGATTATCAGCTATTTCAAAGCACTTATTGATTACATCATTCTCAATAGCTTCATCTTCCCATGCTTCAGGACAATTATAATCAAATCCTTGAAGTGTCTTGATATGGAATCCCATAGAATTAATTATTTGATAAGCATGCTGTTTCTTCTCTTCAGAAGTACCATAAGTAAGCTCATCAATAACAGACAGTTCTGCTTTAGGGAATAGACAGTTGAGCATAACCATAGTAGCCAGTACACAAATATCTGTTGTAAGGCCAACTACTTCAATTTCATCGAATTCCCAGTTAAATAGTTCTTTTAAACGCAGTATTTCTCTATAATCACCATAAGTAGGCTTATTGATAACCCAGCAATTCTTATAACCTATTCTGTTCATATAACATTCAAGTTCTTGAGCAATTTCCCATTCCCAAGTACCACGAACACAATGAAGAGGATAAGTCCAAGATTCAAAATGTTCATCATAATCCTTTTCAAGATGAGTATCACGAGTACATAATAATCTTGTAGAACGATTCTCCATTTGTTTCTCAACATAGTTCACTACCTTTTCAGGAAGTTCTTTCTGGATAGTTTTTGGTTGCCACCCAAGGAATTCATTCTGCAGGTCTACTACTACAATCAGTTTCATTTTACATCTTCTCCTTTTTCTTGTTATTAAATCTATAATCTATGCAATTGCACAATTTACCTAGTTTTTCACCATCTCCAGAAGTATAATACTGGAAATCAAATTCTTCCATCTCTACTGCTAACCAGAAGGGAATAGACTTTTCTATATTAAATTCGATATCTTTAGATAGCCAATTTGTAGGTCTGACTATAATACTTTCCCAAGTTCTATATTTATAATCTAAATCTGGTTCTATTCCATCAAATATAGATTCAGCGGTTATTTGTTTTTCTATATCATTAGCATGATTTTGAAATAAATTCCAGAAATATGAAAGATCCTCTTCTATAGAGTAGTCGTTATAAAAATCTAAACTATTGATAAACTCTTCTACACTCATTTCTTTAAAATCAATAGGAAAACCGCCTGTCATTTTATTAGGATCTATATATATGCAGAATTTGTATCCATATCCTTTTGTCATCATAGCATCTATATCAACATTGCATTTTACAATAGTAGATATTAATTCTTTTCTATATATATTATAGAATCTATTTAATAGTTGCTGATTAGTTCTTTTATTTTTATAGAAATACTTATAGAAGTTATCGAAGATAGCCTTTTTATCTATAGTATTACCAAATACCCACCATGGCATACAACATACTATTCTATTCCAAATCTTATAATTTTCTGGAGGAACTACTAAATCCATTTTACAATCAAACTTAAATCTTGGAATATCCCAAGTATTCTTTTGAATGAATGCTTCTGGCCAATATGCAAAAGTAAGAGCCTCTTCTTTATTATCTCTAATCCAATTGATTATCTTACGGCAACTAGAGACATATTCTTCTTTATTGTATTCAAACCCATCTTCAATATTAGGAATAGAAATAGGAACAGAGAAAGAACTTGTCACTGGTGAGAAGTCTTCTGAATACTTGGCAAGAGTTTCAATTTCTGCTATGAAAGTACCGTCACAATATATACCAAATCTCCAAATACCACAGCCTTTAATATGCCAAACACAGCAACATAAGTCAGCCATTGTATTATGAAACATATCTTTATAAGTTTCTTCTATAACTTCATAAAGAGCAGGATTAGTACCTAAAATATCATCTTTGATTTTTAAAGCTTTACTTTGAAATTCTTGCATTTTCATTTCTCCTTTTTCAACATATCAAAACCATTATCTCTTAAAGTATTGATTTGCGACTTATACTTTTTGTATTCTTCCATAATACAATCTAAACATATCTTCTTAATCTTAGCTGGTTTATATCTATATTTTGAAGGATTATCAAATTTAACCACTATTATAGATACTGAATAGGTATAATGATGCTCTATTTCTTCTTTACCAGTTCTACTGCAATTCACAGTAACAAAAGTAATACTATCATCTGGATTCAAATTTCTTATAACATACCTAGACATAATCACATTATCCATATATCTTATCTCTTTTTTAGATAAGTTCTTATTATGATAATAAATAGAATCTTCATTTTCCAATACTGATAAAGCAGCATTATCAGTAAGAGAAGTATAAGTTCGTAGTTCTGCTTCTTTTGAAATAGTTCCTTTGAAGTATCCATTGAATACAATGGATGGTCTGTCAATGTTCATACTATCACTCTTCTTTCTTAATAGACTCCATATAGATAGTATATAAATGTATTATAAGTTACTAAAGGGTTTGTTTATTTTTAAATAGCTATAGACAATATAGTAGGTCGAGTGCTTTTTTGTTTTTCATTTTACATTCCTCTTAAAATTTATTGTTTAAGTATTCCCCTTGAACAATCCACTACAGGCTGCCACCTGTAGTGGGTAATTTTTGTCATAACTATATAATAAGAGTCAGTTGACTGCTCGTATTGTTTTTGGGCAAAACAATAAATATATCACTAGGGATGGAGGTCCCTAGTGATATATTATTTCTTGCACATAGATATAACCAAGACCATACCATCTTTGTTGGCACCAGATGGTACGGTGTGGTCAGAACGCTTCAGAAAAAACAAAACAAAAATCTTCTTATAAGAATGACCCGTAACACATTCTTTATAAGAATCTAATCCTTATAGTACTTTTAAATAAGGATGCTTTGCTTGATTAGGGGTTCGAGTCCCTTAACAAGTATTTCTTTGGGTTGATTATCGTCCAACCCGATTCCTGAATTTCTTCATAACAATCACCCTAGGGAAAAATCCCTAGGGTGAGTTTGTTGTTTAATAAGTTACTTTAAATTCTAATTTTCCATTATTTCCTGGATTTGCTGTAATAGTATAATTTACTTTACATCTATTTCTAGGAAGAGGAGTTATTTCAACTTGCACATTTTCTATTGGATAACTTACCTCGGTTTCATAAGTTACATGATCTCCAATAGTTATACTTTCTAAGCAACAATCATCATCTACTCCTTCTTCACCAACTGAAACAAGGAGTGCCCAAATAGTAAAATTAGGATAATTGAATTCTCCTGCTGGAGTGTTGTACCCTTCGAGTGCTCTTGCTTGTTTTAAGCATTTAATCAGATCTTCATTTTGTAGTTCATTGGGATATGCATATCCAATTTTATCGAGAAAAACATCGGCAATTCCTATCCAACTAGTATATGCATAATCAAGTTTGCTTGTATCTAATTGTAAAGACGAAAATAGATAACTAATTAGCGTTAATACATGCGCTTTGTCATCTTCTGACATATTGCTTTTTTGTATAACACCTAAAGTTTCATCAACATATTTAGCTGTTTTTATTTCACCAAAAATGCCATCTTCTGAATTTATATCATCTAATTGCGTAGAAAAGCCTTTATATATAAAATAATTATTTTCATAAGGTATTGTAAATAAAGTAGGAGTTCTATTTGGTCCTCCTACTCCTATTAAATGTATACCTTGATCAGCCAAAACATGTCCAAATTCAAAATTGTCAAATTCTTCTAATATATTAGTTCCATTTATTTTTTCTTGCTCTCTAGCTTCTTTATAACCTAATAATCTATCTTTTATTGTTTCAGATACCCCATAAAAAAAACCTATCATACAACCATCATTAAGTATGGCACCAATATCAAAATTAGAAGAAATTCTATTTAACAAAAATTCTGGATCATCATTATCTACTTCACCAGCTGGTGTTCTGTCAGAATGTGTATCTAGATATCTTGCTTTATCTATGTTAGTAAGAATACGTCCAAGATCAACAAGTTGAAAACTAAAATGTTTCATTTTGTACTCCTTTCATTTCATTCATAATGAGATCCTTTAATAGCTATACCACCAGGAGAATTCCAATCATTAAAAGCAAGGAATTCTGCTTGAGCATCATTTGTTACTGCATCACTACTAATAGAAGTACCATCAAATCCAATGTCATATATAGATGCCTGGGCAATTCTATAGGTTACCATTTTCTTTATGGTGCCTTCTACTGACTGAGGAGCACCATCTATTTCAAATTCTCCAGTTATAGGAAATTGGGTATTTTCATCAATAACAATATCAGTTCCTACTGATTGTACAGTTCCAGGTTTTGGTTGATCTGCAGATTTTTCGTTAACATACATATATGATATATGCACCCTTTTAGCATTTTCTGAAATTGCTTCTTTATCAATAGTAATTTTTATAGTTGTTTTTGATCCATCAAAAACAATTTCAGAAGAAATATATTTTTGATCTATATTTTTATATTCAGACACAATATCATCTCCTTAATATAAAGAAATATATTGAATAGTGCCAATAGAAAGCTCTTCAATATTTTCTGGATATATGCTCATTTGGTTATTCTCCACCACCAGAAGATTCTTTTTCAACTTCGGCAATAGCAAATACATTAATTCCAACTGTTCCATTAGGGATTTCAAATTCAAGAACAAGAGGATCATTAGAAGAACCCTCAGGGATATCAAATACATTATTGATAATTTTTGGAACAACACCTTCTAATGCTTCTAAATCTGTTTTCTTAGCATAAGTATCTTCAGCATGCTGAGTAGTTTCCAAATCAGAAATATCAGGAACGGTAGGAATATCTGTTTTAAGGGCATATTTATTATCAGATTCTGCTTTAGTATATGCATCAACTGGGGTAGATGTTCCACCACTACCACCAGCATTAGCAACAGCATTATCGACATATTCTTTACTAACTAATTCATATGGTTCCCAACAAGAAGCATCTAACACAGCTTTATTATTAACAAGCTTGTAATGTCTTCCCTCATTATAAATATAAGCAAACATACCTAATTTACGTTTAGCTACAGGAATAGTAGTAAGCTTATCTGGAGAATCAAAAAACATAATATTTCCTGCAACATCATTAGAATCAGCTACAGGGAAAGATTCATGACCTGCAATAACAGTAGCAGGAACTTTGTATCCTTTTCTAGTATCAGGCATTTTATATTAACCTCCTTTAAATAAATATTATTCTTACTAAAAAGTCAAGTAAATTTCCTAGAACATATGTTCTAGGGAATTATATTAGTTAAACTTGTTATTAGCTGATATAACTAGAGATTCTAAGTATTTAAGATGATTTTCAATTATAGCATTATCAATAGGACCATCATTAAGAATGTCGTTATATACTTTATCTATTTCTGTTTCTATCTCTTCATCAGTTACTTCATCTTTCTGTGGAACTAAATATAACCATGTAGAAGATATAGAAGTATTTTCAGGGAATTTATAGATAGTAATACTATCTTTCATACTATAATCAAATATATCTCCATGAATATCAAGATCTGAAAATATTCTAGTACCCACTAATCTATCAGGATCTGTTAGATAATTAGTTTCATCAACACCAATATTTTTAAGATTTGGAACTACTTGTTCATATTCTTTGGTTAACATAGAACAATATACTTCATTGTGTTTAAACCCTTCTTTACTAAAAGAATAGTTTACTGGAGTTATCACTATAGGAATAGAATATACTAATATCATAATCTTTATCCTCCTTATAAAAAAGAAAGGTGAGAGAGAATACTCACCTTTCCAAATATACTCACTTCAAAATACTGTTAATTGCATCTTGTATCATATCAAGATCTTTGCTAAACTTTCCTGCATAAGTAGATATATTCTTTTTATATTTAGATTCAAAAGCATCAGTAACTTTCTTACACTCATCAGCTACTTGTACTTTAGTCCATCCACTATGACTAGTTTCAAAATGATATCTATCATATAGTCTAAATATAGCTATGTTAATAACTTTTCCAAGTACTGGATTAGAAGATACATTTAAAGTTGCATAATCACTATAGGAAAGAACATCATCATTATCCAGTTTAATAGTTTTATTGAAATTAATACCATCAATAGAATATTCTGATTTATTAACAGAACCAATTTTTAAATCTTTCATATTGTTAATACTAGAGATATAACAATTTACATTAGTGAAGAATTTTATATCCCCATTATTATCAGTTATTTGGAACGTTTTAAAATATCCTACATTATCAAATCTTTCAGCTATATGAAATTCTTGTTCGAATATAGGAGGTTGATGACCTGCAGGTATAGTATCTATTTCAGCAACAACTGATCTTTGTTCTTTTGTAAATCTGAAATTTGTAGCTGGATTATAACATACATCATCTTCATAGATTATTTGAAGCTCTTCAAATTTTCTAGCATCTTCTTCACAATCAAAGATTGGGAATTGGTCAGAGCCTCCTTCATCATAATAATACTCATCTGCCACAATGAACTTAGTTTTGTTTTCCATTTTACATTCTCTCCTTAATTCCAAAATTTATCAGATTCGTTCAAAGTCTTAAAGTCAAAGTTCTCATCTTTGTTTAAACTATCTTCTATTAAAGGAATCTTTTCATCTACAACTTTTTTATACAATGAATCGTTAAGATGCTCTCTAAGATGTTTAACATTGGCTTTATAATAATTCATGCAATTATATACATATCCAAATCTTTGATCCATATAATCAAGAGATTCATATGTATCTAGAATAGTAACTTGATGATCAAACCTTGTTCCAAAATCTCCTCTATAAGCATCTGATATTACTCTAATATAGTGATTTTCATAAACATGGAAGAAGTTTACAACACCAGCACTATCAATTATTCGTTTATCGAAATCTGGAAGATAAGCAATATTAGTTGACAACTGATTATTATTGTTAAACTCATCTTTCTTATAGAAAGTAAGATGAGTTTTTGGATTTTTTATTTTAATATCATCCTTACCCCATTCAAGCTTATCCAGTTCTGGTATTTTTACTTCTACTACTGGAATGCACCCATGTCGTATAAATGGAGCATAAGCTTCTTTGCTTATAGGACTGGCATTAAATTCTAAAATAGCCTTCGAGTCAAGTACTTCTACTTCTCTAACATCAAAATATGAATTATGTATAAAATTCATAGACTGCTGATAATCTTCAATTATTTCATTTGTTACGTCATCAGATAATATCTTTACTTCATTCACTCCAGAAAGGATTACTCTTTTTTTCATTTTGCATTTCTCCTTATAAATCTTTTTGATTTAAACTTTGAAGTATCATGTATTCCAACCACTTATCATACATATCTGCTGTATCCATTTTAATAGCGTAATATGTAGGGGTTAATACTTTTTGATCTGGCAACCATTGCTCAAATCCAATAGCAATAGTATGTGGAGCAGAGTATTCTTCAAACCATTCTTTCATTTCAGAAAGATTATCTGCTCCAGGTTCTACAAATCTTTCTCTTATAGTTCCTCTAAACCAACAATCAAATGGGTCTTTCTTATCATTAATAGGAGCTACAATAGTTATATTTTGACCATTTACGTTGCAGTATAACTCGCATTCAGGTATATGAATTTCTCTATTAGAATTAAACCCATACCAAGTAACTCCAGTTTGAGATAGAAGAATCCACTCTTTATATGTATGGATATCTTGGGATTTTTCTTCTTCATCTTCAAATTTTAAGTAATTCAAATATTTTCTCCTCCTTTTTAGAACTGAGTGATTTTGCTTGATCAATTAAGAATGTAGCAAATCCAATAAAATCAACTTTATTGATTGCTTTAAGAGCACAAAGAAGATGTCCTCCTTCGATTGAATCATCTTTAAGCAAAATACCAAAACACCAGTTCTTATTATAACGAACTTCGTCTTTAACATAACATTCATATTGCCATCTTAACATATTTGGATTAGAGCCTCCAATATGTTTTTCTATACACATTCTAGACCACTTCTCTTCAGGCATCTTTATTAACCATCTTAGAGATTTATAATCCATATATAATTCTATTAAGTCTTTTGGTAAAGTCATGTAGATGTATTGGTTAAGCACTATCTGGACTTCATCATATTTAACTTGAACCCATTCTCCATCGGCCATAGGAATCTCTTCATTCTTCAAATCTGTTAATTTCATATCCAAGATATTCCTCCTTTTGATTGATAATAAAATTTACATAGTCTATTAGAATCTGTTCTAAATCTGATTCTTTCCATATTGAAACATTATTAAACACCCCATTATGATAATGGGGTGTTTTATATTCACTTTGAATGTTAGGCTTATATCCATTATTATATAGAAAATCGTAAGCGTCTCTTATAGTAGCAGCTTCATAGAGGATATCATAGACAGACTTTCCATCAATATACTTACTATTCACTACATAATACAAAAGTGTTCACCTACCTTAATATTTTTTACAAAATTTTTGAGTTCTTTATAGATGCTCTTGTAATCTTTACTAGTTATACTAAGACAGTTATCAGAGTTATTTCTAGTAATAGGATCTTTAGTCCATGTTGTCTTAACATAAACTCTATCTATTCTTCTAGATACCATGCTTGCTACAAAATACTTAGTTTCTGTAACACAACCATCTTTAGCATTAGAGAATAAACTTAGTTTATTGAATGCTCCACCATTTTCACTAAGAAATAAGTCATTAGAGATAACCTCTTTAAGCTCTTCAACTACCTGGGATTTGGATTTTACCTTTCTATCAATATTTTCACACAAGAAATTTTCTTTAAAAGAACCATCTTCTTGTTTAATGAGTTGAAAGGTTTTTGTTTGTAGAACATAGAACAAAGGATTTCCCTCCTTTACCATCTTCCTCTTTTATAAACTTTCTTCTAGGAGCAAGGAATTCAGATACCATTTTAGTATTTAAGAACTCCTCTATCTGATCAGAAAAGTAGTCATATTTTGATCTGAGCAAAGTAGATCCAACAGCACCAGTTTTTAATCTATTAGGATTATTAGTTTTAGATTGCAAAATATCTAAGTTGACTTTAAAAACGCCATTGTTCCTATAATCTTTGATAATGAATTTTGCAATTGGCGTACCATAATAATCTGTTTCATTGTAGATTAAAATAATCCTCAGTTCAGATATCTCTTTATGGTTTATATTTCCATCAGGAATATAAGTAATAAGATATTTCATTAAGAGCTCTTTAAAAGTATCAATAGCTCCATCCAGATTAATAGTTGGTGGGTATCTAATAAGGGATGATAATCTCCAATTAGTGTAGTATTCAGCATTCTTTAAATAGATTGATTCTTTTACCATATACCAACGTTGTTTCTCTTCTTTTTTAGTATTCATTTTATTCGACTCCTATATATTTCCCATACTCTTTTAATACTGGATCTCTACCCCAGCCATTAATATCATTAGGAACATCATCAAACATGATGATATCTCGATATCTAATCATCCCTTCCGTTTTATTATTCTCATCATCATATGGCGAAGCCACTAATACCATTACAGCTCTCTCACCTATTCTCTCCTTTCCCACAACAATTCCTGTTCTTTTTTCTCCAGACAATTCATCAATGTAAATCAATTCATTTCCAAGTTTCTCTAGAGCTTCATAAGGTCTTACATACATTCTACATTCCTCCTTCTAATATATAGTATATCTTTAAATAAAAAAATAGTCTAGGGAAATATCCCTAGACTATTGATTATTTGTTTTGATTGTTCATCATCATTGCAAGCATTAGTAACTTTAGTTTCTTATTGTTTGATTTTTTCTTATTTGGATATATTCTTGGATTATATACATCATCTTCAGGGAGATTTGGATATGTAAGTTTTCCTTCAAGTTGATCAAAACCAATAGCTGATCTCATAAGACTATATCTTGTTGAATCAATACTCGAATTATAATCAACATTATTCATCTTTAGTCTCTGTCTTATTCTGATTCATAAGATTTATCATCATCATCATTTTGAAGAGCTTATTATCTCCACTGCTACAATTTTTGTCTTTCATCATCACCAACTTATTTTAACTTAAAAATCTAGAGAGGAGTAATCCTCTCTAGATCTGCAATATTTATTTCTTTAACAGATTTTTACCATTTTCTTTCAAATAATCTTTGAAAGTTTTAGAAGCTTTAAAGGAAGGAACTACAGATGCCGGAATCTGAATTTGTTCACCAGTCAATGGATTACGACCAACACGAGCTTCACGAGTTTTAGCTTCATAAGAACCAAAACCAGCAATATCTACCTTCTCACCAGTTACTACTGTTTCTTTGATAACATCAAAAGTAGCAGTAACGCATTCCCCTGCAACTGCAGCAGTAACATTGGCTTTCTCAGCAACCTTCTTAGATAATTCTTTCTTGTTCATTGTTAAATCCTCCTTAGAATATATATAGCGTTTATAAACCTTATAATATAGTAGTTTATGATTTAGAATCTAAAAGGATGGCCCATCAAATGGACGTGAAGATTTAATAAATGGGTTTGAGGTTAGCATAGGATTTTTCATCATCTCTTCTAACTCTTGATCTGATTTACGACTCAAGTCTGAAGAAGGATTGAGAAGTAAGTCCCATCTAATTCTAAGACCAGAAAAGCTTGTTCTAGCAGGAATAACAAAGTCAACAGGACTTTCATCATCTCTACTAAAAGGAACTGGGCCTTCACCATATAAAAGAGTCTCAACTATATATCCACCTCTGTTGAATTCTCTTATTAATGCATTTACCCATCTACCAAGTTTAACACGATTTTTTATCAACTTATCATATTGATCTATTAGAGGAACATAAGATTTCTTTTTAGTTGCATACTTAGGAACTTCTGCTTTTAAGAATATTCCTCTAAAGTTCAATAAAATTTCATAATCACCTCTTTTTGCAGCTTCTTTTATTTTCTTTTCAGCTTCCCTAAATAGTATTTTTGTTAGTAGATTTATATCTACTTTAATACCACTATTGTCAGCCAATTTTCTCATATATTCTGAACTTTTCATACTACCATCATATTCTTTCTTTTGATATCTTTAAAATTGATATGGCATTTGTTTTCAATCAATGGACTACCGTTATAGCACTTTTCAGTATATTGTGATTTAGAATCACCAATTGAGTAATTCCAGAATGCAGGATTTGATTTTCTAGCTATAGAAGAATAATCTATATTGGTATTTTTCTTTTTTCTTCTCATTTTATCACCTTCAAATTATGTTTTCTCGGAGCATGCTGTTTTTTACCTTGTTTATGCATATTCTGATATCTTACATTATCCATATCTTCTTCATTTGCATTGGACCAATCAAGAGATATTATATTATCTTTAATAGTAACATCAAAGTCCAGAACCTCGAAGTAATTCTTAATATAACCCATCACTTCTTCCAATACTTCTTTTGGTGCTGGTAGTATATTGTGACTAACACATACATTACAGCTAGTAAAACCATCAAAACTATTGATAGCGACTTCAAATCGTATATCACTTATGAGCTTAGACAATATACATTGGTTAGTTATCTTATCCTTCTTTTCTTCGCTTATACATCTTTCTGATAAATCTTTGAAATCTTGTGCACTGTAATCATCTACTGGTGAATTTTGCATTTTATCTCTTCCTTTCTATCTCATAAAACAAATTAGTGTAGGTGTCATAAGACACCTACACTTAAATAGTATATACTTATATCAAAGTTTACTTAGTCCAATCAACAATAAGCTTATCTTCAGACATGAGCTCAGTGACGTTAAAATCATTATCTCTAAGCATTTCTACTATAGTTTTATTTACATAAGAATCTATAGTAAGATTATTCTTTCCTAATACTGTAAGTGCATTTTCATTAGCAGTAATACTCTTTCTAATCTTATCTAGATTAATAGAAACGGATGTATTACCAGTAACTTTGGCATAACCAACAATCTTCTTATCAATATATTTAGTAACAGCATCCAATAAATCTATTGGAGTTTTTACTTTTGCTTTGGTAATAACATTAATCTTCCAATTCTTTTCCAATTGTTCTTTAGCCATATCAGACCATGTTTTAGCAGTTTTCTTGTCAATCATTTTTATTCCTCCATATCATCTATGTGATCTATAAAAGGCAGATAACTTACCATCAACTGAGAATACATCTACAGTTATAAATGGAGTATCAAGTTCATGAGCTAATCTAACACAGTTAGATATAAACCCATTATAGAATGAGATGAGATCATTGTATAAGATATCTTTGTTATAAGTAATCATTATCTCAGATTGCTTTGCTTGAATTTGAATAGTATTGGTTGATGATTGACGTTTATTATCAAACACTATTCTATTATCAAATGCTTTCTTAAGCAATCTCTTATCAACAATACCATTCTCATTAATGATAAAATCTACGTTTCTTAAAAGTATTTGATAAGCAGCCATTATTAATTTCCCTCATCTACTTCTTTATCCCATCTAATAGTAATTTTGAATCTATTTAAAAGTCCTTCTTCTTTCTCAACAGTATATCCTTTTACTATAAGAAGATTTACTATTTGAGATTCAAAAGCATTATATAACTCTTTATCTGATTTACTTTTATAGGAATTGATTATAAATTTTAAATATCCAATCACTTTTTCATCTGTTTCTTTAATTGATGACGAGAGTTCAAGATAGTCTAATTGTTTTTCAAAATCATATACAGTAAAGAAGCGAGCATTTGTTAATGCCGACACCTCTATCTTTTTCATTATACTATCACAAATAGTTTCAAAAGCAAGCTGATCATTATTTTCAAATTTATCTTTCATAGCTTTTCTAATTTCCTTTGCAGTTTTGATTTCCATTTTAAATTCCTCCTAATATTGATTAATGGGCATGATAAACACTAAATGTAACATATTCTGCTACAAGTTTACCAGTATAATCTTTACATATAATTCCACCTTTTGTTTTACTTTTATAATGCTCAGCTATATCATCTAAGAATTTATCAGCCATTTCCATTATACTGTCATACTCCATTGGAGTATCATATAAGTTTAATGTAAGTATAGCTTTTTTCATGATAAATTCTATTTTAAAAGGATCTACTTTTCTAGATGGTTTATCCTCTTTAACCTTTTCAGATCCTAATATATAGAAATCGCCGATAGCTTTTTTAATTGTACCTTTGATTAACCAAGGATTTTTATCATTGATTTCATCAATGAAAACAATGTTAAGTTTAAGAGAGTTTCTTACTTTAGTAATCATTTTACTTTCCTCCATTATAAAATATCTCCTAGGGATATCCCTAGGAGATAGAATTAACTGTGATTTAATCTAAATCAAGACTATTTGAAGAATAAGAGATATACATACTCTTATCTTTACTTTGTACTTCAAAATGCGCAGAACTATCCTCAGTTAGCACATTCTGTATTTTTCTACAGTCGTTGAAGTAAGCTTGAATAAATTCTTTCATTTGATCAAGAGTAGCCTCTTTAATTTTACCACTAAAGTATAATGTAGAATGATCAGTCTTAAAGTCTATTATGACCATCTTAGCATTTTCATCAACTTCAGTATACTCTTTCTTAGTGTATTCTACACCCAGTTCAAAGAGTACAGTTTCCTCAAAGGTATCTATACAATTACCCATAATATACTTACTAGCATTCCCAAAATTCATTTCACTCATTGATTGTTGCCCTCTTTTTTATTTACTTTGACTACAAAACCCATATCTTTTGATTCGCTGAAATAATACATATACCGACGACCATCATCTAGATGATACATGTAATTATCATATAACAGATACTGCAAATGACGGTCCTCTAAATGGTCAAGATACACCCATACTATATCATCAGGTACTTTTCCGCCATGAATTAAGTTTTTCCACCGTATCTGTTTCTTTATTGATTCATTTAACATACCATTTTACCTCTATACTTTTCTTTTAACGCTTTGATTTTAGCTAATTGATCTTCACTATAGTTTTCTCTACAGAGATCTACCATAGTATTTATATTGATCATTGTGTCTTTAAATATATTGACGTTATGGTTTAGCATACCATCATCTCTAGATATACAGAAAGCATTTCTAGGAGAATATATTCTTTCACATTCTTTACGGAAATTTTCATTATATATCATAAGGAAGTTAAGAGTGTCTCCATCGAAATCGCCACCGCAGCCAGAAATTATAAAATCTGATAATTTTAAGGCAAATCCATCAATACATTTTACTACTCTCACATATATTATGGACTCATATGCTATAGTTGGATTTCTATTCAGCAACCCAGAAACTTTTCCTGCTGCTATAAGATTCTCTATTATAGCTCTTACTCTAGGATCTTCCTGCATATGAGCATAATACCAAATTTTGTATGCTTTAGCATAGGTTATATTGTAACTCTTTTGAAGAACATTGATTATAACCTGTTCAAGCAAGATGCAAAGAGCAAAATATGGCATTTCTATTTCGTCCATATGCAATTTAGCACCAGGAGTAATAACAGTTCTAGAGGTGAATGCAATTCTACCAGATATTGTAGATCTGATAATACCTTTCTTACCTGCTAAGATATTAATTATCTCTGTAGTAAGATGAGATATCTTAGACTGCATATCCCAGAGTAACTGATTCTGATACTTTCTATTACGATAGATATAAAGATTGTCCTTATTAACTTGAGCAGCAAGTTTAGCTAATAAGTTGAAATCCGCATTAGTAGATTCAAATGTAAATCTCTTATTCTCTACTTTTGCTATTCGTAACTGAGTAGTATATACTGGAATAGAATGAGTAAAGACAATATCTTTATTTTCCATGATATCATCATACACATCTTTCTTAGCAGGTTTCTTACTATAGAAATAGTCTATGATTTCTTGGAATCTATCCCTAAATTCCAGCATTCCTATACCAGCATATGTTTGGTCAATCTTTCCTTTCTTCTTAAATGCTCTTGCATTTTGTTTCTTAAAGATTCTCTTATCATAATTAGACATTGGTTTACCATTACCATCCAGCTCCACTTCTGGTTCAATAATAGCAGCCAAATTACCAGCACCAATAAGAGATTCAAGTGATTTGTACATTAAAGGATGAATAACACAATACTCATCTTTCAATTTAATCCAACCAAAGTAAGTAAAGTCATCACCTACTAACTTAACTGGAGTATGGCATATAGGACAATTGAAGTTAGCATCATCAGGAACAGATTTAAAAGATCCTTGTGTATATCCACACTTACAAGAGTATCTATTGATATATGGATCTTTGTCCTGCAATGATCTACCGAACTTGGTAGAGAAGATAGACGTGTCACTTTTTAGAGCCTTAGACAAATTCTGATTCTCTAGAATAATAAATCCATGATTCAGACTGAGATCTTTGTCGCACTCTTTGTCCAAGTTAATCCTTTCCAGTTTAGTAAAGTAATCATACTCTTCATTATTAGGATAATTGAGATGAACCTTAAAGCTTGGAAGTTGCTGATCACTCATTAACATTTCTCTCCCTTCTATTAATTAGACTGAAATTAGTGTATCCAATATATGGATACACAGAGATTTTTCATTTTACATTTACCTCACCTCCTTAATAGAGTAGTACTAATCAAAATAAAAAAAGACATCCATAAAGGATGTCTTTCTAGTATAACCGTTGTGGTTTACACCACACGGTTATAAAATTCCTTATTATCCCATACGCCTTCATCGAATTCTTTCTTGAAGGTTTGTATGGAGTTGGCTGCCTTTTTCCAGATATTATGGTTCATCTGTTTTGCCAAAGCAGATGTCCCAGGCTCCAGTCCGAACTTTTCAGTTCTAACAGTCTTATTCTTGTTCTCTACAAATACCTGTAGGAAGTTCTTTTCTCTTACAGGTCCGTAATTGCCTTTAATGGATACTTTATAATCCATTTCTAATCACTCCCTTCATGTATATAGTATATGCCTGAAAAATTGGACACTCGTGTCCAATTTTGTGTTTACTGCACTTTCAGATAAATAAGTGGACATTGGTGTCCACTTATTATATTCCTCATTTATATAATATATGTTTGAAATACTTAATATAATTTGCCACAGATGGCAAATTAATCTTTGAAATAATAATCATGATAAGTCGACGCAAGTGTCGACTTATCATTTCTTATATATTATCCTTCAATTATACCATACTTGATAGCAAGATCTCTTCCTTTAGCATTTGGATTCTTTTTCAGTCTAGAAATCAATCCATATATTTTAGTTCTATTAATGTTTGGATTAGTGGGTCCAAGAATATCTGCAATTTCAGTTACATTATGACCCTCTTTCTTTAATTTAAATATTTCTTCCATTTGTTCCATTGTTATCTCTGTACAATTTCTAGTTTCTGCATATGGTATATTTGGAAACATATCAGTATACTTTTTATATATAATATTACGTCTCTTAAGATTACTACAAAGATTGCTTATTCTTGTATCCATTGGAACTCCTAATATAGTGGCTATTTCTTGAGTTGATTTATTTTGCACAAGAAGTTTACATACTGAAATTATAAATCCCTCTTCAAAATTAGTATACAAAGGTTTTAATCTATATTTATCACCTAGCTGTTTAAAAGCAAGTCTATTACGAAGTCGAGTACAGAATGCATTAAAATTTGGATCATAAGGCAATTGTCCTGATAATATATATTGAATTTCTTGAGGTGTTTTATTAACTGCTAACAACATACATACTTTATCAGCCATTTCAAATGAATAATTAGAACTAGTAAACATAAATATCCCCTCCAAATAATGATTCATTAAATAATTTGATTATATAATAGTATTATTCATAATAAAAATTAATTCCCTAGGGTTTTAAAACCCTAGGGAATATCATTATAATCCGAATATCTTTTTAAACCCATAGTCTTGCATATGAGAAGATCTCACAACGGAATCATGAAAATTCTTCATTGCTAAATTTTTGAGGTCGGAACAAAGCTTATATGATACTACACCTACATTCTTAAGCTTAAGCTTTCTAAATAGAGATCCTGCACATGCTTCACATATACCATGGTCACATTCACAAAATCCACTAAATCTAAATTTAAGAGTTTTACCTATATACTTATTCATATTAGATGGATTAAGCTCTACAAGTCTTCCACCTTCTATTATATTAGAATACATCCATATATCTATATTATCTCCAGTAAGTTCTACTGTCTTATATTTTTTGGTATGGCAATCTTCATCAAACTGAATAGAAAGATGTTCTAATCCTTTAACAAATAGCTTCTCCCAGTAACCACCAACCATTGTTTTATTAGCACGAGAGAATGGCCCTAAAGTTAGTGTTTCACAGAAATCAGCATATTCTTCTTTAGAAGAACCATCCATATAGTTACTAGTGATGATAGAATACTTACCTCTAGATTGATCTGCTAGTTTAGATGCACCTTTCATAACAAACATATTCTTTAGGTTATTTCCCTTATCAGCACCAACAGAAGATTCTAGTATATCCGCAGATGGATCATCTTTTAGTTTTTCATCTATTGATTTGATCAACTTGTTTTCTATACTTTGTATTGCTACAGGATCTGGTTCTCCTTTTAATATATCTGGATTTTGTTTGATAAGAGCTTCTTTCTCTTTCTTTATTTCTGCAGACATGCCTAATAGTCCTTCAGAAAGAGAAGGAGATAAGATATTACAATATGGCTGGAACTTTTGTGATTTTAGAGTATACTTCTTAAGCTCTTCTATATCTAATCTTTCTTCCATTACAGCATAAGATATCTGCTTATTGAGTTTCTTAAACAATTTCTTTCCTATAGTATCATTCACATATCCAGTTATAGGAAATACTCCACACTCTGTAAAGGCTTTATTAAATACCCATAGTCCTACAGTAGTCATGAATCCTTTCTTATTCTTATGACCTTCTATACCAAATGTATTAGGAGGCACAGATATAATATCATATGGATTAAATCTTCTCTTATCTCCAAATTTACCGAAACATTCCATCATGGTAGATGTTCTACATGCTAAATCTTCATTAAGAGAAAATAGATAATTTAAATCTTTCTGATCCGTAATAAACTTAGCTTGACGCTTAGGTTGTTTTATCATATTTCATTCTCCTTCTATATAATATAGAAACTTATCTTATATGATTGTTTTTGACATAAAACCACCCTGGAGTCAATAGACTCCAGGGTTAGAATTATTCTAGAAGGAGAGAAAATGAATTATCAATTTGTATTATTATCAATATTATGCTAAAAATAGCAGTGGAGTAACCACTTCTATTTCATTACTTTATGTTGGTTAAGTAAGAAATTAGAAGTAGATATGATAAGTTACTAACCATTCACTAGTAAGATCATTTAAGAATTTATTTGGGAAGTTGATTCTAGTGAGTGGTCTAATATCTTGATAATATGTAAACCCATCAAATACATCAGTCCATGCTAAGCATAGAGATAGACAATTAAATCTACCATCATTAATGCCAGTAGTATTGATAAAGTAATCTCTACAATCATCTTTAGTGATAGTCATTGTAGTAGTAACACTCATCTGAGCATTTGCTTCAGAATTATCTTCAAAAATACTAGCATTCCATGGAGTACCATCTTCATATTGTTTCTTATAAATAGGATTAGAATCAAATTTCTTAAAATAATAAGCAATATATTGGTTACCCATTTCTTTTCTACCAAAATATGTTTCTCTTTGTAAAGCTGTTAAGTCTTTATTACTAGGAACATATTGAAATGGTACTAATTCTGATGGAGCAATCCATTTCTTATTAGATACAGGATACCAAATAGCAGATTCTCTATTACAACCAGAAGTGCCAACACAGAATACTTGAGTAACATAATTAGAACCAAGATCATTCTGAGAACCAGATACTGTATGATCTAATCCTATCTGAGTATTATATGTAGGAGTAGTAAAATTAAAGTTATTTAGTCTGAATACATGGTAAGCCATGAACTCAGAACCAGAAATCATAGTACGATTCTTTCCTTTGAATACTACTTCTCCAGTTCTTTTATCCTGAATAGTAACTAGAGTATCTAATCCATCTTTACGTCCATCTTGTATACTCATATACTCTGTAGCACTATCAAGAGATATATCTTCTCCTAAACTTATTTTATCATTAATCATGGTGTTTTAATCTCCTTTATATCCACATCTTCTTCCAACCATGGTCCATAATCATAAATCTCTTTAGATTCCGTAATAGCAGGTTTCTCTATCATTGTGTAGTATTCATCTCTTTGAAATCTTTCTACTGAATACATGATATCATTAAATCTAATTACATTATCTTCAGACTCAGAACCATCTTCTCCACCAAATACCATATTCTGACCAGAAGTTCTAAAGATTATCTTATAAGATTTGAAGAATTCTAATATATATTTCATGTACTTCATCACTTCAAGAGAAGATCTACCAGGAAATCTATCTGCTATCTTATTTACTAGATCTTTATCTAGATATGCTTCTAATATGTAGCATATATCATCTATATAAGATACGATTACATCTATTCTAGTTTCTTCATTCTTGATTTTCTTTACGTCATTTAGAGCAAGATATAGTACATAATCTTTATCTTCTAGATATTCTGCATATGTTTTAGCTGGAGTTCCATCATTCTTATTAAAATAAGAGAAATCAAATTCCCATTCAAATAAAGTTTCTTTGATATAGGTCCATATCTGATATTCTTTGAAAGATTCAGCATTTACTATATTCTTTATAACTTTTTCATATACTTTCATATTAGTAGTATAGATAGTATTAAATTCTGGCATACTCATAATTTGAGATGTAGGAATGATGAAATCCCATATATCATATTGATCTGGTTGTAGATGATGTTCTAGCATCCAATCCTTTATATCATTCAAAGATGTAGAGAAATTAAATCCTACTATCTTCTTTTGATCTGTAGCATAGTCTATAGTAAAATCATCTAGATTGTAGTAAACATTGGTAAGAGAAGTCATAAAGATAAATAAATGAGCTAGATTAAATTTATGATCAGAACCAAGAGATGGAACAGATACAGTTAATTCTTTCTCTAATAGAACTGGATCATATAGCATAGAATAGAAGAAAGCCATATATGCAGCATATGCACTAGCACTATATTCTTGATATACAGAATAGTATTTAGTTCTAGCATAGTTCCATTTCTCATGGAATATTTTATCTTTTATATATTCATGAGAATCATCTCTATATTGGAAACCATCCCACCAACCATCTGCTAATGTTACAGGATCATATGCTAACCAATTAGATTCATCTTTTAGATACTTAGATGAATATATATCTAATACAGGCATTCTGCAGAAAAATAAATCTACATCTTGAGAAAAGTCTTCTTCTGTTACAGAATGAACCCATGGTTCTCTTATTAGATATACAAATGTGAAAGTAATAGTATCTCCATATACACCTTTTTCTAAATCTGAAGATGGATATGTATAGAAAGTCTCATTAAACACGTCATATTTTGTCTCATCTAATTCATGACGATTATTATATGATACAAAGTAATCCCATCCATGTTCTACATATCCAGCAAATGGAGTAGGCATAACTATACCTTGCTTTACTGCCTTTTCTTTTGGTTCATCTTTCCATTCTACTATTAATCTCTGATTAGCATTCAATGTATACCAATTAGAATAGATATAAAGAACAGTTAAAGTTCTACCAGGAGGAGAACTAAAATCATCTATCTTCATAGTAAATTGGTCTAGCATATGGATTCTAGATTTGTGTATTAAAGTAGCACCAATAGATACTAAGAAATCTTGTCCAGTCTGTAGATATGGGAAGAATGGATAATCTAAACTAAATGTATCTTGTTGATCAGAAGTGATAGGAATATGTTGTTCTGTCATCTCTGTAACATATTCAGCATCTTGGTTATAGAAGAAGGTGAAATTAACTCTTTGACCTTTCATAGGTCTAGTATAATAGTAAGTTATACTGAGAGTAGCATCATCAGTCATAGGATCATAGTTTATAGAATATTGATTATCTTCTAATAGAGTGCCATTGATATCTACTATAGCTCTATTAAATTTGGTATCAAAATGTCTTACTGGTGTTTTGAAAGCAAAGGTCTTTTGTCTATCTTCTTCTGCTATATAATAAGACTTTCCTATTCTTATATTATCATATTCATCTACAGTTCTATCTTTATCACAATAAACACAAATCAATTGTAGTTCTGTATCTTTTGGTAATGCTAAAGATTCATCTAATAGTAATAGTTTCTTATTTGTGTATGAGAAAGATTCTTTAGGTAAATACCAACCAAAGATTTTAACAAATGTAAGATATCCAGAAGATACATAGTTCTTAGTAGGCCAGGTTACATCAAATTCTGACTGATAATGTGATTCTACTTTAAGATCTATTACAGTCTTAAGAAGATCTATTTTATTCACTATAGCATTTTTAGTATAGAGGAAATTAAACATTAATCCTCTACCTATAGAGAAGTAAGTACCATCAGTAAATTCTACATATGATTGTCCTTCTATCGTAGATCTTACTATTTCATATCTTTCTGGAGCAATATAAGTATTACCTATAGTGAGATAGAATGTATTCTCATTCTGTGTATAGAATGGGAATGGATCAGGAACAAAGAACTTAGTCTGACCATTCTCTGTAGCTTCTACATAATGCTTTTCAAACTTAGATCTTAAGAATTTAGAATAGATAAGGATAAAGTATATCTCTCTACCATTTACATCTAACTCATCATCTGTGAATGTGATAGTCTCTGCATACTTATCTATAGTATACATATCACTTGATAACCATACAGAACCTACTGAAACTATTATATCATTATTCTCTATTAGATAATTTGGGAATGGTAAAGGAGCTAAACTATAGGTTCTTTCATTTGTTCCCATGACCATTTTAGTTTTCATATTAAGAGCATAATCTAGAGTAATAGCAAAGTCTTCATTTACCGTATTCTTATCATAGTAGAATTCATATGTAATAACTGCATTAGGATCAGTCATTAAATCTGCATTGATTCTTATCTTATTATAATTGAAGATAACAAAATCTTGCCCTTCTTTAAGAATATAATCTCCTATCTTGACAAACATAACATTTCCTTTTTGTAGGAAATATTCAAAAGGCCAAACTATATATCTTTCTACATAATTACCATTAGTAACAGCTTCAAAGTTAGCTTCTGCTTGACCAGGAGCATCTCCATTATTAATAGCATCATTAGTAGCATTATTGGTTAATGATTGATCTTCACCACTAGAAGTGTAAGAACCATCTGCATATACATCAATAACACTACCAGAATATCTATATTTCTCATAATAGTCTACATTAGTAGGCATTGGTTGTGGAGGTGGAGGTTCTCCTACAGTCTCTTTAAGAGTTTCGTGGATAATTATATCATTATCTTCACATATAAGCTTACTAGATTCAGAGAAAGCATAGTTTCCATATGAATCCATCTTTCTATGTTTAAGGATATAATATTTGTATATCTCTAAAGATTTATTATCAAAGATATCTTTGATATTCTCCATTCCTTCAGTACTAGATTTATATTTTATCAATCTATGACAGTTCTTTGCTATTCTTTCTTGATATTTTTCTGGTATCTTTCTATAAAATGGAATACCATACATAGATAAAATATATTCCACACATCTTCTATTCAAGATATCCTTTTTTACTATATGAGATTGTATCTCTGTAAGAATATCCATCATAGTAATCAATACAGTATATAAAATCATAAAAGAATGATACTCTGTAGATGCTATTTCCATAGCTTGAGAATATACAGCTGTTTGAACGAATTCTCTATTTTGATTATACTTGTTTTCAAATTCTTCTATCATAGATCTAAATGTAGTTACATTTAGTTCTTCATTATCATAAGATAGATCTTCTTCACTAGGATGCCATAACATTTGCATATCCATCTTATTTCTAGCATCATATGGAGTAATTCCACAAACTACATAATCTAGATAATCAGCATCTGGATAGTCTGCTCGCATTATATCTAGTATTCCCAATCTATCAAGAGTTCTACAAGCATCTGGTCCTATTTCATGTACAAACTCTCCTGTATATGTAAAATAATCAGGAAAAAGATATTCATATTCAACCATAGGAATACCCCAGTCTCCAACTGGAGGTATACCTAATATCTTTCTGTAGTAATTATTTAATTCTCCTTCATAATGGTTATTCTCGTACTTTTCTATATACCATTTCTGTAATAATGGTTTTAAATCAGCTTCATATGTAGTACCACTAGGAACATATTCATTCTTATTAAAGTCCCATATAATATCTTTAGGGATATAGAATTGATCATATCCATTATTTATATACAAATCTATTTGTGCTTGAGGCACACCAACTTGTTGTAAGAACCCTACTGGAATTATATCAAAAAGCTCAATATGAGCTTTATCTTCTAAGCAAGCAATGTATATAGAAGAGTTCTTTGAAGACTCTTCTGTTTCAGCTTCATTTGCATCATATTCATTCTTAATAACACAATTGAATGCTAGTATCTTTAGGTTATAAACCAAAAGATCAATAAAAGGATTTTCTGTGTCTAAAAGATCCTCAGTAAACCTTAAACTCACACATATCTCTCCTTCCTTCCTAATATCTTACCCAAATGTTTTCCATATCATTATATCCAGATTCAGGCTGAAGACATTAGATTAGATAAAAATACTTCATATATAAAGGAGATGAGAAAGATGAATCTTACTAATGTAAACTATCCTGATATTATATTGAAGAATGATACTGGTAATCCAGAAATACTATCTCCCAATGCTGATTATGCTATTCAATTTGCATTAACTAGAGAAGGTACTTATGATTTAGAGGAATATAAAGCATTCTTAGACTCTGCTATACGTCTATTTAGGCATAGTAGAACTTATTCACATTATAAAGCATACTTATATTCTATAGGGATGAATTGTTGTCAACTACATCCATATATTCAAGATACTGAAGAATATAATGATACTATATTAGAAATGCACCATTGTATGCTTAATATATATGATATTGCTATTATGATCACTGAGCATGTTCTTAATACTGTAGGGGCTATTACAGAATATGACTTAGCAGAGATACTTAAATGTGAACATGCACAGAACAATATACCAATAGTGATGTTGTGCAAGACTTGTCATCAGCAATATCACCATAACTATCTATACGTGCATCCTAATATGTGTTTTGGTAAATGGTGGGAATTAATCGAGAAATACAGGTTAGGACTTAATAGAGATATAATGTTTAAACTAATGATGTATCTTAAGAAAGCAAGAGAAGACAAATTTCCAATCTATGAAGATAGGAATGCTAAACTCTTGCAACTTAACGAGGAATTATTAGATTGGTCTGGTTTGAGAGGGTGTAAAGTACAATGAATGCTTTAGTAAAAGTAGCAAACAAGATGACTGATTGGAAGAATAGTGCTAAAATGAATCTTATATCAGCTAAGAACTTTTTAGCTAGTGGAATAAAAGATGTAATTAAAGATATAATAGATAATAAAGGTAAGGCTATATTTATCTTTGTAGTTATCATGGGATTACTTGGAGAACTATGGACTTATGCTTTTTGGGGATCTATTTTATATATCTTTATTCTTATTAATCGTAAAATGGAATATCAAAGAGAAAAAGATAAACTTGCTATTATAGATTTAGATAAATTGACTGATAGTGAAGATGGTATAAAAGCAATCTTAACTAATTTTGTATCAGAATGTTTTGATAGAGATGTATTATTCTTTAGAGGATTACAAGATAAAGAATATATTAATACTAAAGATGAACAAGAAATGTTAAATGCTTTACTAGAATCGGTTGCTAGTAACATGTCTCCTTCTCTTAGAACTAAATTAGACATGTATTATGGTCAAGGTCGAACTGATATTATTTTAGGAAGAATGTGCTATCAATTCGTATCTCTCTTTGTAGCCAATAATAATAAACCTATTTACAATTCTAAAGTACCAAATATGAACTAAAAAAAGAGTAGTCCGCAATGGACTACTCTATATTTATTTGTTGTTGTATTTAATATTCAACTCTACTTGAATACGTTTAGCAACTGCTTTATTTAGCATAGTTTCTAAAGCATAAGTCATAACATGATCTTTTTCTCTTTCTTCAAATCCATTATCTTTTATAATCTTTTCAAGATCAGAAGAGGCAAGATCTATATAAGAGAGTATCTTCCTTTCAGTTATGGCTTTTTGTCTTATTTGAAAATATGGTTCTCTCATAGCATCAGATTTGCTAAATTTTATAGCATTTAGAAAAGGATCTTCTTCTTTCTTTATAAGATTAGTAAGATATCTTCCTAACATGATATTCTCTTTAAATGCTTCTGCCGCTGCTTTGTAATTACCATTCTTATTAAAAGCATTCAGTCTAGTATGCAAACATCCACGTACTGCTTTAATAAGATATCTTATATTCAATGCAGCCAATGATTCTCTATTATGAATAAGAAAATGTATAGTCTCTCTATTGACTCTGTCTAATTCCTCATTCTCATTAGTAGGAATATAAATATCATCAGAGAATAATGTCTCAGAGAAATTAAAACTAGACTTTACAAAACAAGTCTTTAAATTTCTTATATCTGTGGTTTTAAGGTCGTTTTCTTTTATCTTTATATCATGGCCATTCTTTTTAGCACCGTTATAAAGATCTAAGAATGTAGGATAGATAAATAATTTGAAGTCATAATCTGAATTCTCATCTGCTAAGTTATAATTATGAGATCCTACTAAAGCTATAAAGCTAGTTTGAGATTTGGTTTGATCATGCAATAAATTGTACATTTGTTCTGCTTTCATATTTAAAACCTCTTTTAAACAAAAAGTCCTGAGTGCCCCGAAGGGCACTTTTCTAAGGGAACTTTCTTTAAATTGTGTATACCGAGAGATCTGGTATGTAACTGCTTCCACAGTAAATATCTCGGTATACGACGTTATTAAAGAACAACTTCTTATAATAACGCACGAGTGATGCTTTTGGTACCATATCATCACCCCTTGGGTTATTTAAAACCGCTCTGTAGAATTCATTAGCGGCTTTTAGCATTCCATCCCATATCATATCTAATGTTTCCATAGATAAGACACATCTAGGATGGAATTTTATTATTGTCAGCACCTCCTTTACATTTGCTTCATCTTTAGCAACTTGCTCATATAGAGCAAGCGCTTTAGTTTTGGATATCAAATCCAACCATCCCCTTTTTGTATACAGTATAATATATATGAAAATATCTTTATATCTCCCCATACATACCAAATGGATTGATATTAAGATAAGTTCAAACAAATATAGTGCTTAGTAAACTGGTTCGTAATCGGTATAATAATATTTTTCTTGAATTCTGTTTGCTACCTGCTGAGCAACTACCAATAAACTTGCAATAGTAATTGCTGCAGTAACGACTGCTTGAATGACTGTTTTTGCAAAGAAACCTAAAATAGCTTTGAACATTTGAATTCCTCCTTAAGAATTGAATACAGAATCTTTACGGAAATAGAAATACGTGGTAACAACTATTGCTGCACAAACACAACTAAATAACCAACTAAACATATTGAATTCCTCCTACTTTACACTCTTGAAATACTCATTAGCTAATGATTTGTATATATCCTGAATGATTCTAGCGTTATAGGATATATCCACTATCTCTCTAGCACTAGGATCATCAATAGCTAAATAATAACCACTATTTAGAATCTTATACTTACACATCTGATTGAATTCTCTATAGTATCTTATATCTAAAGTTCTAGATACATATTGGTTATAGAAGTTTCTTATATAACCAATACATTCATTAGCAGAATTAGTTTGAGCTTCTTCTGCTATGAACAATAGAAAGTCTATAAAGAATCCAGAATGGTAAGATTCTAGCATCTCTTGATTCGCATACTTAAATCTATATGCATTATCATTGAGATATAGGAAATGTATTTGACCTAATTGATATAGGCTAGTATATCTACTCTTAGGAATAAACTCTACATGATCAGATACTTTTGTAGTCCTGATATTAGTATCTATCAATGTAATAGAGTCTTTATCAATATACAAAACATTCATATCATTGATTTCATTTAGCTCAAAGAATTTTTTCCTTGCTTCAATGAAACCATAATTTAATGCTTTGATCATATTCTGATCACTTCTCATTTTCCAACCAACTTTGACTTCTCGCTGTTGTTTAGGAAGCTGATGCAGATAATCATACTCCTTTTGAGTAATATACCCTATATCCAACAGAATAGATATATTTGCCTTGGATATATCATACTCTTGTATATTCCTATTGATTAGATATTGATATGGAGCTGCATATAATGTTCTCTCATAAAGCATTCATATCACTTCTTGAGAACATCTTCCACCGTATCTCTCTGACTAGTCATCCATTCAATATCTTTGACAAATGCTTCATATCCTTCATCTGTATCAAATTCAGATGCAGCAAATTCATCAATATCCTCAAGATCATTTACCAGATATATACCTTGGAAAGTATACTTCTGCTGGATATATTTAGAGAGACTGTCTACAATAGGACCTACAGTGGGATGAGTATAATTGCATACTACATATACCTCGTCCTTCAACTGAAGTTGTTCTAGTAATATTGCCAGATCAAACTTAGTTGCTGGGAAATTGGATAATTGATTTGCATACTTTTCATCAAATATCCTGGAGTTTTCATCTCCTTCTATCGTTGGGTTCAGATACAACATTGTATCTGCTAATGGCATTAATGCTTTTAATGGAGTACCCAACATCTCCAAAGCATACATACGGAATATAGCAGCTTTACCACCAGTTTCCTTATTCTGAACCCATTCTACAAGTTCAGGTTTGCCAGTTACATCAATAAAAGTTAATTTCATTATATCACCTTTTTTAAAAAATTCTGAATGTTTGAATAACTTATAGGACGAGCCTAGAGGGACTCGTCCTATAGTTATTTCTCTGTAATAATATTCCTCAGCTAACGACAACAGTCGTTAATAGTAGATTCAGGTACTGATTAGGGCGTATTCTCAAATACCGAAATAGTTTAGAATAAACATAAGCATCTTAACAACTCGATATAAACTAATCAATACCTGTTTCTACACTGATATAGTATATAACCATTTTTTAGTTTACTCAGTATATTTTTTTATACCCAAATCTATCTTCATCTACATAACATAGCGATTGTACATGATTATATACTGATTCATACTCACAAGTATCATTCACTTTTTCTACATTTACACCCATAGTCTCTGTTTCTATAGGTGGAAGCAGTCTATATATATCTGGTACACCGTCTTTTATATCACAATCAAATATAATATAAGTATTATCAGCTGTACAATCTACTCCATATAATTGATCTAATGGAACTATATTATCATTATTTGATTTATCTATAAGATATGATTTTTTACACAAGATATTCAGAGCTTCTTCAATAGTCATAGAGATTCCTCCTTAGAATGGGCAATCACCTTTAGCATCTTTATTGGTCTTTTCAGTATTATCAAAATCCATAATCATCTGATCAACCTCTACTGAATTGTGCACTTCATCTAAATATTCTTCTTTCATTTTATCAAATGCTGTGTTATCTTTTCTGAATTGATTTTCTTCATATAAGAATACTGCCGACGCATCCAAGACAATTTCCTTGTTATAAACATTGATACCAAGCTTATTGCTAGGATATACTCTCATAAGTTGATTTTTCATCATGATTTTATCAACTGTATCTAACTCATCCACGAGATAGAATAGTTGTCTATTATTCATTCCTAAGAATTTCTTATAAAGACCAAAAGTCTTATCAGAACCAGAAATGAATATATCGCAATATATATCATAGAAACCATTGTTATTTATCCACATAGACTTATCTACATAGAAAGCTCTTATAGCACTAGTAGCATACACTCTTTTATTTCTAAGATCATGTAACTCTTTATTACCACTAGTTACTTTATCAAAGAATATTTTAAGTTTAGCAAAGTCTCTTTCTGTAGGACAGAATACATACTTATATATTTTATCTATATAGTGTAAAATAATAGTTTCTGTTTCATCATTTATCTCTATTTCATAACCAATCTTGTAGTTATTATACTCAGGGAAGGTTATGATCAATATAGGATTTTTCTCATCATTGTAAAATGCGTATATATTCTCTTTAGGAATGGTAATTTGATGTACGTTTGTTTTGAGTTCATATGTTTTAATCTTTTCAAACAAAGGTATATTGTATTCACATACTGGTTTGGAAAATAATACTTCTGTTGCCATGTTAATCGTCTCCTTAAGTCTTTTTCTAAATACAAAGGTCTGTTTCTAATAAAAAATTAGGGGTGATCAAAAGACCACCCCATATTTATGATAATCTTACGATTATCTTAGTGCTTACTCATTCTTTCCAAATCTTTTTCAAATGAACCCAACAACTTGGACATTATTCTCTGGAATGAATCTTCGCCAGGATTGATTCTCTCCTGTCTCTCCTTGTGTGTCTTTATCATCTTTTCTTTTTCTTCTCTGGAAAGGTTCGGATCAGCATTGGTAAATTCCTCAAAAGTAGGTACTCTGCCAAGCTTTTCTTCCAACTCTTTGAATATCTTCCATTTACTATTTTCAGGGTCTACTGATTTTCTGATCGCACTACTAGCAGCGCCAACAGCCAACAGTTTACCAAGTAAATCCAGAGGATTTGGCATATCGTCATCATCATTACCTATATTCTTATTATTTACTTTACCATTAAGGATATCAAAGATATCGTCAGGTGCACCTTCATTCTCCTCTTCTTTTTCTTTGGATTCTTCAAGCTTTCTTTTCAGTTCAAGGGCTTTATCAAAGATATCTTTAACAGAATCATATATTTGGCCATCTTCAATACCAGCATTTTTTAATCTATCGAAAATATCACTAGGATCAACCTTCTCAACGATAACTATATAGTTATCAGAATTCTTTTTATAGAATCCTTTAAGCTGACAAACTATAATGGTATCTTCTTCACGAACAATGATCAAAGACTGGTGATCGTAAAGAGAATAAATATCATCTTTCTCAACGATATTCTTGATACAGTTTTTAATTCCGCATGAGCAATACATGATCACTGTGGCTTTGCCATTAGCAATAGCGCTTTTAACCTCAGTAACATTGCCATTGTTGAACTCTTCGAATTTTTTCATTTTTCATTTCTCCTTTATATGTGTAGATTAATCTAACCACTACTATAATATATGCCTATTTATATATTTGGTTTGTCTTGATCTCCATAAATAGTCTTAGAATTTTGCACTATCTGGTTTATCTGTGCTTTCTGTTTAGCAATATCTTTGTCATTTATTATCATTACAGGAGATGGTCTACCTGTAGTAACAGTTTGTCTTATCTCATGTAATAACTGACAAGTTACTCTTAGCACATCTTCTACACTACCCATACCAAAGTTTATAGATTGTAATAGAAGAGCACAAGATGCATTAGAAGGTACACATTCCGGAGGAATCATAAATGCATATTCTTCTTTAGATATTGCTCCATTTCTAAACAGACAATCTGCTATGTTAAAGTTAGTCATAGGACTAGCAAAGATACCAGCAGGCATATCAGGATGATTATACATACCTATTCTAAGACCAAATACATTCATCATGAATTCTGCTATAGTATCTAAAATATGGAATTCTTTATTAGGATCTGGTTCTATATATAATAGAACTCTCTTAAAGTTTCTAAGACAACCTAAAACTTTAGATATAGTTTGATCCAAATCTATAGAATTCAGATATTCTAGATATATAGCTCTAGCCATTTGAGGTTGTTGATTAGAATATGCTTCTAATACAGGAAATGGTGGTAAAAGCATAGATAAAGAACCACAGTTAGGATGTTGTACTGGCATAGTTTCAGATACCATAGCAACTATCCATCCTCTTTGTAATGCATCTTCTACTGCTCCCATATCTATGGTAGCATATAATAATCCATCCATTACTGGTGGATATTGAGTTGGTACATTCATAAGTTATCACCTCTTAATTAATTAGACTGCTCCACTATAATGTGGAGCAGTCCTTCAGTTCTTACAATTCATCTGCTACTGTAGATTCAGTTTCTACTTCTTTAGTAGTAAAGTTGTAGTTCTCCTCAACATACTTCTTTGCTGCTTCCATCGCAGGATTATGTTGTAATCCATAGTTGATATTCTTATCTCTAGTATCCATAAGAGCAGCAAACAAGAGACCAATCATATCATTCTTTGCTTCATTGATATCTTCGTAACCATCTATAGTCTTTCCTAAAGAAGTAATGCCCATATCTTCTAAAGTCTTACCAAAGAATGCATTCAGTTTATCTTCATCTGCAATAAGTTCATCATACTTATATTCACCATCAGATGCTTCATCTTCATCAGCTTTTGGATAGAGAAGGATATCAAACAACTCAGTACCTCTATTATCTGCTTTAACAGAATAGCAATCTTTGTTTCTAGTGTCTACTGTTTTTACTACATCTACCTTCAGAGCTTCTACATCACCTTGCATAATAGATTTCACATCTTCATAGATATAGTCTTTGATTTTCATAGACAGATCGTTGCAGATATCATCTATATCTTGAGTAGCCATAGCAAAGTTATCAAACTTCTTTACCACAAGTTCCTGAATACGAGGCATGAGTTCTTTAAACTTCATAGTATCTACTAAAGGCTCACCAGGGAAACCCATTATAGCATTTTCTTTACTATTAGCCATGCTCATAGCTTCAATCTCAGCAGCAGTCAAAGCTCTAGCAACAAACAAACCGTCTTTAGGTTTATCTGTATCTGTAGTGCCATCATCAGATACTGTAGCTTCTTTGTTTCCTCCAATAACTACAGGTTCTTCCTCTACAGTCTCTTCTTTGGTTTCAACTTTTTCTTCTTGCTTGGTTTCACTATGCTCTTCTGCTTTGATATCTTCCGTTTTCTCTTCTTTGCTGGGTACTTCTTCCTGCTTGTCTTGTTCATAGTTCATCACATTATACTTTATCTGTAATCTATCAGCTAATTCAAGAGCCATATCTACACCATGGATTCGTTCTATTCTTTTAAGGAAATAGATTATATCATTCTTGACTGCTCTAGGATAGAAATGGTAGTGTTTTTTCTTCAATTCTTCAACATCAATTGGTTTAGGTTCTTTGGCTTGATGAACAGCTGTAACTGTTTTACTGGTCAATTCACTACAAAGTTTCTTAGCTCCATCTTGTAAATCTTTAGGAAGATTATCTATCTTCTTAGAAGTAACAATCTTACCACCAACTATATTGTTCTTATCTAACTTATTATCAGATTCATTGTAAAGTCTGTTTACAATCTTATTACCTCTCTTAATGCTTACCTTTACATTCGTATTTACCAAAGCCATGGATAACACCTTTCCTTTCATGCTAATTGCTTTCTTCACTAATTCCTCTATGCCCATATCTGCAATATCAGATATACCATATCTAACACCACATCTATCACATACAATTTGATTCAATCCTGGGTCATAATCAATATGCCCCATACATTCTTGTTGTGTTATAGGGTCTTTTCTATGACATACTAATTTGAATGGACTAACTTTATACACATATGGATAGTCTAATAATACTGGACCAAATCCTAATCTAACTCCCCAATTCTTAAAGAAGTTACAACCTATATCTTCTATGAGAATATTTTTACAGACAGACCAATATGTGATTAAGCGATATATGATATCAGAATGCTCAGCATATGTCTTTTGATCCATAGTCTGAACTCTTTCACACATACCTAGTATTCCATCTGGGAGTACATGTATAATCTTAGCCCCAAACCCATTTAGGAAATATTGATTATATGATTCAGCAAGATTATCGCTCCTTCCTACTCTATCAAGTCCTAGTTTAAATACTATTCCAGGGTCATACTCACAACCAAAACACATTCTATTGGTTCCAGCTGCTATTTGAGTTAGACCAAACTGTTTTAGTATTTTTCTAGCTTCTTTTTTCTTCTTAGCAGTCTTATTCATCCAAGCAGGATCATTAACAAGAGCTCTAAGATTATCTAGACCTACCTGAGGTATATAACATTCTATAGGAGGTCTTTGAATCGCATTCCAATCTTGAATAGAGAATGGTTTTAAGAACTTTCCTATTGTTTGATCAGATTGAAATCTCATTATAAAATCTAGATTTTCCAATTGTTGATCATGATTGTTCATTTACTCACCCCTTCGTATATATAGTATATATTCATAGAGAGGATTTCTCCTCTCTATGAATTACATTGGAAAGGGTAATGGAGTATATCTAACTCTTATAGGATCTTGATCACCACGACAGCATTTTTCTATGAAAGTCTGACGATTTGCATTCCAATTATCATCTTTAGTCAGATCTATATAGGAGTTACCATCTTCATCTGAACTGAGACAATTGAAACAATCTTCTGTAACCTTCTTAAGTATACTACTATCTATACCCAAAGAATCTTTCATGATATCTACTGTCTTTTCCATATTTTCTTTGACAAAACCCATTGTTGTTTTGAGTTTCTTATTTAACTTATAGATTATTCCTCCTCCAGCTTTTTGCTTTTGTTTAGCATCATCCATTTCACACAAGTTTACCAAATAACCAAAGTTATCAAAATAGTCTTTGAGTTCTGTTACTCCTTCCATACATCCCTTATCCATTTCTCTAAGTCTCTTAATCTCAAAATTATTAAGTATCTCTTCAGAATTCTCAGGATAAGGTTTAGCTTTAAACAGAGTATCTATATTAGCTCTAGTCACAGCAGCAAGCTCTTGTTGTCTCTTCCATACAGGATCTAATTGATTATCTGGATTATTCTGAGGACCATACCAGAAATCATTAAATTGCTTCTCTGTCATAGAACTCCCAAAAGCTTTTCTAAAGACCATCTTTTGATTATCCACCATCTTCTGATGCTCTCTACGCTGTTGCTCTTGTTTCTCATAATACATACGAGCACCATAGCTCATATAATTATAATTCATGCCATTGAACGAGCTGTTCTCATCTGTCTTATCTTTTCCGTAATTAGATCCGTCAATTTCGTAACCGCATACTGAATTACCACGTTTAGCACTCTCGTTACTATCCATCTGATCATTTAATTTCTTCCCTTCTCTTTCTTTGATTAACCACATAGACTTCTCATAGATACGCATAGCTTCTACACGATATTTGATCTGTGTATTCATATCATCCATAAATGCTCTTCTTACATCATCTGGTATATCTTCACCATGGTCTACTACATGATAGATATTACCATTCTTATCAACCTCTCTCAATTCAAAATAGTCCTCTTCTTCTTCTCGATACAAATATTTTCTGTCATTTGGATCATTGGGATTAACCTTATACAATGGAATCTGGAGATATCTATAATCTCTATGATAGTTTCTAGACTTGTCATTTATATCCATTCTTTGCAGCCACTTAATTCTACCTCTAGCAAGTCTCATAAACACATAGAAATGCTCTTGACTCATCCAGTTCAATGCAGGATGTTCAGTTGCTTCATCAGAAGCATACATTCTTATCAGAGTTGCATATACTTCATCCCATTCCTCCATATGATCAGCAATCTGTTCAGCCATCTTCTTATCTGCTTCAGACAATTTCATCGGATGATCTTGCATCATCTTACTTTCTTCATCAGTTGCTTTAAGCTCTATAGCTTTCTTCATAGCTTCAGTATATTTCTGCATGCTATCTTTATCCCAGAATATCTCATCTTTCTTTTCAGCATCAGGTTCTTCATTTTTATAAGTGTAAACTCTAACTGTTGGTACTTGTGTCAGCTTTTCAAGATATGTAAGTTTTCTCTTTGGTTCTGGAGTATGACCATATGCTTTAAGATCTCTTTCTTTCTTAGTTTCTACCTTCTTTCCAGTATTTCTTACTGCTACTTTAATACCTAAACCATGCTTATAGTCGAAATCTGTTAAATGAGCAAAAGTTTGTTGAATTGGATTCTTTCCTGGAGTTGCAGATCCTCCTCCATAATATCCAGGACTATAGAATCCATTATTGTTATATGCACTTTGAGTATTAAACCATAGACTATTGTTTCTTGCTTGATATGGATTATATGAGTTTACATTGTTACCTCCATATTGAATATTGGGATTTTTCATGTTATTGAACATAGCGTTGTTTGTAATCTTACCCTTAGCAGAGTTCATATCACTGAAATTAACCATATTAGATTGTGATGGTTGTCCTCCAGATTGAACCCATTCATCTTTGCCAGTAGCAGGATTGAATACACTAAGTAAGAGATTTGCTAAATTAGGATTTGTTGTTGGAGTAGATCCAAATGGAGCTACTTGATCATTTCTATTCCAACCAAAGATATTAGGATTCATTCCACTATCATAACTATATCCTGTACCTACTTGATTAGCCTGAGGATATTGAATCATTGGTTGTTGTCCATAATAACTATATCCTGGATTTGCTTGTTGGAATTGTTGTTGATTAACTTGTTGAGGAGCTTTGCTATAGTCTGGATTAGGATGTTTAAATACCACATTAGTTGGATTAGATACATCTATAAACTCAGGGATACGATTGTTATCAATCATATAGGTTTCTTGTTGTGCTGGATTATATACAACATTACTTTCTTGAAGCACTCTATAATCTGCTACAACATTTTCAGGTTCCATATGATATGCTTGTTCTATCTTTTCATATCCATAAAGTTCTTCTGGTTTATCTCCCATATCAACTAAGCTAAACAAACTTGGACCATACATTTCTTCCTCCTTATGATTAGCTACATCATCAATATCAACTAATTTCTTAGCAATAGCACCAGGTCTATTATAATGAGGAACAAAGATATTGGGAGTAGTAGATCCAGGAGCTATATCTTCCATAACAGCGTTCTTTTTCTCTTCTTGTTGCTTTTGCTTATTGAGATTAGAATGATACATAACATGATAAGCATTAGTAATCGTAGGATCATATCCCAAATTCTGATTAACTGGTGCAAGCTTTCCATTATCATCAATCTTAAGTTGCTGATACGGATATTTCTTAAGAACATTTTCTAATCCTCCTGCATTTGCTATCTCTTGGTTAAATGCAGGATTAGAGATATCAGGAACTGCACTAACATAGTCTCTCCCATCACCATAATTATATTCTAACACAGGTTCTTGAAGTTGTACTCTAGGATTGTTGATAACATAAGTACTAGGAGTACACTTAATTCTCATTTGATCTTGCTGTTCTGGTGTCAGCATGATCTGTTGGTTTGGATCGACAAATCCAGGAGGTTGTTGTACCACTTGGCCATTGTAATACATAAAAAATTCTCCCTTTCAGTAAGATTTAAATTTCAGTTTGGAGATTACTCTCCAAACTATCATTGATATAGTATATGCTTGAATTACTTATTGACTAATGACAAATATAGTTGAATATCTTCATCCTTAGGATACCAATAGATTCCTGGTACTTGTTCCTTTGCATTTACTATAGGATGATTAGGATTACATATATTCTTTAATGCAGTTCTAGATATAGTATCTACTTTATCATTGAATAAAGCCATATTCTGTAAGTGTTCTATAGGAACTCTTCCATTAATATGATTAGCTCTATAGAAATAATATCTGAATTTTTCCATAGCAGATACATCTTCATTTCTAGTATGACCTAATATATTTATTAAACCTATTTTCATATTAGCTTGACATACCATCTTTACTATATCTAGAACTAATTCTTGATTAGCAGCAGGATTCTTATCCCCTTTCGTAAGATAGAAATTATCCCGTCCATTCATATACCATTTTTCTAACCATTTAGTACATGCAGATACAGATATTTCAGAATCAGAATAGATATAAATAGGCATGCCAGTATAGGCATACCTAGTAGCTGCTTGAACTCCCATAGCTAATGCATATAATTCTCCATATGCTGCTGTAGCATTCTTAATCAATCTGGATCCATATTCTAATATTGATCCATTGATTGATACTATATAAGCAGGGCATATGATATTTTCTTTTCTACCATTCATAGCAGGTAGATTTGATGCATCTGTGAATACATTCACAGCATTTAGATAATTGAATTGCATATTTACTCTCCTAATTTAATACTACTCAAAAACTCATCCATCTTATTATCATACTCTAATAAGTCCGCTTTCTCGTGATTTGTTAATCTTCTTACAGCTCTATATAAAGTAGTTCTTATATCTACAAATAGAGATGCATATTCTTTCACCTTTTCTTTCTCTGTATCTGTTCTTTTACCTTTAGAATGAATATCAAAAAATCTTAAAGCTTCTCGATATTTCTTTCCTAATTCGATATCGCTCTTAGCAAGAGAGCATAATAAATATCGAATTAAATAATCTTCCTTGGAATTGCATAATGAGAGTTCTTCTTTGGTTAACATAAACTATTCCTCCTTCAACTCATAACTCATATAAATAGTATATATCTAAAAATAAGTTTACTCAAAAAAAATAGAAGCACGTTAGAGAATCGTGCTCTAGTGCTTCTATTTTTGTTTTTGTTATTCTTCTTCTACTTGGAACATCTTGCGATCCTTGATCCGGTTCCAACCCTCTTCAGTGAGGGGAAATAGATGTTCAAATGTATGCCACCCCTCCCCATTATTTGGGCTCATTTCATGATTAAAGCGGTCTATATCACCGCCTATTACGGTCCCGCCACAAGAGCAGGTATCCAGATGGATATTCCCATCCTCTTCATCCACATAAAATGGATTGATGCAGAAAGACCCTTTGAATACAGGAACAATCTGTTCGGCACGGAAATTGGTCCAAAATCCAACTTGATAGATGTCGGATGGACGAACCCACTTCTTATCGTGATCGTCGATATAGCCCTCACTCCAGATATGATTTAAAATATGAATCATATCTGCCGTTTTTGCGGATACATGTGCAGGGTGGTCTCTGTAAATTTTGTTTTCCATGATAAAGCTCCTTTCTTTTTTAAACATGAGCTCACCACCATGATGAGCTTCTAACTTTATCACGACTATAATATACAATTATAAATTATAAGTTTACCAGAGTACCATTTGGTACTCTGGTATGTTATTAGCTTACTACTTTATATTCAATATCTGGTAATTCGAATCTATTAGTATTTACATTGATAAATTCTGGTACAGTCTGAGTTTCAACGAAATAGTTATCAGATAAGATTGGATTCTTATAGATAGACTGATAGAGAGATTCATAATCATTAAGTCCAATAAACTTAATATAAATGATATGATCTCTATATAGATTGGTTATATATGTAATCAAGTTAGGCATATGTAGATCAGATACATTATTCAGATCTTCTATATATTCTTTGATAGATGTAGTGATATTAGAAAGAATAACATTTTCAGATTCAGAGATGAACTTGATTTCAAATCTAAGATTAAGATTGATTCTATCAATCTGCTCTTCTTTCTCAATATTATAAGTAAGAGATTTACCATAAGTATTATAGAATTTATAATCTATACCAAATGAATCTTCTAGAAGGAGTAATACGTTTTGAATATATCTTCTTCTTCTATCAATCATTCTCATGATAGATCTCCACTTAGCTTCTGTATTCATATAAGTATATCTTATTACAGGAACTTTATAGATAGTGAAATTATTATCTCCAGTTAATGTATTCTTACCTAATTCACAATAAGAATTATTAAGATCAGAATAGTCATAGAATATATCTAATCCTTGGTCTCCTGCATCATATACATTAGTAAGAGTATAACCAGTTAGGTTAGGAATAAGATCATCACAATTTAAAATATTACCATCATGATCAAATTCATAATCTCTACCAAATTCATTATCAAATTTAGCTAAGATAAAGAACTTAGCACCAATATTAGGAGGTAGATAAGCTTCTACATCTACACCAGTACCAATATTCTTTAACCCTTTTACTATATTGATATAAGAACCTAGCTTAGCAAATCTATCACTAGATTTAAATCTAAATTCAAAATTGAATGAAGAATCAGATTCATCAAACTGAGTCATTACACCCTTTACATATTTGAATGGGTATTCTTGTCCTTCACTATCTTTCTGATAAAGAACTAAATAGATAGATAATCTACATTCATCCATAGCACCAGTATCATCATATGTAACCATATCATAATCAGTTGCTATATTTTGCACTACGGTCATTTCTAGATGATATACAGAATTATCATTTTCAAGATAATCTGGATCTGTAATGTCATCTATATCCGCAGTAGGATACATATCTCTATGGAATGTAAAGCTAAGAGCAATAAACTGTAAGAGAGACTTATCATTTATATACTTGAAGTACATATCTCTCGTATAATATACCATAGTCATGTAATATGATACATAGAATGGAGATTTGTTCATTACGATAAGATAAGGGCAAGTATATAAGAATGATTTATTATCCATATAATCTATATCATCTTGAGTATAATCTCCTTGAGCTTTTACTTTAACTTTTTCATCTTCTGGATCTTGATAGAATATCGCTCCAGGTTTAAGAATAAAGTTATATTTAGTAATAGAGTCAAATACATCTCTTTCTAGATAAGAAGTAACTGTATTTGTTGGCACTATATTCTTATTCTGATCTCTTAATAAGAGATAAGCATAATACAATCTTTCTATCTGATTATGAACTTTTCTTAAGAAAGTCATTTTAATATCTGGAGTTTGAACAGAGTTGAATGCATTATTAAGATCAGTATATGTAGATATAGATCCTCTAGATATTGCTTCTTGAGGAATTATATGTTTAAGCTGTTCTACAGATAATTTGTTCTGGCCATCTATAGAGTCTCCTACAGGAGTAATCATATAATACATAGATGCATAATTAAATCTAGAAGAGTTTAGTGGTCCTACTTTATAATATGACGGAGCTAGCATAAAGTTAGTCTCATCACCTAAGCAAGTTATAACATGAATAGTTATATTAGCATTTCTTCTAGGTTGATATACATCTCTATTGAATTTAAGCCTGATATTCTTATCATCTAAGAATATAAAGTTTATATATTCTTGAGTAACAGTGGTATCATTATAAAGACCATCATATACTGGGACTAATATATGTTTATCAGTACCACCAGAATCATTAGTCTCATCTACTTCTACATAGAAGAATACTAATTGATCATTCCATGTGAAATTGAGTATCTTATTCTCTAATGGATTTTCTACAATGATCTTATGATAGATTTCTGTATGGGTATATTGCCTTATAGAGGTTTTGATAGATAACATGTTATCTCCCTCTACATTGACTATACCTATAGCTGGTAGATATGGATTATTAAGAGTAACCATTTCATTATGCCAGCTATCAGTCATATACATAGCATTGTATACATAAGTACCATTAGCAAGTATATTTCTTTTTATTTTGATATCATAATCTAGATGATACTCATACTCTTCATCTGTTCCTATATGGAATACACAATCTTTATCTAAGATAAATGTATCTTTAGGAGCACCACCAGTATAACTAGCAGAGTTTACTATATCAGGATCTTGAATAAGATTCTCTACTAATTTAGATTCTGGTAAGTTTAAAGTAATATCAATATATGAAGGAACTGCAAAGATTTTATTTATACCTAAAGATAAAGCATGAGAAATTATATTTCTTTCAAACTTTGCTTTAGTAGGAATTGCTTCATTAGAATACTCAGATGCCATCACTGCAGTATTCTCTAATGCGTTAGATATAACAGAAGATAGATAACCATAAACACCTAATACTAGGGTATCTTCTGGAATATCAACATATCTTGCTTTAAGACTATCTACAAACTGATTAATCTTATAGATATCAGTATTGAGGATAGTAGTTGATATAGATGCCATGTTCTACCTCCTCTTAAAATTCTAACCATTCAAAATAAAGATTAGTAAAGTTTTCACCATTTAATCTACCTGCTGGTTCAATCCAAGGCATATACATATTCTCTTGTTCTATTCCTCCAATATCATCATCCCAAATTTTCCATCTATTATAATTTCTATTTAACCCAGTAGATACTATTTGTCTAAAGTCTGTAATTATATTTGGTTCCATATCTTCAAACCATCCACTAACTTTAAAGTTTACTGTTATTTTTAATGGCCCTTCAACTGGTATTTCTGAGAATGTATCTCTTCCTATAGTAGATGGGAATACTCCAGTCCATTTACACCAATATAATATTCTTTCACCATCTTCAGCAACAATAATTTTATAGACGGCGATATGATCATTTAAAATTTTATGGTTAATACAATAATCTGGTGGACTAATAATTCCCCACCATTTCATCTGTCTATACATATCCCATGCTTTGAAGAAATGATAAATTTCTAGATATTTAGTCTCTTCAAATTCACATGTAAATTCCATGCCTTCATCGGAAGACATAGAAGTTTTAGGATAAACTATTTTACTACCCCAAAAATTTTGAGCTGTTTCTAACATATCTACATTTACTGAAGGTATATCTATATTAGAAGTTATTCTATTAGTTAGTATCTGTACAAATGGGCATATATCACCAGTACCAGATAAGTCTTTTAAGATTTCTTGATAACCATATCCAGAAGACCATAAATTTCTATAATAAGGTATTTTTTGAAATTGAGGTTGCAATGTATCATCTTTCACTATAGGAATACGTGGTTTAGTAAAGAATACATATTCTTTTGTTCCTTGTACTCTATTAAATGGATCTATTCTTTTAAATGGATAAAAAGATCTTCTATATCTCATATCTGATGGTTGAAATATACTATTAGATCTCATTTGTTTTAAGAGTTGTTGATCTTCTAATACTTTAGGTCTTATATTCCCATCATCTTTAAATGAGCTCATTTCTGTTGAGCTATTTACTTCTACTTTTCCTGATCCGTATTGATATCCTCCAATTGTAGTCTTTGCCATCTTATTCCCCCCTTTTCTTAACAGGTTGTCTTACTAATTGGTCCTTAAAAGCCTATTTTGAGAAACATTAGATTAAGTATTCACTATATTAATATTATGCTAAAATAAATTAATAAGGAGGAGTAAGTCAATGAGTTCTAACACAGACTTTACTACTATTCACGAAGGGTTTCTTCGTGACATCATTGATATGGCCAGTAAAATTGGCACATCTAAAAATCCAAGCACTGTATGGGACTATTTTTATCGAGAAAATAAAAAGAATATGACTGAGATCAATGACAGATCTAAATTTAATCAAGTTATTAGTAGAAATATTGCTACAGCTACAAAAGGTCTAACAGCTGTATTCCCAGTTATTGTTACTGAGGCTACACCACTTGATCAAGCTGTTATGATTTCTAAAGCAGTAGAGAGAAAATGTGTTGGTATGCTAGAAATGTTATTTGCTTCCGCATCTATTGATTCTGCTACTAATGCATATGACTATCTTTCTCAATTTCATAATAATTTAGATTCTAAACTTGATTGGTCTAATGCTAATATTGATGATGTTTTGTCTGCTGGTGTAGATACTATAGATGCTTATCGTGGTGGTACTGTATATAATAATACTAATAATCTAAATGCTGCTACAGAAATTGCAGTTAGAGATGGAATTAAAGCTGTTCAAGAAGATTTGAAACAGAATTGTCATTATTATCTTGATGAATGTTTAAGCGAGACTTCCGTAAATGATTATGTTGTAAAGCAAGTATTTAATGAGTTTACAGCTCATAGAACTGGTATTACTAGAGATACAGTTATTAGAAATAATCGCAATCAATATGATAATAATGGAAATAGAACTGGTTATGAAACAGATGTAAATTATAATACAGAATATTCTAATGATCCAGGCATTAGTAATATAAAAAATGCTTACGATATGCTTAATAAAGGCATTATTAAAACCGATGTAGAAAAAGCTAATGAAGCTATGCCATCCCTTGTTATTGTTAGATTCACTACAGTTAGTGGTCAAACAAGAGATGGATTTGCTACAAATAATGTAGAGAATGTTGCTGTTATTGGCGTTAAAGCAATGATCCACTATGTTAAATCTGAAGATATGGTAAATAAGATCATGCTCAAAAATTCAGATCGTAGAGGATTATTTAATTTCATTAGAGCTACTACTAGAGAAATTTCATTCTTTAAAGATTTCTTATTCTCTGTAGATAGAGCTAAAGTAGATGCTTTGTCTAAGGTAGGCAAAGGTTCTACATCTTCTGTTTGGAAACTTCTAGAACTTAGAGCTAATCAGGCTAAGAGAAATAAACAGGTGTTTAAAAATGATGCTTCTTGCTCTGCTATTGCTACTATAGTTATTTCTAAAGAAGAAGCAGATCTAATTAAGAAGTATCATAGATTGGATATTAAGAATCCAGGAACTCTTCTTTCTATTATGAGAGGATATAGTTTTATGTGTGCTGTCATTGTAGATGAAGCAATGGAAAGAGTAGATATGCTTTGGGATGATGGCGGTAAGAGTTTTGAAACTTATTCCTTCATGAGTCTTGAACGTGAAGAAAGTTCAGGTATGTATAAGAAAGTTATCAATATGGTTTCTAAGAGATAAGGAGTGATACTATGCCACTATTTAAACTCTCAGAAACTGGAATAGCAGATCAGGATAATATGGTAGTTCCTGATGTAGATACAGAAGATCTTTTTAATGATACAGAACTTTCTGATGATAAAAAAGATAAGAAGGAGGAGGAAAACAAAGGTATGGTTATTAATAAATATGAACCTTATAAAAAAATGAATGACCTTTCTCAAAAGAATGATACTGCTAAATTCCATGAAGGCTTTGTAGCTATTGTTAATGAGTATTTTGACTATCATGACGTTAAAACTAACATGGCTATCTTTGCTTTAGATGAAGCAGAACAAAATGCTCTTATTGTATCTCTTACTAATAAACTTTATCAGATGATGATTGATAAAGTAGATGAGATTGATTATGGTGATATTCCTAATACTAAAGGTGATATTACTAGACTTCCTAAATATGAACAGATTGAACAATGTATTGATATTCTTAAACAGATTTTCACTCAGTATAAAGAAGATACAAAACCAATCATTGAAATACAAAATGCTCTTCAGTATGTAGAATACAATAAAGATCTTTTCATGGCTTGCTTTGCTGGCAAGATCTCTATTGGTATTGCAATGTATAATAATATAGTTCTTGGTATTATATCTTCTATTTCTTATATGATTGCTACTTGTATTGAATACATTAAGTCTCCTAAGAATGATGGTATGGATATTGCTCTTGATAAAGCAGGCATCTCTAAAGTTAAAGAATCTCTTATGTATGAAAGCTTAGTTAAGTTTAATGATGCAGCTCGCAAAGGTGATGTAGAGAATGCTCTTAGACCTCTTGTAAAAGCTAAAGCTAAAGGATTTGATCCTTTGACTGTATTAGTAGGTGTAGGTGCAGTAGTATCCATGGTTGGTGTTGTATTAGCATGTGTATCTATGCTTAAAGACCTAGTATATTATTTCTATGCTTCTAGAGCTAGAGTATCTACTTATCTAGACATTCAAGCAGATCTATTAGAGATGAATGCTAATCAGTTAAATAGTACTAATGATATTAAAACAGTTGGAGACAAATCTTCTGTTGTTAGAAGACAGCTTAAGATCGCATCTGCTTTCCGTAAACTAGCTGATAAGATTGCTATTGATCATAATAAGAATGAAAGAGCAGCAACCAATCAGATTAAAGCAGATAGTAGAAAGTATAGAATTGATGATGTAAATACTAATCCAGATACTGCTATGAGCTCTACTGGTGGTCCATTATTCTAATAAGGAGGTAAAGACATAATGTATACTTTTAAACGTGCACCCAAATCTAATGCCTCTGTAAAATTAGAATATTTAAAGTCTTTACAGGAGCAATCTATTGATCTATATCCTAAGAAAGAAGATAAGCCTAAATCTTATGGTGAACAAGCATATGATGCTTGGATGGGTAAAAAGAAATTTGATAATAGCTGGATAAGCTTTGCTGAAGAAGCTCAGAAGACTCTTCTTACTAATGCTATCTATTATTCAGTATTAGAACCAGTATTGAATGAACAGGTTGCTAATACTCATGAGAGAACCCTTGCTAAAGGTGTTGTTAATGATTTCGTAAATGAGCAGAATGTTCCAGCTCTACTGAATGAATGGTCTCATAAGTCTATTTATTTATCTGATATCTCTAGAACAATTGACCAGCATCTAGATAGACTTCTTGAAGATACCAAAGAAAAAATTAAAGAAGGTCTTCCTGAAGAAGATGCTTATAAGATTGAAGATCATGATATTGAAAGCTTTGTAGTAGATATTAAAGATTCAATTCCTAAAGATGTAACTAAGATTATTGCTGATAGAGTACAAGATTCAGTAGATGACTTTATTGATTTTAATAAAAAGAATAAATATGCTATTAAGCAGATCTATGATAATGCTAAGCAAAGAATAGATGAACTAGATGCTGCAGAGAATACTATGGATGGTAGTCAAGAAATAGTATCTAATTCTCCTGAAGATGTTCAGCAGATGCAACAAGAAGCAGTAAGAATGGCAAAGAGAAAAGAAAGAGCTATTCTTGAATCTCCTTGTAATGTATTTAATAGTATGACTCAGATTATGCTAGAATCTATTCATAGTGTAGATGTGTTAAAGGAAGCTTATAGTACTGAATATAATAAAGTAAACTTTGGTAAAGTAGTAAATGATACTAAAGTTATGTATTCATTCTTGGAATGCTTGAATACACTGAATATGATTCCTATCAATGAGGGTTATATTACTAAGATGCTGAATGACATGAAGAAATCTATTAATAAAAAATAAAAAAATGAGGAGCACCAAATTGGTGCTCCTCTGAGTAATGTTGTCATTAGAAGAACATAGATGCTCCCTGGGACGCGATCTGGGTTTCACCAGACGCCCAGTCGGAATCAGCTGGCTCGTCGAAGAATTTCTTCTTCAGATAAATGCCTGCTGCTGCGCCGCCTGCGATAAGGGCTACCTTACCTACAGTGGTATCGGTTGCCTCTTTTACCGTGCCGCACATCTCATCAAAGAATCCCTGCTCCTTTTTGGAGTCTTCTTTCTTCTCTTCCTTGCCTCCCTGCTGCATTGCTGCCATTGCTGCTGCGAGTTCCTGAATTTCTTCTTTAGACATAGCCATTTTAGTTTCCTCCTTCTCTTTGGTATCCACTTTCATGGTACCAGTACCATTCATTTCTATTGTCGCTGCTGCTTCAGAGTTATTTTCCGAAGCTGGCGACTTTGTTACCGCCAATTCTTCTGCAGCTTTTTTGGTAACTGCTAACCATTCATTGTACTGGTCAACCCCCAGTACTCTGATACGATCTTCTTCTTTAATCGTCGTATCAGAAAACCATTTTGTGATAAGTAACCGTTGAACATCTGTGCATTCAGACATTCTTCTAGCATAGAGTTTGACTATAGTTTCAACTCTATTAATTGCCTCCTTAAGTTGTTCAGGAGTCATTGTTTCTGACCCATTTGTTTTTTCAAACAAGTTAAGAGCCAGAATATCTAATGCTGGATTTGGTTCCAGCTTCTGAACCTGAGGTTCAGCTTTTTTCTTAGCCATAATTTTTACCTCCTTCCTTTAATTATATGGCTTTTATCACTGATATAATATATGCTTGAAATAATGAACTTATACCTATTTTTGATGCAATTAAACACTTTTCATCACAGTAATTTTCCCAAAATGCAATATTCATCTCCCTAGGTATTTCTACCTAGGGAGTGTATTAGGGAAGTTTTATGAAAAAGGAGAAACAACGAACAAACATCATGAAAGGAGTATTTTAGGAGGATTCATTATGTCAAAACAAAACTAAGATAAGTCTCGCCATTCCTTATCTTATATTCTGATTATATATATGTTTGGAGCTACTGTTTGAATAGTATAAAATAATTCAGGTCTACTGATCAATATATTCTGTTCATCTAAACTAACTAATCCACTTAGTTTACTACTCAATCTATTAAATAACTCTACTAAGATACTCCTTATCTGATATATAGTTTCTCCTGATAATGATATTGTTATTTCTGTATTCATATATCCTATAGCATTCTCATTAAACTGAGGAAAGAACTCCTTTATAGTATTATAAATAGATTGTGTTGTTAGATATCCCATTCGTGTTAGTTTTTGTTTCATATACTGAGCTGTTAGGATATTGTTCTTCATATTTAGATCTAAACCAGATGGATAAATTTTTAACATGTAAATCATTCCTTTTTATATATAGTATTGAAATAATTTACGTTAGTGCTCTCTACTCTATTAGATATAGATTTATATTGGTATTTGTTATAAAGCATGTTTAGAAATCTAAGATGAATCTCAACTCTAGGAAGAATAGAATAGTATTTCCTAACTACTGCATCTACTACTAGAGCATCATCTATCCAAACATTTCCATTATACATATCAGCATATTTCTTTTCAATATTATCAAAATCTGGTTTTGATATCGGTCGTATACATCCAAGTTCTGCTAAAAATGTATCTGTGTTATTAAATGAATTTGGTGTTTTAAAGAATGCATCGAATTCTATATTACATGGAGTATATATCAATTGATCTAATTGTAGAAAATCATTATCTGATATAAATTGTTTCATAAACTTTCTATCTGCAGCACCAGTAATAGAATATACTTGTATGAATCCTGGATTTGCTTTAGCACTAGCAGATAGATTTCCTTTATTGACAAATCTAGCTCTTGGTCTAGGAGAACCTTCTGGTTCTTCATATAATACTACTAATATTTCTGGACTAAATGCCATGTTTTGAATATATTGATCTCTTGCTTGTAAAATATAATTTTCTTTATCTGGTGTAATATGAAGTGTGTCATACATCCATGATAATCTCTCATTATAATCTCTAGGAATATGAGAGTATTTAGAGTCATAGAGAGTTTTCTTTTGTTTTCTAGATTTGATAAGTATCACCTCTTTCTTGATTATCTAATAGTAAAAAATAAGTTAAAAAATAATACCTGGAATTCCAGGTATTATTTTTGTTTGATTAAGAATTACGTTTTATTATTATCTCTCCATTCTTTTCTTTTTGTTCTAGAATCTTATTCACTTTTTCAATCAATTCTCTACGATTGTCTAGAACATCATTCAAGTCTTCATTAGCAGTTTTTAGATTATTTCTAGTAGATCTTGATACTGCTACTGTAAATATACTCCCTGCTAAGAATGCTAAAAATACCGGCATAACTTATTCCTCCTTCAACTCATACTCATAGGAATAGTATATATCTATTTTTTATTTTACTTTATAAAAAAGATAGATAGTCAGCACATTAACTATCTATCTTCTTAGGAAGTTTTTAAGAGTATAATGTTTGGCTCTCATCATACTCTCATAATAATAATATATAACTGAAAAAAAGTTTACCAAGGGAGAATTCTCCCTTGGTATTACATTCTCCAATATTTATTAAATAGATTTTGCCAAGCATTATTTACTGTACCAGCTGCTCTAGATTGTACTCTTAATATAGCATCAGATAAAGCAGTAGATGGATTTCTACATGCTGCCCAAAGAGTAAGGGTTCTAGAGAAATCTGGAACTGCTACGTTAATTCCACAAAGATTTCCTAGGTAATCTAATTGAGCTGGATTAGAGATAACATCATTAGTATTCTTACCAGATATCATAGATAATACATTATACAGATCTTTTATAGTAAGGTTTACTGTTACTTCTGTTGGTAATCCATCTTGAGTCCAACCTTGTTGTGTACCTCTGGTAATATCACAAGATGTAATTATTCCCATATCTACATGGAACATAGATCTTAGATATGCTCTTACTATAAATGGAGAAACATATGCATTTGGAGCAGACCATCTAGGCATACAAAATGCTATTATATGGATAAGAGGAACAAATATATTTAGATAAATAGATAACGGATCACAATCTGGAGAGTCTAGTTTAATAGTAACGTTATAGTTCTTTGTATATTGAGAATCAGACCAAATCTCTGGAAAAATTAATTTACCACCAGCCATAAGTGTATCTATTCTATCTATAAGAGTTCCTAATATGCCAGTAGAACCAGAATTTTCTTTATTACCAGCATTTTCTGCTACTTCTTTACTTTCTCTATGTGCTTTTTCTGCTAATCCAGTGGGGTCATAACCTTCAGCACCACCTAAAATAAATTGTAATTCTGCTGCTTGATCAGATAACTGATTTACTTTACTAGCTAATTGAGATTGTCTAGATCCATTAGTAAAAGCATCTTGCATAGTAGGCTCAGCATTTACATAAAATGCTACTGCTTGTCTGTAATAACCAAAGAAGTTATGTGAGCCACCATTACCGGATGCAGCATCACTCCAATTAAATTTAGATGCAGCACCAGTATGACCATTTACAGTTATAGATCTATTTCCTACACCTATCATAGCAGCTACAGATTTACACATATCATTTACTGCTCTATAATACTCTACTGAACTATCACTAAATGCATAATATTTACCAGCTTCATTAGCTACTTTATCAGCAGTGGTATCACTTTTACCAAATAATCCTTCTATAGCTCCTTTTCTATCTTCATCAGAAAATCCTGCTAAGAATTTAGGATCACCTGCTTGCATAATAAGTATAGGAGCTCTAGATACTATTTTTTGTGAGAACTTTCTTCCAAATGGTTCCCAATCCATACTACCATCTAATCTATTATCTACCCAAGGTTCAAATTGATATGGGAATCCAAATACAGATCTTGTATTATTTACTTTAAATTTAGATGCATCTTGATCATGATCATATCCTATTAATTTTACTACAGTTGCACTATCACTAAACCATCCATTAGCTATACCTTGCATAGTTTCAGCTAATGTTTTAGAAGGTTTAGCTTTACTGTCTGTACTATCATCTGCACTAGAATAAGCTTGAGCTTGTTCTACAGCATTATTAGCAGCTTCTTCTTTAGCTTGAGCAGCAGCACCAGTTTGTTTTAGATATAAACTACCATTAACCATAGAGATATCTGGATTTTCTGGATCTACATTTTCTTTAGTATCAATTTCTAAAACTGAGAAATTACTGCTAGATACTTTATATCTATGACCTGATGTTGCATCTTGTAAAATAATCCCTCCATCAACTGATGAAGTTCCAACGTATGTTAAAGGTCTATTTCTTTCTTCTGGAGGTATTGTATTGTTATATTCATCTACAGTAACCCCTTTATTAAGGTATATCCTTTTTCCTTCTAAAGCAGAAGTTGCCATAGCAAGAGATGCAGTCATTATTTTCTTTTTTCTTTGAGCTTGTATCTTTTCAGTTATTCTATTTTGAGTTATGGTTTGTCTATCTATAATAACATTATTGTTTTTATGTACAAATCCACCATCTTCATATAGCTGAATATATCCATTTTCTTCTCCTACAGCATATACAGTAGTTTCTGGAGGTAAAGCATTAATAATATTTCCTGATAGTGCAGATGGTTCACTATAAACTTTTACTGGTCTACCTTTTATAATATAAGGAGTAGGTTTCTTATATTTAATCATAGTATTATATATTCCTCCTTTTAAACTTCTCATTATACATTTGTGCTGAAGCAAACTTTTTTATAGTTATATATTATTATTATGATGGATAGGAGACTAGAGACCTACTATCCATTATCCCTTTAGAGAAAAGATAGGTAGAGCCATAACTGCCTATCTTTTTTTGAGTAAACTAAAAAATAGAGATATATTATTATAATGGGTAGTTTGAGAGTGCAGACAAACTATTCCAGGTTGTGAATCATCTCCTATTTTAAAAGAGTAAGGCTATAAAAGCCTTACTCTTTCTTTTTTACATTGAAGCTATATTTTGCATACGTTTAGTTATATCAATAAAATCTCCTGAATCAGGATTGAAGAAGCTTGTATCAACTCCGCTATTCTTCATTGAGTTATTATAGAAATAATTCAACTTAGTCATAGCAGCAGTTTCATTCATCTTCTTATTATTTGCTTTAGCAGTCTTTTCAGCTGCTTTGACATCAGTTTCTTTGACATCCATTGCTTTAGCTGCCATATTAAGTATAGCAGATAATAATTCATTAGTCTTATTTTGAGCAGCAATTAGCATATCAAGCTTATCTTGAGCAGAAACAGGCTTAGAAGCCTCTTGAGAAGTCTTTTGTGTGGGAGTAGTAACACCACTCTTAATATTTTCGTTTTTCTCTTCTACACCCTCTCCAGAGTTGGCGGTAGTGCCTGAATCTGGAGTGGTCTTATCTTCTTTTTTGGTAGTTTCTGTTTTTTCTGTATATTTTTTATCTTTTTCTAGAATCTTGATAGCATCTTCTATAGTTTTAGCTCCACCAAATTTATCAGAATTCTTGAGTATATATGCTATATCATTATTAGTATATTTCTTTCCATTAGGACCTGCTCCATGGGAACCTTCTTGTCCTAATTTAAATTTAGAATCATCTTGAGCTTTAGTAATAGAATTAGATTTCTTTTTCTCAATCAGAGCTTTAAGAGCTCTTTCTCTTTTAACAGCTGGATGTAGACCCATTTGAGCCATCATCTGTTGTTGAGCTGTAGGAATACCATTAAAGGATTCCATTTCTTTCTTATAATCTTCTTCTATTTTCTTGACTTCAGGATCATCAGCACTTAATATAGCTTGCTGGGCTTGAGCTTTAGTTGTTGTAGTTGAAGTAGTAGTCTTACTCTTAGATTTTTGATCTTGTTTATTTCCAAAGATTCCTTTAGGATGATGGAATAAACCAGATATAGAATTTCCTATTTTAGATACTTGACCAAATATATTACCAAAGGAAGATATTGCAGAAGAAATACTATCTAAGCTAAATCCTCTACCATACTTACCTCTTCCATATTTAGATTGAGTAATCATATTGTCAGTAATACCAAAAGTATTATCTGGACTTTTTATTTCTTTTGGGAAATCTGGATATGTAGCAGCTCTAGTAATATCTAGATCTTCTAATCCAGTAGATTTGAATTTGCCTCTGCCACTTTTAGGAACATATTTCTTTGTATCAACTCCACCTTCATCAGAACCTTTAGTTTTGACTGGGTTGATTTTGATTAATCTACCTCTACCATATTTTCCTTGACCTGAAGAACTTAATCCATCTATTTTATAAGAATTTGGATTAATACATCCATCACCAGCAGCACAATTAGGATTATTATAGATTCCATAATGTAGATGTGATCCTTGATCTCCAGGTGGATCACAATGTCCACTATGACCAGATTTTGCTATAATTTGACCAGCTTTTACTGAATCGCCTTTCTTAGCTAGATTATTTTGACTTAAGTGAGCATAAATATGATACATACCTTTCTTGTCTTTTACGACAACATAATTACCATATCCAGATCCACCTTGAGATCCTATATCATCAATCACACCATCAGTTACAGTAGGAACAGGAGTACCTGTACCAATACCATAATCTATACCATGGTGCACTCCACTACTACGTGGACCAAATTGACTAGTGATTTCACAATTGAGTGCTTTCTTTAAAGCAGCGGCAGCAGAACCAGTAGCAGGTATAGCTGTAGCATCACCATTAAAGGTTCCTCCTCCACCGCCATGTGAACCATCAGCACTTGAAGAACTACTATTATTTGAACCAAAAAGACCTCCAAAATGTTTAAGAGGATCTCCAATTAAATCAGCAAATTTGCCAAATTTATCTCCAATAACAGAACCAAGTTTTGATCTAATCATATCTTTGATAGGAGCTAATTTAGCTCCAATTGCATCTAATCTAGCGCCAACACCACCGAAGAATTTATCCATTAGATTAGTTTGAGAAGCTTTTTGCTGCTGCTCGGTTATATTTTGTACTGTTTGATCTCCAGTTTCTAAGTTTCCTTCTTTAGCAGCTTTTTGAATTTCTTCATTAGTAGCATCTTCTCCAGTAGATTTCTTTTGAGCTATAGATTTAATAACATTTCCAGCTTCTTCTGCTTCAGCAAGTTCTTCAGAAGACATTGTTCTTATTTTTTCTTGACCACTAAATTCTTCATCTCTTTGATCTGCCATTTGATCTGTTGTAGATACTGTTGGAGCAACATATCCTTCATTTTCTGAATCATGTCCATATCTTGCTGCTAAAGAATCATCTTGACCAGCATATCTTCTAGCATTTCTTTGATCTCTAGTATTCCACCAATTTGATATATCACTGAATATACTTCTACCATATTTTGATTTACCTTTACCAAATTTATTTGATTTTTCTTTTAGTATATCTGGCACATTGGGTTTGTCTTTACAAAATCTTGATTTTCCTTTTCCTCCAGCTGCTTGAGCAACTATCGAATCTAATTGACTGTAAAGATTTGCACCAGGGCATGCAGTTTGACCTACTTCTTTATGGCCTAAAATATGTTTTCTATCAATAGGAATATTGTATTTCTTGCAAAGTTGTTGTAATAATTTTACTAATGAAGCAATTTGTTGTTGAGTAGGGCTTTCTAATTCGAAGTTTCCTCCTACATGAATACCAATAGAATCTTTATTGGCACCTTCAGCATGAGCTCCTTGTTCATCTTCAGCTCTACCTTTTTCTATAGTACCATTTTTGCGAATAACAAAATGATAGCCAATTCCTGACCAACCATTTCCTTTATGCATCTTATCTATTTCTGCTGCACTTGGATCAATACCTTTAGCTCCAGCAGTGTGATGAATGATAATTCTATTAGTTGAAGATCTTTTAGGTCCATATCCTGAATAACCAGTGCCTGTAGCTTGAGTTTGACCAGTAGCAGCACAAAGCTTTTCTAGACTACCAAATGTTGCTGGGCCCTTGTGCCATTCAATACCTGCTTTGATTTGATCCCATCCATTATATAGACGAGCATCTCCACCATTTGAACCTTTGCCATTTCTTCCACCTAGGTTGACAGCTTTACCATCACCAATATATACGAATACGTGATCAACTTCTCCACTAGAATCACTAGTAAATACTAGATCACCAGCTTTGAGCTGTTTCATATCTCCGGTAAATGTAGCATTATGCTTCTTAAAGAAAGCACATTGAATATCAGCTGTTCTAGGAATTTCTATTCCAGCTGCTCTATAACAGTTTTGAGCCATACCAGAGCAGTCACACTGTCCACCGTCTTTTGGAGGAGAAGGAGGATTAACTTGACCGTATTGAATTTTAGATTTTTCATATGCTAATGCACATTCTACTATCTTTTTAGCAGCATCTTGATAATTTACAGATCCACCACTAATAGAACCAGGAGTCCCACTAGATGATGAAGAATTAGTACCAAATATATCTGTTATTGACCTTATTTTATTAAGTACTTGAGCAATTGCTCCAAGAATTCCAGGTTCTTGTTCTTCTTGAGCAATCTCGGCAGCTCCAGAAGATGAACTCGAACCTCCTGAGAAGGAGCTACTTGATGTTACTCCTTTACCTTCTTTTTGAAATAATTCTCTTGCTCTTTGTTTTCTTGTAGCAAGTCCTAACCAAACACCATTGTTATCTTTTGCTGGACGCTCATATGCTGCACAGAATTTTTCTGCAGCTGCTTCTGGAGTCATCCCGTCCATTTCTTTGAATAGATTAGATACATCACCATCTTGACCAGAAAGAACAAAATCTAATTGACCCTTATAATCTGAATCTTGTAATCCTTTTGATTGTAAGAAACTGCGCAATCTTTGCTGTCTACCCTTGTCTGTCCATTGAGCTAGTCCATATCCTGTTTTCCCATCTATAGTCATTGTATCCGAATCTATTGGTTTTCCTGATGGACTCTGTACAGCAGAAGATCTCCAACCAGATTCAGCAGCGAAATTACCCAACATGCCAGATATGGTTTGATTTGATAATCCTTTAGATTTCAGATGGTTCCATAGTAATTCAGCATTACCATTAGATCTTTCTCTACCCCATTTTGATCTTCCAGCATGTCTTAGTTTCCATGCCATTATTTCTTTTAAACTTGCACCTTCAGAGAATTTAGGTTCTCTGTCTTTACTTAATTCAGTAGCAATAGTAGTCTTTTGAGCAATATCTCTAAGTTTATAAGTCTTAACTGGTTGATATGATTCTGGATCTTTTATTATTACATTACCATCTTTATCTAGTCCAGTAGCAGTAACGTAATGTGGATTTTCTGCAAATGGATCTTTATCTGTTTCTCCCATATTATTCTGACCCATTAGTACTAATGGTTTACCAGATTTAAGAGAGTTAGCAAGATCTTTTTCAGATGTTCCTACAGATTTAGTAGCGATTCCTTGATTATTAGCGTATCTATTGAGTACATAGTCTGGTGTACCACCATTCTTCTCTTTTCCACCTTTAGTTTTATTAATAATATCTTTATCATCTACAGATACACCAACTGATTCAAGAGCATTTGCCATAGCCATTGGACCACAAGCAGAATCTTTTACAGTTTGTTTTTCTGTATCTCCAGATACATTGAATCCCATACCTGCAATAGCAGGATCTAATTGAGAGTGGAATCCAGTTCCAAATAATCCTCCTCTACCATAAGTAGAGTGTTTACCTTGACCAGTAAGTTTATTCTTGATCCAACTTCCAGCACTTGAAATTTTATCTCCTACCCAGCTTGCTCCAGATTTAACTCCTTCCCAAGCAGAGGATGCAACGCTTTTAACTTTATCCCATGCACCAGCAGCAGTTTCTTTAACTGTATCAAAGAATCCACCACCAGAATGGTTATCATTGATTTCAGGATTGCCTTTACCATATTCTTGAGCAGCTTTAACATTATTTTCTACTACACTTTGACCTGATTTTTGTAATTTTTGTAAATCTTGTCTTGATAATCCTACTGCTGGACCAATTAAGTCTATAGCATAATCAAGCATCTGTTTTGGAGATACTATCAATGCAAAAGCTAATCCAACTATAGGAATTAATCCAATAGCACAATGAATGGCATGAACTAAACCAGATATTACTTTCATACCATTAGTAACAACAGACTCTTGAACTTCAAATTGTTCTGCTGCATGATTGTAACCACTAATAAAAGAAGTTACGCAGAACATAGTTCCTATTGCAACGGCACCAATACCAAGAGCAGCACCTCCAGCAGCTGTAGCAGCTTGCTGAGATAACTTCTTTTGGAGTATTTGCATACCTTGAGAAGATGTGACCTTTTCCATAATTTTCTTACAGAAATTAGATACAGCCTCCCCAACAGTCTTGCCTGGTAGCCATTTTCCTGCAGCTTCTACTACAGTTTGCATAGCAGATCTAATTTTACCAACAGCAGCCTCTACACCTTGTTTAGAAGTATCTTTAACCAAAGAAGTAGTATCTTTGAGCTTATTAGCTACTTCAGAATTCATTCCAGTCTTGAATATACTTTTGGCTGATTCTGTACCAGTTGAGAATTTACTAGATGCCCAATCTTTTAGACTGCTAGCAGCATTTTTAGCTTTATCCCAAATGGATGGATTAGTTGCATTGTTTTCAATTACATTGGCTCCACTCTTTGCAGCTTGTTGTGCAAGTTTTCTTTGATGACGAGCTATACTCTTTTCTGTTGCTTTTCTTTGAGCAATCTCAGCTTTCTTAGCTTCTATAGCATTTCTATATTGACCTGCAGGTCTATTTTTAGGACCTTCTGCTTCTAAACCAGTTGTTGGTACTTTATTTCCACTAAATTTATCTATTAGCTTTTCAGCTCCATAAGACATACCAAAATCAGCTATAGTACCAGCATCTACTTCTCCACCATTAGCAATTATATTAGCAAGTGTTGCACCAGCAGCTCTACCACCTGCACTCTTTAATCCTACTTTTTTAGCAGCTTCACGACCAACATAACCAGCTACTGCTGTTTTAGCAAGACTACCAGCACTCATACCAGAATCTTCTTCAGATTCTACTTCTTCTGCTGGAATATCTAGTTCTTTACCATTTTCATCTACAACTACCTTTGAACCATTTTCTTTTTCTATCACTTTTGATCCAGGAGGTAATGATGGAGTTTTATCATCATCATCTATAACACCAAACATTTTGAGAGCACCAGTAGCAACTGCACCACCACCAAGTAATAGCGCACCTACTCTACTCTTTGATAATAATTTTACTAAGTTTTTGGTAAGTGAAGGAGCTATTTGACCTAGTTTCTTTCCTACTAATGATTTAACAGAAGCGAAACCTTTTCCTACCATTTCTCCTAGTTTCCCAGGAAGTTTTGCAACTTTTGCCATTAAATCGGCACCGAATTTTTTGATTGAATTTGGAACTAGTTTTCCTAATAATTTGAATAATTTGCCTGGTAAAGATTTAAGTTTGCTAATCAACCATGTACCTACAGGGAGACCAAGGAACAATGTGTTTATGAGTCCACCTATAGAATCTAGCAAACCGCCAAGTAGTCCACCACCAGCATCAGCTATGGCTTTACCCACACCTTTAACTTTGGCACCTAATCTAGCAGCAATTGCTTCTAATGCATTTGCAGATCTTTCTTTGAATTCAAATTCTTGTTGATGTTTCTTTTCAATTTCAGCATTATCTTTGTTCTTTAATTTCATTGGTGTTCCATCTGGCCCTTTTACGATAGCCACTAGGTTACCATCAGCATCAGATGTATAAGATACATTATCTTTAGCATTGATATCGGGAGCACCACCATTCGCCTTAGAGTGGTCGAAGGATGCCACGAGACCAGCTGTAGATTTGACTTCTCCTGCAGAAGGAGTAGATTGTTGAACTTCTTTTACATTGTTTGAAGGTTCTTCTTTCTTATCACTTGATCCACCAGTAAAATAGTCTTTAGCTCCACCAAGAGCACCTTTGAGAACAGAACCTATTAATGATCCACCACCTGATTTGGCAGCGCCTGCAGCAGCAGTACCACCAGCAAATGTACCAAAGAATGGTAAACCATATGTAGCTGTAGGAGGAATATTTTTGTCTGTTTGATCTTTCTCAATATTTGACATCGGATTTGCTTTATCAGCAATTGTTTCATACTCTCCAGATATCTTTCTAGCTAAACCAATTACTGCTTTACCTAGCATCTGGAAACCTGCTATGATAGGTTTAGATACCATACCAAAAGCTTCTGCTGTTGGTTCTACTATATTTTCTTTTATTTTATCAGGAGCTTCATTTAAGAAGTCTGTAGTCTTTTCGTCTATATAATCTAGAGCTTTTTCTCTTTTCTCTGTAATTGAATTAGCTGCTTTAGCAACTTTACCACCAACTAGTTTTATATCGTGCTTAATAGCACCCATTGTTGTATTGCCATGGTATTCATCCCATGTACCTTTTAATAACTCATTTCTTCTACGATAGTAGTCTTCTGTTGATAGCAGACCTTTCTGGTATTGATCGTGCCAATTTTCAAGTAATTTTCCATGATCTTTTTCGAATTTAGCTTTTATCTCTGGATTATTGATAGCTTTATCTGGGTCAAAGTAAGAATCATCATAGATTTCTTTATTTAAATCTTTACCTTGTTCTACTTTAGCATCATCTTTGTCTTTTTGATTCTTAGCTCTTTGAGATGCTATTTTGGCATTAGCAATAGCATTATTTATCTTATCGCTATTTCCAGTACCTCTATATTTATCTAGAGTATCTTTAAATTGAGCTTGAAGCTCTTCTCTTTTCTTGGGATCATTAGTCTGTAGTATATTAGCTATATGCTCTAAAGTGGCAATGATAACATCATTCTGATCTACCTGTTTTTCCATATTATTGATTATAGACAGATCTCCAGGATCAGTTACTTGATCTTTTAGTTTTGCTGCAGCAGACTCATCAGAGCTTGCTCTTTCTTTTAGAGTTCTAATATCATTATTAACAGCAGATATTGCTTCTGGGTGTTTCTTTATTGCTTCTATTTGTTTTTTGACACTTTCATCTAATTTATCATATTGCTGTTCGTCTACATTATATCCTAATAGTTTGGCTATTTCTGCTTCAGCATAGTTACGTTTACTTAGATTATCTTTAGCACTCTGGAATTTGGCTATAGAGCCACCAGAATCTAAGAACAATTCCATCATTTGATCTTTTATCTCTCTAGGAAGATCAGATTTAGCTAATTCTTTTGCAAATTCACCTTGAGCTATTTCTGGATTAAAGTTTTCTGCTTTTGCCATCTTGAGCATTTTATCTCTCATAGATTCTACTTTTCGATATAGATCATGAGGATTCTTTTCTGTTGGATTCTTCTTTAGATAATCAGAATATAGCTTCTCAGAATTAGAAATAATATTATCTCTTTCTGCAGCTATTTGTCTATTGAGGTTATCGTCTGTACCTTCAGTTCTTGATTGAATAGCACTTAATGCAGCTGCTAAAGATGTTAGGTTCTTCTGAGCATTTGGCCCCTGTTCTAGTTTAGCCATTAACTGATCTAAACCACCTAATGCATATTGATCTGCATTATTTGCATCAAGACCTAATTCAGCACCACGAGCCATTCTTTCATCAGCAAGAGTACCATCTTCATAGTATCCTTTTCTGAAAGCTCTTCTTTCTAATCTCTTACCTACTTGATTTTCTAGTGCATGTGCACCAGCACCAATTACATTGCCTATTCCACCAGTAATAAATTTACCTAGACCACCAGCATTACGAACCAATCCCAGCATTCTATCTACAGATTTGAGTCCATATTTACCAAATATTGATTTTTCTTTTTCATCTTTCTTACCAAAGATTTGACCTGCTCCCCATCTAAGGAGTCTAGATATTTCACCAGTAATATTTCTACCAAGTGGTTTAATAGTTCTAGCTACAGGATTGAATAGATCGTCTTTGAACCAAGCAGCTAATCTAGTTTGAATATCTTGCATTGATTTCTTGAATGGGTCTGTAATTTGCCTTCTAATAATATCAGCTAAACCACCACGTCTTATACCATTACGATCCTTAGAACCGAGCATAATACGTTTAAATGATTCTGTTGTAGATAAAATACCTAGACCAGCACCAAGCATAGCGTTACCTACGATACCAAAAGGTCCGAGGAATAACGTTCCTAGTGTAGCGACACCTATATTTGGAAGAGCTCTCTTGATTCTTTCTTTTCTATCTTTATTGATTAAGCCTCCTTCTTCACCAAACATAAATTCTTGGAATCTACTGTTGTTCTTTAAGAAAGAAGCACCAGCACCAATCATCAAACCACCAAGTGGACCAAAAGGAAGAACAAGACCTGCTAATGCACCTGTAATACCATATTTCTTAGCATCTGGTAAATATCTTTGAATAGCTTTTACAGTTTTTCTTGATACAATACCATCATTTTTTCTATCTATTACATTTCCATCTTTATCTGTTATTTCTGTTCCAAACATATAGGATTGGAAAGATTTGCTATTAGTTAATACAGAAGCTCCAGCACCAACAAGTGCACCCATTAAAGGACCACCAAGAGGAAGAACTGTACTTAATAAAGCACCAAATGTTCCACCTTTAGCGAGTTCTGGCAGATTCTTTCTAATAGTTTTATCTGCTGTATCTATTGCTTTTTTAGAATCAATACCAAAGGCATTATCCATAAATTGATTTACACCAACAAATAGATTATTTCTTCTTGATCTTCTTACTTTTTTAGAATCATCTACAGTATCAAATTCACCTTTATATCCAGCAGTATTTAAAATAAATTGAAGTGTATCTCTAAAATCTGGATCTTTGATATTCTCACTCATAGCGAGAACTTCTTTTAATGCTTCTTGGAATTCATTAGTATTAAGATCTACATTACCTCTTCTTAGTTTACCAGCCATTTCAAAGCCAGCTTGTGTAATAGATCTTCCTTTTGATTCTTCATCTTCAAATGCTCCACCATTAGCTTCAATAGCAGCTTTAGTAGCACTATTTACTATATCTTTAATGAACTCTTGCATTTTGATTTGATCTTCAGTAAATTCTGGTTCATTATAACCAGTCATCCAATTTACAAAGTTATGGAAGAATCCACGTTTTGATTTAGCATCTTCTAATTTAGGAGTTCCATCTCCATGCTCAAATCTTTCTTGCTCTTTACGTTTAAGCTCTCCTATCCATCCACCTATATCTTTCCATGATGCATTAGCACCACTAAATGTACCTAATATTGGTACATTGCCTCTTGCTATACTTTTAGCTAAAGATTTTTCATTATATTCTTGAGATGCAAGAGATTGAGGAGTTACTCTGCCTCTGCCTGCATTAGATGTATTTAGATAAGAAGGTATTACAGAATCTCCATATTGCAAAGCATATACTTTATAACCAGTAGTATTATCTAATACCTTTCCTCTACCTGGAGATATTATTTTTTCACCAGGACCTACTACACCTATACCATATTTAGAATCATATTTTCTAATTCCTCTATATGCTGTAGGAGGAGTTTGTTGCTCTTTTTTTTGTTCCTCCTCTTCATCTGGTTCATAAATACCCATATCTTGAGCTGTTCCTAATACTGCTTCTTTGGCAATACCAAATAGATCAGCACCAGCAGATAATGCACCTTTTTTGACTTTATTAGTATATTTCTTCACGTGGCGTTTAGCCTGTTCAACCTTTTCATCTACATCAATATTGAAATAATCTTCAAGAACTCCTTTGAAAAATCCTGCTATTCCACCAGCACCTTTTTTGAATGTATCTTTAAACCACTCATTGAATTTATTATTGAGATTATCCATGGTTTTACCAAATTCATGAGTAACTTTACCAAAGAATCCTTCTATCGGTTTACCATTCTCATCCTTTTCAGTGCCTACAGGATTTCCAAACATAAATTCATACATGAATCTATCTGCTTCAGTAAGAACTGAAGTTAATATCTTTTGAGGGGCAGAAGTCATTGATCTTAATGCTTCGCCAACAACATTGAATTTATCTGCAATAGAAGTTGCTTCTTGCATATCTGCCATGAAGCTATCAATACTTGAAACTCCTAAACCTCTAGCAGCAGATTTAAGATCTCCAAATATTCCACCAGAAGATGCTACTTTAGTATTAGCTCTATATTCTTTACCAGTTTGACCAGCAAAATACATATGAGCTATCATTTCTTCTAATTCTTCTTTACTTGCATTTTTAATTCTTTCTACAGAGAAGTCGAGTTTTTGCTCTTCATCTAATCCACTTTTATCTGGATGATAAAGAGCTCTTCTAGATATTGATTTTTCTTGAGCTTTTTGTACTAGATTAGCAGCATGCTGTCTTTGAGCAGAATTTGGATCTTTTGCTTCTGATGGAACAGCATTAGTGAAAGTATTTCCAGTTCTTACCAATCCACCAGCTATTATATTCTGAGGATTCTGAATTGGTATACCACCATTAGATGGTCCAACTGGTCCTACAGGGCCTGCAGGTCTTCCACCACCTAATCCACCAGATCTTTGCATATTTAAAAGAGTTTGAAGAATATTATATTGATAATCATATAATGTGTATCCTCTGGTATCAGTAAGTTTAGTAAGATCATTAAATGGCATTGATAACCATCTACCATTTTTATCTACTTGCTGTTTACCATTTGCACCATATATAGATCCAGTACCAGCAGCCCATTTAGCATTATAAGAATTATTAACTGCTTCAGTTACAAGAGATTGATTAGCTGGGCTAAGATCTCTTATCATAGCAGCTTTCTTAGCATTACCTTCATTGATTTTATTAGTAAGATTGAATATCTGAGAAGAATCTAATCCACCAGAATGGATCATGTATGCTATAGCTTTAACTATATTTTCATTATCTCCATATTCACTAGATTTCTCTCTAATATGGTTATAATCCACCATACCTCTATTTCTAACTCCTTTAAAGAAGCTATCAAGAGCTTTAATCCAATCTCTCATTTCTCCTCTATTTTTAAATTGCATCATATTAAGAAGTTGATTCTTCTCTTTAGAGAAAGTTTCTTTGAATACTTTGCGATCTATATCTTTTTCTATATTAGCTACTTTTTTCATTGTAGACCACTTACCAGATTGGAGATCGAATACTCTTTCTCCTTCACCAGTAAGAGCAGCTTCTATTCTTCTTAAATGACCTGGTATAACTTCTACTAAAGCTTTTTGAGCAATGCCATTCCATTGAATTGCTTCTTTATTATATTTAGAAGTATCTACTGCAGATAATCTAGTATTTTCATTTCTTACACCAAAAAAACTAGCTATTTGACCTAACAATGTATTCTTAGTAGCTTTATCTTTACCATAATTAGCAAGTTTAGCTAGTCCAGTAGATATCATTCCACTTATTGACTGATCTATATTATAAATAGCTTTCTTAAGACTATTATCTATGATTGAATCTATACCCATTTTAGCAATATAATGCAATGGATTTTGAACTACTTCTCCTATCATCATTGGAAGCATCTTTATAGACATCATCATCATTCCAATAGGAGTTTCTTTCATTCTCTTTTGCATTAAGCTCATATAGGCTCTTAAATCAAATCCTTTTTCTTTATCAAAGATTTTACTCATTTTAGTCAAATCATTTGCATCAGAAGACAGATTTGATTTCATTGTAGCACCAAAGGTTTCACGCTGCATTTCTAGCATTTCTCTAAGAATAGCATTTCTCTCTTGAGCTAATGCAGTGGCTTGTTCAAAGAACATTCTGCTATTTTGAGCATGAGTTATGACAACTTGATTATTAAATTGATTTATGGTATGCAATGAGCTAGATAGTTGTTGAAAACCACTAGATAAAATGTTTGCTTGTTGTTGCAGGGCCCTTAATTGTAAATTTGTAGACTTTCTTGCAGTTATATCTGTTAATTCAGCAGATCTAACAATGGCTTTAGATATAGTAGAGGCTGCATTCTTTGTTGCTGTAGCTGATGCTGTTGCAACAAGAGCATCACCTTTAGTGATTTCTGGTATACCACGGATTCGATGATCGTTAGTTGAGCCTGTTTCTTCTCCATTCATTTCAGCTTCGATAAGATCTGAATCTCCACCTAAGAAGTCATCTCCCATCATTGCGAACATCATTTCCATCTCATCAAAACCAGTACTTCTAGAATCATCCTTGAATTTACCAGTTTTGATAGAATCCTTTAGATTATCCCAACCTACAGATATCTGTTTGAAAACAGTCGCATTTCTAATGCGATCAATCATATTCAATTCTTGTCTATGTTGATTCACATCTTTATAGAGTTCTTGAACATATTTCTTGTTGTTTTCACCAAATACTTTTTGTAGATTAGGCGTCTTTTCAGTTACACTTTCGATAGCAGCAAACTTAACAGATTGACCTACATTTTTAAGATAGTCTACAATGCTATTGCTTGCCATAATTATCAATTTCCTCCTTTCTCCTAGTCTTTTATTTAGTCTAGACTTACACCTATGTCTCGGCAAACAAATAACACCCCCTAGAGCAATTAAGCTCTAGGGGTAAGTTATGAGGTGTTAAATGTTATGAATTAAGGAGATGCATTTCAATGCATTATATTTAAGTTCTTATAATCAAAAATAGTTCCATCAGCAAAGCTAATCAAACCAGTTTCTTTATTAACGAGCATATCACCATAAGCAATATCATCTGCATCAATATTGATTACACGAGGTTCACCTTTGTGATTGATGATAAATACACTAGGGTTAGCAGTTGCAGAGATACTATCATTAGATTCTACATATCCAGAAGTTGCTTGCTCTTCTACTTTATCAAGAACTTCTTCCATCTTTTCAGCTGCTTCTTCTTTACTGATATCTTCACCATTCAAGATGATTTTATCTACTCCAAGTTCAGCAGCTACAGATTCATCACTAATAATAGCAACTTCATCTCCTGGATTGAGAATATCTTCATCATCTACTGTATTATCAGCAGTATGAATCTCTTTTAAATCAGCTACAGAATCTTCTACATCATCATATTCATCTTCATTATATGCTTTAGGCATACTCATAGAATGATTAGTAGAAATCTTCTGTTCTCCAATGAGTTCTTTTACTTTAAATCCTTCATTGGATTCTTCACGATCTTTTCCTTCGAGATGATTCCAATAACGATTCTGTCGATTAGACTTTACAAGTTTCTTCCAACCTGCTTCTACCATATCTGCAATAGTATTATTCTTATATACAGGAATAGAGATGAAGGTTACACGGAAATTATAATAAGTCTTAGCTTCTTTATAAGAGTATCTAATTCTCCAACCAAGAGCAATATTAGTATCCGTTTTAAATCCTACTTCATTAGCATCAATACTAAGAGAAAGAGTGTTAGGATAGTTAATATTATTTGGAGACGGAATATTATCATTAATCGCTTTGGTCATAGAAGCAATTACAGCATCATAAGAACCAAAATCACCACAATAGTTCTTCAATTCAGGATTAAACCGAATCACTTCGGTAAAACCATCATTAAAGTTATCAAAGGATTTAATATAAGAAATAGCCTGAGGTTTTTCTCTCCACTGATGACGGCGATAGTTGTTTTTACGATAGTAAGGTTTTCTTTCATTGACTTGTTCGTTTTTGATTTCGTTGTTTTCCATTTTGAAATCTCCTTTTTCATATATAATAGAGTTAACAGAACTAATCATTTGTTAATTCTTCTCTAAATTCTTATATTCTTCTTCTACTTCAAGAAGTCTTTTTGCTTCATCAGAGTCTATTTTAGAATCTTCAAATGATTCAGTTTTAATATCAATTTCTTCATCTATAGTATCAGAAGTATATGCTGGTTTTACATCTTCATACCCAAATTTTAATACTGTATTTATAAAGTCTACATATGCTTCTGTATTAGTAAATAACTGATGAACCATTTCATTAGCCATATTTCTAATCTCTAATTGAGCTCCTTTAGCTGTTCTAAGATGTAAGAATTTAGCTAAAGTAAATCCATTGAATGTCATCATAATCTTAGTAGTAACATTCATTGGTAACCATGCTCTAGCATCTTCTTTAAATATACCAGCAGAGATCATATCTTTATAAGTCTTAAAGTCTACTTTATTAAATTTCTCTATAAGATTAGGAGCCAGATTGTTATATCTATCATCTAACTGCATTCTGATAGGATCAATAAAGTCTTTCTCTTTAGTATATTCATGAGTTACATATCTTTGAGATTCTTGTGTAATACCATTACGGTGTCTGCATAACTGATTACCACAAGAACGAGAAATATCATGGAATAAGAATGTAAAGTGACACATTCTTACTATTTCTCTCTTAGTATATCTATCAGAAAGTAATACCACATCGCTATAAAGTTTATCAAAATCAGTAATATAGATAAGATCAGAAGTTTTGCTTTCTTTTTCTTTAGGATCTTCTATAATTTCTGGTAATGGTTCTTGATCATCTTCTACATGTTTATCTACTGTAGCATATGTCATGAAGTTACATTCAGCTTCATCAAGTAATCCTTTTTCAATAAGAGATTTCAAGAAACATTTCTCAATAGACTGATACATCACTTTTTTGATGTCTTCTAGATATACATTATTCTGATCTGTTTCTCTTACTAGATGCATATAAGCTCTAATAGAACCACCAATAAGAACAACAGTTTTTTCTCCATCTTGCTTAGGAATAATATCTAAATACTTACCATTAGCAACGATTTCAGAAAATTGTTCTGGTTTAGAGATAGGATTATAATAGATAATCATAGCAACCACATTGGTATGTTCTAGAATACTCTCATGACCCATACCTACTATTTTCTCTATATACTTCATTCTATCTGTAATAGTACCATTTACTTTTTTACCAATGCATAATTTAGCAGCTCTACATGCTAAATATACATTAGGAGAAACACTTAGTACATGAACAGATGATCGATCTACTTGTTCTGCTTTACTGAATAATTCTTCTTCTTTCTGTTTACCAGAAAAAAAATCTTTGATTTTGTTTAGAATGTTCATATTGAATCCTCTCCTTATAAATAGAATAAATGCTATTCTATTGTCTTTTGAAGAATAAAATAAAAAAAGAAAGGAAGGCTCGACTACACCTTCTTTTCTTTAAATTACTAAATTAAATTGTTCAATGGACTCACCCCTTTCTAGCACGCAAGTGCTATCTCCCTTTTTGTGGTCAAAGGCTACCACCTCAGCGTGGGTATGCTGCACTTTCCGAGCCTGGACCGGATTTGTCTCCTATAGTCCTTAGTTCTTTCACTGATATAATATATGCTTAAAATTTTTAATAATTACAAAAATATAGGAGAGCTCATATGAGCTCTCCTAGTTATTTAATATATAATCTTAGTAGGATGATAATATGGGTGTTTAGGATCACTAGGTTCAGCAACTTTATTAAAATGATCCATAGGCATTACTGATAATGGACCCATTACTGAATGAGGTTCAGTTCTTAATGGATTAGTTGTAGTAGAGAAAGCTTGATTATCATGATAATCTATAAACTCTCCACTAGATGTAATAATAGCAAAGTCTATATAGTTATCTTTACAGAACTGAGTAATTAGAGATAATGGATTGGAAGCAATATAATCTGGTCTATCTGTAAATAAGAATACTTTTGTTATAGGTACATCTATAGGAGTATCAGATAGATGATAGATATAATGCTCTATAGTTCTCTTAGTGTGATCTGGATGAATAGGATCAAATATAATAGGAACTTTAGTAAGCTTATTATGGAATACATATCCAAGATGTTCTATATCCCAATCTGATCTAGGATTACCACCATAAACTATATCTAATACAGTCTTATCATAGTATTTATCAAATAGAGTTAATAGAGAAGATTTGAATACATAAGCATCATAGTTCCATCTAGGATCTACAACAATACCAATTCTCTTATAATCTCTTAAATGAACCATACCTTCAATAAGATCTTCTTTAAAATCAAATAAAGGAATAGCTTCAGTTTTAACAGTTATATCAAAATCAAATAGAGATTTACCACCAAAGTGTACTACACAATCCATAATATCTTCACTGAAATCATATATAGGATCTTCATATTCTTCTGTAGTTATTTCTATACCAAATTCATCTATAACTCTACCAATCAAGAATCCAGAGCAATCAAACTCTCTATATGTAGCTAATATATTTAATTTAGCATGACAATCTATATCCTCATATGCTTCTGGTAATAGAGTAACAGTAGAATCTATATCGTCTTCAGTATCTATTTTAGGAAGAGATACGTTACCATCAAATTCCCAAATACATTCATTAACTACATCTATATCTACTGGTAAACATGTACAATATCCTGATACAACTTCTATATCTATGGGAATAGTATATTGAACTCTAAACTTGGGAACTATAACCCTAGTATCAATGTATACACTTACATCATATCTAGGAACTCTTACTGCTATATCTATTAAATCTTGTTCATAATCCTCTGGTAGAATACTTACAGATGCATCTATATCCATAGATTCTTCTATTTTTGGAAGAGTAACTTTACCAACCATTACAAATTTCTTATACCACTCATACATCAATCTACCAGAACCAGATATATCATTATTAGGATCTTCATAGTCATATGCTACCAAAGTACCTGAACCTTTTATATCAGCTCTACCATATTTAGTAGAATCATACTCTTTTACAGTAGGATCTGTTGGGAAATCCCAATCAGTTGTTTGCGGAACTATTAATTCAATAGGATCTAGCAAATTAGTTCTATAATATGTATCCACAAGTTCTACATGGCATACTATGTCATTAGATTGTACTGGAACTTTAGTATTAGTAAAAGTAACAGAACCTGCTAATGAGCTACCTTCTATTATAATATCATCAGGACTTCCTGGCTTATATTCACTTAGTTTAATTGTAACCGTACCATCAAATTCTTCTGGTGTAAATTCTTCTGGAATTAATGTAACATTTCCAGGAAGATATGAAGATGTTTGATGAGGTGGAACTAGTCTAACATTTCCTTTTATTATAAGTGCACCCATAATAATAGGTATAACTTGAGGGACAGTTATATTTATATAAAATGGACTAGCCTGATATTTCTTAAGAATAGGCATTTTCTTATTAACCTCCTTCGTTGTTCTCATTATCTAAATGTGATCAATCACTATATGGCAAACTTTAAGATAAGAAAACAGGCTATATAGGAGGAGAACATTATGCTCAAGATTCATATTTACGCTATTACTGATGCGGAAATGCTAGATGATGATGTATTTATTTCTTTATGTGATGGTACTCCAAGAATAATTAAAAAACTTAAAGGCTTTATATATGAAAATATAGAATATTGGAATAATGGTCATGTTAAAGTTTTACCATCTTGGGAAGATAAAAAAGATTATACATTTAATGCTTTTTGCTCATATGATGCTATTAAAGAAGCTGATGTAAGAGGATATTTTTTAGCCGATATATATAATATGCTAGATGATGAGAGAATAAATTTGTATGACCATGATATAGAAGTAAAATTCTATATCATGACTGCAGATGGTCAGATATATTCTATTCATGATTTCAATAAAATGACTGATAAGAAGATCAAGATTCTAAATCGTCAGGTAAGTGACGATATAATGGAAAATTATATAGAATATCAGAATAAAAGAGATGAAATAGAAAAAGAATTAAAAAGAGATAAAGATGAAGTAAGAAAAGTTCAAGCTTTAATATTATCTCAATCTCTTACTAAACTTATGGTAAAAAATATAGATGACCATAAACAGGAATTTGAAGATATAATGGTTAGAGATATATTAACAGTAAGAGAAGAAGAGATGGGCAAACTTAGAACTGAATTTGATATAGTAGAAAAGTTTATGAAAGATAATGGATTAGAAGAAGTAAAATCTTGCACTTATAATGGAGAATCTATAGAACTAAGAGATTTAGTAGATAAGATTCAAATGCATACATTACCTGCATATCTCACTCAAATTAATATAATGGATACTCTTCAAGATGAGTTTACTATAGAAACTGAGAAAGGAACTATTCATAGAAAACAAGGTGGGATTCTTGAATTAGAAAATTAATTTTATCCATATATTATATCTATGAGGTGATGGATATGAGTGTATATTGGTTATATGGACTAATCGGAATGGGATGTTTAGGGGGGATTTGGTTATTAATAAAGATAGGGTTCTTTGAAGCTATCTTTGAGATCTTAGGAGCTATATTAGAATCTTTAACAGATTAGAGGGATTTATATGTATGAGATGATTGCATTTGGTGGATTTTTAATGCTGGTTGGAATAGCAATTATATTATTTACTGGTTATGGAGAAAGTGATGATGATGGCAATGACTACGACGAATCCGATGATTGGTGAATTTCTTTTCTGGTGTATGGTTATAGGAATATCATACTTGCTTGGAAAAGTACTAGATCGTGTTTCAAGAAATTAAAAACCAGTAGGGAGAAATCCCTACTGGTTTATTTTTATTCTTCTGGTTCATCTTCCATTATTTCTTGTATTGGTCTCCATTTGATTCCCAGTTCTTCTTGGCATTGTCTAGTAAGTTCTACTAATAGTTTATTAGTAAATCCTAATAGATAGCAAGAAGGAACCATACGTTTGAATGTACCAATCTGAGATAGATAAGCTCCTACTTTTTCATTAGGTCTATAATCCGTATATCCAGATACTTCTTTAGGAATAGTATAAGAACATACACCTTTTAAAGCTTGATAGAATACAAGTTTATCACCGATACCAAACTTATCTACTGCTTTTACATAGATCTCTATTCTTACACCTTCTAAACCTTTTAGTTTACCAGTTTGCTCTAATTTCTTAGTAGGTTCTAGAGTATATTCCCTTTCTATCTTATTATCTCTCATAGCTTTCTTGAGTTTATTGATTCTGGCATCATGTTCTTTACATATTTTTTGTAATGTTGGAGAGAGTTCAGATATTTCACAAGTTCTATATATCTTTACATCTTGTACTACACCAGATGTTTTAGATCTGATATGTTTTCTACCAATATCTGAAATGAATTCTTGATCCATAGAGATATTTCTTAATAGTTCATTTGCTTCTTCTTCATCAAATGAATCCTGGAATACTAATAAGCTATCATCTGCTTCTACTTTATCTCCAGGTTTTACTAGATTATATACGTTTGAGAGTTTATTTAGATTGATATCTTTCATATAGCATAGATTTGTAGTCAATGCATCAGATACATATTCATCTACTACACAAGAGTCTTCGAATGCCATATCTGTATTCATTATAGCTACTTTAGCAAGAGTTCCAATATTATAAGAAATATCGTGAGGATCTCCAGTAGTACCAACAGACTTAGAATAGTTCTTCCTATCATATGCAACAATTTCATTTTGTTTTAGTTTAGATCCTTTCTTCAATCCTTCTGTAGCTGTAAGTTTAGTAGTAAGATAGAAACCACCATCAGAATTCTTTCTAATAGTTTCTCTAAGATCAACAAATTCACATTCTTTAGTATCTTGATCTTCAATAATCATATATTGATCATTGATCTCTTTGACTACTCCTCTATTACCTCTAAACTTATAAGCAAATTTATTAGAAGTGAGATAAGCGATAGCTTGATCTGCTCCAGTGGTTACCAAGTTAGGCATAGATTTTCTAGTAGTCATTTGGTGTTGACCAGTTTGTGTATATGCCATTGCTGTACGGAATGGGTCATCATGATTAATAGCCATTGGAGATAATGCTTCAAACATAGAGAAACCATTAGTACTATTTAGATTCTTTGCTTCTGTATTACCAACAAATCCTCTCTTATTTCTAATATTGGCATCTATAGTAAGCTGTCTATTAACACCTACAGTTGTAGCAAAACCAGTAGAAATACCTACTATACCTAGCATAGACTTATCATAGGTTCTCTTATCTACAGAGAATGCTCTCTCTGAGTTCATACCTGATAGACCTTTGAATGTTACTTTACCACCAGATTCAGATTCTAGAAGTGGTGTTAATGTAGATAAGTCAGAAGAGGTCTGATCGTGAGTTAAGATAGAATCGATTACAGCAGATTTCTTTACTGTAAACTGAGCTAAGTTAGGATTCTTCTTTATAGTCTTTCTATAATCACCAAATGCTCTAGAAGTTACTAGATATAAGTGACCTACTATAATCTCATTAGTTCTTAATCTATTACCAGTAATATCAGTATGACGATTGAACTTATTATCTATCAATAGATCATTAGCATACAGCATAGCACCTACATAATCAGTTGGTAGATTAGTAAGTCTACAAATTTCTGTAGTAATTGGATCCATAAAGAGATCATAGAAGTTATCTAAACCATCTGCTTTAACTCTACCACCAAATTCATCTAATACTGGAATCCACATGTCTTTAGAATTGATATCAGATATAGAATATTCAGATGTATCAAATTGCATTAATCCATTTACTAATAAATTATCTGCTTCAGATTTAGGTTCATATACTAGATATCCATCAGAGAATTTGATATAGAATTGATCTTTAGATGGTCTTTTCTCAGTAAATTCATATTTGATATTATGACGAGATAATACTTTCTGTAAGCCTATATTATAAGAAAGCAATACTATTACTGGTATTTTGATACCTAAGATAGATGCTTCAGCATACATAAGTTTCTTAGATACAGAAGATACATCATATAGCTCTTTGAATCTCTTAGAAGTATCATATTCTTCTATCTTATCTAAAATAAACTTATCACAACCATCATTAAAGATAGGCTCTCTCTTACCATCTTTATTTACATAGATTGCTAAATACTTTCTATTCAATTCTTCTTCAGTAAGTTTAGCATCATCCTTAGTTAAGAATTTCTTATCTATAGGAATCTCTGATAGAGTTTTCATATTGAAAGAAATATAAGAACCATCTTTAAATTGAATGGAATCAAATGTGGTAGTCATATCAATGAAGTCTATTGGTAATTCATATCTAGATGCTACTTTTCTATTATCACCAGTATTTACTTTGAAATCTTTGCCATCGTACTTTAGTAAAGCTCTCATAAGCTTATTAATGATAACTGTAGATTTACCATTACCTGTTGGTGATTTTCTTCTGATGAATATCTTGTTGTAGTTAGATACCATCTGACATTCAGTTTCAGATGTTTTGATAATAGGCATAAGCATAAACTGAGAAATCAATACTTTCTCATTACCTCTTAACATCATGAAACGATTATCAATCAATCTAGGCATATCTACTACCATTGTATATCTTTTGCCTGTTTCAGCATCTTCATACTTAACAGTCCAAGTATTTACATAATCTTCAGCAGTAGAAGTATTCTCTACATTGATATCTAAGATATTCATTGGATGGGTTACAGTTGTATAGTGTTTAAATACAGCAACTATATCTGCTTCCATATCTTCTTTAGTGTAAGAAGAATAGAAAGAGGGGAACTTAAGATGTTTCCAAGTTTCATCAATAGAATCTATCTCTACTCCTGCTTCTTTAAGATCATAATTCTTAGAGAATTGATCCATAAGATCTGCTACAGATTTGCCATTGATCTGTTTCTTTAGTAACTCTTTTCTAGTCAACTGCATTCTATCAGTTCTAGCCTGATTCATCTTAACACCATCATCAGATTGGATATCTAACAATAGTTCTTTTAATTGCTCATTCTCTTCACTATCATCATTATCTTCAAATCTTTTAAGAACTTCATTAGCATCTTTAGATTGATTTACTATCTTTTCTAGTTTCTGTACTAAGATAGCTTTCTTAATAGACTTATCTTTCTCTAGAGTAGGATTCTTCATTGTTCCCATATCTTTAATCTCTTCTCTAGAGAAATGCTTAGTAGCACCAGATATATTGTCTAATTCTATACCACCTTGAGCTAATCTATCTGCAATAAAGCTCATCATCATAGTCTTAGAATCAGTATCAATAACCTCCGCATCGCTATAATCTTCCCTAATAAGCTTATCACAACACATCTTAAATCTAGAAAGATTCTTATTAGGATCAAAGGAATCTAATTTCATAGTAAAGAATCCATTAGTTCCTAAGAAGAGAATATTATGGTTATTCCAATTATCAAATTGAGTAAAGTTCATTCTAAATCTTCTAAAGAATAGAGAGATTGGATTTATATTCTTCTTAAAATCATATGGATCTTCTAATCCTCTACACCAATCATTTACTGGTATAACTATAGTCTTAATATTATAATCTGGGAATCTTCTATCAGTTATAAATCTATCCATAAAACTGAAGAATACATCTAATCCTCTTTCTTGTTGGAACTTAGAATTCTCTTTGAAGAATATCTCTGTATAATAAGACCAATCATAGAATAGATTTCTTCCTTTATATAATCTTGGATCTACATAAGTAAATTTTATAAGATCACAAGATTTTTTAATTTCATCATAGATTTTTAGTACATCCTTATTTGTTTTAAGTCTATGCTTATATAGCATATTCTTAAATATAGCAGTAAGATTATAAGAACCATATTTAGTCTTATACTGAGATGCTTCAGATAATATATCATCTACATCATCTGGAAATAATATTCTTTCTTTATAATCTTCTCCATTATATATAAGAGCATTCTCTGTTAAGGATATCTCATCTCTATTATCTATCATAAGAGATTCAGTTATACCTATTTCTGGTATAACTTCTTCATCATTGATATTGTAAGTCTTACTTTCACTTAGATTACCATTTATAATGAAATCTATATTTCTATCTAAGAAATAAGATTGGAATAGAATAAGATTTCTCTTTCCTAACTTATGATTTATTACATTGATAGAAGATTGTTTATTAGGAGTCATTAGATACACTAATGATCCTTTCTTTCTATCTTCTTTCTGGATATTATAGAAATAATTACCAGAGTATAACTTCAGAGGATGAAGTTCATCAATCATTAAAGCCATTTAGTTTCTCCTCCTTAAATAGTTCCTGATTATTCTAATGTGATCTACCTAGTTTTTGCAAAGTAAAAAATTTTTTAGTTATATACCATTCCTATGAGTATGAGTCTGAGGAAGGAATAGATAAAATGATATTTTTGAAGAGTGTTCAAAATTTCAGTTATATACTATTCTATTGAGGTAGTCTGAGGGAGGAATATACTTCCCGATATTTTTCTCTTATATTACCCTAAAGACTTCCACTTTATAAAATAGATAGGGATTTGTCCACCCTATCTATTTTTTATATAAGTAAACTAAAAAATAGAGATATATTATTCTATTGAGGGTGAGTGAGAGAGAGGTACAGTTAAAATACCAGTAGAGGATAATCCTCTACTGGTATACCTTTTCTTTTTTATTTGTATATTATATCTATGAGAGATATAGAAGAAATACCTAGATAGATTGACCTATCTAGAGAAAGGAAAGGTAAATGAAAGTGAGTCGATTCACTTTAAACCCAAATATCAAAAACCCACTTAATAATTATAGGTTCAAACCTATAGAAGATGAAGAAGATAATGAGCCAATTAAATACCCAACAATTGACTCACATCAACTTCACTTTCAAAATATGAAGGCTATGTTAGTAGCCAGACATAATAAGCCTTATTCTCTCTAATAGGGCTGCATAAGTATTTTATTTCTAAGTATCTTCTATATTTCTTAAAGAATAGACTAGAGGCTTAACTAGTTCTATTCTTTTTTAGTAAAAATTTTTTTAGATATATACTATTCTATTGAGGGTGAGTTAGAGGAGATACGCAGAAAAGGTGATGTATAGTGCCAACAGAACAATGTCCTCATAATCCACTTGTCAAATGCAGCAATACTGTAATGAAAGATTGCTGTAAAACATGTGGTATTTATAAAGCTAAGTTAAAAAGACTTCGTCAAATGAGGAGAACGAAAGTCAAAAGAGAAAAGGAGAAGAAAAAATGAATAATGTAAAGGTAAGAATTGGTCAGGAACCGTTAGGAAAAATTAAATTTACTGGTTATTGGACAGTGAGGCAGTTGTATAAAGAATTAATGAAAATACAAGATTCAGATGCAGCATCAGAAAGTCCTAAAATAGCTAGTATGCAAACTTTCTTTCTTAAAATTTATGGATGGTATAATCCAGAAATTATTGATAAGAATACTCCTAAATGTAGTTATTGTCCTAATAATCCTTCTTTTAGTAGATATCACGATTATAATGAACTTCTTAATGAGAAAGATCAAGTATTAGTTTTAAAGAGTAAATACAATGATTTCAAAGAATATGAAGTCTATTGTGCTTATTATGCAGACAAAGTTACTGATGAAGATTCTACAGAAATAAAATGCGCAAATAAAGAATCTGAAGGATATGTAAAGGTGCATGATGATTCTAGTACAGTAATTGAACTTTATGGAACTAAGAAAGGGTTATGGGATAAAATCAAAGAAAAATTATTCAAACAAGAACTCTGCATGTAATTTATAATGAGGGGAGGGACAACATTATAATCCAGATTCGGGCTTATGAGGGGGAATTATGATGAGTAAATCAAAATTCTTAGAAGAAATAAGTCGAATGGATCGAGATCAAATAAGAGAAATATTGGAATCAAAAAATGCCAAAAAGAAACCAATCTCACCAGTGTATTTTATAAGACTACCAAAAGATGACAAGAGAAAGACAGGCGATAAGAATGGATGATGTACTTATCATTTCTGGCTTTCTCTTATTAATCTTTGTGATTTGTCCTATTTTATATTTTGGTCTTAAACTATTCCTAGAGCTATTAGCAATGGTTTTAGTAGGAGCTATTTTAGCAGCATTAGGTGTTGTATTTGGTTCTATGTTCCTCATATTCTGTTTGATCTTATTACCATTCGTATTAGTGTATAGATACTTCTTTGATGATTAGAGGTGAAGAAGTTGCAAGATGTAAAAGAAATCATTAAAGAGATAGAGAAGAAACGTATAGAGTCTACTACAGGGAAAAAATATGAAACTAGATCTCAAAAAGATGAGATTGCTGTAATGAAGGGAATATTAAATGATCCCTCATATGAAGTTTCAGTATATAATAAGAATGGGTGTATAGGGGTATATAATCCATCTAAAGAGATTAGAAAAATGATAGGTGGTATAATTACTAATACTACCGGAGTTCAACCAAGTGAATCTAAGAGAATAATGGATCATTATGAATTTAGTACTAATGATGCTAAAGCAATGATATCATTCTCTAAAGAGTTTATCAATTCTTATATGCACACTGGAAGAAAGATGTCTCTAGGAGGAAGAGAAAAGAGTGATGTATCTTTTATCAAAAGAATAATACCAGGTGGAACCATTAAATCTCCTGAAATAGTTGGAACAAATGAGAATGGAGATCCCATTTATTCCAATACTAAGGAGACTAAGTTAGAGGAATATGAAACTATAAAGGTATTTAGCCCATATCCTCAGTGGTTAAAGAAGGAGTAAATAAATGGAACGTATTAAATATACTTTATATGATTATCATTTATTTAATGAAACTACTGGAGAAGAGTTTCATCTTGACGGACCCATAAAGGGACCTATAAAAAATAGGAGAATGCTTAAAATGCTTAGCAATAATTTTAAATACTTATTTGATTATCCAGAAGGATTTACATTAGAAGATTGTAAAACAATACTGGAATTGGTTGCAAAAGAAGATGATCCATTTAGTGTAATGAGAATGGTATTTCCACAATACTATATTCAAGTATCTTTCTGTGATAATGGTGATTTGATATTCCATGTATCAGAAAAGAAGAATTATGGTAGAACTCTGATAAAATATTTAAGATACGTTGATTATGAGGGTTAAAACGATATGGTGTGTATACTCCCACAGGGCAACTGCCCTGTGGAGTTTTTTAAGAAATCCTAATGTCAGATTCAGGCTAGAATGGGGACTTTAGGAATAGAAAGTGGGGTATTTGTAATGGAAGGACTAAAAATACAAAAAATTGATGTGTTATTCAACTATGCTAAAGGTGTAGATGAGCAAGCAGTAGATGAGCTTTACATGAGACTTACTAAAACATTTGATATATATGATGCTAAAGAAGTTCTTCATGATATGATCAATAGTCAAACATATGAAACTATTAGTGCTTGTGTAGATGAGTTTGGATATGGCTATGTAAAAAAGATTGGTTATGTTTTTAGAAAAATGTACAATGAAGACTGTTTGGAGTTTAGATTGACATATGTTGGAGATGGTAATATATGTTTAGAACTAAACTACAGCGATGGTCATATCAAACGCACTTCTGGATTCATAATAGACTTGTTCTGCTTTGAATTTAATGATATGGTGGATGATAAGTATGTAAAAACTGCTGATGAATGGATGGATGAGTTTAAAACTAGTATAAGAAATGTAGTTCATGCTCTTGGTTTCAATTTGAATAATTATATAAATATGGAGGAGAAGTAAAATGTCAAAAGATAAGTACAATGAAGAATTTAGATTAATTTATAATGGTGGTTTCTTGGCAAGTGATAATATTTATGTATCTAGAGTTGATCTTGAAGAGATAGGATTGATTCCAATAAATAATACTCCACCAAAGAAAAAGGTTGTATTTAGATTTGTTTCTGTTGTCAATGAGCAAGAAAAAGCTCATAGTATCTATATAGATAATATTGTTAATGAAGAGCTTGATCAAAAACAAACAGAAAGTTTGCTTAGAAAATTACATGCAGGAATATTTAAAATGTATGATATCACTCAAAGTGATTTAGAAGAGTTAGTAAAGAACGTATATGAAGGAGTAGTAAGAATGTATGATAAGGATAAATGAAATATAAACTAAAAGAATAAATACATAGGGAAGCTCATATGAGCTTCCCCTATTATTTTTTATATATCTCGATGAGTTATCTACTTAGTTAAGTGGACATCCACTTAACTAAGTAGGAATTACGTTTGATTGGAGGAAGTATAAGTGAGCAAATCAAATATCATTGATCAGATACTATCATTGATGAAAGAAAATGGAATAACAAATAGAGAAATATTACAAAATAATATAAATGTAAATAATGAAAATGCAAGTAAAGTAACCATATGCTGTCTAGTATCAGATGAAGCCCATAATAAATATAAACAATATATGAAAAATGATACTGTAAATACTATAACTGGTAATAGGTGGTATTATTATAATTGCAATTATATCAGAAATGCACAAAATGGTAAGGTTTTATCTCAAGGCACTATTATTGATAATTGTGGTCATGTTCAAGATGATAATATAAACAAACCAGGATTTACACAAGAATACAATGTATATAATAGTAATGGTGGTATTGGTGAAAATTATATTTCTGGTAGTGATTCATACCTAAAATTTACCAGAATTATAAACCAAGATTCTAAAAATAGTTCTTTTAATGTAAACAACCAATTATCATCTATAAAAGCTGTTTTTAATAGAGCTGGTGGTAGTGATATAGCATCTTTTTTGATTAATAATCAAAATAAAATATGCGAATTTGATAAGCAGTCATTTATTTTAGATATATCACAAAAGTGGGGTTCATCTTCTATTAATTACACATTACATTTTCAACAATTAGCTACATTTGTTCCTTGTTTTAAATTTTAAATATAGGATGATAGCTCATATGAGCTATCCTATATTCTTTCGATTGAATTATCTACTTAGTTAAGTGGATGTCCACTTAACTAAGTAGATAGATCTATTGATTGGAGGAACTGTAAATGAATGATCCTAAAAATAAAGATGAAGCTTTACAATTAATGACTTCATTAGCTAAATCTTTTGGAATAAAAAATGGGGATTACTTACAAGCTGGATCTGATTTTAATTTGACTGACAAATCAGACAAACAGACTATATGTTGTCTAGTGTGGAATGAAGCTAATAATAAATATAAAAAATATATGTTAAACGATACGTTAAATAATATAATAGGTACTAGATATTATTATGGTGGACAATTATCAATTAAAAAAAATGGTAACAACATTGATAATACAATAATACCAACTTGTGGTGATATTAATACAACAAATTATAATAAACCAGGATACCAGACAAATTATTATAATGATATTTCTCAAAATTTAAAGAAACCAGAACCAAATGCTAGCGGTAATACTTATTGGAAATTTAGTAGATTGCTTGTGCAAAATTCATCTAATAATAATAATATTATAAATGGAACACTAATTTTTACTTATTATATAACATGGGTTGGAGGTAGGGAAGGTACTATGATAGAACCATCATCTTCAAATAAATCATCTTATTTAAATGAGATAACAAATGTAATATCATATAACTATAAATCTCACACACTACATTTTCAACAAATTCTTACATTTGTACCATGTTTTAAAGTATAATTCCTAGGGGAATAATCCCCTAGGAAGATTTATTATTAATATCTATCTTTAATCAAAACAATCTATTTACTTAGTTAAGTGGATGTCCACTTAACTAAGTAGAAACAATTTATTGGAGGAGATATAAATGAATGAACCTACTACTAAGGAAGAGGCACTTAGGCTGCTAGACCAATTGCAGTCTAAGTTTAATATAACTAAAAGAGATATAAATGAAAGCTTTAATAAAAGAATTGAAAATAATAGAACTCCCAATACTAAAATAAGACTAATTAGTGTAGATGAAGCTATATTTAAAGTAATTATTCCTTGGAACGCTGATAAATTATGGGATAATAAAAAGGAAAATTATCCCTCAAATGCATTCCATAATAATAAATGGTTTATATTACGCTCAGAATATATAAGGCTTCATGGGACTAAGACTAAAATTAATAGATTAGCAACGATGCGATATCTGTCAAATCGTGGCTCAACAATAAATGGATTCATTTCAGAATATTCTTATAGATATAGTAATAGCATGGCATATTCAGTATCATATCAAGATAATCATACTAATGAAACAGAGATTAGAATATATACTGAAATTGGCAGATCTTATAATTATAATGGAAATGATAGCAATAGTTATATATATTATCCTAAAAAAAATGGTATATGTCTAGATAAAAATGGTGCTGTTAAAAATTATGGTTCAGCATATCAGGGATTTTTTCCAGTTATTTCATATTCTTTATAACAATAGGATAGCTCATATGAGCTATCCTGGTAATTTTAGTAATGACCATAGAATTTATATTTATAGAAATTGCCTTTTCCACGTAATATAGTTCCACCCCTATGTTCTTCATCATAAGGATTAAATACAGGGGATTCATCTGTCCATAAGACCTCCAAATCCCAGCGTTGGCAATCTGTTTTTGGGCCGTATTTACCATCAAAATAGATTGGTGATCCATCTTCACAATCAGCAATTTCACCATGAGTAAGTACATGTTGTTTATCTATAGGAATATCTAATGCTTCCGATAATACTGCAATACATTTAGCCATAGTTTCAATCTGTATTTGTGTAGGTGGTTGAGGACCAGGATCGTCAGTAGTAGCATTATAGCAACAACATAGAGTCAATCCAATAGAACCAGAGTTTCTCATATATGTATGAGATAGAGTCTCATCTAAATCAGCAGTTAAAATTATAGTACCATCATCATCAATATTAACATGATAACCAGGATAATATCTACCATAAGGACAAGCAGTCCAATGTAAGAAGATTTGTACATCTCTTCCATTAGCTGCTGCTTTTCGTTCTAAGTTCCACTTAGAAGCATATGCATTATCCATCAGTTCTGTTAAGTCTACTTCTCTCATCTTTATAACCTCCTTTAATTTATATTAACCAAAAGCTAAAAGACCAAATACATTACTCATTTGAGAAACTGGTATAAAGAATATTTCTCCACTATAAAAAGAATTATCAAAATAATAGTTTGTAGATCCTACATAACCATCTGCATGTTTAGAATTATGGAATGGACCTATAACATAGATTGTTTGACCTGGAGTAACAGTTGGTTGATTAGAAAATGTATACATTGTACCAGAAGATGGCTTATCTACCCATTTTGCACTACTAGAATTTGGAATATTATAATAACCTAATATTTTCGATACGTTATTTGGAACAGTTATAATATATCCAAGAACAAGACCTGGATAAGGATAAGCATAGTCTAAATTATTTTCTCCCATATTATAGCAAGTTTTAACAGTATTTACAGGTTGTGGCTGTGGTTGTACTGGTTGTTGAGGTTGATCTTTATATGTATTCAAATCTACATATCCTTCAGCATGATAGAATGAACCTTTAGATGCCGTACTATTACCACATAACATTCTATCTAATTTCTTTTCTACTAATGCTATAGACCAGTTTGGACCAGTACTAACAGACGCTGCATGATTAGCATATGTGACTAAATAATCTGCTGATTTGAATGGAATCTTAAATTTTACATATATTCTTGACGTACTAACCCATAGAGAAGGATCGGTCATTTCACTTTTAACATGGGAGAAATAACCTCCTTGTTCACACCATCCATTAGTATACACACGGAAGTATCTTAAATGACCATCATATTCATCATAACCAGAATCTATTAAACCAAAAGGACCACTACTATTAGTTTTATCTGTAGTAGGATCTACAACGAATGATTTCTTTATATCAACAAATTGACCTGGTTGTTTATACCAGAATAGTTGTTCCGTTAGATTGTTATAGACAAAAGATCTTAGAGGTATATCTTCTACTGTGAGAGATCTACCATCTAAATATTTACCAGTCTTAAAGTCATATTCATAAATAGTATTAAAGTCTACTATGATATCATTTGGTCTCCAAAGATGTTTCTGATCATCTAGATAGAATAAGCAGTCATTAGAGCAAGTCCAGAAACCAATCTTAGCAGGGCCATCCATCATTTGACATATAATATCCCAAGAAGCAGATGGCCAACCAGGATTGTTCTTTGGCAAATTCCAGTTAATATATTGACCGTCATCCATAAGATAATCTTGTTGTCTAGTTTGTTGTGGATTGCTAGAAGCTGCTTGAATATTACCACCTTTACGATATACATATAAAGATGTATACCATCCTTTTTTCCATAAAGTATTGCCAAATACAGATCTAGGTATATAATCTAATATAATTTGAGTAGGTTTTCCAAAATCATATATTAAACAGAAATTGCCAGGATATTGATTCCATTGCTGAGCTGAATTTCCAACTCTACCAACCATAATAGTATGAATTTGACCATCAGGAGACTCATTCTCATCTAAATATATAGGAATAAATCCAATCCAGTCATCATCAACAAAATTTGGTTCTACTGAATTCATAGACATTTTTATCCAGAAAAAGTCATATTTTTTTGTAGAACCAAAAGAACCAACTGAATTCCAATTACCACGATTAGCAATAGCTTTAATATCATCTCTATAAAGCCAACTATTTTTAGCACTATCTAAGTCATTAGCACCAAAAGCAGATCCCCAAGATCTTCTATCCCAAGTAGCACATACTTCTTTAAGAGTAATAAGATCTTGATCCTGTATATCTTCTTTTGTAGTAGGACTAGTAATAGCTCTTAAGTTAAAGAAATAATCATCTGAATATAGTTCTCCACCAACTATATCTGTCCTTACTACTTGTCCTTTAGCACCGGCTAAATTCCAATCATCTAGATTAAAATCATCTATTTCTTGTTGAACTAAAGCTTCTTTAGCTTTAGCGTCTTTTATGTGCTGTTCTAAATCTTCTTCTAGTGTAGTAATATCAGATTGCAATCCTTGAAATTTTTCTTTTAAAGATGGGGAAAATTCTTCCCAAGATACGTTATCTTCAAAATTCATATTATTATTCACCCCACCTTATGGTTTTTTACTTTGCTTATAAGCATCTAAGTCAATAAATCCAGCAACATGATATGTGGAAAATCTCCAGTGTGTATTTACCTTATTTCCACAAATTGATACTTGCATTTTTTCTGGGAATTTTTTAAATGTACCATAACCATGAGAACATAGATCTGGAGTTTTTGGCCATATTTCACCGCCAAGAGTGACTACATAATTTGTATCTTTATATGGAACAGCAAAAGTTACATATCTGCTGTAGTAATATATCCAATCATCTGGTTTACTAAGATCATGTTGATAATGAGAATAACCACCAACCTGTTCACACCAACCATTATCATATATTTTAAAATATCTTACGTGTTGATCATAAGTATCAAAACCGCTATCATAAAGATTAGCATTAGTGAATACAGTAGATGAATCTGTAACTTTACTATATCTTTCTTTTATTTTAAAATACTTACCTGGTTTTACATAATACCATAATCTTTCACTAGAATCTTCATATAAGAAAGATCTAGGAGGTAATTCTTTTTGTACTCCATTTATAGTAGTATAAAAACCAGTATCCATATCATATTCATAAAATATAGCAGGATCTACTCCCATGTCTTTTTCTATTTTAAAGAAATGATCATCTGCATATAATGGTTGACCACTACCACCATACTTTACAACTTGACCTCTTATACCAGCCAAACCAAATTGATCAGATTTCATAGTATCTATAGATGCTATAATATCATCTGTTGCTTTAGTTTCTCTGGCAATTTCATCATTAAGAGCTTGTCTAGCATTATCTCTTTGAGTTTCTAATCCTAAGAATAAGCTTTGCACATTAGGATCTAGCTCATACCATGTTATTTTATCTTCTCTCTCAAACATAATTACCTTCTCCTATTAACTCTTGTAACCTAATGCAACTAAGTCAACAAAACCTTCAGTTCTATAACTACTATAAGGCATATAGTTACTAGCATCAGCTACAGCTAATATCTTATCTGGATAGAGATCTAATATACTAACAGCTTTGTTATTATGACTATAACCATTAGGTAGTTCACAAAATTCTTGTGATAAAGTTATAATATATTTTGCATCTTGATATGGTTTCTTTAATGGAACATATCTAGAATTGGCATTGACGAACTGAGTTGGATCTTCTGCATTTTTAGTTACATGAGCATAAGAGCCACCTTGTTCACACCATCCATTAGTATATATTTTATAGTATCTTAATTTACCATCATAGAAATCTGTTCCCATATCTAATAGTTCCATAACACCAGTAGCACCTTGAGAATCATCGACCTCATCTGCACTAGAGAAAGTAACTTTGATTTCAGTAAAATCATTAGGAAATTTATACCACCAAAACTTTTGTGATTTAGGATTATAATAAAATGATCTCCATGGCAAATCTATAAGATTGTTATTTGAATCTAATGCTTTACCAGTAGTAAAATCATAGTTGTAAAAGAAATCTGGATCAATATCTAAGTTTTTCTGTACTAAGAAACAATGGTCATCGCAATATAGACTAAGACCAGATCTATTTGTTCTTAAGACTTGTCCTTTTTCTCCACCATCTAAACCAAAGAGTTCTTTTATCTTTTTATCTAGATTATCTTTCAATATATCTTCTGCAGCTTTAGCTCTAGCTATTTCATCTAGTAATCTTCTATTAAAGAAATTAAACTCAGACTGAATAGTCTTAAAGAGTTCTTGGACTGAAGGAGATATTAATTCCCAATATATTCTATCGTCAGCTGTATATGTTGACATATATCCATCCCCCATTCATATTTCTATTATCAAAATGTGAATTCCCTAGGAGCAAACTCCTAGGGAATAATTTATTTATAAAAGTTACACAATATACCTATATCTGTATTAGTTACTCTAATAGGTGTATCATAAATAGAAGTAAGCACATCTTCATTGATTATAGCTTTAGTTTTACCACTAGCAAAGATATCATGATCTTTAATTGCTATTATCTCATCTGAATACATAGAAGCGAAGTTTATGTCATGTACTACTAATATGACTGTTTTCTTCTTCTCTTCTACAAATTTCTTTAATAGAGACATAATGTGTTTAGAATTCTTCATATCTAGATTATTTAGTGGCTCATCTAATATCATATATTCTGTATCTTGAGCTAACATCATTCCTATATAAACTCTTTGTCTTTCTCCGCCAGATAGTTCAGTGATATATTTAGATTGTAATGAATCTAATTCTAAGAACTGTATAACTTCTTCTATCTTCTTATCATCTTCTTTAGTAAGATTACCATTAGAATATGGAAATCTACCAAAAGATATTAATTCTTTAGAAGTGATCTTTAGATCATGAAATGAATTTTGTTTAAGAAGAGATATTTTCTTTGCTAGTTCTTTTTTAGGAATAGATTTAATAGGAACTTCATCTATAAATATATGACCATCATAGTCTATAAGACTACATATACAATTTATAAGAGTAGACTTACCACATCCATTAGGACCAATAAGAGATACAAATTTAGAATTAGGAATAGAAACAGATACACTGTCCAATACTAGATTATTCTTATACGCTTTAGTAACATTACTTATTCTTATCATTAGAAGACCCCCATATCAATAAATAGATAAAGTATATTCCACCAAATGCATTTATCAACATAGTAAGATTAAGATCAAATGTTGCTATTCTTTGAGTAATAATCAATCCTATAGATAAAATAATCCATGATAATATAATAGATAGTGGGAATATATATCTAAGAGAATAACTTCTAAGAAGAGTATATGCTATATTAGACACTATTAATCCTAAGAATGTAATAGGACCAACTAATACTGTAGATATAGATACCATTACAGATATAACACAAAGAGATACAATCTGTAGTCTATCTATATCAATTCCTAACATCTTAGCATTATCTGAACCAATCAGATATACATCTAATTCAGGTATCTTTCTATACACAATATACGAGCATAACAGAATTAGTACTATTGATATTGGTAATAGATTAGATTGAATTAAGTCAAAGTTAGCATATGCTTTAAGCTGAAATAGTTGAAATCTATCTGTTTCTATAAGTCTATTAATAAATGAAGATATAGAACTAAATACAGTACCACATACAACTCCTGCTAATAGAATAAAGTATATATTCTTTACTGAAGATTTGAATAGTAGTTTATACAGTATAAAGCTGAATCCTATCATTAATATTACACTAAATGCAAAGAATTCATTTACAGACCAGAAATTTGGCTTAGTATCACTAAATAACCATATTACTAGAGATTGAATCATCAGATATAGAGAATTGAATCCTAATATAGATGGAGTAAGAATTTTATTATTAGTAATAGATTGAAATAATACTGAAGAAATAGCTATAGCATATCCTATTAATAGAATACCAATCATTTGACCTAATCTCATATTAAGAGAATATACATAGATAGACTCTTTAAGATCATAGAAGAAGAATAAAGAAGTCGAAATAACTAAAACTATAGAGGTATAGAAAATGGTTTTAAAATCATGCATTGTTCTTCCCCCTTAAGATTAGATACATAAAGATTATACTACCAAATAGACCAGATATTAGAGATACAGATAATTCATATGGGAATATCAGTATTCTACTTAGTATATCACAAATCAATACATATATAGCTCCATAGATTGCTATATATGGTAGATTAGATTTTATATTGTCTCCATTAATAAGAGTGATGATATTTGGTATGATCAATCCTATGAATGGTATTTGTCCTACTACTGTTACTATAGAAGCTACTAAGAAAGCAACTATAAACAAACCTATATTTTTAATCTTATTATAAGATAACCCAAGATTCTCAGAGAAATCTTGACCAAATCCTATAATAGTTAAAGCATTAGCATATATATAAGCAACTATTACTGCAGGTATAATTGCATATAGTAATTCATATTTTCCATGTAGAATAGCAGAGAAATCACCAGCAAACCAAATACTAAGTTCTTGGAGTAGGTTTTGATCATATGCTATCATTGTAGTTATTGCAGATATGATATGACCATACATGATACCTATCAATGGTATAAACATAGTATCTTTAAATACTATTCTATCTAAAATAGTTGTAAATATCTTAGTACCTATCATAGCCATACCAAAGATGATAAACAGTTTATAAAATATCTTAGTCTCTGGTAGAAATGCAGTACATAATATTATTCCTAAACCAGCACACTCTATTGTACCAGTAGTAGATGGAGAAGCAAATTTGTTTTGAGATATTTGCATCATTATCAAACCAGCTATGCCCATTCCTACACCAGTAAGAAGTACAGCCATTAGTCTAGGTATTCTACTTTCTATCAATATCTCATATGTAAAATCATGTACTCCTATAAATATAGATAGAATAGATAAAGATGCTAATAAAACAAGTGACGACATCATTTTTTTATTCACATAATCACCTTCTTTAATAACCCCTCTACCTCTATAGAGGTAGAGGGTCTATAATTAAATAGAGAATTTAAGTGTAGCACCCACAGTCTGTTTATTAGTCAGCTTATTAGAAGCTCCACCCATTCTATTAAAGATAGAGTAATTATATTCTAACCAAATATTCTTAGTGAATGACCAAGTACCACCAATCTTCCAGATATTATAATCTGCATATTTTGGATTTTCACCATCAATCATAGAATATTTAGGAGAGTGATAGAATTTGATATACCAGTCTGCACTATGAGCTGTACCACGTTTAAATTCACCCCAATACAGTGCAGCATACTGACCAGCATTACCAGTAGTTCCAGTATCATCAGCATCTGTTTTATAGTATGAATATCTACCACTCAATTTACCAGAAATTGGGAATTGAGTATATAATTCATAACCATTGACAGCATTCATAGCAGATGCTCTGCGATAAGCTAAAGCTACTTTAGTATGACCAAAGTTATGCTGAATAATAGCAGCTCTATAATTAGCATTATCAGATGCATTGGCAATTACTGGGTTTAAGAAAGTTGATGGTTTACCAGTACCAAGTCTACCAGCTATTAATGTAAGAGAAGTATCTTTCTCTTTACCAAAAGGAATGGTATATTTAAGACCAGTCTGTTCTGATTTACCAACTTGCTGCAAAGACAGCTCATCATTTCTATATTTACCAAAAGTAAGACTATCTCCTTTAGTGAGAAGATCTTTACCACTTAGATAAATATTTGTAGTATTCTGAGTACCTCTATCTCCAGTATTTCTAAAAGCCTGAGAAGACTTAGTAAGCCAAGAGAAAGTCCAATTGTCATTAAGCTTAGCTCTAGCACCAAAATTTAATTTCAATGCGGAACCAGTATCTTCGAATTCTTTTCCTTCTTCTTTAGCTCCAGATAAAGCAACCTGACCAGTAGCAAAGAAATGAAGTCTTTCGTCTTCTTTCTTAATCTTATCATTGGTTTTCTTTATCTCTTTATTATTATTAAGATTAGCTTCTTTAAGTTCTTGGATTTCTTTTTCTAACTGAGCAATTCTTTCTTCTGTAGTAAGTGGTTTTACCTCTTGAGCCATTTCTTTAGCTGGTTCTTCAGTTAACTTAGCAGCAGCTTCATCAATCTTCTTATCTTCATTAGAAGCTAATACTATAGAAGAATTCATAGAAAAGGCTAGACCTACACTCAAGGCAATTAATTTTTTATTCATGTTCTCACCTTTACCTTACTTAATAGCATCCTGAATCTCTCTAAGCATCAACAAAGTACCAGTATATCCATTATTGGCCAGATACCACAAATCTGGAGTTACATATATAATTTTATCATTCTTATATGCTTTAGTAGATTTAATGATATCTACATCTAATAGATCTTTTGCTGTTACACCACCCTGATTAGTAGCAGCATTACGATCAATAATCATGATATAGTCTGGGTCTTTCTCTTTAATATACTCATAAGAGATTACTTTGCCACCAGGAGACTGAACACCGATAGAATCAGATTTTTCCATTACAGTAGGAAGATGAAGAGAAGATTCATCATATAAGAAACCAAATCTCATACCAGGTCCATAAGCATTAAGCTTATTACCAACAGTAATCAGCATAAGGGATTTCTTACCAGATGCTTGAGCTTGTTCTCTGGTTTTCAGAATTTCAGATTTAAGAGATTGAAATTCTTGTTCTGCTTTCTCTTCTTTCTGGAAGATTTGACCAAGAATAGTCATCTGCTGATGAAGAGCATCAAGATATCCTTCATTTGCAACAGATAAATTGATAGTTGGTGCTATCTCAGCAAGTTTATCATAATATGGACGCTGTCTACCAGACATGATAATCAGATCTGGTTTTAGTTCTGCTAGTTTTTCAAGAGAAGGTTCTTTAAGATGACCTACATCTTGAACATTATCTCCCGTATATTTAGATAGATATTTTGGAGTATACTGTTTGGCAGTAGCAATCATTTCTGGTTCTACTCCAAGCGTATCCAATGTATCTAATATACCAAAGTCTAATACTACAATTCTCTGTGGATTTACTTTAACTTCTGTTATACCAGATTCATGCTTAACTTGAATAGTTTTCTGTTCAGTTTGCTGAATAACTGGTATAGGTTGATCTTGGGATACCTGATAACCAGCATATCCAAATATAGCAACCAATACAGCAAAGACTATAGCATATAGTCCTTTATTTTTCATATTAATTTCCCCCTATTCAGATAATAAATTCAATAGCACCAACTTTAACAATATTAGGATCATTCTCGAAATGATCTTCTACATACTGAAGTGATGGTTTATCATACCATCTTACATAATACAATTGAAGTCTACCGTCATCAGTAATTCCAAATACATCATATGATACTACATATCTATTATTAAAATCATAATAATCTATTGCCATTTTTCCATCTGCATCAAAATGAGTGGTCTTAATATTAATACCATATTTATCAGCAAACTTATCAGCAGCAGTAGACATTCTTCTTAGAACAAACTGTGGTTTATTCTTAGTAGCATTCATAAAGTTTTTAAGTTGTTCAGACTCATCAAACTCTTTTTCTACTTCCCATTCAATATCTAATCGATTTAATCTACGTTTGAGTCTAACATCATGCATACTCAATACATCTTCTGTAGCACAACTAAAGATATGATCTTTAATAAAATCAGGAATCTCTTCTTTAGTGGCCATAATTAAATCAGGAGGTTCTACAGTACAGCATCCAATATAAGTATTTTTAGTTACTTCAGAATAGTAGATTGCACCATAGCCCCTATCATTAGTAAACAATCTTGAATTAGGAATATTTAGTTTTTTTAATTCATTTCTGGTAGTAGTCATTAAGACTTTAATACCATTAAGATTAGCTGACTGTAAAGACAATTTCTCCATCCTCCATTGCATCTTTTTCATATCTAGCAAGAGACATCTGATGCATTGATATGAAAACTAGACCATTAATATCGAATGTTTCAAAACCATAGTTACCTATATGCTTTCTTTCACCTCCAGCATAGTCAATTGTCCAACTAGCTATTCTATCACCATCTGTACAATGTTCTTGACGGTTATTAGATTTTCTGAAATAGAAATCTATACTACCATCAAGGTCCTGATTTGGATAAATATCTTCACTCATTTGAGCATTTGGATCCATCAATCCTGGATTTACTTTTGCTGCTAGAATATAATATGGGCCCATGATTGGAGATTCTGAACCTTCTTCCATATCAGTAGTTTCCCAAAGATCAAATGGTTTAGTTGTATAGAATGTCTTTTTCCCTTGAACTGTTGGAACTGGGAAATCTACATTATTCTCTTTTCTCATACAATTGATTGTATTAGTAAGAGGATAATATATAATAGAATAGTTATTTGCTGTATCATGGTGATTGAAAATAAGTTTGATATATGGTTCTCTGTTAGTGCCAGAAGATTTTAAGAATTTCTTATTAAAAGCAAACTTAAATTCAACATAGTTATCTCTAGCAGATACACCACCCATAACTTTAAGAAAAGAACGAGTAGATAACTGAACAAGTCTAGTATTTACACCATCTTTACCAGTACCAAGTCTAGACCATTTTGGAGGATAAATAGCACCAATTTTAGCAGCTTCTATAAGATTAAGCATATCAGAATAACCAAATCTATAAAGTAGACCTTTACCAGAGTAATTACCTCCACCAGTTCCTACATAAGCCCATTTAACATTCTGAGGATCTGTAAATACAGACATTGAGTATACACGAGTATCTTCAGTATGTTTAATAAGAGCTATACAGAGATCATCTTTTCTAAATGGTTTAGTCTCATCTCTAGGAGATACAGCATATACATTACCCATAAAATCTCCATATTGAACTTGTTCACCTTGTACAAAATGACTAGTATCAGTCATATGCCATGCTTCTTTATCAAGTTTCTTCCACGAAACTTTTTCACCGGAATCATTAAGAAGAGGTTCAGATACATGAGTAGTATAATTATGGAGCTGATAATAAAGATCTTTATCTTTAAGGTGGTTATAAAAATAACAATCAGAAGTACCAACAAGTAGGAATGATTCTCCAGTATAGTCATTAACAAATGGCTCTATGTATCTAATTTGACTTTCTCTAAATCCAGTAAGAACATACTTATTAGAACCAGCAGAAGTCTCCATCATAGGTTCAATAGGAGCATGGCCATGATTCAAAGATGGTTTAGTTACGTTATAATTATCTTTTCCATTAAAGTCATATAATAATGAAATAGAACCATCTGTTTCATCCCAACACCATAATTCAGCACGACTGTTACCTGTTCCAGTATTACCAGTGCCCCAACAAATTAATTCTTTACCATTATAATTTGCTGGTTGCCAAGAACAAATCCATCTCACATAAGCATTACCTGTACTCCATACAGTTCCATTTGGATATTTTAATTTTTCATAATGAAAACCATCTGGATCAGTAGATACTGATATTCTTCCTCCATAATCACTATTAGCTTGGCCAATATATACCCTCTTACCAGCATAATATCTTGAGTAGCTATAGCCACCACCTAATCCATTACCACCAACAGAACTCCAGTTAGTACCATTAGAGCTATAATAAGTGGTTCCAGGAATTACACATAAAACTCTACCATTAAATAAACACAGAGTTTTAACATTACCACCAGGAGTTAAAACTTTAGTCCAGTTGACTCCATCGAATGATTGATATACCGCACATGGGCTATATGTAATAGCCAATAAACCAGCACCAATAGAACTTGCATCACAGAAGTCCCATATTGCTTTTCCTCCAAGAATAGCAACTCTATTAAAGTCTAATCCCTGTTTATCTGATCTGTATACAGATGCACCACCAGATATAGCAATACCACAACCAAGATATACTCTTCTTACACCATCAGGACCAGTAAATGGCTGTTGATGTTTAATCCAACCTGGATGTTCACCATTAATATTAATCTGACCACTCATAATACCAAAGATACAGTTATATCTTTTATCTGTGATCTTGTTAGTAACACCAGACTGCTGAACATCATGAGTTTCATAGAATGACAGATCTGTGAAGATATGGTGATTTTCCCACAAACGAATTGACCATGATTTGAAAGATGCACCTCTAACCAAGTCAATTTGTTTACCTAGATTAACCAATTTATCTTCAAGTAAAGCTAATGCGTCATATAACTCATTATCAGCTTTTACACGTTCTTCGGTTTCTTTAGTGATTTGAGTTTGTAAACCTTTAAACACTTCTTGTAGGGAAGGACTTAGTTCTTCCCATGTTATTTTATTTTCTTTATTAAATGCCATAAGATTTCTTCTACCTCCTTCTAGTACTTATTATAAAGTATTTAAAACAAAAAATAAAGACTAAAGGTTTCCCTCTAGTCTTTAAACTTATCTTTTTCCGTATTTACGATAGTAATATAAATCTATCTTATCTTCTCTTTCAGAATCTTCTAGAGTTTTACCAGTCAATTCTCTATCCCATGCTCCACCTTTACCATACATAATATAAGGTTGCATTGCAATTTTTAGTTCATTGACTAGTCTGGTCATTTTGTCCATTCTTATCATACTATTTAATTTTGATATTGCGTCTTTTTCTTTTTTCATTTAAATTCCGAACCTTCTTTTTAATGCTCGTTCACAAGCTTCATCATACCCATATTTAAAGACATCTATCTTAAAATCTTTAATTTTGTTTTCTATTCTTTGATTAAGATCCTCATCAGTAGAATAATGAGTTGCTAGAAACAAATCTAATCTTGCAAACGTGTCTCTAATCTTTTCTTGTTCTGTCATTGTACTTCTAACCCGTCTAAATCTTGTTCATAAACAAGTCTGTTAACTCTAAAATACAGATCATATCCATATAATACATGCACTTTAAGAGTAAACAACTCATTCTCATCATCAAAGTCAAACTCAAAGATTTGTTCTTTATCATATAGATTAGAAATCTTGGTCATAGCAGCTTTAACAAGATCCCAGGTACTAAAAGCTGTAGCAGCAAAGATACGATCTTTTTCTCGATACTCCTTTTTTACAGAATCATAATTGTCATAAACGATAATGTAGGTGTTCTTCGTGATCATAATGTGTACCCTCCTTATAATTGAAAAAGAATCTTATATAAAAGTTTGACAAAAAATAGAATACTACCATAACGGTAGTATTCTATAAAGTTAAGGATTACTCCTTATTAGTCAAATTTACCACGGATATTATCCAAGATAGTTTCTACCATCTTTTCTTTAAGATCAGGAATATCATCTTCTGTAAAGTCTTGCATTTGATAAAGTTCCTCATATGATTCACCTGTATCAGTATTGGTCCAATCAATACCAATATTAATTGTGAAAGTGTCGTCTTCATATTTAGCAATTCTTGGAGAGATAGAACTATTGAGCTCGAAATTATCTTGCTCATAATACAATTCCAAATCGTCTTCTACTTCTTCTCCAATGGTTTCCAGCAATTCTTCAGTCAGTTTCATTTTACATCATCCTCCAATTCTTCACCAATAGTTTCCATGATAGCATCATATACCTTATCTTCGAATAAGGTAATATTAGTAGAATCATACTCTACTGGTGAAATTACATTAGTACAACATTCTTTTGTTTCTTCACCATATTCAGGACCGACTTCAATTTTAAATTCAATTCTGAATACAGCACTTTCTTTCTTTTTCTTTTCTCTGCTAGTTTCCGTAATGACAATGTCTTTTACGAAATAAGTATTTAATCCCTCCTCATATTCTTCTTCAAAAGCAAGCTCAGTTTTTCGAGCTACTTGTTCAAGATAATCTTGTGTGATATCATTCCACTTCTTTCTCTCATCTTCTTCTTCATAATCAACTTCCTGAACCACTATTAATAGTCCTCCTTTAAATAAATTGAGTTTAGAATAGAATTGTATGTTTCCTAACGTTAACTCATGTATATAGTATATAACTATTTGAAAATTTAAATATTTATATTTGTATATTATAGCAGTGATAAAGTGAAGCTATATCAGAGATTAGGTATAGCATAATAATAATAAAGGAGGACTTTATCATGTTTATTATTACTTATGACCACACTTCTGATCAGGTTACCTTCAATTCTGAAAGAGACCAAAAACATGCGTATGCATGTAAGCTTGGTCGTTATAACTATGACCAGAAAGGATTGAATATCGAATTCAAATTCACTCCTGCCCTTCCCAAAAAAGGAAAATTCGGAAATAAGGTGATTTCTCTTTCTGACACTTTTGAAGTAGATATCAGCAGATCTGAATATGAGGAGATACGTAGTCGCATTCTCTCTCATAAGGTTATAAGCTGGAATATCGTAAACAACATCATCACTGATGTAAAGACTGGCAAATAATATGCCAGCACAATTGAGGAGTCCCATTACAGGACTCCTCATTTTTTATTCTACAACGAATGGTTTTCCATTATCATCTAAATACAATGCATCTGCAAATGCACTGATCTTGCCTCTATAATTCTTTTTTAGATCTACTCTTTGTGCCCATTGTTTGTTATTGCAGAAGTGCTCAATATAATGAATGAATGCTTTCTCTTTTACACAGTTATGATTGTCAATCTGAGCAGTATGACCAATCAAAGCAACATGGCAATCATCATGTAATCTAGTAAGTAATAGCTTTAGATCTTTAAAAGAAGCATTCTGTGTTTCATCTACAATAACAGCAGCATTCTTAATATTAATACCACGCATAGTAATTATAGTTTCAAGATTGACAGTATTTTGAGGTACATAATCTCGTTCTAAATGATATCTATCCAAACCAATTTCTTCACATGCTTGATAGAATGGTTGGAAATAATAGTCTTCTTTTTCGTCTATGTCGCCAGGGAGCGCGCCAAGAGACTGCATAAGTTGATCTGGGAAACGAACGTAATAAATTTTTGTAACGATTCCTTTTTGCAGCAAATCAAATGCTGCCATGGTAGCTACGGTAGTTTTTCCAGTGCCTGCTTTAGCATTACAACAAGTGACTAAATTATCAATCATAGAATTGTAAAGCTTTAATTGTGTTCCATCTAATTTCTTTTTCAGATTCTCAATTTCTTTGCTGATGAAATCAACACCGGAGGTATTCGTATTACTCATATAAAACACATCCCTTTTAAAAAAAATAATAGAAAGAGACCTATACCTTTATATAGATGTGCTAGCTGTACTAAGAAAATAAACTCTAGACCAAAAAGGTCTAGAGTTTATTTTATATAAATGGCATAAATATAAATGTTGTTGGAGATTGTCCTACTGATCTTACCACATCTCCAACTTTTACTGGAACAAATACTGTTGATTCAGAAGTATACATATTTGTTGCTTGATTTGCTAAAAATGTAACCTGCGTACCATTAATATATAAATTTCCATTAGTATTAGTAGTCAATCTATTTATCCAAAGTATCCAACCATTTTCATCAATAGTATTTTCAACATTATGTGTCATAGTTGTTTGATTATTCCAATCAGGGAATCCTACTCCACCATTAGATGATCCAGAGCTTGAACTACCACCACCTATTTTTACTTTAGTATAGTCTCCAGGATATTTATACCAGAATAGTTCTTCAGTTAATGGGTTATATAGCAATGATCTCCATGGTATTTCTTCTTCTCCCATATCGGCAGCTGCTTTATAAACACCATTTTCCATATCATATTCATATATGACACCTTTATTGATATCATATATTGTAGGATCTTCAAATAAGTGTTTTTGATCATCTAAATAAAAACGACAATCATTAGAGCAAGTCATAAAACCTACTTTACAAATACCATCAAGCATTTGTTTCATAATGTCATAGGAAGCTGTACTCCAACCAGGATTAGTTTTAGGAAGGGACCATTCTATATATTCTCCAGGATCTTCTAAATACGTTTGAGTTCTATTAGTTTGAGGATTATTAGACCATGCTTTAATAGTACCACCTTTACGATATACATAAAGAGAAGTATAATAATTAGATTTCCACATAGTATCTGGCATAATAGTTCTATCTACATATGCTAATACAATTTCAGTACTCAAACCAAAGTCATATACTAATACAAAGTTTCCTGGATAATAATTCCATTGATGGGCAATATTACCAATTCTAATAGCAGCAATATTATGAATTTGACCATCGGGAGAATCTTCTGCTGATACATATGCTGGATAGAAGCCAATAACGTCATCATCATTGCCAGTCATAGAATTCATAGACATCTTAATCCAAAAATTATCGTATTTTAAAACAGAACCAAATGAGCCAACAGCATTCCAGTTACCATTATTTCTTATACCTTTTACTCCAGCATCATAGCTCCATTTACTTTTAGCACTAGCAGTATCATTAGTACCACCAGAACCTGCTCCTTTATCTGCCATATACGCATTACGTTCCCAATTATTAAATACATCTTCTAATGTAATAGGAGTTATTCCTTTTAAAACTCCTACACCTTCATCAGAAGCTGTTGCCCTTAATACAAAGAAATGATCATCTGCATATAATGGTTTACCAGTAGCATTGGTTCTTACTACTTGACCTTTAGCACCTTCTAGACCTAGATTAGAACTAGCAAATTGAGATATTAAATCTTCTAATTCTTGGTCTTTAGTCATACGTTCTTGTTTTTCTTGTTCCAATAAACCTTCTAGATTAGCTTGATCATCTTTAAGCTTATTAATCTCATTATTAAGCTTATCTTCCATATAAGCTTTAAGATCTTCTACAGATTTAGCAACATTGTTTATCTTATCTTGATATCCTTTTAATAGTTCTTGAATAGGACGAGATAAATCATGCCATGTTACCTTTCCTTCATAATTATAATTCATGCTCTCTCACTCTTCTTTCTATATCAATAAAATAAGAGTACGTGATACACGTACTCTTATCTAGTTATTTTTTCTTATACTCATGTCCAGGACGAGTTCTATTACCCATCCATTTATCAAAATATGATGTAGCAAATGGTTCTTCTCTATCAAATCTATATTTAGTAATCATATCATCTTCCCATCCAAGAGGAGGATGATAATATATTGGTCTAGTTATAAGAACAGCATCATTCACATTATCATATTTAGTATGACCACATGGAAGATTTCTTGTATTAACTTCTTTTATTTCTACTGGAGGATAGAACCCATATAAGTATTTAGGATAAGGAAAGAAATGATCTAAAGTCATACAAGAATTACAAAATACTATCTCGTCTATACTAATATCAATATCAGATGGATAAGATATACCAGTAGTATCTGTATTTCCTATTTTAACATTATCAAAGTTTCCACCAAAATCAAATTTTGGAGTTTCTAAATACTTAATACCATTTATAAAGACTCTGGTATATCCATTACCATCTTTATTTATCATAAAATGAATCCATTCTCCCATATGATCTTCTAAAGGATACGGTAATTGAATATAATCATCATTATCTTGAATAGTAATAGCATATGTGCTGGTTTCTGGTATTAGACCATTAAGAACATCATATGCTGTTATATATCCATTATCCCATGAAATTAATGGAGCAGCTTTCATTAGATTAAGATGATAATATACATTAAATATTTCTTTCTCTGCTTTAAACCAGAATGATAGACAATATTCTCCAGTATCTGATGTTTCTAGATTAGAAGAATCTATATAGCCTTCAGAGTTTAATGTATAAGTGAAACAAGTAAAGCTCTTTAGATCTCTAAATTGAGATTGATGAGTAAAGTCACATGTACCATGAACGTCCCATTCATTTGTAGGTCTAACATCTATAATTGGATTGGGATCATCTTTGAATGTTAAAGCACTATAATATTTTCTAGGAGATTGCATATACTATCAACCACCTAACAAGAGAGAACACATAATATTATTCTGAGAATCATAGATTCTATTTTCAGTCCAACCATTTTGAAGCATAAGATACACAGTAGAATTTAGATAAGTATCTTCTTTTCTTTCATATCCACTCATTGTATAAGTTGGATCTTCTGCTGCATTCTTTAATTCTATATTAGAATAATTTGGATCATCTGTAGTTGGTTTGATATTTAAATTGATAGCAGAGTTGGTACCAATTACCATCATTTTAAATGGTATATTTTTAGAACCTATTTCTTGCATATCAGAAAGAGACTTAGATAAATTTCTCATGAAACAATTTGTATTGTTGAAAACAATATTAGGGAAATTTATGACACCAGTATCTGGGTCTACTACAGGTTTAGCCATTTAAAACACCCCCTCTGTTATACTTTGTTATTTTCTTCTGCTCTTATAGCATCCTTTACAGTTTCTTCTGGATTGAAGGATAAGAATTTACTATAAGAAATATTGCCAAGACCATCATATTTGTCAGTTATTCTATACTCAAATACGGTTATTTGTTCATTCTCGAAATTTTCAAATTTATTACACCACATATGGAAATATACTTCAGAAGGTTGATCTTGATAAGTTCTATTTGGTTCTATTCTTAGAGTGATTCCATCACAAGATTCTAGGAAATTATTATTCCATATATCTAGATTGATAATCTGTTTGATTTGCAGACAAGCATAGCAATAATCTTCATATATAGCAGTAATTCTATATGGGAAAGTTAGTAATAGGATAGTGGATCTTGATTCTTCTTTAGTCTCTTCAAATGGTGTCTTAATATGAAGTTCTAGTGTAACTTTCATTTTGTTTGTAGGATATGTTATAGTATCATTCTCATAGAATAATAGTTCATATTGAATATCTTCAGAAGAAGCATGATGAATGAACGAAATATATTTATCCTTATTCTCTAATAAGAATTCTGGAGAGAAATATACTGGATTTTGATATATAGTTATCTTCTGTCTTCCAAATGTTTCTAATTCGGGAACTGTAATAGTTATAGGCATAACAGCTTCCATATATTTGATATCTTCATCATATATATTTACACTTGGAGGATAGAAAGAATACTTATCAAGTGGAGGATATTGAGTGGCTTGTTTATAGAATGGAACCATACAATCTATACGATTACTCATATTAAGGATCTGCAGGTCATGTCTTGTTTTGATATCTTCTTTGATCTTATAGATATTATTAGAGATATGAAGTATCTTATCTCTAGGAATCAGTTTACCATTTATAAATGTGGCCATTAGATTATTATTGTAATTTCTATCTATCATATTTCTCTTTAAATAGATATAACCACTCATAGGAAGATCTGCTACAGCAGTATCATCTATACCAGTATAGAAACATAAGATATCTATTCTATCATTTGGTGATTGAGCTAGATCATCATTAATGAATTCTAATATACCAGTTTCGTTATCTATCATATAATCTTTGTTTAGAACTATTTCTCTTCTATTGACAAAGACTTTTAACGCTAAATTAGTGTTTTCTATTCTCTTCTTGTATGGAATAATTAGATCTAGATAGTAATAAGAAGCATTACCATTTGCTTTAAAATAAAATTCCATCTTTTGTATATGGAACTTAGCATCATTGTGACAGAAAGTGAATCTTATTTCATCATCTTCTTGCAATCCTAATTCATCAGAAAGGAGCAAATGATACTCATCATATCTCTCATAATATCTCTGAGGAATAAATAGATTAGTTTTAGATTCTGTTAAGAAGAATTCTGTATCAGTAAACTGAGTGTATGGGAATGGTATCTTTATAATAAGACTACCTACTATTGGTTCATATGCAGCTGGTTTGACGTTCTCTGGTACTCTTACATTGATAGGAATATCATATGTATCGTCTCTCTCAATGACTATAGATCCTGGTATATCCATTTCTAGATGAGGAACTGTCATTGTGATATTGATATCTTTTGTAGTATTGCACCTTATAGTTACAGTACCATTTAGATCTTCATTTGGCAAAGGAACTATTACTTTAGTTAATAATTCTTCTCTAATATTTCCTATGATATTGATAGTTCCTGGTAGATAAGCTCGTTCACTTACTTCCATAGAACCTTCTAATTCTGCAGGTTCTGGAGTGGTGGTATTAATATTAATACTACCATTAAGATCAGTTTTTGTGTGATATATTGCTACTTTTAAAGTACCAGAAATATCTTTGCCAGAAACAGCAGCTACATTTAAACTAGCATTCAAATCAGAAGAGCCATCATAACTTTTCACATCAAACCAACCAAATAAATCTTCTTTAGCATCCATTTATAAGATTCACCTCCTTTATTCAGGCTTTCTTTCTACTCTAGAATATAGCTCATCAAATCTAGTCTTATCATTATCTTCAGAAGGATCTACTTCTTTCTGACCATATAAATCATCAAATCCATCTGAATTTGAATCTGGATCTTCATAGGCCATTATATATATACCAGTGAAAGATTTATCTTCATAAGGTTCATCATATCCAGCAATTTCTGGAATAGAATTAAACTTAATCCAGTTATCTGGTTCGATTGTATATCTTTCTGGTTCTATGAATACTCCATTGACAAATAATAGTAGATTTGAGCTATTGAATTTAATATCTTTATTCCTATATAGATATAGAGGAATCTCTGTCATTCCAGTAGGAGTTACATTAAATTCCATCTTAACATACTTAATCTCTTTCTTGATATCAGTGTATGATTTATTTAGATATACTATAGTTAAAGCTCTTCCTTCAGATACATAGCATTCAGGATCTGTTATAGTTAATATACCAGTAGTATCTTCAAATTCATATTGATCATATACGTCTAAGAGTATAGATCCTTTGAATAGTAGGAATGGATACCAATAAGTACTATTATCAGGAAGCTCTAGAGTAAATACAGACTGCTTATCTTTAGTAGCAATTACTCTTACAACCTCATAATGTATTTGAGTATCTGCACTAAGAGCTAATTTAGTTTGATGAACTGGAATACACATTGTATATCTTCTAGAATTTGCTACTTCAGCTTCTTCAGGATCTACAAACTGTATAGTAGAGTTATCTATAATCTCATATCTCTCTGGATCTATATATACAGAGTTTCCGAATAGCATAAAGTTCTCTTTAGTATTATTTGTCCATTTATCAAATGGTGGAGAGAATACTACAGTTCCACTAGTATCATCTATATTCTCTACTGAATAAGAATACTCATATTCTATCTCTGCTAGATTTACTGTATCGAACATATCTGTTTCTTGTTCTTGACCATCAATAGATCTATTTTGAATATAGCAGAATGTAAATACTACATAGTCTAACATCATCACTTTCAATTTAGCATGATCTGCAAGAGTAACATATCTTCCATCTGCAGATACAGTATAGTCAAATCTACAGTCTAGATGTTCTCCTTTATCATTGAATAGATAGAATGAGTCTTTAGATCTTCTATAAGAAGAATTAGGATATGGAATCTTAATAAGCTTTTGATTATTAGACTTAGCATAGTAAATATAACTAGCAACCCTAGTTTCTCTATTAAAAGGAACATTAGCAAAATTCTCTTGATTCTCTATATAGAATACTTCTATTCTATCTCCTTTACTAAATCCTACAGTTGAATACAAAATCTTCTTAAGATAATTATTGTGGTGAGAAGGAATGATGATATTGTAAGTCTGTTTAGGAAGTAGATGACCATTTCTAAATACTAAGTATTTTCTATCATCCCACCCAGATACAAATTCTGGTCCTAGTTCTAATTGATATACTGGTGCATCTACATCTAGCGTTATATTGAATAAATCTGTTTCTGATTTATCTAATTGAACTTCTATATTTATAGGATCTAATAAAGAAGCTGAGAAATCATCTTTTACTGGAACTGTGATTGTGAATAAATCTTCTTTATATTCATTTAATGGAACTTCAATATTTATTGGGAATAGATCTTTAGTAAACTCTTCTGTATTTTTTACATCTATAGATATTGGAAAATTATACTCAAAATCAGTTTTTAAAATTTTGGCAGAAATTTTTATATTTTTAAGTTCTATTTTATTTCCAGGATTTAATGGAAATGATAAATTTAAATTATTTTGAGCAGGTAATGGATCTTTAATATATGATATATAATCTGTTCTTCTTGGAGATGATGCATCTCCAATTGTATCCATTACATTTACATTTAAACTTAACGTATATCCCCAATCATTATAATTCCAAGTATTAGCAGAATACCATGATAAAGAGTATGGGGATGTTCCCCAATAAAAAAATGGAAATACAGTAGTGCTATCATTGTCATTTTCACTTTTAATAGTTTTAGACCAACGGTCATAATAATATATTGGATTAGCTTTATCACCATTTAGTTTGTAGTTATATTTATCAGGATTTCCAGGCCCATCAGAATCTTCTGCTATAAGTGAAATTACTTTTACATCATCAAAATAAACTGTTATGTCTGTTCCACCAAAAGGATAATTTTGTTCTAATCTAAACGTATGATAAGTTCCAGCACTTACGTCTGAATTATTTATTTGACTAATAAATACATATGGTGGTGTTACACCACCAAGATCTGTTCTAGTTTGAGCTAAATATAGATAAAATCTATTGTTTTTGAAATACAATGTTAATGCAGTAATTTGATATCCATAATTTGAATTTTTGCTATCAAATGCTGATGGTCCAAAAGTAAATATTAAAGCATCATTATCTGGTCTTTTAAATGTAAATTCGTATTTATAAGTATGAGATAATGATTCTAATACATGCCAATTCCAAGCATATTGTTGTCCAGAAAAATAATTTAGTATCAAACCTAATCCACTATTATTAGTAAGAGAACTTGTTTTAGGTTTATCTATAAATTTCAATTCTAGATTATTACTAGAATTAATAATAGCCATTTGTTCTATATCTGATTTGGTTAATGAATCGTGAGATGAAATAAATCTCCAAAAACCTATATCTGGTCGTTGTATAGGATATATTTGTTCAGCATTCTCTGTAAATTCTAAAGTGCCTATTTTATCAAAAGTAACATTTGTTATTTCAAACCATTCAAATACAGATGCCATTATCTCACCTCCTTATATCACATATTTACCATACAAGAACTGTTTATTCGTACAAGCATACAATGTAGCTCCTAAATATACTTCACTCTTCTTAATATGAATATGATAGTTGTTGTCTATACTAAAATCTACTGGCCAATAGGAATACTCAGTTACTTTATATAGTAGCTGGAAATCTTCTGCTGCTTGTTGAGTTCCTAGATAAGTCTTATTGATATACTCCTCTATCTCTTCTATAGGTTTGAATGGATTTGCAGCTTCTACTGTGATCTCAAATGGATCTACTGGAGTAAGTGCTTTAGGTATAGTAATATCTATTGGATTGAGTAGATCTTTAGAAATATCTTCTTTAACTTGAATTGTGATTGGATTGAGCATGATTTCTTCAAAATCTTCTGTGTTTTCTTTTACTTGAATGGATATTTGATTAAGAAAATCTTTATAAAAATTGTAATGTTGTAATGTTACATAAAAAATATGGTTATATTCAATATTATCAATGTATGATGAAGATTCATATAATGGTTTGTTGGTATTTATAAACTCATTTAGTTCATTCATACCCGTAATATGATCTTTATAATTATGATAATCGTGTCTAAAACGATAAGATCCATATTCAAATATTGGATCGCTATCAGTACCATTATTCACAAGATTCGATAAATATAAAGGATGTGTTGAGTAAGCATAATATCCAATATATTCTGCTGTACCAATGACTTTATTGTCTTCTAACCAAGCATTTAAACATTGGGAGCTTTGATACATACTATTATTAGGGTTAGTAGGCTGTGGGAAAATATGTCTCTCTAAAACACTATTTGTCAAAAAAGAAATCTTATCACTATTAAAAAAACCTACACAGCTGAAGAGATTTTTTAGTTTTAATTTGATATCGTTGTCTACTGTTATTGTGAAAAAACCACCATTTTCTATAAGCGTTTTTTCTATTTTTATATTATGATTTATACCCTTTTTAAAATTGGTTGAACAATCATCTATTAACTTAAAAACAAAAATACTAGATAGATGAGCTTTATCTTCAAAAGTTTCATCTAAATAATTCTCTAAAACACTTTTATAAAATTTTAAATCAATAAATAAATAGAGTGCATTATCTTGCATTGCAATCCAAAAAACGCCATTTTCTAATACATCTGAATATTTATTTATAATTTCTTGTATTTTTGAATCTGTCGTTCCAGTTTCTAATACATTTAATATCTCTATTACGCCTTTGAAATTATCGTCAATATCATATAAAAAATTAAACGAAATTGAAAATGAAGTCCCTTTTTCAATATATATACTATTACTAGATTTTCCTGGTATTTGAGGAGCTAATTGTATTCTAAGACTACCACCATTAGTTGTTGAGCCTATGTTATACTTTTCATTAGTATCTTTACTACAAATAAATTTGCAATCTTGTTGTAAACTATATCCAGATCCTAATTTTCCGATCTTAGATAATCCAACATATGGTTTTATTCCTGAATAGCAGTCTTCAATTTCTGTAATTGTAGTCAATGATATATTTTGATTTAAATTAGTGCTAACATTTTCTTGAGCTGTAAGATCATTTTCATCTTCAAATGTAATTTTCCCTTGTTGATAATATTTTACTATTTCAGAATCCATATATATTATTTCTCTCCTTTCTCTGTTTCTTTTACTAAAATTTGGGATATGGGATTATTCCCATATCCCATTTATGTGTTTATTCTGCGACAACATCAACTGAACATACAAAGTCATCATCAAATGGAGCTACTGCAACCAGTTTACAATAGATATCATAATATTCTGGTCCTTTCCATCCAGCAGGTGGTACATATGGAGGAGGATCTGTCCAAGTTTCTATTTCAATATCAATTAGATCATCTTCCCACTCTCCTGCAGCATCTACAGTAATTGGTATTTCTACTATTCTATCATCAGGTAATTCATTGATAGCTATATTACCATCAGATGGCAATGTAGTAGTAACAGAAATTACTAGTTCATCTTCACTCTCATAATATTCAGTTACATAGAATTTGATATTGAATTCTGTATATACATTGGTTCCAGATGGTACATAAGGATCTGGATTAAAGTTAGTTATAGGATCAGGATTGAATCCCTTAATAGCTATAGGTAATTCTTCTAGCTTATTTAACTGTTTATGACAATCAATAGATTCCATCCATTCATCTGAACCTAATTTAGAAGGTAAACTTAGTTTACACTCGTTTCCTAGATAAGATACACATTCTTCATGGTCTATAAGTTCTCCATTCTTAAAGAAGAGAGAATAAGTATCATAGATATTATTTATAAACCATTTAGTATTTTGAGGAATACTAAGATTGAATTTTCCAGTAACTGTATCTTCTTTTAATGCATCATTTAGAGTATCTGTATTAAAAGTCTTTCTAGTTACAGTTCTTTTCTTTTCATATACAGAATCAAATCTAGATTGATTATAATAGATTTGATAGTCTAGTTCTTTTGCTAGATTAACTCCGTAATGGAAATGAATCTTTCTTATTCCTGATTCTCCTCTAAGTCTATACTTAGTCTCATATTCAGAAATGAATTCATCAAAATGTTTATCTAACTCTTCAAACTCTGTAAACATACATAGATATTGTTTGATGAAGTTATCGTTATCTGGAAGGGTTATATTAGCATAGTTCTCTTCAGACCAATCATGATATACAATAGTTATATATCTTACAACTCTATTAGGATCAGAAGTGTATAGCTGTTTGATTACATTCATACTATAAATACAACCCATAAGATCATCAATATATTCACCATTTTGATCAAATGCAGTTATATTTTCTAAAGTTAGCTTTATCTTCTTATCTATTCCTAGATTGTAGAATGGGAATCTTCTTCCTTTTCTATATAGATCTAGTAATAGTTTATTTCTAGGATTATCTTTCTCTATCTGAGATGCCATTTTAAGAACTACAAAGATTAATGATGGATTTCCTTGTAAACCATCTCCAGGATGAACGAAGATAAGCTGATTGTTCTCTATTCTATATCTCTGAGGAACTACCAATGTATTATGATTATATACCATGAGATTGTTCATGGTATACTTGATATTATACATGTTTGGTATATCTATAGTAGTAATCAGATTAGTAGGATCAGCTTGAGTTATCTTCTTTTCAAAGAAGATAGGTTTCATCCACATTGGACCCCATTCATCTGATTTATGGCATCTAACAAATACAAATGTTAAATGTCTTCCTATACTCATCCAATCAGAAGGAGATAGTAAAGTTATTGTTCCTTTGTCATAATTTATCTTATATCTCTTTTCATTCTCTAAACATACAGATCCTTTGAAGAGTAAGAATTGGTCATATGGAATTGTGTCTCCATCATCAACATCTGGTATCTTGAATACAGACTGTTCATTCTCTGTAGCTTCTACTTCTACTACTTTAGTATCAGTAAAGTCTTCAAATAACCAACCATCTGTTCTACAATCTGTTATTATACACATTGTAATCAATCTACCATCTAGACCCATGGTATAATAATCAAATATCTCTATTAGATCATATCCTACAATTCTATATTTCTCTTGTGGAATAAGAGTATTACCTACATACAGAAGTACTACATCTCCTGGTTTAATCCAACCATTATCCCAAGCCATGAAATATACATATGTAGAAGTACCATCATTTCTTTTTACTTCAAAGTTTCCATATCTCCAAGAATAATGCATTAATTGAGTATCATCTATAGTCAAATCAGATTCTGGATCATTACTTAATAAACCAGGATTGATATATTCTTCTTTTATACCTCCAGCTTTTAAGTTGGGGTATTTTTCATTATCAAAATAATAGTAGAAGTCTGCTCCATCTGTAGTAAATTTACCATTCTCTTTGAATGAATACATAACCTGTTTATCAGGTCTTTCTCCTCTATACTCTTCATATATACAACTAAAGGGAATAAATAACATCTTAACATCAGTAACTTCTACACTGGGATCTAATCCTCTAATTATAAAAGTATACCAATAGTCAGATTTGATTATACGAATTCTACTAAGAGGAATAAAGTTCTTATTTACAAATAGAGCAAATGGATACATAGTATGTTTAGCAGCTACTTCAGTTAATGGTTCCCATTCACCAAATCTTTCTGTACCGTCTACAAACATATGTATATTTTCTACCATAAAAATTCTAAGAATAGTATAGTCTCTTTTCTTATTGATTTCTCTTACTAGCTCTTCGTCATTGATAAAATACTTATCATCAGTATACCATTCTATCTTCATTCTATATGGTATATTTCCTATCTGATTAGCATTAATAGATTGAATAGTATGGGTTCTATTTCTTTCCATTTGAAATGCTAAATCAGGATCCAGATTATCTATATTGAAATAATCATTTAGGAAATAGTTATCTCTAGAATCTAAACCATTCCAATATAGTGTAGGAGGAACAAAGTTCTCAAAATAAAATACACTATCTGTTATACAGAAATCATCTAAAGAACCATTGTTAAATGTTGCTGTAGTACTAGCATTAGGATGAAATAATCCTAAGTATAGATTATCTCCAAATGTAAATGGATAGTCTACTAATTTTTCTGTATTCTTTATACCGTCTATAAATATAGATACTTTCTTTCTTAGTCTAGTAATAGTAACACAATGCCATCTATCATCAAAAGTATAGCTTATATCTCTAGTATAAAGTTTATCTCCATTACTATCTATCTCTATTACTAACCATTTTCTATCTTTAAAATATAAGAATGGGATATTAGTATCATCAGCATTTCCATCTCTATAGGAAATGATTGGTGTTAGTATATCCCTTCTCATATATTTTCTCTTAATCTTATATTTAAAATATATTGTAGTAGGATTGTCTATATCTCCAAACAGATCTTTTATCTCACTATTAGAATCATAGAATCTTAATCCTGCATGAGAATATGGTGGAAAGTATGCAGATCTTTGATGATATTCTTTTATAGCAGATTCTGTTTCGAAGTTTACTTCACCAACATTAGCAATCCTAGTATCAGTACAGCCATTTGAATCAAAATTTAGTCTTAATAAGAACCTGCTCATCTAATCACTACTTTCTCATTAAGCTAAGCTACTTACAAAGTCGATTGCATCCTTAGAATACTGAACCATAGTAGATCCACAAATTTTCTCTATAGTTTTCTGAGAGTTTAAGTATCCACCAATATAAGCATCTGTCATCATAGCAGAGAATGCTGGGAAATATTCTAATGCAAATACTGTTCCTACACCATAGGAGTGCATCCATCTTTCTACTACAATATCTACACTAATAGTTTTAGCGTTAAAATGCATTACTTCTCTTAGAGCAGATACAAACACTTTGATATTCTCATATGGAGAATGATCTTTAGTATTTCCACCTTTAGGTACACTATATTTCTCTAGAAGCATATCTAGCATAGTAGCTTCTCTTTCAGAAATACCAGCAATCTTCTTAGCAATAGGTTGTGCTCTAGACTCATCTAATCCTAACTGACCAATTAGGAAATACATAGAAGATAGATACATTACTTTTACTTTACTAGATTCCTGAATAGATACTTTAGTTAGATAATCTATAATGAAAGTAAAGCATTTAGCAAATGCTTCTGTAGAACCAGTAACTAATGCACTTCTTCTAGTAATCATACTAGCATCTTTATGATAAGCCATAGTAACACCAGCAGATAATAGATATGATAGAAGTTTAGATTCATTCACAGTATAATCCATAGAAGTTTTAGACTTAGTGATTACACCAGTACAATCTATGAAGATTCTAAGTGCTCTATCTTTAGATTTCATATCTCTAGCAGCAAATACTTTAAATGCTCTAGGAAGAGGATCTTCACATGCTAATAGAATAACATTTCTAGATTTAAGAATGTTTACTAAAGAATCAGAGATTCTTGCTTTCTTAACTACATACTCTACATCTGAGAATGTATCTGTATTCTTTTCAATTACAGGATCTCTCATAATAGCATCTGTAAGTTTCTTTGTGTAAATAGGATATTTCTGATATAGATAAGTATCAGAATAAGTTTTGATGTTGCTCATCTGTATATATTCCTCCCTTATGAAATAATAAGATCTCAATTTATGTAAATGTCGTTAGTATATAATCTATCTAGTAAACTTATTTTTAGGCATATACTATTTTTATGGGTGGTTGATGAGAGGAGGTGAATTCAAATGAAAATTTCTAAAGAAGCTTTAATGAAGTTAGATAAAGAGGACTTAGTAAAGATTATTACTAGTCTTTCTGAAGCTAATGAAAAAATGATTAGATCTACAGGTTCTATTCTTGAAAGTGCAAAATTTGCATATCCTCATATAGTTAATATAGAGAATGAATTGAATACTATTGGGAAAGAGATTAAGTACATAAGAGAAACCTGTGAAACTGAAGCAGAATTTGAAAATAAGTTAAAAACGTATCTTGATTCTGCAAAGTAAACCAAATTATAGTTATATACTATAATAGTGATGTGATGTGGAAGAAAAGCAGTAAAATTGAGTTGGGGAATTTGATTTAACATACACACATGGGATCTGAAGTCAGAACCAGATCTCCTCTCTTCCATATCATGTCATTTTTAATTTTTTTACTTGTATACTATAGCAGTGATAAAGTGAAGAACTAGTCAAGATGAGCTAGTTCATATATTTAATAAGGAGGTACTTTATCATGAGCAAGAAGATTTCCAAAGAAATAATGGCAGAACTGGAAGAATATCTGGGTGTGTTTATTTACAGTGGAACTTGTCTTGTCACCACTGATAGTGGCAAGAAAATGGTCTATAGCTCCTGTGGAGAATTCATGGAAGATCTCAAGAAAGATCTAAACTTATTCAAAAAAGAAGGAGGTGAATTCGAGTTAGAAGAAATTAACATGGTTGATGATACTGAAGAAGGCAATACTTATTTCTATATTATAGCAAAGAGAGGTGATAAAAATACAGTAATGACTGTATCAGCAAAGTCTTTCTCTAAATACCAGCAGGAGGAATTCTGCAAGCATGTTAAACATATATTCGATTTCGAATACAAATATGCTTTCCTCAATGCTTAAATACAAAAAGAAACAGGACTCTACATCCTGTTTCTTTTTTAATATTTTTTATAGATATATACTATTTTATTGTAGGTAGATTAAGAGAGGAGAATGTAAATGCCTAGATCTAAAGTAAAGAAAGTATTAAAAGAAGTAACTATTCCAGGTACAGAAGAGGTGAAAGAAGTATATACTGCAGATGCAAATGAAATGGCAAGATTAACATCTGCTATTAATGATTTCAAATATGATATTGGAATAGCTGCTGATACAGATCAAAGGAACTTCTTTAAAAGGAGAGATGCTGGTAGATTAATCAATAATCTATCTAATATCTTATTCAAAAGAGGACTATTACCTAAAGAATTGGAGGGAGATTTTAAGTATATTAAAGATCAATTAGGATTTTAAAGAGAGGTAATTTACTATGGAGCGGTGTACTGTAACCTTAAGAATATATGAACCACTAGAAGTAGAATTTGCAAGAGATGAATTGATTGGGAATATAGTTGGAAATAAGATAAAGTATACTGATAAAGATTACAAGTTCTATAAAAAGGATGGGACTCAATATGATAATAATTTATCCCTTCCAGCTATTTGGGAAATAGGTTCTCGTAAAACATTGGATAAACGTAAATTTTATTATGGACATGATTCCTTTATCAATACATATTATCTGAGAAAGAGAGCATATTCTAATTATATTTGCCCGTATTACAAAATTGAGAAAGATTATATTGGAAAAACATATAGCTCCATAGTAAAACCTAAATACAATGAATCTAAAATAATTCCACTTAATGTGTTATGGACTAAGAAGTTTCCATTTTACGAAGAGTTCATTAATAGTTATTGGCATCGCCCAAGAAAAGAAATGGTTACTAATAACTTAGATGAAGCAATAGAGTATTTTAGAAAATGGTTATCTGTGTATTATTGGGATAAATGTAATTCAGAATGGAAAGATTGTGTTATCGAAGATATAAATCATTATATGGCTAAGAAAGATTCACTAATTGCTGTATATTGGGAAGATTAATCAAAGGAGTGATTATTATGATTGGAGTTCAACCAATTAGTAGTATGAGTAGGAGTAATTTTGATTTAGGTCTTATTCCTCCACCTACTAATGTAACGAAAGTAGTTAAAGATGGATTTACTGTAACAGTAACTCATAGTATGAGCAATCCTGGATTGTGTCAACCTATGACTAATTCTACTATTATTACTCCAGTAATGGAATTAAGATTGAATCCTAATCAACAGTGGTATTGGTGGAACGATCCACGTTCATCTAGAATTCAAGTTACATTAGATAATATGGTAATAGTAAATTTGGAAAGAGATAAGTTCTTATCTAGTTTTATGGTAATTGAATAAAAACTAAGGTATTAGAGCTTTGGCTCTAATACTTATCTTTTCGAATTTTATAATGTATAATTTTTCTAGTAGTCAAGAAATAGGAGAAAAGAAAATGAGTAGAGGTAAAAGTAAATATGATACCTATATTGAAGGATTTAAAGGAGAAATGTTTAAAGATTGTAATACTGTAAAAGATGTTGTAGTGAAATTTTCTTTAATAAGAAACAATGTAACAGCAATGTTGATAAAAAGTAATTATGATGAAAAAGAATTTGAATTTAGAATGAATCGTATATTAGAATATAGAAAAAAGACAAAAGCTAATCATGATTCAATAGATTATATTATGAAAAAATATAATGAAACTGATAGAGAATATGTTAGAATGTTATATGATAGATATATAAATAAAAATAATACCAAACCTTTCTATTTACGATATTCATTTGAAGAATTTTATAAATCACGTTTGAGAATCAAAGAATTACATAATCGTATAAATGAATTAGGTATAGAAATGAACAAAGAAACTATGTATTCTATAAAACGTTCAGTTATTAAAGATAAAAATAAAAAGCTTGAAGATTTAACTGAAGAAGAAATAGATAAAATATATATTTATGCTAGAGATAAATATAAAAAACCAAAGAAGATAAGTTATAGAATGATACCATTGAAGTTTGATCTTGACGGTCATAGCTCAGTAACAGCATTTGCTAATGCCAAAGGATTTAATGTTCCAAGAACAATAGAATTATATAGACATTCTAAAACAAGAGAAGAATTTGATAAAAATATTGAAAAATACCTTAAACATAGACAAAAGCTAAATACTACAAAAATAAATGCTGATCAGATAAATTCTAATATAGATGCTATATGTAAAAAATTTAATTTATCACAAAATACTGTATTTAATTTTGCTTGGAGTAGATTAAATATGAGTAAGCTAGACTTTCTTGATACTGAAAAGCTTAATGAGTTAGAACTAAAATTAAATACAGAAAGAAAATGGGTGATAAATAAAATTTAAAATAATTATATATTATTTTATTGATAGGTAGAAAGGAGGAATAGTTAAAATGGCTATTAAAGATGAGATTTACTCTATTGAAACAGAACTTGGGTATAGAAAGAGGGATGTTGATAGGATATACGAATCCTGTGAGTATGATGAAAAGAAGGTATTGAATGTTCTTAGAGAACGTCAGTGCAAAGCTCATGTAAAAAACTTTGTTGATGATATGGTAGATCAATATAATCTATCATATGATGATTGCTACAGAGAGCTTAAAGAACATGGTATGTTCGATACAAAGCACTGTACTGATGTTATCATTGATAGAGCTAAACAGTCATTTGAATCTAAAGATGCTCATTAAAAATAAAACAAGAGGGAATCCCCTCTTGTTTTTTGTTATTCAAACTTAGAAATAGATATATATTATAGAGATGAAAAGAAAATTATGTTTTCAGATTTAGGAGGTATTTAAAAATGACAACAGAAGAAAGAGAAATGGAAACCAAGTATCACAAGTTTTTCAATTACATGGGAAATTTGTGTGGATTGACTTACAGTCAGATCCGTTATCGTCTTGCTAAAGCTGGAGTGGTTAGTTCTATTCATTTTGATGAAAGCAAACTTTCAGAAGTAAAGTTTGCTTGTATTAAAGAGTATAATTCTCTTCATCCAGATAAACCATTGTTAGAAACTATCTAATCAATCAATCTATTCAAAACATAGGGAGCAATCCCTATGTTTTTTGTATTTTTAGAGCAAATTATTTTTTAGTTGTATACTATTTATATGAGGAGTTGATAAGAGATGAGTAGTAAACCAGGAATTCGAAATATTTTAATGAAAGAGTTTCCAAATCTTAGTATTTATAATATTGAATTTGCATATTATAGAAAGTGTGATAAAGATTTAGAAAAAACAAGAGAATATCTAAAACAAGCTTCGATTATGAAAAATATTAAAGAAAGGATTAGTGTTATTAGTAGTAAATATAATATGGAACGATCTACATTAAGACATTTTGTTTATTCTAAATTGCATAAAAATTTTACGTCTTTAGTAGATGAAGATTTTGAAAAAATAGAATTAGAATGTCAAAACTTAAACAGATCTAAGAAATACCCAGCTAAATTACATGCGTTATGCGAAGAATTAAATTTAGACTATGATGCTACTACTGCAGCTATACGAAGGCACTTATATGAATCAAAAGGTATAAAACGAGATACATCAAAAATTACTGATGAAGAGCTAAAAGAAATAGATCATTTCGTTAGGACCAAATATATTAATGAAATTAGAGAAGGTTCAAAGCGTAAAGTACGTGATATTAGGGATACGTTTAAATTTGATATATCTCCATATAAAAACTTTAGAGATATACATAGGGTTTATGTCTATATTCCTAAAGGTAATCGTGTAATACATAATATCTATAGTAAAGCAGAAACAAAAGAAGAATTCTTTAAACAAATATATGAAAAAAATGAATATTATAAAAACACCAAATTATTAAAAATGAAGGTAGAAGAAAAGAAAAAGGAGATTGCTAAAAAATTCAATATAACTATTGATGAAGTTAATGCTTATATTTATAATATCAATCATCTTGGTTTAGCCAAATCTGTATTGCTTAAAGATAATAGTCTATTTACTGCGATTGAATCGTATATTGAAAATCGTGTAAAGGATAAAAAATAAGATTAACAAGAGGGGTTAGTCCGGTTAGTCCCTCTTGTTTTTTATTGTAATGAAGACTTCAAGATAAGTAAATATATAGGAGGCAACAACATGCAATATGAATTCTCGTTCAAAGACATAGATGATTTAGAGTTTAAACTATCTGAATCAGTTTCAGACTATTCGTTCAATGGAAATAAAGTACCTAGAGTAACATCTATTATATCTGATATGATTCATTCAGATGCTATAACTATATGGGCTAATAACTTAGGATTCAAACACCAGAAATATAGAGATGTGTTAAATGAAGCATGTAATTATGGTAGTAAGACTCATCATGGAATAGAGATATTCCTAAAAGAGAATAGAATTTTACAAGATGCTCCTTATTTTTCTATGATGGCATTTATTAACTGGTGGAATAATCTTATATCTAATCAGACTGTACAGATATTAGGACAAGAGATTCCTTTAATCTGTCAGTATTATGGTGGTACTTATGATCTACTATTATCTATCAATGGAGAACCATGGTTAATAGACTTTAAGACTTCTAATCATATAACTTATAAATACTTCCTTCAGTTAGCAGCATATAATAAAGTTCTTAGAGAAGTTCATAATACTAATTTAAGAGGAGCTGTAATTTTACAGCTGTCTAAATCATCTCCTACATATAATGAATATACATTAGACTTTATGAATCCACAACATAAGGAGTATATAGATACTTGTGAGAGAACTTTTATGTCCTTACTATATTCGTATTATCACATCAAATATTTGGAAGGTGAGTTTAATCATGTTTTGGAACAAAGAAAATGATGAAGGGCAATTAATGAGGTTGTTTACCATGTACATGAAGTTTCTAAACTCTTTATCTAATCTTGGTATGGCAATGAGTACTCAAAAGACTTGGTTTGAAAAAACTATCAATAAAATTAAGTTATGGTATTTTGTGAACTGGAAGTATCCTAGAATACAAAAGTTTGCTATGAATTCTATGAGTAGATATTTAAAGACAGTAGAAAAGTATCCTAATAGAATAATACCTGTCTTATTAAGCTTTATAGAGTTTTTATTAACTTATGCTGCTACAGCAGAGAAAGATACCGAAGAGATTATAAAAAGAGTATTTAAAGAAAATGAACTCACTATACAATCTAATCTAGATTTAGATACTACAGATGAGAATGTAGTAATGGATTGGTTCAATGTTATATGTAGATCAACAGAGGCATTTGACTCATTTGAGAATAAGTATACGATTACTAAAGCTAATGTAAACTTATTAGATGGAACTTGTGAACTTACACAAACAATATATGACTGTGAAGATGAATTTCATGCTAAGACAGCAGATTTACTAAAATTTAAGTATATAAAGATAGATGGAGATGGAAATATAAGCAATCCTAACTATCTATTAGATTCTGCTATTAAGGAAGATGATAGTAATAGTTTTACAAATATGACATTTCATTTGATCAAGATGTTATCTGTAATGGTATTGTCTTTATTAGAACTCGAATTAGGTATTAGTATGTTTTTTGATCAACCAACTCAAAAATGAAAATAAGTATATACTATTATTATGGATAGAGAGTTAAAAGCAAATAGTGTGTATACTTATATATAATTGTGTGCATCTCCATGGTTTGTTTATGAGAGAGGAGTATTTCCTCTCTCACTCTCTTTCTGAATTTTAAGAAAGGACGAATTGGGTGATGCTTTCATGTAGAGTATTTATTAATGGAAAAGAAGTCAATTTTAACAAAGGAGGAAGCAAAATGGATGAGAATGATTCTGAAGTATTCAAGAAAGAATTATTACAAAAAGCTGTTAAAGACCAGAATACCCTTAGGTTGGCTAGTTCTAATATAGATAGAACTAAAGAAGATAAAGAACTAGCTACAGCTATATTTAAGCTAGCAGAGATTTCTTTTACTATCATCAATCATATTAATAAGAATCAAGAAAAGATTTTTACTGCTAGAAAGTTTATTGAACACTATCAAGACAAAGCAGTTATGCTTTGTCGAAAATATTCTTCTATGGATGAAGCAGCATCAGTAGTAGTAGATGAAGATTTTATCAATACAAAATCCAATATACGGAATGTACTGATAAGCTTTGTAGAGATATTCAATAATGAATATAAAAAGATTACAGATACTGATCATATTGATATCAATGCAGAATTAGCTGTATTAGTAGAAGATATGAAACAGCAAGGCGTTGAGGTATCTAATCTACATGAAACTGATACTACTAAAGCAAATGCTAGGAGGGAAAAAGTTCAAGAAGTCTATGATGATATTGAAGATAGACTTGATAGTATAGATCTTAGTGAAATGGAAGAAACAACCACTAAGAAAAAAGAATCTAGTGATTATAGTAGTAATACACAAGAAGTATGTAAAGATCCTATGCATCCTATGTATGGGATGTATGTAGACCCAGAGGTGGAAGAAGAATTGATTGAGTATGGTTTGGCCTTATCAAGAGCTATTGATGGTAGATTTTCTATAACTGAGATTCGTAAAATAGAATCAGATTATGCTAAATTTTGGTATGATCATATAGCTAAGAATAAAGATGTAGAAAAAATACATGAGACTAGGATGAAATATGTTGCTCTTGCTATGCTTCCTACAGGAATATTCTCTTTCCATAAACATATGGTACAGAGTGAGACATTCTTAATACGAATGATTCTATTCTGGACTTTTATCCCATACTTAATATCTCTTGGAGAAGGATTTAAAGTATTGATAAAAGGAGATAAAGAATTCTTAGCCAATGAAGGATTAGATCTTTTCTTTGATTCTGCAGATTGGGCTAAAATTATCTCTTGGTATGATTCCAATAAAAGAAAAAGAAGAATATCATCTGGTAAGAAGGTTGATTATTCTGGTATTTCTACTTTTATAGAATAATAAATATAATAAGGAGATGCATGTATTATGGCAACAGAGTACAAATTAGAGGATATTATGTCTGGAGCTGCTAATAAAGCAGTTCCTAATTCTGAAACAGCTATTCAGAATGTGCAGGAAACTATGCCTGTGAAAAACGATTTTGAGTTAGCAGAGATTTCTCCTGAGGATAGAAAAGAGATTGATAGAATCAAAGACTCTATTAATATCACTGATACTAATTCAGTAATTTCGTTTGGTAATGTAGCACAGAGAAACATTACTACTTTCTCAGACTCTATACTTCAAAATGTAAAGACCAAAGATTCTGGTCATGTTGGTGAGTTGCTGAATGACTTAGTAGGAAAAGTACAAGACTTTGATAAGTCTAATAATACTTTCCTTTCTAAGATTCCATTCTTAGGTAAATTGGTAGATAATTCTAAGAAGATGATTAGAGGATATGATTCTTTATCTACTCAGGTTACTAGAATCGAATCTGAATTAGATAAGGCTCAGCATATGATGATGAAGGATATAAAGATTTATGATACCCTGTACAAGAAGAATTATGAATACTTTAAGAACCTTCAACTGTATATACAGGCTGGTGAAGAGAAGCTTGTAGAATTGAGAGAAGTTGCATTGCCATCTCTTAAACAGCAAGCTCTTGAGTCTGGCGATATGATGGCTAATCAGGCTGTAGCAGATTTTGAACAGATGGTAGATAGATTTGAAAAGAAACTTCATGATTTGAAGATATCTAAAACCATTTCTATTCAGACTGCTCCTCAGATTAGACTTATTCAGAATAATGATAAAATGCTGATTGATAGAGTACAGACCACTATCAATAATACACTTCCTCTTTGGAAGATGAGTGTATGTGTATCTCTTGGTCTGAATAGACAGGCTCAAGTATTAAAACTGAATCGGTCTGTTACTGATATGACCAATCAGTTGATAAAGAAGAATGCTGAGATGCTGAAGACTAATAGCATTGAAACTGCTAGAGAGTCTGAAAGAGGTATAGTAGATATAGAGAGTCTTAAAGAAGCAAATGAATCTCTTATTACTACTATAGAAGAAACTCTTCGTATCCAGCAGGAAGGTAGAGCTAAGAGACAGCAAGTTGAACAAGAACTTGTTCAGATTGAGTCTAGACTCAAGGACACACTGTATTCCACTACAGCTCAAGGCAGAGGAACTATGTAAAGGAGAAATATCATGACGAAAGAAGAAATCATCAAAAGTTGGATTCCCAGTGGACTGGATATACCAGAAGAGGATGACAAAAACGATCCTGATTTCATTTCAGTCTATACAGGATCATATGCACATGATCCAGATGTCTTCGAGACTAATTTTATAGTAAACTCTGCATATAACCTTGACATTAAAACTGGTAAACTCAGGGAAGACAATATGACTGTTAAATTTCCATTCTTTGCATATGTTGCTGTAGAAGATTTTGTATCGAGTATATTTAATGTAATACTTGGCAGTGCATCTGATAACTATCACAAAAGTTCCAAATCACGAATATCATTAGTTGCAGCTACATTATTAGGCAAAAAGGATTTGACTATTGAAACATCTTATACTGATTCTATATGGGTCAAAATGAGCACACCTATTGATGAGAATGGTGTAATTGGTTGCTTTGAAGATTGTGATGTTTCAATTACACTATCCAGGATTTTCTCTTCTATTCCTGAAGATTTTATCAACATTAAATGCTCTGAAGCATATGATAAGATGATGGAAATCAAGAAAAGTCTTACAGATAAACTCAAAGCTGATATGCGCTATATTAGGCGTGATGACCCATATGATCTTTATGACGATACTCCTCCTAAGTTTGTTGACCTCCATACAGTTTCTTTAAAAACAATGTATTATAATATCACAAAGTTAGAAAAAGAAGATTAATGTAAATTGAATAGGATAGTAAGGGATTTCTCCCTTACTATCTTTTTTGTAAAACTAGTATATTTCAAATGTATATTATAGCCGTGATAAAGACAAGATCTACATCGGAGATTAGGTGTAGACGTGTAAATATAGAAAGGAGTCTTTTATCATGGCAAAGTTCAACATTTCTATCAACGCCGCAAAAGCATCTGAGGTTTCTGCAAAAGTTTACGCAGAAATTGTTAAAAGAAAACAAGAGAAACATGACAAAAATGTGCAAGACGTTATCAATGTCATTGTTTCTAAGATCGAAGATGCTATGAACAAAGCTCAGTTCAATGCTACTATTTTATACAAGCAAATAGAAGCATCTGACGAAAAAGCAACAGCTGATGACATTATGAAGGCAATGGCTCAAGTTGCTGCATCTTCTAAAGAAAAAGAAAATGAAATCAATCCTGATATCACGTGCACAAAAGATGTACTTGGAGATGCTGTCCACGAATTAAAAGCATCTGCTGGTTTCAAAGTTTCAATGTTTAAGGCAAATCCCACTCATCCACTTCCGTATATCGTGGTACAGTGGGATGATCCGGACAATGATGAATGTAAATAAAGCATTCAAAAAATACAAGGACTCCACATCCTTGTATTTTTTTCTTTAATATGATTTTTAGACATATACTATTATAATGATAGATAAGGAGGAGTCAATATGTTAAAGAACGTAGTTGAATTTATTAGACCACAAGAAGTATTTATGGAAGCACATATAGCGGATCTACACTTTGGTGTAGTAGATCCTCTTAAAGAATATCAAATACTCTCTGATCAATTTTTGTCTCATTTGAGAGAAATGAATGTATTGGATATAGTATCTATAGATGGAGATATATTTGATAGAAAGTTAATGGCTAATTCTGATGCTGTAATGTATGCTATGATGTTTGTAAAAGACTTAGTAGATATATGTATTCAGAAGAATGCTACATTGATTATCTTAAACGGTACTAGTTCTCATGATTCTGATCAATTAAAACTCTTTACTCCATTCGTGGGGTCAGGAGTTGATCTAAGGTTAGTTTTGAATACTCAATTTCTTTTTGTTAAGGGGAAAAAGATTCTTTGTATTACAGAAGAATATGGTAAGGGATATGAATATTATGCTAGATTCTTATTTGAGAATGGAATGTATGATGCTTGTTATATGCATGGTACATTTGTAGGATCCATAGTAGGGAAGAATAAACCTGATTTAGATTCTCCAAGAGAACCAGTATTCTGTATGAATGATTTTGCTTTATGTAGAGGACCTATCATATCTGGTCATGTGCATATACATAATATCTATAAGAAAGACTTCTATTATTGTGGATCTCCTTTACGTTGGAGACATGGTGAAGAAGAACCTAAAGGATATTTAGTATTGCTACACAATCTAGCTACTAGACAATATATGGTTCATATGGAGGAGATAGAATCATTTGTGTATAAGACTATTAATCTAGATGATATGCTTAAAGCAGATCCTAGATATATGGTTGATTATATAAATAATCTTAAAGCTCAAGGAGTTGATAATATACGAGTAAGATTTACTGTAGAAGATCTAGATAAGATAGCTATATTGAAGACAGTATTTGCTAATAGAAAGGATATCAAGATAGAAACAAACTTTGAGAAACATAGAATACAAAAGCAACTAGAAGAAATGAATATGAATTATGATAAGTATTCTTATCTATTTGATAACTCTACACCAGAAGATAAGTTAGTGCAGTTTATAAATAGTAAAGAAGGAATATCATATTGGACTACAGATTTACTAAAATCATTCATCAAGGAAATCAGTGCATTGTAAACATCAAAAATATCCTCGACAGATTAGTACGAGAGAATCAAGTAAGGGAGATATTATTATGGCTAAAAGCACACAAGAAGAAAGAAGAAAGAAATTTAAAGGAAATGATCTATCTAAACCAATGCAATCTGTAGAGGCAAGACTTTATGGATTATCCGAACCTATTATGGAGAATCTATGTAGTTATGTTATTGCGGAGAATACTAATATACATAGAGCAGCAATTAAGAAACTCAAAGAAGTTATAGACTGTCTAGATGAAACTAATTTCAAGACTCAAACAATGCTTCTAAAGTTTACATTTCTTAAAGTAGCTTTAGGTATAAGAGTTAAGAACAATGGAGCTAGTAGATTAACTATGCTATCTATGATAGATAATTTAATAGATATCAAACCAATAGAACCATTCTTAACAGACTTATCTGATGAAACAGTATCTTCTATAGAACAGACCATACAGCAGATATGTAATAATATGACTATGGACAACTATGCCATTAAGATGAGAGATACATTTGAGAACTATACAAATTCTGATTTCAGAGTAAAGAATCAAATGTTTAATCCTATAATGAATCTTGTAGGATCTTTCAATAATGATATGAGAAAGAATAAGTTTGATACAGATGATGCATCTACTTTATTCAGATTATCTAGTATTAAGGATAGTCTGTATGATGTGCATAAGTTCATTACAGCTCCATCTTATAAACTAAAAACTGGTATGGTTGGTTTGAATAATATGTTAGGAGGAGGTTTTGAAAAAGGTAGAGTATATTGTTTCTTTGGATTACCAGGTGAAGGTAAGACAGTCACTCTAGAAAATCTATTGTATCAGATATGGAAATATAACGCAGATTATAAGACTATGGATCCAACAAAGAAACCTTGTATAGTTTTATTGACCATGGAAAACTTTGTTATAGAATATATCTGTGCTATATATCATATAATCACTAGAGGTAAAGAACTGAAAGAATGTGCCAATGCAGATGAGGCATTAGCAGAATTTGCAAGATGTCAGTTTGAATATGGTAAAGATAATCCTATAGAGATAGTAATTAAGTTCAAACCTGTTATGTCTGTAAATACTGATTATCTATATCAACTTAGTGATGAATTGAAAGATGAAGGATTTGAACCTATTTGTTTGATTCAAGATTATCTTATGCGTATTAGACCATCTGTATGGACTAAAGACCAGTATCAAGATTTAGGTACTGTAGTAAATGACTTTAAGACATTTGGTACTTTAGAGAATATTCCAGTTATTACAGCATCTCAGTTGAATAGAGGTGCAGTAAAAGTAACAGATGAGTCTAGATCTAAGCTTAAACATAATCTAATCAAAAATGTTACTAGAGCAGATTTCGGCGATTCTATCAATATAGATAGAAATCTAGATGGTAGCATTATCATCATTCCAGAATTATGGGTAGATGCTAGAGGATTACGTCATAAGTTTATGGGTATGAAGTTAGTAAAACATAGATATCCAATAGATGAGAAGAAGACAGATACTAGTATCTATGTACCATATTATGACTCATCTCAGATAGCATTTATGGAAGATTATGGATTAGCATCTCCAGTGTATAAGACTTCTCTAGATATATCTGAAGATGATATAATTGATCAGTTCTCTAATTTTGCTCAAATGCAAACTGTTCCTACTATGAATGCTCTTAGTCAGAATACAGCAATGCCAGTAGAGCAACCAGGATTAGGAAATATTCCTATTCAACCTACACCACAACAAGAGGAGATTGATATTAAGTTTAGTCAGATAGTAGAAGATGATAAGAAAGAACCAGAAGGTATAGTAGTATGTGAACATGTTCCTCAGAAATATAAGAATATATCTGATGAAGAATATAATGAGTATATAGATGCAGTGATACATCATATGATGCAAGGATACAATAACGAATAATATAGTAGTATGGGTTTCCCCATACTACTATATTATTTAAATGGAAGTATTGGTTTATAAACTACATCATTCTCATGAGCTTTATTAAATTTAGCAATAGAGTTCATATCAGATTTATATACACTAGATAGATAATCAGATAACTGAGTTGGAGTTAATAGTAAAAGAGTTTTGTTCTTTAGATTGAATTGATGTACATCACACATATCATTCATAAGAAGGATTATATAGTATAATCTTGTAGAACCATATATATCAAATGCTAGTTTCTTTGGATTAAATCTGTATGTTAATACTTCATCACTAGTTAAAACAATAGTTTTAGCATATCTCTTAAACTCCCAAAGATAATCATTAATAGTATTCTTTACCACATATTCCATCCCATCTCTTTTCTCTATATAAGATAAATCTGGATATCCAATCTTAGCTTTATTTTGATTACCAACTTTTATAAATTCTGATATTGTATGTGTATCTGAAGGCAGTCTAACATCTGCACGAAATACTGTCATTATTCTTCTCTCCCTACTATAACTGGTTTGGTTATATCTCCAGAGTTGAATGTTACTATGAATCTAGTACCTACTGGAATATATTTCTTAGGATAATCTCTAGTAACTTCTCTAGGAAGTTTAATTTTAATTATGGAAGAGGTATTTATCTTACCAATGTTTATAGGATCTTTATTCATAAGATTAGGTATATTGATAGAGAATGTTTGCTGTTCTCTAGTATTATTTTGTAAACCATTTACAGATTGTAATTTAAAAGCTTGAATTCCTGGATGGTATTTATCTACATGATCATCCATAAGAATAGCTATCTCTGTAGTGGTAGTATTTTCAATATTAGCCATTCATATCTCCCCTTTCATTATCCCTTTGTCTTAGGAATAAGAAATGTAGAGATATATTATATTTAAAAGTATTAGGAGGAATTCCACAATGCCAAGACAAAAGAAACCCAAAATCCAATCCCTTACCAATATTAAATCTAAGTTATGTACTAATCCTGAATTATCAGATCATTTCATAAATGATGTTCTTAGAGTTACTGGATTAGAATATGATTCTGAAGGATATATAGTAGATGCAGAAGAGAATCCATTAGAACCTGATTATATAATGATTAAAGGAAAGGTATTAAGATATACTAATATGGGTATAGTTCATTCTAATGATCTGGTATTTGACCCATATAATAATCCAATCATTATGGAAGAACTGTTTAAGAAATATGTAGAAGAGGTACATCCAGAGATAGTAGCTACACAAATCTTTGCTGCTTCTACTACAGAGATTCCTAGAACAGATACATATGGATATGTAGCTATTCTTTATGGTAATGGAGCTAGAATAGTTACTAAGAATCATTATAAGGATTCAACTAAGTATCTTGAAGCTTTTATGAGATTAGAATCTATGACTGATAAAATGATAGATGATGTGTTGAATCAGTATGATGTATTTGAGAAAGAATGGTTTGAGGCAAATAAATGAATATAGAACTTACTGATGAACAACAGAATATCATTAAAGATGCTGTCTCATGGTTCTATAATAGTAGTGATCAAGTATTTGAATATAGTGGTCCTGCTGGTGCTGGTAAGTCTTTGGTTATGCATGCTATAATAGATGCATTAGGATTAGATGAATGGGAATATGCTGCTATGGCATATACAGGTTCTGCTACGACTGTTATGAAGATTAATGGTTTTGTAAATGCTAAAACTATTCATTCTTCTCTCTATAAACCAATAGAAGAAACAATAACTGATCCTTATACTGGAGAATCTAGAAAAAGACTTAGATATATTTATGCTGGTTTAAATAGTGATATAGTAAAATTGATCTGTATTGATGAGGGATCTATGGTCCCTTTTCATATGGGCCAGGATATATTTAGAACTGGTATTAAAGTATTGGTATGCGGAGATCTAAATCAGCTTCCTCCAGTAAAGGATAAAGAGTTATTTCTAACCAATCCAGATAAGGTTCATTTTCTTACTAAGATAATGAGACAAGCACAGTATTCTGCTATAGTAGAATTCTCTCAAAGAATTTTACATGGAGAAGATATACCTCCAGGAGATTTCAATGATGTAATTGTATTACCAAGAGATATGTTTGAACAGTATGAAGATCATATCATTCCAAAGTATAGAATTATAATCTGTGGTTTAAATAAGACTAGAGATTATTATAACTATCATATCAGAAAGGATATATTAGGAAAGCATAGTATTCTTCCTGAGTTAGGAGAAAGAGTAATATGTAGAAAAAATAACTGGGAGATAGAGTTAGACGGAGTAAATCTTACTAATGGTTTATCTGGTACAGTTGCTAGTATGCCTAGTATATCTACATTTACTAAGAAAGGCACATTCAAATTAGATTTTATACCAGACTTATTTCCATCTGTGACATTTAAAAGTATAGATTGTGACTATCCTTATTTCGTAGCAGATAATAAAACTAGGAAATGTATGAAAGAGTTTGGTAATCCATTATATAGACCAGATGGAGAGAAGTTTGAATTTGGGTATGCTATTACTACTCATCTATCTCAGGGTAGTCAGTATTTTAATGGTATCTATCTACAAGAATACTTTGGTGGTGGATATGATATTAATAAACGACTAAACTATACTGGTATAACTAGATTTAGACAGAAGTGCATCTATGTTATTCCTTCTCTTGGTATACAAGTTCCTATTCTTAAATCTGTAGTATCTATCAATGGTAGATCTGTATAAGACATTAAGTATCCCATAGGCCATCCATGACCTATGGGAGAAGAATAGGAAAACGAGCATGAAAATCTGTATATAACAATCAATTATCAGAAAGGACAACTATCCACGGATGAGCAAACCGTATTAATGGAGGCAACCCTATTCTTCATTATATATTAGTACGGTTGTTTGTAAAAGTAAACTAAATTTCAAACATATACTATACATATGAGTGATTAGTGATGAGCTAATGCTCATCACTATTAAACTCATGGTAAATTAAATGTTTTTTATTATTAGGAGGAATTACTATGCCATTACACAAACCAGTCGAAGCTTTCAAATCTGTTGTTCAATTTATTAATCCGAATACTAATCAGTTTGAAGATATTGATATGGTTGAATCTAAACCATATCTTATTCTTATGACTGATGTAGATAATCCTGGAGATGATGAATGTCATGAAGGTCGTTGGATCTCTATAAGAGGAAGAGATGGAGCATTTGGATATCTTGAAGGAGAATGCATGGGAATTGATATTATTCATTCCTATATTATGACAGGACATATCCATCTTGGTGAAGAAGTTAGTGTGTATAGTTTTATGAGACATTGTATAGAGTCTAAGAAAGTTCAGACTAACTTTACTGTTGATGATTTAGATGCTTATGCTTCAGATCTCTATCCTGAGTTGGATTTGAATCTGATATATAATAAAGAAATCAATAAAGGGGTAGGGGTAAAGTGATATGATGACGTACAAAGAATACTATGATAGAAAAATTAATATTGCTGCTAAATATGGAGATCAAATGAAATCCCTGATGATGAATAATAATGATTTCTATAATTCTCCAGAAGGAGTTGTAACATTTGTCCAGAATATTTCCAAGATGAATCAGTTTGAGAAAGAATATCAAGATGAATTGCAAGCTCTAGAAATGGCTAAATGTATGCCATAAGGAGGAATAAGAATGAGAGCACTAAAAGCTTCTACATTAAACAAGAAACTTAGGCCTAGTAAATTCTTTGAGCATTTTCTAAATGCTAATGGTCCTACATGTACTGCTAAAGCATCTACTGCTGATATACAAGCTAAGTTGAAAGTATTATACTTAGATTTAGCATTTGGTAATCTTCAGCAGAATAAATATTATCAATACTTTATAGGAGATCCTAGAATAGTTCAAGAAGCTATAAATGATCTTCAAAATAAAGTATTGGAAACTTTAGCATGTAGAGATGCATTAAGATTTGCTGCCAATAGACCACAAGATCCTGATACTAGACCTATATTAGCCAATCCTGTATTTGGTGCTGTTATGCAAAAAGCTGAGCTTAAGTATATAGCATATTCTACTATAATGGAAGGTATAGTAAAATATAGAGATTCTGGTATGGGTCCTGATGGATTTATACATCCTGAAATGTGCAACCCTCAGTTCTTAGTCACTATATCTATTCAGCTTAATGGAAATCCATTTATGAAGGGTGCAAAGAATTTAATCCTTTAATAGAATAAGAGAGTATCTCATAAACAGTTTAATAATCATTTATGAATACTCTCATTCTTAAGGAGGATTTAAATCTTATGGAAAAAGCTACAGTACAATTGCTAAGACAGAAATGTGAGCAAGCTACATTTACCCTTTATAATAAGGATAAGAATTGTGATCCAGCAGATGCTACAAAGACAGTTAAGTCTTTGATTCATGTAGTCTGCGATAACTCTCTGAATGTTATTTATAATCCAAATAATCCTACAGTTTTCTGGGATGATAGTAACGAAGTATTCTATGCATTTGTATATAATACTGAGTCTACTTTTCATGCTGCATCTCCAGCAATGTCATTTGGTAATAAACCAACCATTGCAGGAACATGTATTTGTGTAGATTATGGAGAAATTCAGAATATCAGAGTTCAGCTTACAGAAGAAGCATATGATAATTTTGCTACTGCTATTGGTATGCCAGATACTCAAAAAGCTGCTATCAAGAAGATTCTGTATGTTGATACTGATAATGCAGTTCAGATTCCAAAAGCAAGAAATAGATCTTACATGACTATGACTGATAAGCGTAAGGATCCGGCAACCAGACACTATCAGGATGTTCATGAATATAATGCTACTGTTCATCCAATGGCATTCTAAATTATAATTTACAACAGGTTAGACTAAGGTGTAACCTACTTAGGTCACTGGAATTTCGAACCCAAAGGAAGCTCTACAAAATATCCATATTTTGCAGAGGGTTCGAAATTTCAGTTATATACTATTATAGTGAAGATCTGGATATTCGCGTAAGCGAATACCCAGATTAATAATCAATTATCATATGGAGGTATTTTTTATGTTTTACAACAACAATGTCGCTCAAAACCCGGTAGTTCAGCAGGCTCAGCAGGCACAAGTTATGGGTGGTTATAATCCCATTTATAATCCCATGATGAATCCTGTTGTACAACCTGCACAAGTAGTAACTCCTGAATCTCAGAATGTTCAGTTCTTGTCTGCAGAACAGATTGCAGAACTTCAGAAACAGCCTGTAGGTTTCCAGGGTCGGTTAACTCGCGAAGAATATCTTCGTTCTATCTGCACTCATAAAGATACCCAAGGTCATTATTCCATTGAAGAAACAAAAGATGGTAGTGGTCGTGTAAAGTGCAACATTTGTGGTGCAGAGTGGAATCTGCTTGATCTTAACACGACTGATGAAGAAGTAGAACGCATTTGTGGAGACTTCCTCGATCTCTTCCAGTCCATCAAGACTTATTATGGCAATGTGCCTCTGGCTCTCAAAGAGATCTATATCATTGCTGGTCTTATTGGTAAAGTACCTCAGCTCTGGAAGGTTGCAAAGAAGTATTTCGAGAATTCCTCCAATTATTACCAGCTCAATCCGAATCAGCAGTATGGTAATGACAATGCCTTTGGTGCTCTTGGTGCACTGCTTGGTGGCATGGGTGGTAATTTCAATATGTTCAATGGTATTCAGACTGGTGGTGTAAATCCGTATTTTGCAGCTAACCAACAGCCTGTATATGCTCCTGCCGCTCCTGCTATGGCTCAGTTTAATCAGCCTCAGTTTGTACAGCAGAATGGTGTGTATGTACCTCAACCCAATCAGCAGACTGTAGCTAATACTGCTCCTGCTGGTCAGACCTATGGTCTTGGTGGTGTAGCTCAGATGGGTACTAATCCCATTGGTTATGTAGAACAGAATAATCAGACTGTTCAGCCTGATTTCACTAGTGTAGTACAGCAGCCTCAGCAGGCTCAGACTGTACAGAATGTAGCTATGCCTGGTCCCTCTGTAGCAAATACTCAGACTCCTCCGATGCCTGAAGCACCGAAGAATCCGAATCTGCAGGAACCTGCAAAAGCTTAAGTAAATCTCTTTAACTGTTATTAACAATTATCTGAATCATGCATTTATCACAGAGAGGATCTATTCCTCTCTGTGATTCTTTTTTAAAATTTTAAAACAGAGATAAACATCTTGGTGACTCAGTTATTCTGACTAAAGAAAGGAGAATAGTTTTGAAAAAGGAGATATCAAAGGAATTTCTAAATAACATGGATTCCTATACTAAGGGAATCAAAACAATTGAATTGTTTGTAGATTCGGTTAGACAGAATCCAGGTGAGTATCTATCCTCTATAGGAAATGAAGGATGGATGAATGGTATACGAGAAGTAATTCAAAATGGTACTGATGAAATCCAAAGAGGATTTGCTACAGAAGTATGGGTTGAATATGATGAAAGAACTAGAGGATGTATAGTAAGAGATAATGGTCGAGGGTGTCCTGTAGATGATTTGGTTAGAATATTCTCTAGAGAGCATACATCTACTAACTATACTAAAGAAAAAGGAAACTATCCATCAGGTCTTCATGGTGTTGGTGCTAAATGTACTAATGCAGTATCATCTGTATTTGAAGTAGAATCTCATACCTATAATAAGAAAGATGGATTTGTTACAGGTGTTATCGAATTCTCTGAAGGTAAACCTCTTTCTAAATATAAGAAAGGTCCTGAGAAGAGACCAAATAAATCTCAAGATCATGGAACCATAGTAAGATTTGTTCCAGACTTCTCTATTATGGGTAATATTACCATAAGATGTGAAGATGTATTGATGTTCTTAGAGAACTTGGTACCATTACTCAAACAAGGTGCTAAGATAGACTTCATTGGTCATAAGCCTAAACCAAATGGAAAAGAATTAGTTATCCATAAAGAGCTTACTAATGTGGATGGTACTCTTACATATCTTATGAGAATGACTAAGAAACCAATGATCAAACCTATTATGATATTCCAAGATACTGGAGTAATGAAAGCAGATATAGCAATGATATTCACTCAAGATATTAATGCTAGTGCTAATGTAATTACTTTTGCTAATATGACTCCAGTAAATACATTAGAATCTACTCCATCTAAAGGATTCATGAGAGGAGTACAAGACTTCTTTAAGAACTATATGAACAAGATATATCTAGCAACTACTAGATCTAAACTAGAAGCAACAAATGGAGATGTTACCACAGGTTTAGTAGCAGCAGTATCTGCTTGTCATATGGAAGTAATGTTTGATGGTCAAGCAAAGAATGTATGTAAGAATGAAGATTTAGAACCATTCATGCATGATGTAGTAGTAGAAGCATTGAAACAATGGTCTAAACAAAATCCAGATGACCTTCAGAAAGTATGTGCATTCTTAAAAGATGTAGCACTTGCTAGAAGCAGAGCTGATAAAGAAAGAGCAAATGTTGCTAAGAAGTATAATAATGGAGACTTTACTAAGTTGCCAAAGGGATATGTAAAGGCAGAGAATAAAGATCACTTAGAGCTATTTATAGTTGAAGGTCTTTCAGCATCTTCTCCATGTGAAACTGCAAGAGATTGCAAATATCAAGCTATATATGCTATACGTGGTAAAATGCCTAATGCATTTAGCACATCTAGAGATAAATTCTTAGCTAATGAAGAAGTAAAAGGCATCTTATCTATATTAGGATCAGGTTATGGTAAAAACTTTGATATCAGTAAGTGTCCATTTGATAAAGTAATTATCACCGTTGATGGTGATTTCGATTATGCTAAATACAGCACTGTCGTCTTAGGGGGTAACTCCTAAGAGTATCAGGACGTGAACTGCTGGGACGTCTTAATGCCTATATACCTAAATGGTTGCGAAAGCAGAAACAAGTTATAGGATGGCTCATGCTAAAAAATAATGCTAAAAGCTTCAACAATAGATAATCAGCAGCTAAGAAGATAGAGGAATAAAATAGCCTATCTTAAAGTTCACAGATCATCCCTGAAATGGGAGTAGAGCCTTTTTATAAAGGTAGGGAAACCTTTAAATCGAAGTGCGTCCCACCTATAGTTATATCTAATAACGGAAAGGAGATTGTAGATTTACGGGTGAAGATATGATCGGGTGTTATGCGCGCCGGGTGCGCATATTAGGGTTCTCATATTAAAATTTCTACTTCTGTATTGTCGTCCTCTTATAGAAGCTGGAAGAGTATATACAGCATTATCTCCATTGTATCATGTAGACATGGGTACAAAGAATTGGAGATATTTCATAGATATGGATGCTGTAATAGATTTTGTAAGAAAAGATTTCTTAAAGAATCATAAATTATGCCATATGAGAACCAAGAAACAGTTTACCAATTCTGAATTCAATGCATTTGTTAATAGATTCAAAGACTATGATAAGCTTATGGAGCATATAGCTTACAATAAAGCAATCAATCCAGTTTTATTAGAAGATGTATTGATTTCTAGAGGTTTGAGTTTCAGTAAGATGAAACAGAACTTCAATAAGAAATATCCATATCTTAATGTATCTCAAAAGAAAGGTGTTACTATCTTGAATGGTTTAGCAGATAATGGAGAATCTGGTATTCAATCTGTAGTATTAACAGAGCAATTCATGAATGATGTAACTTCTCTTATTCCATATATAGATGCTTCTGAAAAAAGATATCTTGTAAATGGTAAGAAACTTGGATTGTATGAGCTTACCCATGAATTAAGAAATGCTGAACCAAAGAATATGGAACGAGCAAAAGGGTTAGGTGAATTAAATCCAAGAGAATTAGGTATATCTACATTAGATCCAGCTCATAGAAAACTATTGAGATATACTACTCAAGATATTGCTAAAGAAATAGAGCTGATGAGAAAAGTCAATGATGATAAATATAGCTTGTTAAAAGGTGTAGACATATCACAATATGAATTCTAAAAACAGGAGTACCAGAAATGGTACTCCTTTAAATTTTTGAATAATGATATACTATTACTATGTATCTATTTTAAGGAGGAGATATTATGAATTTTGGAAACATCTTATGGGATGCATTCAAGCAGACTGCAATTGGTACTACTATTGATACCATAGGAAGATTATGCACTCATCCAGAAAAGGAGTTGAAGAGAACAGCATCTCAAATGCTATTAAACATTCCTAATTCTATTAGTGTGGATACTAGATTTAAGAGTGTTCCTATTCGTGCCAATGTGGATATGAGTGGTATAAAGTCTGAAGCAGAGAAATACACTAAAGTAAGTCCAAAAAAGCAAGTAGTCTATTTTGAAGCTAATGGAGTAATAACTCAAGAAGAGGCAAATAAAATGAATGAATCTTTAAGAAGGAGTGACTATCTGTGATAGATATAGATGTCGATCAAGTATTGTCTGAATTAGATGATGGAAGATTTGCTATCTTTTCATCTGAAGAGCAGAATAAGTTGTTCTATAATTCTATAAATGATCTAGTTATTTCAGACAATGATAAGTATCCTAAGAAACTTTCTGGATACATGGGCTTTGATGAAACCTATGTATCCAGAAGAAAATCTAATCTTACCAATTCTAATATTGTAAGAATATTTGATAGTAAAAAGAGTTCTAATCTTATAGCTCAGTATTCTTATAATAAAGAAGGCATCTTATTAGATAATGATATAAATGCTATAAGAGCTAAAGAGTGTATGGTATATATGATATGCCATACAGATATGGATGGAGATGCATCTGGTAGTTTAGTATTCAACTCTTTACACTATGGAGATAATGTAAAGATCACTAGATTCAATTATGAATATGAAGTGCTTGATAAACTAATCTTAGATGTAAATGTAGAAAAGGCTAGAAATCCAGAAAAGAAATTCGTCCTATTCATAGTTGATTTATCTCCAAAGATTCTATATATGACTATGTTGTTAAGTACATTTAACAAAGTAGTTTGGATAGATCATCATGCTGGATCCATTCCAGTTGTAAATGAATTAGAATCTGGAGACTTTATAAAGTCAATGAAAACCAACTTTGTTACTAGTGATTTCTCTTATGTGTTAGATACCAGAATGTCTGCCACTCAATTAGCATTGCTATGGTTACATCCATATATAAAACGTGTTAAGGAAACTAAATATATTACTGGATATAAGATTGCAGCATTAGTCAGTGTATATGATATGAAAATGGATGAAAGATTTCCAGAAACATATCAAAATGCAGTATATATGAATCAATTCTACTGGGACTATCAAACTATCTATGTATTTACAAAATTCTGGAAAGATTCCTTTATGGAAGAATATCAAATTGAATACATTACTAGAATGCTAGTAGCTGGTAAGATTCTATGGGATCTTAACCAAAAGAAACTGAAACTGATGTATAAGTTTGATTATATATATAAGTATTCTGTTCAATTTGAGAATGGCAAGATATTACATATTAGAGCTATCTATGGCACTGGTAATAGTTCTAGATTTGTAGAGAGTCATTACCAAACTGATAATGAGTATGAGATTACTTTGCTTATACGTTATACTAATAAACCAGCTATACTATCTGTATCTGGTTATACATCAGATCAATTAATAAAGGATGTGGGAATCAATAATGTATTTGGAACATTTGGATTAGGTCAAGGGCATCCAGGTGCTGCTGGTATGAGAATATCTAGAAAAGATATGCTTAAATTAGCAACCGAATCAATATTCAGACCAACAGAGGTAGGTGAAATTCCATATTACTATCCTAATGAGGGTTATGATAATCCAAAGATACCATTAGGATTAGATAAATTTAACGTAGATTGTTTATTCGCACTAGATGATATTAAAGAACAAATTCAACATCAATATGAATTTAAGCAGAAATCTTATCATTTAAGATTTGAGCCAGAAATAGATATATTGGTTAGAACTTTTACTATCATCTTTGCTGTCATGTGTCACTCTAAGATAACTGAGTAATAAATTACAAGCGCACTAACAATATATTAGTCTAGAAAAGATTCCCGCCTATAGTATAATGGATAGTACAAGGGTCTTCTAAACCTTTAATCCAAGTTCGATTCTTGGTAGGCGGGCCAAACTTGATTTCATAACTAAACATCTCTTTATACATTGCTCTGAACACTCTAGTAGTGTTCAGAGCTATTATTTGTAATTGGAGGTAAACAACATGGCATTTGAAAAAATTAGTTTGGAAACTTGGTTGAAATTTAATACTCTTAATTATGAGGGGACAGAGTATTTACCAAGAACAGATGAATTGAATTATAAGCATATCGCTAAACCTGAAAGATCTACATCAAAATCAGCTGGATATGATTTTAAACTTCCATTTGATATTGATGTTCCTGCAAATCAGACTATAGTTCTTCCATCTGGTATTAAGGCTAATATGGATGATCTTGTTAGACCAGAAGCTAGTAATGCTATTGATGTAAAGTTATCTAGTAAAGTATTCTTAGCATTGTATCCTAGATCTTCTCTTGGATTTGGATATAGATTTAGTATGCCAAATACTATACCTATTATTGATGCTGACTACTACAACAATAGTGACAATGAAGGACATATTCTCATAGCATTTAGAGTTGGTGTTCCTTTAAAGCTTCCTGCTGGTAGCAAATTCTGTCAAGGGATTATACAGAAATATTTCATCATGGAAGATGACAATGCAAAAGGGGTAAGAACTGGTGGTATAGGTTCCACTGGTAAATAATTCAAAAGGGGATTTTTAGAAAATGGAAATGATTTTGATTGTAGTTCTATCTATAGCTCTTGGTGCTCTTAGCACCGTATTCTACTTTGTTTGTATAAAAGATCAAAATATTCAGTTTAAATTTCATACAGAAAAGGAAGATAGAATTATACATCAATTACAAGATTCTGGAAATCATTTAGTTAGTATTATTAATGATCCAAATACAAAATTAACTCTTAGAGATAGATTAAATCAGGCTAAAGAATTTATAATCTTTCATAAATCTAAGATTGGTTTTGGTGTATTGTTTATTGCTGCTTGTGTTATAGGAGCTTGGATAGGATATAGTCTGATGATGAATGTTAATGATATTATTAAAGAGAATAAGAAAGTTAATACTCTTGGTATGATCATGATAGAACCTGACTCTATTCATGTCAAACATCTTGATGATGGTTCTCGGATTAAATATCTTTAACAGTTAAATAATATACTTAAGGAGGTATTTAACAATGATCAGTAAAGATATAGTCATTCGTACAATTAAAGAAGGTTTTCTAATGTCTACTGCTGAGAAGCAGAGACAGTTGCAAGCTATGCTTCAACAGGTAGAGCAGATGGGTGAAGAAATTGATGAAGCTCAATATGCTCGTGTTATTGAAATTCTCAGATCCAATGTTTAACAACAAGGATATCCAGGATCTTAATTGATCCTGGATATTTTTTTATACCATAAGATACTTTTCTATAAGGGAGGTATTATTATGGTTAAGAGAGATTTTCATTACTTTAAGATAGCTAAAGCAGTATCTAAGACTTCTACATTTGACAGAATCAGAATTGGTTGTATTATAGTCTATAAGAAAGAAATCTTATCAGCTGGAGTCAATGTTAAGAAATCTCATCCTATGCAAAAGAAATATAACTCTCTTAGATTTAACTGTCAACCTGAATACCATCATTACCTACATGCTGAGATGAGGGCAATAATCAATGCAGACAAAGAGAACTTATCTGGAGCATGTATTTATGTGTATAGAGAAGATAAGAGGGGTAAACTAGCTCCTTGTAGACCTTGCAATGCTTGTATGGAGGTGATAAAAAAATATGGAATCAAAAAGATATTTTATACCACTGAAGATGGTTATTGTGAGGAGGTTATAGAATGAGTGGGATAGTAGTACTTATGTTAGCTATAGGAATTATATCTGTATTCTATATCTATCTATCTAAGAAGATTGAAGAAGAAGATACTTTACATGTAACTTTAACTAGATATGATGTAAAATCTCAAACTACTTTTACTAAAGAAGTAGAAGTGTATAAAGATCATGAAGGAAACTTTAATGTATATCTAGAACAAGAGTATCCTAGATATATTTATTGTGCTTCTGTTAATGGTAATAAGATTACTATAGAAACCAATAAGAATTTAGAAACTAGAAAAGCCATTCACTATGTTGTTACAAAGATAGGTTTGATTAAGATATATGATAAATGATAATTCACCCTGATGGTCTTAGACCATCAGGGATATACTTTGTCAGAAGAACCATTTGTGCATTACTTGTCCACCAGCTACTTTTCTATCATTCATATCATAGTTAATCTGTATTTCTATTGCTTTATTTCTAGCATACATTCTTTCATATGATACTGGAATATATGTTTTTCCGTCATGTTGTCCAACACCTATACCAATAGAGTTTTTCTTTTGTAAATCTATCTTATAAACTCCTACTTTATAATCTTCATTTTCTGGTTGTGGAGCAACTATCGTTTTGTCAGATTTCTCTAGGGCTTCTGGAGCCATAGTTGGATCCTTTTTCTCTATTTTTTCATAAACCCGCTCTACAGCCTTCTCAACAGAGGGTGCCTGTACTACTACAGTACCCTGTGGTTGTATTTGCCCTTGTTGGGCCTTTTCTATGATTACTGTAGTTTTCTCAGCATCTTTCTTCTCCATATCTAATTTATTTCTTAGATAATTTGAGTCGGTAGCTTGTTGAGGAGTCATTACTACTGGTTTAGTAGATAATTCTTGTCTTAGTTTATCATTATCTAATTTCATTTGATATAAGAAGTATAATACTATTAGTAAGATTAGTAGAAAGACTAAATCAATTGCATGTGCTTTGACAAATTTCCCGATATAACTGGTATCTTGTTGTTCCATTATATCACCTCAAATTGAGTAAAAGAAAAAATAAACATATACTATTTATATGAGTGGATAGATAAAGGGGAAATATTTATGATGATATTAGAAGCGTGTTATTTATCGTAAACTAAGTTAAAAATTGAGTAATGCTACGATTAACGAGGTAGTGCATAACGAAATTTCCCAGCATAACATAGTGGAGAAGGGGTTGGTGTTGTTTCAAGTATCATTAGATCCTCATAGTGTTGTGGATAGCACTATAAGCTGGACTATTGATAATTACATTTATGACAAACTTTGTCAAGAAATGGAGGATGATGCTTAATCAAGAGAGGTTCGGTAGACAAAATTTATATCTATCCACTCAAACCTCTCTTATTTTTTATCCTAAACGATAATCAAATTCAGATCTCTGATGTGCTTTAAGTTCTATAGTCTTATGAGGATCTGTAATACAGAATATATGTGGAGTAGCATACAAATCTACATTAATATCTTTAGTAGAAGTAAGTTGAATCTTATAGAAAGGATCTCTGTCATCATCATTAGGAATACATAGCATCAGTGCATATCTAATAGTAGCCCCATTCATTTCTATATGATTAGAATATCCTAAAGCATAATAGTCAATCATTGAATGAGCTGTACTTTCTTTATTTTTTACTACTTTAAGATCACAATGAACATACTTTCTTACAAAGATATCATCTTTAGGATTAGAAATAGTCATATTAGGAGTAGATAAAGAAAATACTTCTACTGGATAAGTAGCATGAGCTAAAAATACTTTAGGTAAATTTAAACTTGTTTTCTCTCCATACATAGCATGATGAGCAAACATATTAGACTCAATATCTTCTTTACTTAAAATATCTAAGTCCATTGTATAAAGAGATCCTTTACCAATCAATCCTAAAGTATTCATGAAATATCTAGGTTCATATACGTCTTTAGTAAAATCTTTCTTATCCCAATTATCATTATATTCATAAATACTTTTACCATTTTTATTAATGGCAAACCAAATATAATTCTGACCTTCTGCTTCCAATGGAGATTTACAAACTTCTAACATATGGATACCCCCTATAATAAATAAATGATTACTTAGAAGTTTATAGGATAATTAAAAATCCTCTACCCAATATGGGTAGAGGATAATATTAGGTAAAGTAACCAGTAAGTCTAATTTTGAAAGAGAAATCACCAGGAATAGAATTGAGAGGAGCAACAATTCTAAGCTTAGTAGTACATACATTCTGTGGAAACAGAAGAGGATCACCATTATTCATAGTACCTTTAATAATATCCTCGGTTACTAAATCATTAGCTCTTAGTAATTTAGTAACAGTACCGCCAATAGGAGTCCAAGTAGTTGTATTACCATCTACTGATTCTACATTAACCTGAACCCATTTATCTTTAGGAACTGCTGTATCTGAAGTTAGACCATTAGAATCTAAAACAGCAAGCATAGGTTCTCTTAAATCAGATACATCAGTAGCACCAGTTCTATTATTCCAAATATTGATAGTCAATTCATCAGATGGAATTTGTGCTCTAACAATACCTACATCCCATGTAGCCTGTAGAGCAGAATTAGCTTCATTATATATGCCGATTAGTGGACCCATTTAAGTCACCTCCATTAACCAACATAGTAACCATTAATTCTGGTCTTAAAGTTATAAGTATTTGGAGTAGCATTCACAGGAACATCTACTCTTAGATTTACTGTAGTATAGTTTACTTTAGATGCTGTGGTAGAAGCATTACCATCATTAGCAGTACCTTTGATAATATTGCCTTCAGTAGCAGTAACTGTATCACCACGAATAAATTTAGTACTAGTACCACCAACAGGAGTCCAAGAAGAAGCACCATCCATCTGTGGTACATTTACATGTAACCATTTATTAGCAACTGGATCAGAAGAATTACCACCATCAATATCAAGTGAAGTAATAGATGCATCTCTAAGATCAGCCAGATCAGTACTACCACCACGATTATTCCAAATCTGAATTGAAAGAACAGTAGAACTATTATTTGCTTTAACAACACCTACAGACCAATTAGGTATAGTAGTATTAGTTGCAGCATTAACAACTGTAATAGACGGAGCAGCCATATTACGTTACCTCCTTATAATTGTTTCTATTTATGCATAAAGAGAAACCTCTCTTTATTCACATGTCTAAGAAAACAATCCTAGGGATTATATATCCCTAGGAATGTTAATAAAATTGAACAGAGTTATACTATAATGAAAGCATATGCTCCATTAGAAGCACTGTCTATAGTAATCTTACCAGGTAATGCACCAGGAACCATTTCACCTGTTACTGGATCTCTATGAGGAGTTGGAGGAAGATCAGCAAATCTTCTAGCTCTAGTTTTGAGATGGCAATTCAAATCTTTCTTATCTGGTATACTAATATGACCACCAAGATCTTCATATCTATGACCAATGACCAGAATATGACCATTAAGTTCTGGAGCTTCTACTGGAGGTTCAGCTTCAGGATCAGGTACAAAGTATTCATGGATAGTAATATTACCAGGAACTATTGGATTGCCTTCTTTATCTTTCTTCGGTGGGAAGTAATCATAATCTCTTATTCTTACTACACCTTCAAAATCTTTAGTATCATTAATGGTTGTAATTGCTACTACACCATTAAGTTCTGGAGCATCTTCTTTAGCATTAGGAACATTGCGTCTAATATTAACTGTGCCTGCAAAATCATTAGCATGAACATATCTAAAGTGTTCTTCTGGCTTTCCATCAAGTTCACTAGGAAGTTCTATTGAAGGATCAAGGATAGCAAAGTATTTAGCTATAGACACATGACCATCAGTTATTTCTGGAGCGTCTTCAGTATCGTTAGGAACATTACGTCTAACTGTAACTACACCAGTAAAGTCATTAGCATGAACATACTTATCCCAATCTTTTGGTGATCCATCAAGTTCACTAGGAAGTTCTACTGAAGAATCAAGGACAGCATGATATTTAGGTGTTAGTATATGACCATTGAGATATGCAGGTCTAGCAACTCTAACTTCACCATTAAGATCTTTATTACCATCAAATATAGTGATGGCTATTTTACCTTTAAGATATGGAATTGAGAGAGGTTGAACCCATCTACCATCTGAAGGTAATCTAGCTGGTGGGTCATCTACTTTTGGGAAACCTTTTCTAGTAATATAAATATTAACGTCTACTTTACCTTTGAATTTATGGTCAGAATAGCGTCTAATAGTAACAGTACCAGGAAGTTTATCAATATCAGGCATAAAGTTGTAAATATTTTTTCTTACAACCAAAGTACCTTCTAGATCTTTATGATCATCAAATGTTGTAATACCAATAACACCAGGAATAGTATCCTTAGCTGGGAAATAGCTGCTAGATATACCGCCTTCTATTTCAAGAGTACCTGGAAGTTCTGGAGGTTTTACTGGTGGAAATACATTGTTATCAGGAACATATCTTCTAATTTTAACAGTACCATCTATCTTTTTAGCATCCATCATCTCTGCAAAATATGCATAAGTTATTTTGAGTACTGGAGAATATCTAGTGCCTGCTTCTCTAGAATAGAACTGAACCTTGCGCTGAGTTGTATTAGATTCTTGCTCCATTATAGTAAGTGGTAAATGGAACTCTGTATTATTATGAGAAGTAAATAAATCAGTAAGATCATATACCAGTAATTTTTCATTTGCTGATAAAGTCTTCATCTGAATATACTCTGGATCGTCTTCAGGTTGACCTAACCAAGTAGTACCATCTTCAATCCAGTCATTATCAATATGATATTTAATACCAATATTTACATCTCTTTTTGGAGTAGTGATACATTGGAGTTCCAATGTAACAGAAATTAGATTCTCATATTGAGGGTCTTTTAGTTTTGGCACATCAAATGCCATTATGATTTTATTACCAACAAAATCTTGCTCTGTAGAGTTATTCAGAATCAAAGATTTCTGTATACCATGTGGAAACACAGGTTCTGCTTGAGAAAGATATGCATCCTTAACAGGATATACAGGTACTACTTTGGTAATAGGGTCAATTATAGAAGCTTCGACCGCAAGATTATTTGTATATACTGCCATTATTATTCTCTCCTTTGCATTGTATTGCTTAGGTTAGCTATTATTGCTCGTAGACTCTTCATTTGTTTTTACAGTAATCATGTCATCCACATCTGCATTTACTGTATCTAATGAGAATAACTTCACATAGAATCTTCTCATATCAGGTTTTTCTGCAGTTGGATCATAATTATCTATATTATCAAAATGAATAGTCAGATTATCACTCAATGGATTAAATGTTTCAGAAGTTGAAACTGATACTCTATAGTTTTCATCTTTATTAGTGAATCCATTAATAACTGCCTGAGATATCTTTTCACCACTAAGGTTAATAACACCTACTTCGACAGTCTTAGAATTCTGAGTATGAGTTACACCACCAAGCTGGATCTTCTTAAGCACTTCTCCAAGAGATGTGGAATAATAATGATTGATATTAGGTTTAGTAGGATCATTATTGATATAGAATGGTTCTGCTGGATCAACAAACAGTATACCAAAGTAAGTACCAATAAAGTCTACAGATGATTTTAATTTGACAGCATTATAGAACTCTTCTTGGAATTCTATGGTTATTGTATTAATCACACCAAATTTGATCTTATCCCAAGGAATCTGCATAGGATTATTGTCTGTAACTTCTATAGGAACATCCATAATTTCTGACCAACCAGTGACCATATCATCTTCAAGTTTAATAGGTTCTTCTTGTGTTCCAGCTGCATCCCCATTAGAATCAATACCTGGTTTTTCAGCAGGAACATATCCTGGTGTCAAGATATCTACATCATTGATTCGAATTCTATACTTTCCTTTATCTGAATCTTCATCTACTATAGAATAGGTGAGTTTATCTCTAAATACAGATAAAGAGATAACAGCATCGGTATTTATCTTATTGATGAAAATAGAAGCTTGGTTACTGTCTCCTTTTTCATCAGTAAAGACAAAGATGATCTCATTCATACCTATTTCAAAATTCTTTGGATCGATAGTATAATAGTATTTGCCATTAGCGTAAGGATTACATTTACCAGATTCAATTGGAGGAACTCCATTAAATCCTTCCATTTCTTTTCCTTTAAATTTACGTCTAATTTCATAAAAGACGTCGTCTCCTTCTGGATCATCTATATGGGCAAATACATTGACTTTCTTTTCATGAGTTGAAATTTGGTCGTCTCCATCTTCATCACCAGTGATATCTAATGCAATGATAGTAGGACCATAGTTATCAGGAAGAGATAGAGTAACTGAACCAACATGCTCTGAATTCTCAATAGCAATTGCATAATCTAAATTACAATGTTTCTTGAATATTTTAGCAAAGATAGCTTCACCAAAGTTATTGACCTGTTGAATAGTATTAGATTGAGAAGTATGAATTCTAGATAAGAATGTTTTCTTCCATTCGCCAGTAACAGAATCATAATATACCCAAGTTTGTCTATTGTCAAAACTCAGAATAATATGGCAGGTTGTACTAGTATCAGCAAATTTCATACCAAGAATTCCACCGAATCCACTAAGTATAAAATGTGATTTATCGGTTGTTTGGAGAATATCATAATTCTCCATAGTCACATTATATACATCATCTTCTATATCAGAATATAGTTCGAGATAGTACCCAGCTACTTTAACACACTGCTCTTCAGTAAGATTATTAAGTTCATTAGGATCCATCCAAGCAGCATAAATAGGATCAGATGGATTAAACTTAATAGGAATTAAAGCAGTTTTATCATCATTGAATACATAGTACTGAGGTACCAAAGAAGATCTAAATGCACAAAGTCTACTCATTTCAATTCCCCTCCTTACTCAGCACTAAATGTAATCTTAATGGTATTAGCAGGAATCAGTATCTCTTCTGGAGATTCAGTAGATTTTACTTTACCATTATTAACAACAGTATTACTTTCGATGGTTAAACCATTACCCATATCAAAACCAGCAGTATAAGATTCAAGTTCTCTCATCTTAGTCTGACATTCTGGTTTCTTGAGATATTCTTTGAAGATATGATATTCGAATTCATTATCTACTTTATCTTCAATGGTTTCATTACCACTCTTATCTGTCCCTCTAGTAAATGTGCTTAATACAATCTTGATTACGTTGTCACCATATTCTAGCATAGAGATTGGTAAGTCATAATGATAAGTACGATCTTCATCACTCATTTCAGGATTGAAGTCTGGGTTCTCAAAATCATTATTAATAAACATGGTCATAGACGCATTAGCAGCACTTTGACGTTCATCAAAGAATTCATAAGAACCATCAATACCAATGAATAGATTTTCTGGGTTCTTTTCAGATACACGAGTAGTATTAATCTTGCAATTATGGTATGCAGTTTTACCTTCGATTCTTACTTCAAGTACAGGACGGAAACCAATAGATGCAGATCTTACTTGAGAATCAGACATCATGTTTGGTTCATCACCATAATCAATAGTTTCTTTACCACGAACAACACGATCACTCATTTTACCTACGTTACCAGAAGCGTTTACGTCATGAGGAGTATTGAGCATCCAGCTTAAGGATTTCTTCATATTCCAGTAATTGCAACCAGCAGCAGATACATCGGTATTACCAATGTTCTCTCTCATTATAATAGCATCCCATTCAGAAGATTCAAGACGCATATTATAATTGGTAACATCAGATACCATTAATCTCATAAGAGACTTTTCAAATCCAGTCTGTTCTGATACATCAACACCAGAAGTTACACAGTATCCTTTGTCATTAAGATCTTCCCAAGATACATTTGTCTGGATATTTCTATCAGCAACAAACTTCTTAGCACCAGATGGAGCATATCCTACACATACGAAATAGAATTTACCATTTGGTGTATCTGGAGCAGGATCAGCAATAGGATCTTTAGAAGAATCTGGATTAAAGCTGAATGCATTAGCAGCACCAGCCACATTAGCAGTATCTTGTCTATATTCACATACTATTGCTTGACCAGGTTTACAAGCACCAATAGAAGGAGCAATATCAAGATAGCATTCAGGATATGTAGTAATCTGAGATTCATCTACATAAGTCTGAATTTCAATAACTGGACGGAAACCAACATCAGCACCAACATAAGTAGATACTCTATCAGTACCACCACCATATGTTTCTACCATAGTAGCATTCTGAGCATATGTATTTGCAACAGTACTCTCATCTTGATAACCACGAACAATACGATTAGCCATTGCTCCTTGTGGAGTTACAAGAGTCCAAGAATATCTTGAGGATGCATTCCATACTGCATTGGAAGATGGATTAATACCATGCTGACCATAATAAGAAATACAAGCATCCCATTCACCAAGATTATCCCAGCCAGATGTATTTTCAGATACAGTGTTTGGAAGTCTCAGTAAGCAGTTCTTAGCAGAACCAAATTTGAGAGGTACACCAGAAGTTACACAGTAACCTTTATCATTCAATGCTTCCCAAGAGATATTGGTCTGAATATTTCTATCTGCAATACATTTTAATGCACCAGAAGGAGCATAACCTACACAGATGAAATAGAAGTATCCATCTGGAGTAGTAAGACCATAGTCTGGTAATAGAGATTTACCATTCTTACCAATAGCAAATCCTTCAGCTCCTGCAGCTACACCAGAAGTGGTAGCAGTATAAGAGCAAGCAATTGCTTTACCAGGTTCAAGATCTTTAACCTTTCTTACTACTGGTAGATAAGTTTCAGAATCGAATCTATGATATACCTTAGATCTGGTGTTAAAGAACAGCTGAGGACGAATACCAATATTATCATATACTGTATTTTTATCTGCAGTAGCATGAGTAATAGTAAGAGTAGAATCGCCAAGAGCATTGAAATCTTCATTATTAGTCAGATTAGCCCCATTATCTACCCAAGTAGCTACATCTTTTGATGGATTGAGCTTAGCAGCATTTGCTGGATCTAATACATAAGTATTATAATCTTCAGTAGTAAGCAATCTAAGAGCCGCCTGAACATCATAATCTGAATAGGTTACATCATAACCAATAGTGGTGATAACGTCAGAATCACTATATTCAGAGTAAGATCTATTTAAGTCATTAACTTTAGTCCAGTTGATACCTTTGCTCAATACAGTATCACAGATAAGAGATTTCTCATTCCCATTATAAGATCCTCCTATATCATTGACATAGAAGTTTACATCCCTTACACAGGATTCTACTCTACAGAGAGCAGGATCTCCTGTAGTGAATTTAAATCCTGAGAATTTTCTATCTGTCATACTATAGAATGCAACATCATTTGGATCTTCCACATATAGCTTCATTACTATACCAACTTTATCATATCCACCAAAGAATGTAACCATATCTGCATATGGAATTGTATAAAAATCGGTAATGCCTTTTTCGTCAATTTCATCAATAGAAGCAGCCATCCATGTAGCTTCCGTAGCATCATAAGTGAAGAAGTTTTCATTATCTAAAGATATGAGATACTTAATACTCATATCACTATGAGTAAATGTACATTTAATACCAGAGAAAGTATCATCTACTGGAATCAATTGTTTAGTCTTCAATACTGCATTCTTAGGAACTACTGAAAGTTTCTTATTAGTATAATCTACGTCAATCACTTCTTGATATTTAGAAGGATCAATAGTTTCTGTAACACCATTTGTCTCTTTAAGACCTCTAGTAGTCTTAAATACTACATTAGTACCTTTAAGCTCATATACATCAGGATCTTCTGGAGTTGTATAGAAATCAAAATATGGTTTAGTCTCTAGATTAATACCTTCACCAGATCTGACATCATTATCTACTGGAGAGCTAGAAATTCTAATATCTGATAATATACCAAACACAGTTGGATTGATTTCAAGATATTTAGCAGTGATGATAGTACCATTTTTTATCTTCTTGGCTTCTTTATCATCCATACCAGTAAATGCTCTGAATTGATTTTTATTTAATTCATAAATACATTTATTAGCATCTGTTAATGAAAAAGGATTCTGTGTAGATGTAATAGATTTAATTACACTAGCATTTTCACCAATGTGAAGACAATCGAAATGCCATCTACCAGATTCTGGTTCTACAACGATAAGCAAGGTATGTTCTTTATCAGTCAGATTTGTATTTTCATATCCACAGAATCTGTAAATATTACCAACAGATCTATCAGATGGTACATACCATTTACCAGCATAATTACCATCAATATAAATAGATGCAATTTCTGAAGTTGAACTGGTATTTGTTGAGTAACCAATGATTCTAATTTTAGTACCAGTGAAGTTACAAAACATAAATGCATGGTTATGAGGAGTCTGGTAATTAAGTTTATTCATTCCACCAGGAGAAGGATACCATAAACCACCACTAGCAGCATTACCATCGCCACCATAGTTCATATTAACAAAGGTATATAAATTAGGATTTAAGTTACAATTTACTTGTTTCCATCCTTCTTCAGGAGTGGAATATACTTGGCCTACTGCCATATTTAAATCCCCTTTCCATTATTGTATTAATAGAAAAGCTTATAGCTTAAGAGCGAAACTTTTATTCAGTTCTAGTAATTCCCAAGTAGCAATATTTGGGTTAGTAGAGCAATCAATAATATCAGTACTACCATTCCATGTTCTAGCAGTCTGAGAAGCAATATCTGACTGAGCAGTCAGTCCAGTTGCTTCTCTAATAGGAACTGCTGGAGGAGTAAATGCTGCAGTCCAAAGATTAGCTCCTTTAATTAAGCAGAAATCATCCATATAACCAATCAATGGATTTTCTCCACCACTACAACCAATTACTAGTTTAGAGAAGTCAATATTCTTAGCTGTCTCTAAAGTAGTTTCAGAAATCTTAACACCATCAACAAACTGAATCAGAGAATCATTTGGAGATCCTTTAATACGAGTTAATACAAAATGATGCCAAGAATAATCTTCTAAGGCAATAATACTAGCGTTTACTAGATGCTGGGCATCAGTAGAAACAACAAACTCGGTAGGAGTAGTATGATCTAAAGTCTCTGCAGATAATGCAGTATCATTACCAGTCTCCCAAGCATCAATATCTGTTACATCATCAGCATTGCCAATGAAAACAAAGTTATCAATTGTATCAGTTAGTCTAATCCAAGCAGAAATAGTAAATGCTTCGTTAGAGTAATTTACTCCATTAGGAAACAGAATACCAGTATGAGATGGATTAGTAAAGTCGATACAAGAACCATCAAATTTACCAAACTCATTAGTGATAGTAACTAAACCTTGAGTAATAGAAGCTTTAGTTCTATCATAGAGTCTATGATTTTTAGTGTCTAGGTAACTTAATGTAGTTGCCATAAAAGGGCCTCCTTTACATTGCATTGTAAATGTATAATGGGGTTATAATATCCCGTTACACTATTGTCTAGAATAAGAAAAGAATAGGCTTATTTAGCCTATTCTATTCTAAGTTTATAAGTTATTCTTTTATTACTCTCTGTATTAAGAACCAGAAACTACAGGTTCAGTAATTACAGTAACTTCTACTCTAATACCAGCAGTATTGCTTAAACCATAGCTCTTATATCCACTAAGTTCACCAACAATTGTAGTTGTACCAACTACACCAGGAGTATAGTTGCTTGCATCCCATACGATAGCAACATTTGGTTGTTCATATGGTTCTTCATCTTCTGCAGCACCATATCTCTGGCAATATACAGTACAAGAAGGATATGTATTAGCAAGCTGATCTGAAAGATCAACTGCACCAGTTTCAGTATTTACTGTAATATCAGCAATTTGTGTTTTAACTCCTACGATTTCATCAGTTTGAATCATAACAACACAAGATGCTTTGATATCATTTGGATTCTGAATTGGATGTTCTGGATCAATATCCATATCAGCAAGATCACCATAGATAATTACATTGTCTACGTCACCCTTCTTATATACAGGATCAACAATGTTATCATCTTTATCTCTTAGATTATAATCCCAAGTAACATCAATATTGACTTGCTCAGTACTGCCATCATCTTTCAGTATAGTGCATTTAGCCTGAGTAACAGAATTGAGTCTATCAGAGATTGCACTGATTTCAGAATTATAAGGAATCTTTATAACTGGTATATTCTTCTCTTCATCAAAATCAAGATAGTCCTCATAACTATCATAATCAATTACAGCATTCTGAATTCTATCTGGTAGCTCATCTGGAATATAGGCATAATGAGTTGTAGTAGTTACAGTTGTAATTATAGTAGGAGTAGATGTATTATCTACTGAGGTTACAGATTTTTTAATAATCTTCTTATCATAATCATTAAAGTAATTCTGTGCCTGAGCAGCAGTAATCTCTTCACCATTATCTGGATTATAATATTTAGTAACTTCTGTAGTGGTATCAGTTTCAGAATTATATTCTCTGGACTGAATGTCTTTATAGCACACAGTTCTACTATTAACAGTATCAAATACACCACCATAGATGTAGTTTTTCTTATTAAGAGATTCCCATGAGATAGCTTGCTGAACCATACGATCAGCAATAAGCATACCATTATCTACTTTAATCAGATAAAAGAAACCAGAGATATTGTTTGATGTTGGAGTAGTAGGAAGTTCACTATACGGTTCTTTACTTACTACTTCAGCTCCACCATTAGTAGTAGTATGCATCTCTATCCATGGTTCTTTATTACCTAACTGAGAAAAATATCCAGCAACATTGTCAAATGGTGCTTCATAGACGCATTTGATATAGTCATCAATGCTCATTCCACTCAGACCACTGACATATTTGCCAGTTGTAACAGGTGCTGCCATTAATATTCACCTCGTATTAATTAAAATATAACTCAATTGCAGATGATTTACCATCTTTAAGTTTGATTTCTTTTTTAGTAAATCCAGATTTGTCTTCTCCAGTTAATCCAACCAATTCTGCAGTATAATTCTCATTATTCTTATTAGAGATTCTTACGCCAAAGAATGGTTTTCTATCTGGTCCTGTCATAGGAATACCAAATAGAATCTGAGTATAGACAGAATCTAGATTCATCTTAAATCCAATAAAATATGAATCTATAACATTACCCTTTTCACTCTTTTGAATAACTCCACCACTAATAACACTATCAGTATGAGCCATCTTAAAAGTAATAAGATCTTTCTTAACTCCAATCATGGGCAATACAGATGCATTGGATGATAATCTAATCATAAACTCTTTTTTACCAATATGGAGAATACCAGTAGGAATATCCCAATAGATTTTCATTCCATTACCAATTAATCCAAAGTATTTTACTTTGGATTGATCAATGTCTTTAAAATCTGTATGAATATGACTATTATCATATTCATATAGTTTAGTTCCATCATAGTATTCAGCATAATAAATATAAGCCTGATCATGTTCCGGTGATCTTAGCTTTTCTATTAAACTTGTTGTTGTCATAATGACCCTCCTTAAAATTTATAGGTAGGATGAAAATCACCCTACCTATTGTTTATTTAAGTTTAACTATAAGTAGAAGGTCTTAATTTCTATTAAGTATAAGAGTAAGTGGTACGCAGACGGAAGTTATGAGAACCAGCATCTGCATTAGCTTCAGGATGTACCCAAGTCTTAATGATAGCATAGTTGGTTGTATCGGCAAGAGTACCGCCATTAGTAGTACCTTTGATAGTGCCTTTATCATTTACAGCATCAAGACCAGCAGCAGTAAGATCTAGTTTAGTTTCTTCTGTATCAGCTGGATGATCTGTAGTTGCTTTATATTTACCAAGTTTAACAGGATCGTTTTCATCACCATCATTCAGGACTACATTAATCCAACGACCTTCATAAACTGTACCAGCAGAGCTACCAGTATCATCTACTACGCTAAGTACAGCATTCTGCATATCAGATACAGGACCACCAGTAGCACTTTTGTTATTGAAAATAGCAAATACTTGACAGCCAGCAAGGCTAGAAGTAATATTTGTAATAGTTCCTTCATGAGTAGAAGTGCCAGCATCTACAGTACCAAAATCAAGCTGAGTAGATGGATTGTTAGCATCAACAAACTGATATGAACCAGTTGTGCCTTCTAAACGATAATATTCGACAATTGGAGCTACTGCCATGTTAATCATTCTCCTTTATAATTAAATATTAGCTTTAGTTGCTGATACGACGATATTAACATTTTTGATATTGTCTGGGAATTCTGTAATTCTAGCTTTCATAATTCCAGCAGGCAAATCTCTAATCTCGTCGTCTTCTGTAAAATTCACACTAATAAAAGAATTTTGATTAGTGTTTTCCATTACTACTTCTTTAAAAGTAGTAAATTCAGTTGGATTGTCATTACTTGTATGTTGTAGGACGACTTTTATATTGTTTGTAAATGTTTCCATTTCTTGATTATCTTCTACAGAGAATCGTACCGTAACATTTTCTAAATGCATATCAAATGGAATATAAAGTTCAGGAAAGATAGTAGATGTATTTACTTTTGGAAATACAAATACAATGTTCTTTACATCTGTAGTTGTCTTTTCATGAAGATTAATAATACCTTCAGCTAAGTTAGAATAACCTGTAGCCTGGAATGCCTCATATAATTCTGGATCACCATCTAGGTTACCAATTTTAGTATTCTGACTAGCAAGTTGGGTTACAGTAGTATTGGTTAAAGCATCAATCGCTTCTTTATTAGCATTAATAGCATTTACTACATTTTTAACTTTCTTACCAGTATCATCTTTAAACTTTAATGCTTTATTCTTAGAAGCCACTTTACTAGATTTGAGGTAAGGATTTTTTTCAGTGTCTTCAAATAAAGAATCATACTGATTTTTATATAACTGACTTTCTGGAGTTGCAAACATATCTCAATCTCCCTTTCAATTTAAAAGAAAGGGATACCCTCCTTTCTTTTAGATATGAATTTATATAAAACTAAGAGGCATCTTTATAATAGACACCTCTTAGTGAATAATTATTAATACGCATTAGGTCCAGCAGATGCTTTGATAACGTAGCCAGGTTTAGCAATACGAATTGTAAATATAGCATTCTGAATAGGTGCACTGAACTGAATATCAGATGCAGTTTTAGCAGAAGCAATATCTGCAGCAGAATTACTTGCTGGAGGAATGATATTAATAGATACTATGGTAACTGGAGCACCATCAGTTCCAAATGTACCATCAGGAATACCAAGTTCAGCAAGCTTAGCTTGATATGCAGTATAAGTTTCTGGAGTTTCTAATTCATCTGCAAAGCTTGCAGGAATTCTAATACCACCAGGAATATTATACACTGGAGTACCCATGTATCTAATATCTACACTTCTTGTATCTGGATCTACATGTTCATCTTCATCATTTTCATCAAATTCGCCCATCCAAGCAGTTTCTAAATTATCACCAAGAGCTACTAATTTTAAGAAGCACTCATCACTAAATTCAGACATACCAATCTTATTGGTTAAAGCAGATACTGGAGCAGATGGGCCATATACATCAGGATCAGGAGCTGATGGATCAGTACTTTCAGCAGCTTTTACAGTTACTTTAACTATAGGAATTGTTGGGTTACCAGTATAACCATTAGTAGTCAAGCTACTATTATCAAATACTGGAGTGAAGTCATAGTTACCAGCAGTAGTACCATCATAAGTGGTTACTGGTTGCCATGCAGTGACTGCTAAATCATGAGTTTCAGCATTACCATTGACTAAGCAATTAGCAACAACTATATCCAGTGTATTTTCTGTGAATGGGATATCTGCTTCAGCAGTACCATTTTCTACAGTGAAAGAAGTGTTAGGTCCTTTAATTGCATAGCTATCAATGGTCTTAACAACAGGAGCAGCACCAACATTTACAGCTACTTTAATTGGGCTAATATTATTATCATCATATACTGGATCAGCAAGAGCTTCAAGAGAAGCAGTATCAAGTGTACCTATAGCATACCATGTGCTATTAGCCTGAGTATTGTCGGCAGTTGATGGTATTTCCCAAGTTACAGCAACACCAGTCATTGGAGTATCACCATTAGTAGGATCATCAATAACAATATCTACTGTTGGGAAATTGGTATTCAGTTCAGTCTTAACATCATTTACATTAGAACCAAATTCTACATCAATTGGATTAATAGTAGTGCTTACACTCTTAATTGTTCTACGAGTAGCAGGAACAACTGGTTTTGCATTTACTGTTACATTGAACTCAACTGCTAAGCCATTAGTATTTACACTTACACCAGGAATCATTGATGTTGGGAGAATAGTACCATATACTTTGATTGGCTGGCTAAGAGAAGCAACATTATCAATTACACTATCTCCATCATTATCAATATTAGTTAGATTCCATACAGAGATATCAGCAGTATACTGAGTTTGAGTATTATCTGGCGCTTTGAGTACAGTTACCTGTACTTGAGTTGGTAAACCAAGGGCTGCTTCAAGAGCATCTTGATCAGCAAATGTATCTCCTTCAGTAACTGTTGCAGAACCAACAGGATCATCAATAGATACTAAAGTATATGTTTCCACCACAGGAGCTAGAACCTTAACATACATCTGTGCTTTCTTACCATTAACAACATAAGATGGATCAGATGGAGTAATCACACCAGTCCATACATATGTAGTTTCTGTAGCAGGAGAACCATCAAATGTAGGATCTGGAGTCCAAACAACTGTAGCAGTATCTGTAAAGTCAGGACCGCTATTAGTACCAATAGTAATATCAACAGTTGCAGGTTCTACTACATCAATAATTTTGGAACCATTTGCCAAATCAGCATGATTAATGATAGGAACATTTTTTACCCAATAAGAAGGACCAGTAGCTGCTAATACAGTTACTTTTACTTCAACAGTAATATTTGTCTTATTGGTTACTCCTGCAGGAGGAACAAGTTCACCAGTAATGTAATAATCGCCAGGAGTAGTTGGGTCATAATCAGTTTCTGTTAAATCCCAGTTAATATTGGCTGTACCCTGAGTCATCAATACGTTTACGCCATCATAATCATGAGGTAAGATAGTTACATTTGTAGATGCTGGAAGTGGAAGATCATTAATAGATACTCCAAGATTTACAGGAGCCATAGTAGGATCTTCTGCATCACAAATATCTGGTTTAGCACATACTTCAAAAGCAATGATTGGAGTAATATCATCCTCATTAGTAATATTCTTTGGAAGTACATATTCACCAGTTAGAGATTGATGAGAAACAGTAAGTGGGTTATAAGAACCCTTATTCCAAACAATATCAAGTTCAACAGTAGAACCATCATCAAGAGTTACTGTATTCTTAGTTGGGAATCCAGCATCAGCAAATGCAGTTTCCTGAAGAACAGAAACATCATTGATCGCTGCCTGAGAAACAATCTTCTTCTGTTGGAATAGGGTTACTTTTGCTGAAGGGGGATCAATAGGTACAACTGGCTGTTTGTCTTTTTCAGTTAAGATAAATTCACCGACAAGAGTTTGTTCAGTCAATGACTGAGGATTATATACTGAAGAAGCTGCACTCCAATCAATATTAAGGAAACCAGTAGTACCATCAGTATATTTAACCTTCATCTTCTCAGGAAGTTCAAGATTATCAAATGGAGTATTATAGAGATCGGTTAACACAACAGGATTGGTGCTAACAATCTCATCAAGAATATGAATATCTGCACCTACGATAATATGCTGAACTGCAGTGACGATAGCATTCTTGGTGCCTGTTGATAAGTCCAGGGTACCAAGCACAACTTGTAATTCAGATTTTTCTTTATCGTAAGTAGTAGTATTCCAGTTTACATCAACCTTACCACTAGTACCATCTTCATATGTTACATCAACTTGAGTTGGTAACACATTTGCGGTATTGATATCTGTATTGAATGCTACATTCAATACATCTGGTGTTACTACGTCTACTACGATTTTATCGAATTCAGGAAGATCTGCCTTCTTAGCAAATGTACTATCTGCATCTGTCTTACTGTATACTTCATCTTTCTTAGCATATGTAGTTTCTGCATCAGCAGTTTTAAGATAATCTGTTATATTAGGCAGATCACTCTTTTGAACATAGTTAGAAAGTTTAGTAGTTAAATTACTATCAGTAATAAAATTAGCAATCTCAGCTGCAGTGAGATCAGCCATTTCTTCCCAATCACTTGCAGTAGTTGCTTCTGTGTTTGGATTGTTTTTAAGTTTATACAGCCTAAATGCCACTGAACCATCTAAAGTATTGGTGTCAACAACAAGACATTCCATACCGACTTTACGACGGAGTTTAGGAATATTTAGTCTGGCATTATCTGATTGCACAATATGTCGTGCACCGGCAATGTCATTCACATCAACGACAGGATATTTATCTCTATCATCTAATGTTTTGACTGTGCCTGGAACTAAATAGCCTTTATTTCTAGCCATTAAAATATCATCCTTTCTTCTAATTTAAGGATTTTTCTAGAATCACTTATTTATAAGTCCGGAGTGTTATACTCCGGACTTATTATTTTATGTGCTGAATAGAGCGTCTATTTCACTTTGAGTAACATCATCATCATTATCTGATTCGTCTATTAGATCTTCTATTTGAGGTTGAGTTAAAAATGGAGAAATATCTGGTAAATCATCCATTGTAGCCATATTAGCAGTCTTATTATCAACATAAGTTTGCATACTATTTTTGACTATTTGTACATCAACCTTAGTAGCCATCATAGTCATATCTGGAAGATTGTCTACTTTCTGTTTAACTGGCTCAAATAGAGCTTTTGTAACATAGTTAGACATGTCTACTGGGGTTCCTCCACCACCACCAGATCCTCCAGGAGTTGTAATCTTTAACCAATTAACACTAGTAGTTGTTGGTGTGCTAGCATTAATAATCAGACGATACTCTTGATCCTCATCTCTTACATAACAAACCATTCCTACTCTTCTATGTAAGCGAGGAATATTATACATTTCATTTACATTTCTTGTTATGTGATAACCTCCTGCAATGTCTTCCATATCTGCTACAGGATATTCTTGAGAAGAATTCATTGTAGTCAATGGTGCAGGTATTCTATATCCTTTCTTAATTTCAGATGCCATGCTATTCCTCCTCTCTTATGGTTTGTCCATGTAATTTACTTTAAACTCACCATCTTCATAGAAGATTACTTTAAGTTTATTAAACATAGGATATTCATAGTTTGCTATAGATTGATTGCAATGTTTTTGTGCATATGTAAGAGACACATCTAATGCCAACTTATTTATATTACAATCTGCTTCATATGGTTCCAGATGTAAGAAGTAAGCAAAGGCAAAATTATCTCCTAATGACATAACATCTGCTTCTGGAATATTCTTAACTTGATCTATTGGTATACCATAAGAAGATATGTCTTCTAACGGAGTATTTACCCAAGAATTAAGTTCAAAATTGTAAGTTTTATAAGTTTCAAGATCTGTAGTTAATAGAACTTTGATTGCAGAATTTGTGCTAGTTGATATTGAATAAGTAAAATCTATTTTCTTGATATCAGATCCTGGAAGGGGATTAGGCAATAATTCAGATGGTTTAACTATAGTTTCATAAGAAGATTCTGGTATTTCACATGTTTTTTGTAAAGAGTCTGTTGCATAGACCTCTATATGAATATTATCAGAAGGGTTTGTTGATATAGTTTTTATATCTTCTATTGAAAGATCTACAAATCCCATAGTATTAATTATAGATTGTTTTTGTATTGAAGTTTTATTATCCCAATCAGAAGCAATCTTGACAAATTGATATGTATCATCATACCCATACACATCACCATTTATATATACTAATTGATATCCTGATATACCAGGTGGAGTAAAATTCTCAGTATATACTATAGAATTAGATATTCTAAGATCGTCTATTATTATATTTTGAAATCCAGGATATAGCATAGCATTGTTATTATTAGAACTAGGATTATTAGGTCCATAATATTGATATGCGTATATACCATTATTTCTATAACATCTATTTCCTATAGATATATGATCACAGAGTCCCATTTTTAATTTATTATAGTGATAATACTTGTACTTTACTCCTTTACTAGTGGAATAAGCAGTAGACCCAGAATCTATATTCATTTCTGTAACTTTAGAACCATTGATAAATAAGCAAATTTTTGCAGTTCTTTCTGAAAGTTGTTGTTGAGTTATTGCTACATGATACCATCTGTTAGACGGACAATAATTTTTAGTTGCAGTCAGTATTCTAACTTGTGGAGATGAAGCTCCATCCGATCCTTGATAAACAGCTTGAAATTCAAATCTCTCTTTATAGCAACAGTACCCTAAATTTAAATATATGGGTATATCTCTATGGATAGAAGTATTACTACTTGTTCCTCCAGTGTCAACTCTATAACAATAATCACCAGTATAATATCTATTTCTATCAGAATAATTTTGTGTAATATTTAAAACAAATAAAAATGGATTACTTGCATCAGCAGTGAATTGATATATTGCATTTGGATATACATTATGATATTGATTTGGATCTGTTAAATTTGATCCTCTTTCTGGATAAAACCAGAATTCAGTTGTCATACAATTAGCTATTAAATTAATATTATTGATCGTAATACCTGTTGATTCTGTTAAATTTATAGCAAAAGGTCTAGATTTATATTTACCTTTTGTAAAAGTTGGATTTATACCAAATACAGTATCTCCCCACTGATTATTAGATGTATTAACTCTTTTAAAACCTTGAAGTGGAAGATAAATAGAAGGATTTAAGATTGAATTTTTTGCCCAATCAGTAGAATTGCTAAACTTATAAAATCCAATAGTATTAGTAGTATTTATATAATCTGCCATATCATATTCCCTCCTTATCAAAGTAATTTACTTTAAACTTTCCATCTATTGGGAATTTGATAAGCAGTTTGCTTGGATTTAGATAAGCGTAGTCTACTTCTACTTCTTCTTGTGCCTCATCCATCTCACAAATAGCATTTATAGCATTTAGTTCAGCAACATCTACCCCTTGCTCTAATGCTTCTATATAGTATCCAAATGCTAGATTAGTTCCTAATGAAGCCCAAGCAAATGTAGGAATAGCACCTAATTGATCTACCCTTATTCCTCCATCTGCTATTCCTTCTGCAGTTATAGGTTTCCATTGATTTAAAACAAAATCATATCCAAAGTATACTCCATTAACCAAATCTATGGTAGGAGCTATCATGATTTTACCATTATTTTCTATATTATAATCAGCTGTAACTTGTTCTATCTCACCATAGATTCCAATATCCCATAGATTCTTAGGTTCTACTATAGCTCTATGGTCTTCATCTGATACTAGTTTCAATACAGTATTAGTATAATTAGCAGTATAAGACTCGATTGTTACAGATTTAGTAGGGTCTGTAACATACTCTCTAATTTCATCTAAATCTGGATAAGCATCCTGATCTAATAGTTTAATACATTGCATTATTTGATCTGCTGATAATAAAGACCAGTTTACAGCTAATTGCGTAGTAACTCCTTTAATAACTCCATAAGCATCATTGTTTATTATAGCAACCATTTTATCTGGTACTATATCAATATAACCATCTACAATTCTAAGATTATCTATATATAAGTTACCAAAAGTCTTTCCTTGACCAGTTATGGATAATTTCCAATGTAACCATTCTTGTTCACTCTGAATATATTGATTTCCTATAAAGAAACAAGGATTTAGTCCTCTAAAGAAAGTTCTTCCATATTGACCAAATGATATAGGACCTTGTTTATTAGGAGGATAAGATGTGGTTACATTGTAATCTATAGAATATCCATTTCCTTTATCCGAACCAAAGTCTATTCTTAGAGTAGCATCTTTAGATTTATTATATGATAAAGATAAGTGATGCCATGTATTAGCAGATATAGGAATTTCAAATATTCTTTTTCCATTAACTATATTATTGATTTCATCATTTACATAGCTTAAATAATACTCACCATTACCAATGGCAAAGAATTTAGTGTCTTCTGGATATATTGCTCCTTCTTGCTTTTGTTTAACTTCTACATACACTTGTTCTACATATAATTTCTCTGTATTGGCATTATATCCTACAGCAGTCTCTACGGGAACATAGTAATATTGATTTTGATCTTGTTTTAACACCTCTAATAGTTTATCTTGTAGCTCATTAGGATTCGATTTTAATATTCCATATATGAATAAATATGGATTGGTACAATTTACACTATATTCATCATATTCTTCTAAATCAGTAGATGGTTCTAGTGTATCATAAGATTTATCAAATCTAAACCAAAAATCTATAGTAAACTCTTTATTTGATATATAATATATATTATGGAAACTATCATCATAGTCTTCTTCAGAAAAGCATGTGTCTAAGGAATATATGCATTTATTTGGTTTTATCTCAAGACAACCAGTTCCAATTTTAGCATCATTTTGACTTATTGAAATATCTGATAAATGTACTACATCTGTTTGAAATCCATTTTTATTTATTGGATTTTTATTTTCATCATATTTATAAATTTGATAAGGTTTTGTTATTCCATTCATTTCATAATCCACATCTTCACCCCCTATCATTATAGTTTATTTTATACTTACCCTCTTCTAATAGATTTATCTTTAGAAGAGTAGGACCTATATATTTATATTTAACTTGAGTAGATTTGTTTGCTTTAACCCATTTCTCATCTAATGATATACTCAAAGTTATATCGTTAATTTGACAAGGATCATCCTCATTCATCTTAGATAGAGATATAGAGAAGGCAAACTTATCTAATCCAAATTGTTTCCAAGATGATGCTGGAATATCATCTAGCGAATCTAATAATATTCCACTAGTACGAACATCAGATCTATTATCTAATGGAACCCAAGCAACATTAGTGGCATTATAAGTATAATAAGTTTCTCCATCTCTAGTAATAGCTAAACGTATATTAGAAGTGGCATTAGTAGATCCGGTTGCTTTGATATTTTTTATATAATCTTGTATTGCTCCATAATCTAAGAATTTAGTTGGATATACTATTTCTGATCTAGACTGGTCTATCTTTTCTATTGTCAATTTTGGTCTAACAGTATCAGTTTGATAATTTAAACAAATAATATCTTTAGATGGGTCTGTTTGAATAAGTTTGATTTGTTCTGCAGATGGAAAATTATTATACGACACTTTTTCTAATAAAATTAGTTTATCAGTTTCTGATATATCTTCCCATTTAGCAAATGAAAGTTTTACAATCTCATTATTTTCATTATTGTAATATGCATACCCATCATATATAAAAAATTGTCTTCCTATTAATCCTGGAGGAGTGAAGTTTGATGTCCATAAAGCAGCTTGCGAAAAACGCAAATTGTCAATATATGAATCACATGTAAATTTCTGTACTTCATTAGCTGGTATAAGTTGTATTGTGTCATATGGATCATTTGGATAAAAATAAGTTTCAGTGTATCCAGATTTGGTTAGATTAATATTATATTCTTTATTTATGTCTCTTGTAGTTAATAAATTTGTCTTATTTATGTACCCTGTCAAAGAACCAATGTGTATTATAGTTCCTGTAGAATAACATATAACATTTTCTGAGATAGATTTATTGTAATCTTTTATTATCGGAGTTATTAGCCCATTTATTGATATTAATGGTCCTTTTTCGATTGATCTTATAATTGATATATGATTCCATGAATTTGTGTGTATATTTAAAGGTATCAAAATACCTCTATTCATGGTTGTACCACCCATACTACTAGCTCCATAATCTACAGCAATAAGCATATCAACATACAAATAGTAATTTGTTTTTATTGCCGTAGAGATATAATGATTATACGGTAAATTATCATTTTCTGAATAAAATATTCTCATTTGCCTTATATCAAAAACAAACTTTTCTACTCCTAAGGTATGTAAAGAACTAGCATAACCGTTCATAAATTTAACATGTTCGGAATATCCAGACTTTGTATATATATATAAAAATGAACTAAATTTTATAGAATCTTCTCCATTTCTTATAAAATTTGGATATAACCAAAAATCTAATGTCCATTCATTCTTAGTCATTGATTGTATTACATAATTATTATTATAACTTTTTCCAATATACGTATCAAATTTTAAATCATCCATTTTAAACAAATTGGCTGAATGAATTTTTTCTTCTTCATTATATCTAATAGTTAGTGACGATTTTTTACTAAAGTATTTATCAGAAGAAATTACAGATCCTGCTGTATATGATAAAGTATTGTGTGAATAATGCTCATCACCATATTTCCACAAATCATTATTAAGTGACAGCGAATTCTGATTTCCTATAATTGAATTACGTGTAGGGTCTGTTTTATCACTAAATTTATAGAATGCTATAGTATTTGAATCAACAACATATCCTGCCATCTATATCACCTCTTACTCGATAGTAATAGATGCAGCATTTTGAATTCTATCATAAGATATAGGATCACTTATAGATACATATACACCATTACTAAATAAAGTAGGAGTACTCATATTAATAGTCACATCTGGAGATATATGCAAACTACCATCAAATGTAACTTTATCATTAGTCTCATATCTACTAGCTTCGTTTGCTGTGAAATCAGCAAGCGTTACTGTTTCAGTAATTGCAGTAGTAAGTTTATCATATTTTAATACTTCTATTGGTGGATATTTATAATTAGATTGAGCATTCTTAATATCAATAGTAACCTCTTTAGGAACTTCAGATGCTTCTACTGTAAACTCTTTTTGTTGCCATTGAAGTTTATCTAATTCCTCTTGAGTATAGATAATATGGTTTGCTAGATTAGTCTTATTAGTAGTAGCTTTATTATCTACTACTTGTACTTCATCTTTAGTAGCAAATTTAGTGAAGTCTGGTAATTCTATAGTGGGTTCTTCACCTTCGCCACCAGTTGTAGGAGTTCCAATATCAGATTTCTTTACATATTGACTCATATCAGGAATCTGAACTTGTACTTGCTGTACTTCATCTTTAGTAGCAAATTTAGTAAAATCTGGTAGAACCATAGTTCCACCACCACCAGATTCTCCGCCACCTTCACCACTACCAGAATCAGGAATAGAAATGTCAGATTTCTTTACATATTCATCCATATTAGGAATCTGATTTTGAAGTGCTTGTAAATCTCCAAGTGTAGCCATCTTGGTTAAATCTGGAAGAGAATCAACTGTATTCTTTACAGTATCAAATTCAGATTTCTTAGTATAACTATCTAACTCTTCTGGCATTACACCTTTTTTAACTTCTTCCCAGTTAGCTATAATAGTAATATCTGCATCAGTATGAGAGATAAGTTTATATTCTTTCTCCAGACTAGTAACGTAACATCTCATACCCAATCTTCTTCTAAGATAAGGTATAGATAACATATCACCTATAGTATCAACTGAATGAAGACCACCAGCAACATCATTAGTATTCACCACAGGATATTTATCTCTATCATCCTGTGTAACAACTGTCATAGGTACTTTAAACCCTTTATTTGCTGCCATTAATCTCACCTCTTAACATAAAGAACCAGGAAAGATCATATGATCTTTCCTGGATATATGATCTCTTTATTTTAAAGTTTATAACGATTCATAATAACTGAAGTACCAGCATAAGCAGGATATGGATTTACATATGCTTTATAATTTGGATATGCTGCAGTTGCAGAACTAATAGCAATCTGATCAGCTGGATCGACTTCCCAATCTTTATAAATCTGCATACCATTAACAACTAGACCTTGTTCAACAGCAGCAGCTACACGACTAGGAATTAGTACACAAAGATTGCCATCAGCTACAGTTTCTACAATAACTGTATTGATCTGATCGCTTGGATTAGCTACAGTAACAGGTTTAACAGCTGCAGGAGTGAAGGAGAAGTTACCAGCACCATCATTATCCATAGAACCAACAACAATTTTATATACGTCGTTATAATCAATTGGATTAAACTCAGCATATTCAGATTCGCCTGCATCAAAATACCCAACTAATTTAAGTTTATCATCTACAATTGGAAGTGCTAAAGAAGCCTGAGCTTGACCAGTAGATCCAAGCAGATTACAAGCAACATCATTAAGTTTAAGATGATCAAAACCATTAAGTTTAACAGTATCACTAGATACAGTAAATGTGGTTGCTGTAGTGCTTTCAGTCATTTCATCTACTCTGAAAGTTAGCTTCATAGCAGCCATAAGCTGAATTGCAGATGCTGCAGGAGTTAGAGCTTCACCAGACTCATTTGATCTGTTGTAAATGTTATATGCTTTACAACCAGTTGGATCACCAAAACCAGCAGGAGTAATAGTCTGAGTTGTTTTAGTCATTACAATCTCAGAATTCTTAATCTTGATAATCTGATTGGAAAGAGAACCAATTACATAAAGCTCATTTGTTTTATTAATACCCATTGCAGTAGCACCAGTACCAGCAGGTAGCTGAATTACTGTTGGGTTATTCATATCAGAAAGTGGATAGTATGTAACAGTATCAGCAAGATAAGAACATACATACAGATTGTTATTAGAATCTGTAATAACATCAAATGGAGTATTGCTGCAAGTAAGAGTCTGAATCTTAACAGATTTTCTAATCTTGATAACAGAGCTTGTACCATAGCAAGCAACATAAATATTATCAAGTCTGTCACAGCAGATACCCATTGGACGACATACAGAGTTATCTACTGTAGCATCAGCGCAAGGAATCTTAAGAACAACTTTATTATTAACAATCTTACATACAGTACCTTTGTTAGCGCAAGCTACCCATACTGTATTATCACTATCACAACAGATACCAGTAGGACCAGAATCTACATTAATAACTGCAGTAATAGTAGTTGGATCAGATACAGTTTTTTCAATCTTATATACTGTAGAATCACCATAGCAAGTTACATAGATAGCACCAAAACCATCTTCACAGATAGAATAAGGCTGTTTACCTACAGTAACATACCCCTCATTAACACCATCTTTAATGTAACTAATAGTATTATTTTCTCTATTAGCAGTGTATACAGATCTTTGATCCTGAGCAACAAAAACAGCTTGTGGTTTAGCACTAGAACCAAGACCAATAGTTGCAGAACTTACTAGTTCATCATCAACATATTTATACAGATTTCCAGAATAAGTGCTGGCGACGTATAAATCATTAGGAAAAGCCATTGTTTTTACCTCCTATTATTCAAATTATTTAGGAAATACCTTAACTTTATGTCGGACTAGATACTTGACTTATTATCTGGTTAAAAGTCTTATCTAAGAACTCTTTGTTTCTTATTATCTCAGCTAGTTTCATAGCTGTATGTATAGGAACATCTTTTCCAGTCACATTTTGTTTAAAACAAGTTACACTCGTATCTATAGATCTATATTCTATAACGAATTGACTTTTGGTGATTTTCTCATTTACATAAGCTAATATTAAACTATCTATTCTTTTCAAAAGAAGATCAGCATCTAGCTGATCTTTCCTTTCTTTCTCTAATCTCTCAGCTTCTTTTTCTTCTTTCTTTTTCTTTTCTTCTACTTGTTGTTCTAAATCATCTATATCAACTTTTTCATCATATTTCTTTATTCCAAGTGTAGATAAGATATACCTAATAAGTTTAGCAGTACTACTGATACCAGAAAAATAATACAACAACTGTGGTCCTATCAGTCCTAGTATAAGAGGTGGAATAAGAATCAATCTATGAGAAATCATTGCAACAAATGGATCAATAGCAATGCAAATAATAGTGTCAACAAGAACAGTCATGATTATATTACGGATTATATCTAATTTATTATCTACATGAAATCTTTTGATAGTTATCATATATTCGTGCATTAAAGCTGCTATAGTTGATATAAGAACAATCAAGATCAATTCTATACTTGTGATACCTAAAGTCTCTAATGTTAAATCCATATACTTCATCCCCTATATGAAGTCTTAAGTTTATTTTCTATCTACTGGTCTTCCTTGTTCTTCTCTTTTAATTTCTCTCATTTTCATTACTTCTATTTCTTCTTTTGGCTCATAACTTCCCACAACAGAATTATATTTACTATTTACCAGTTTATTACCTAACTGAAGTGCTGCGCCACCACCACCAGTATAACCAGCAAATGTAGCATATCCATCCCATGCTATATTATTGATCATGAGATATAGTGAACCAATAAGAAATGCCAAATAACCACCAACTGATATAACTCTAGTAAGAGAAAGTGTGTCATTTTCAAACATCATTCCTCTAAAGAGCATATCTAAATAATCAAGAAATTTCTGAAACATACTGTCCACCTCCTATATATTTTCTATTATATGAATGTTTTAGAACTACCTATTGTCACCGATAGTGGGAACAATAGAGTAAAGAAAGTAACGTAACTCCTAAGAAAGGAGATGATTATAATGAGAGAATATACAGAAATAGAATTACCAGAGAAGAAAGAATCCATTGTTATTAAATCTCTCCCTGAATTTGATATAGAAGATTATGATTTAACCAACCCTAAAGAATTGACTGCTTATTTCAAGTCAATTGAAAAAATATGTAGAAACTCTCGTTCTTATAAGAAGTTAATAGACTTCTTAAGAGAGCATGTTGATATGAACAAATGTTCCTTTTACAAGAACGTAAACAATATAGATACTTACTCTATCAAGATTCATATTCACCACAGTCCATTAACGTTATATGATATAGTAACTACAGTATATGCTAAGAGATTATTAAATAGAGAACCTATATCTGAATTGATGGTTGCTAAAGAAGTAATGTGGTGTCATTATAATTTAATGGTTGGATTAATCCCATTATCTGAAACTGTACACGCTATAGTTCATAGAGGTCAATTATTCATTCCTACTACTAGAGTATATGGAATGTATAAAAGGTTTGTTGAACTCTATGGTATGTATATGGAACCAGATCTAAAAAATATACTTATCAAGGCTGAAAAAGTATCTGAAGTCTATGATTATAAATCTCAATGCAGAATACTTGAAGTAAGCCCTGTTTATATAGATCCTTCTGGAGCATATGAGTTCCCAAACATTCAAGAATTGCAAGAAACACTCTCAACTAAAATAAATGAGATGGATAGAGGAATCGTGTCGGAACAATATACTCTAGAAGATAAAGATCAATTCTTAAATAAAATTAAAGAAGATCAGAAAGGATGAGGAGAGATTGGGTTATTTATTAATTGATGGACAATATACTTTAACAGAAGCTGTAGCAGATACAGGAAGACCTTTAAATGAATCTCTATCTACAATGTGGGCTCAAATTAAAGCAGCATTTAGTGGTGGGGATAAGTATGAAAAGAAATTACAATACTTTAGAAAGTTCTATACTCTAAATGATACTGCTAGAAAAAGACTTGTTCAGATTATACAATCTAGAACTAAAGAAGCTGTAGTTTTAGATAACTATAAACTAGATTCTTTGTTCAATTCTGAGCATGTAGAAAAACATAAACAAACTATTTCTAACACTTATAACAATCCTGGATATGGTAAGAATAATTCTAACACCAATTATGCTTCTTCTAGTTCTACTTATTCTCATGATGTAGAATATGAAACAGTCACCAGAGGACAAGAGTCTTTACATGGTAAAGCTAGTGGTGAAAGTGGTTTTAATGGTATGACCAATTGCACTACTTACCATAAACTTTATATAGATAAAACCCATTTCTATTTAGTGTACTTTACATTTGATTCTGAACGTATTAAAGATTGTGAAGTATTATGCGGTAATAGCTATGGAAATACTAAATATAGATTCATGAAACTAAATGGAATTGATGATATATTATCAATGATGAGAAAATAATAAATTTGTCACTAGGGATTAATTTCCCTAGTGGCACGACATTTGGTTAATATGACTATAAGGAGGAATATAACTTGAGTGCGAATAGAATTCTTCCTGTTGCTTATGATGGAGATTCAGTGCAATCTAATTCCATTGTTAGTGGAGAGAAGTTCACTTGTAAAAAGAAATTTACTATTCTATCCAGTAAGCCTATTCCTAAATATTCTAAGGCTTATATGGAATTTACTATTAAACAACACCCGTCTAATGCAAAGATGAGACACCTTCCTATACATGTAGGAATACATAAAGAACCATCTGTTGGTATATTAGCAGCAGATATGTGTTTAGGTTCTATTTTTTATTGCAATCCATATTATTATTCTGATCCAAAAGATTGGACTCATCCTACTAGTTTTCAATCAGTAGAAAGATATAAATATAATGCTAATGTTACCATAACCAAGAATACACAGAAACTTGGGTCTAGAGTTCCTATGGTAAATCATGTTATTGGTATTGGTGTAGATACTACTATTAATACTATAACTATCTATGTAGAAGGGAATAGAATGTATTCCTTTAAACCTACTGAATTTGATATTAATTCAGAACCAGATTTATTTTATTTTTGTATAACTTGTCAAGAAGATGAACTAGTATCTGGATCTGTAAACTTTGGTAGATATAAATGTGAATATCTACCAGAAGGATATTGGAGTCTGTATCAATGCTGGTATTACAAGAAAGCTGCTATATGGGATATTTATACTACTATACAAGCTGGAGAAGTATATACTAAACCTCCAGTAGAACAAAACTGTATTGTAGAAGTAGAAGCTCAAAATGATATAGCACCTATAAACTTTCCAATAGAAACTCATAGAAATCCATATCTGATTCATTCTAATCCTGTTAATATGGCTTATGGAACTAATCCATTAGGAATGATTTTAAGATCTCCTGATTCTAATGATATATCTACCCTTGCTTGGCCTATTCCTACAGACCAAAAGATATATCTAGAATTTGTAGTTAAGAATGCTCTAATGCAAGTAGATAGTCAAGGTCATATGTTATATAATGGTGTTCCAGTAAAGATAGGATTAACTAGTGCTATCAATACCACTACTAATCAGAAAGTATTCTGGATAGATATGGCTCATAAGAAACATGTTCCATATAAGAAACACTCTAATATATATAATGTAGAGTTTGAGTATGATGCTGGTACAGTATTAAATCCATCTATTCCTATACAGCCAGATGAATGGGGAATGGTATTTGATCTAGCTAATAATAAGATAGATATATATACTCTTGGAGATCTATTCATGAGTGTAGATATGGTTAATAATAACTTTGGTAAACATCAAGACCTATATTGGTTATTCATTCAGCCATTAACAGATGCATTCTATACAGATCCTAATGCTACAGATCCTGCTCATATTATTGTGAATACTGGTGAGAATGGTGTTCTTTATGACAATATTCCAGATAATAAGAATATTATGACTTACTACTATTACTACAACTATCTACTTAGACTAAAACTATTTATAGATATTCCTATTACTGTAGAAACTCTTCCATATAAAACTAACTATAGTAAATATATTAACTGTGAAGTTACTGTTCCAAATCCTGAAGAAGATAAATGGTCTCCTGGATTGAATAAGCTTTGGAAAACATATAATGTAGTTACAGATACAGAACCTCATAACAATGAATCTAGTATTACTGCATTTGATATGTGGAATAAAGTTAAAAGTGATGCTAATAATTGGAATAAGAGATCATAAATTTAAGTACTCTCTTAATGAGAGTACTTAAATTTCAGTTATATACTATTATATTGTAGGATATGAGAGGAGGGAAGACTTTTAATTAGTTCGATTATGTAAAGGAGGAAAAAATATGATCGAAATTATTAAGCCGGAAAAAAGTACAGGTGCTATTAATAATGTTATGGCACCAAAGATGCAAAGGAGATATTTGGATATTGTGAATGACAATGTAAATGTAATATCCCTTACCTTTAAGGTATTTGGATATGGAATTAAATTATCAGGCTATCATTTGCTGTGGTCAACTCTGATAGCAGCATATTGGTTTGTAGTGTTGATTGACAACACAGTTGGCTTCAATACTACAAATGGATTCATGATGTTTATAGAATCTATTATTGGAGGATTCATATCTTTAGTATTACTTAGTTTAGTAATGGGTATATTGAATGCTATATTTAGTATACCTAGTTATATTATGATTCGCAAATAAATCCTACATAAAGTCCCAAGAGCATTATAGCTCTTGGGATTATTTTTTATAACTCATCTGCTGCTCTAGTTCCTAAGATTACTAGAGGGAAAGTCATATTAGTATTGGAGTTTACGGCAATAGCATTTCTAGTATCTACTCTCATATCATCTAATAAGAACTCTGCTGGTCTTTGAATACCAGGAATAGACATACCAGTCTGTACATTTACCACATCAAACCACTTATTACCAGTAGATGCATCATAGCACACTACAGTCTTTACATTAGGATCATTCTGAGCAATCATTCTTTTTTGTATTGGATTTAGATTGTTCTGATAGTCTTCAAACTGTTTATCTACTGGATTATTGTTGTTAACTGGTTTAACATTATTTGTACCTGCTGTTACTATACCTGAGGAAGGTAATTGATTACCAGAGATCATAGTACCAGTATTAATAGTAGTAGGAGAAAGCTGTTGATTAAACTGAGGAAGACCGTATCTTGGAGCATTTACTAATGCATAATAAGCATCCATAATATTCTTATCTGCATTATCTTCTCCAGTATCTTTCAACATCTGTTCTTTCTTCATTACAAGATCATTAATCTTATTTCTTACAGAGTTCAATTCTCTTACTGCATTAATCTTAGTGGAAATAACTCCTACTTGAGTGCTCATGAATTGTGATATATTCATAGCACGATTCTTACCACCATATGCTCTATTATTACGATACTTATCTAACTCTTCTTCTATATTGGCATATACTTGTTCAGTCTGAGCTATAGCACCATATAGAAGTTTAGCATTATCATAGTAACCTTTCTCATATTCCTTTACTAAACTATCTGGAGTATTTCTCTTCTTATCAGATACAACAATATCAGTATAGGTATTAGAGTTTAGATCAGCTTCTTTGTTTTTTGGTGGTCTGCCGGGACCTCTCTTTTTAGGAACCTGTACTGGTGTATCAATCACATCTTCATTTCCTTCTTGAACTAAAGATGATGCAGAAAGCCCATATTCTGCTTTCTGATCATTATCGTCATCTACGATTTCAATAACCTGCTTCATAGTTAATTTACCTCCTTATATGATTATATTATTGTAAGAAGGCTCAAAATAATCAATTCCCATTAGAAGGTTTATTATAATTTTTATTTAAAAAATATTTATCTAGATTTTTTATATCATATTTGTTTAAAGATTCATAATATTTTGTATTATATAAATGGATCTGTTTTCCTGTGGTACATTTAGATTTTTCATTATTATATTCTTTCTTACTCATGATTATTGCCTCCTTATACAAGAAGAGTTTAAACTCTTCTTGTATATTTGTTTATCTATTTGTAAAACTGGTATAATTCAAATGTATATTATAGCCGTGATAAAGTAAGAGAGTCATCAATTCAGGTGGCTCAGTGTAATATGAAAAGGAGGTACTTTATCATGGCAAAGTTTGAAATTTCTGCAAATCAGTTAAAAAATGATCTTCAGAAAGAAATCGAAAAATTAGATTGGAAAGAATTTCATCCTATGGTCCTGGATGAAAAGCCAATCTTTACCGACCTGTTTACTGCAGGCAAAGGTTCTAGTGTTTGTGGTGGCGCTGTTGCGGTAACCAACATGGATACTCTGTATTCAACGTTCTTCATTGATGCCATTCTGAAGTTATTCTATACTCCTGTTATGAAGTTCATAATGGGAGACTCAGTGGTTATTAAATTGCTGAGAATTCTCCATCTGGCTAAATCTCCAGAGACCATTTATACTAAATTTGTGCATCAGTTGGTGGTTCATGAAAACAGACACTGCCACCAGATCCATTGGTTGATGGATAAAAGTAAAAATTTAGCAGAAAAAGTTTATGCTGCTGAGCAGAAAAGCTTCTATGGAAATGGGGCTATGGAGAAAGATGCTTATAAGTATCAAATATCAGAAAAACATGTTCCGTTTGAGGAAGTCTTCAAAGACTTTCTTGAAGCAGCATAATTCCCTTGAGAGCTTCGGCTCTCTTTTTTTAACTTTGAAAACAGGCATATACTATTAATATGTAAAGGAGGTTGTAGTATGAGTAACCATACGAAAGCAATGATATTTAAAACTGTAGGAATAGGGGTGTATCTTAATTATTATTATCTTACCAAGATATCTTTAGCAGTATTTCCATTAGTAGCTGTATACTCTATATTATTCAATAGAGAAATGCTGTCTCCAGCAATTAATGTTGGTATTTGTACCTATTGTTTATATTTTCAAGAGTTATTGGCTAAATGGGAAGTTGCTCCAGCCAACGGAGATAAAAATAAAGCAAAAGAAATAATAAGAAGTAATCTAACCAGAACTGTTGTTAGTATATTATGTTTATTAATAGGAATAATATGCTGTTACTTCTCATGGATAAATTTTATTGTTCATTTAGTTGGAGGTCCAGAAGTATTTAGATCGTTTGTAAGTAGTTTAATGTGACTAGGTGTAAACCTAGATCACATTTTATAAACTTCAATAAAATCAATCTATTTTTTCTTTTGAGGAGAAGATTGACTTTAAGATGAGAATAATATAAGGGGGAAGATTTAATGTTACCATTACGAGGACGACAACCAGGAGACAATCTCACTATTATGAATGCATTCTATACGTTTCCTAGGAAAAATGAAAAGACTGGTGTTAGGGAAAAAGACTATGTGACTCTAATCTATAAGGATAATAATACAGGTAAGAAGTTTCATGAGACTATTTATGAACCAAGTTATACATATTATCTACTCAAACCAGAATATCAAGATCCAGGTTTTAATATGCATTTCATAGAAAGAGAGAAAGTTATTCCAGTAACTTGTCCTTATAATCAGCTTACTAGATCTATAGCAGAAAGAACTGGTAATCTAGATTTGTATAATAGAAATATAAAGTCTGGGGATTATAAACTCAATAGAGCATTCTTTGCACATCCAAGAGTATTTTCTGCAGACATGCCTATACTGAATTTCATTAGATCTGAATTTGCTGAAACATATCAGAATCCAGTATGTGATATAGATTTGTTCTTCTTTGATACAGAAGCAGATGCAATACAATCGTCTACTGATAATATTATCATAGGCGAATGTCCTACTATTATGATTTCTGGTTATTATACTAAGAATAAGACTATGTATAGTTATATGGTAAGAATGCCAAACATTCCTAAGTGTAAAGAACTAGAAGAAGAACTTAAGACAAAATCTGGGTATACTAAACATAAGAATCATTTCCAGGAGCTTATTAAAGATAATCTAGGTTCTGAAGAAAAAATTAAACAATATGGGTTAGATAATATTAATCTAGAAGTAAAGTTCTTTGATACAGAAGCTGAGATGATAATAGCATTCTTTGAATTGATAAAGATGCTAAGTCCAGATTTTGCATTGGCATATAATATGGCATACGATATGCCTCAGCTATTAGCAAGAGCTCAAATCTTAGGATTAAATGTTCCTGCAGTTGTATGTGATATGATATTTGAAAATAAGTTTTGTTCATATTTTGTAGATCAAAAGAATGCTGATAAGTTTGAAGAGAGATGTGACTTTGCTGATATAGCATCTTTTACAACATATATAGATCAAATTATATTATATGCTTCTAGAAGAAAAGGGCAATCGGCAATAGAGTCTTATAGTTTGGATTCTGTAGGTGCTAAAGAATGTGGTGTTCATAAGTTAGACTATCATCATATTACTACTAACATTGCTAAGTTCCCATATCTAGATTTTATATTATTCTGGTTATATAACCTTATCGATGTTATTGACCAGGTTTGTATAGAAGCACAAACTGGTGATATGAAATATATGTTCAATAATGCTATAGAAATGAATACTCCATATCAGAAGATATGGAGACAAACAGTCTATCTTGCTACTAAAGGTGCTGACTTCTATAAGAATCATGAAGGAGTTATCTTAGGAGAAAATGTAAATAAGTTTGGTGAACCTCCTACAGAGAAATTCCCAGGTGCATTTGTAGCAGATCCTAATCTCATTAGCAATAAGAATAAGATGTTAGCAAATGGTAAATATATCAACAAGTTCAATAACACTAATGACTTTGACTATAAACGTCTATATCCATCTCTACTTCAAGAGTTTAATATGGCTCCACATACCCAAGTAGGTAAGATAGAACCGTCTGAAATAGGATATAAAGATCCTGATTATCTTAAGATGGAACCAGGTGGAACATTCACTGAAAATCTAGCTAGTTTCAATTATATTGAATTTGGTCAAAGATGGTTTGGTCTTGCTGGTATAGAAGAAATGCTGGGAGATATTCAAGAATACTTTACTAAGTATAGAACTCCTATGTTTAAGGGACCTGGAGATCTTCCATATGATACTCAAGCTAAAGTAGTAGCATATTTCCCAGATAAGACTACACCAGTAGTATTTTGTAATCGTCCTATACCAGACTGGGTAGAAAAAGAAGTAGATAGACATAGAGCATCGCTCAAGATTAAATAAGAGGAGAAACAATGGCAAATCTAGAAGCAATTCAAACAAGTCAATTACTGAAAGTATTAGAAATAGTAAAGGGGGTGAAAAGTGAATTTGTCTGCATTCCTAGAGTATTTACTCCAGGAGTAAGAATAGAAAGTTTTGTATATGGTATATCTGATAATGCTATTTGTCATATAGCAACTTTAGGAGACTTAATGGCTGCAAATGGATTGGCGTATAAACCTCTATGGACAAATATCAATCTAAAGTATATAGTAATGATGACTAAAGAGATTAACCCATATATCAAATTAGTGATGGACTATTCTACAACCAAAGCTATTAATGATAATAAGTTAGTCAATTCTAAAAAAGTAGATTCTATGTTAGTAGAACAAGCTATGCCTATGTTATCATATCTCACATATGATACTGTGGAGATTAATGGATCTATACATGCTATAGGAAGACAACTATACACTCTAGATCATAATAATCAAGTATTAGAAAATCTAGCAGGTAATAATACATTGACTAGATCTTTAATACAACTATATCCAGAGTATATGGTAATGGATCATATTAAAAAATACGCTCAGATGTGGTCTAGAAGTCATAATGTGTGTGAGTATACAGACATATCTTCTGACAGGGCTTTTCTCGATATCTTAGCTCTCAAAGCAGGCGATGGAGCCAGAATCTGGTGTCCAGATGTGGTAAAATACGGAGATAATCTAAAACCATATGTTTTCTATATCAATAAGACAATATTGAATAATGTTAAAGGAGATAAGATATGGTTATCTATTCATGATCAAATAGAAGGATTAGATAGTAGATATTTCATGGTAAAATTAGATATAGGAAAATGTAAAAAGAAAGTAATGAGTACCTATAGCATATATGTATTGTGTCTTAAAGTAACCTAAAAGACTAGGGGAGAAATCCCCTAGTCTTTTTTGTAATTTTGAGTTATATATTATTACTATGATATTTAGATGTATAAAAATGAAAGGAGAATATTAACATGAATAATACATCTTTCTTCAATTTCAATTTTCCAGAACATAAATACATTGTAATGCAGTGTGAACTTCTTTACAATGTTATCAATGATGTAGAAGCAGAAGATACATCAAAAAATGAAGATATTGCAAGCAGATATTTCTTGCATGCAGTAGCTGGATGGAAAGGAGATTTTAAAGATCACCCTGCGCAAAAAATCCTAGATAAATATATTGCATATTTGAAAAATAAGGGATATAAAGGAGGGATTAAAGAAGGAGAAGCAATTCTATTTACTCCTAATAAAACTATAATGCGGAAAAATATTTTGCAAAATAGTGATGCTTTCCCAACTAGTATTGCATTATTATCTTTTAGGAAATGAGAGGAGGAACTATAATGAATTATGATGAATTTAAAAAGAATCATGAATCCAGAATGAAAGTGGTTGATGAAAAAATTTTGCAAAACTCAAGAATTATTGAGGACAATGGCAAAAAAATTCAAACCATTGGTAAAGAGATTAATAGGCAGCATGAAGAAATTCAAAAAGCTTTAGAAGAAATGGATAGAGAGCTTGACGCACTTGAGAACTGGTAAACTCATAGAACCCTTCGGGGTTCTTTTTTGTATTTGTTTAAATTTATAAATGCATATTATTGAGGTGATGAATGGAAGAACTGCACAAGAGAAGATGTAGTTCATATATGATTAAAGGAGGAATTCATCATGGCATTCTTTAACTTCAACCTCGGCGAGGAATATATCTGGGCACAGAAAGAAGTGCTCAACCGTAAATTCCGTAAACATGGGCATGAGGATTCTCTCGAAAAAGAGAGAAAGATCCGTACGTATTTCATGTATGCGGTTGCAGCATGGAAAGGCACGATCAAGGATCATCCCGCTAAGGAAGAGTTACAGCAATATATCTCTTATTTGAAAAATAAGGGGTATAAGTTTAAGAGAACTGAGGATGCAATCCATATGCTCAGCACACGCAACACTGTAATCTCGAAAGAGATTTTACAAGATGAGGATGTACTTCCTGAATGTGTTGGCTTAGTTAATCTTAATACCGCTCGTGCTAAATATGAAGAAGCACAGAGTGAGTGGTAAAAATCCTAGAACCCTTCGGGGTTCTTTTTTGTATTTATTTGAATTTATAGATGTATACTATTGTTGTGATAAACTAGTGTTATATAAAGAAAGGAGAGTTTATCATGGCAAGAATCCATTACATAGAACCTTTGGATGAACAAAAACAAGAGAAACAAAATACCAATAATAACGACGTAAACGCTATGTTATTAGATATAGCGTCTATGGCTCTAGATAAAGCCAAAAAATATGGTTTTAAAGAGCAAGAAGAAAAATTGGATGAGTATTTAAGGAGGAATTCAAATGGCTAAGTTTGATTTCAAGTATATGCCAGAAATTAAGAATAAAAATGAAAAAGCTTATCCCAAATTCGATAGTTATGCAGATGAATGTCTGCTTTCTATGGAAGAAGAGAAAAAATATTGGGAAAAGAGTGATAATCCTTTCAAAGATTCCATGATTAAAGATCTGGAAAAAATGATTGAAAAGACACGACTCTTGAAAGCAAAATAATAATCTTTAGAACCCTTCGGGGTTCTTTTTTGTACTCCTCGACAATCATTTAATAGAGAGGAGGATATATATGACAATGGCTAATTCAATGACTCTCCTTCTTAATAAGATAGAGCGTCGTTTAGGAACTAAACAACTTAACTTACCAGAATACATGTCTAAAGATAAATGGGCTGAAGAGGTAATTTGTAATGAAACTTTAGATACTTTTAGTAGATACTTTCCAAATAAGTTTCCTTATATATTAGGACCACAGAATAGAAAAGGAAAATACTATCTAATAGATGAGTCTATATGTGATCATATGACTATATTAGGAATACAGGATATAGACTGGAGAGCATTTTCTTTAGGATATCCTGGTCTATTATATGGTGCAGGATCTATTAATGCTTATGATATGTGTACTACTGGATTTGATGTAGATACTGTTATAGATACTCAGATGGTAGCAGATCATGTATCTATTTTTAGTAATGGTATCTATCTAGACTATATTCCACCTAACAAGATTAAACTTAATGCTATTATAAACTCTAACTTCTTACCTAAAAATCAAGAGATACCAATTAATCTTTTAGTAAAACATGCTGATAACTTAATGACAATTCCACCAACTCAAATGGAAACATTTGAACAATTAGCAATAGCAGATGTTGCTACATTCTTATATGAACAACTAAAAATGTATGATAATCTCGAAACAACCTTCAGCAACATAGATTTAAAACTTGCTTCCCTAGAAGAGAAAGCAAGACAAAGAGATCAGATTATAGAAGAGCTTAAGAATACCTATGTATCTGCATCTAATAGAAATCAACCAGTTATGCTTACCATAAACTAAAAAAAGATATCCCTGTAGCCAATTAAGGCTACAGGGTACTTACCGCACTACTATTGCATAGTTATCTAGGAGTGATTCTTATACTAATATATTGTTCACTTACTTAGAAGATAAACCATCATCATACTTGAAGAAGGTCTTAAGCTTTTGGAACATAATACTACGTTTAGCATCTTTCTTACTAAGGAAGAAGTTACCCATAGCATAATCAGTACAAGCTCTTTCAAACACAATATCAGAATCCTGATCAATTGGGAAAATGGCTCTCTTAATGCAGAATTTATTACCACAAATAGAGAAGCGATAATAATATCTATTCTTAGCATATTTGCTCTTCAAGATATGTCTAGTATTACCAAGGAACTTCTTCCAATCAACAGCTTCTTTACCAATACTAAAATCTTTGTGGTAAATATAACCATTCTGATATATAGTACGACGATAAGAATTATATACCTTACGCTCAATAGTAGCCCAGTCTACTTGCTTATCATACATAGAATAGATTCTATGATATGATGCTCGTTCTCTATTAAACTCTGGTTCTGTGTCTCCATGTTTGACAGGACGGAAAATATCTCCAAGAATATAATCCTTTACGAATCTATGATCACCTTTATCAGCATAGAAATATTCCATCCAAGGATAATTATCTCCTAACTCCCATCTAACCGAACCAACCTTATTAGAACCAGTACCATCAGGAATAATAGGGACATCATTTGCTTTCAATTCATCTTGAGTAGCTTTATGGAACTTATGACCTTCAAATTCTGGAGCTTTTTCTTTTTTAGAACTATCTGGATTAATCAGAACATACTCGGATCCTATGTCTTTTTCACTAGCTGGTTCTAATTCTTCTATTAAGAATTCAAAAGAGCATTTGGGATTATATTTGAAGTCTATAAATGCAGTTTGTATTACATCTAAATCTTCTCCATCTATATCCGTTACAGATCTTACTACTCCTACCATATTTAAGAATTTCTTATGTTTCTGAAGAATCGGATTGGTTACTTTGACAATCATATTAGTATCGATAATTGTTCCAGCCATTATTATTCCTCCTCATCCGTATCAACTTTATTGAGCTTCTCAATAATTTGTTTTCTCTTTTGTAACAAGTCATTCTTCATTCTATAGAAATCAGATCTTGCTTCATGCCCATCTCTATACACATTACCAGACTCTAAATCTTTTAAACAATCTATAGAATCAGAATCGAATGTTCTCCAACAAAGATCTTCCTCTTTAAAGGTATCAGATATAGTGTTAAATCTGCAATATCCATTTCCATTTTTAGGGAAATACATATTTATTCTTCTACGTTTATCCTCATTAAAGAATATCTTCAAGCTGCTATCTGCTATATTTCTTATTATATCCTTTTTCTCATTTTCAGAATGAGGATTGGTGAAATAATCTCTGTTTACTACAGTTCCTGAATACATAGAATCTTTGCATTTACATATCAAATCATCATCTTTTCTCTTAATAGTTATCGTGATAGTATCAAACTGTTCTTCAGTAATAACCACATTACCTTCTGCAGCTTCTGATGCTTCTTTAACCTTTTTGATTATCTTTTCCTGCTGTTCCTCGAAGGCTTTCTTAACCACATTGTTTTTCTTTACATTAGCCATTGTCTTTTTCTCCTCTACTTTTTTATTTAATTGAATTACTTTATTCTTCTTTTCTTCTTCTTCGATAGAATCACACTTATGAGCAAATCTAAGATATCCTAAAGGAATACTATATAACCTAGTTCCAGTTTTAGAGTAAAGGTTGCAACTCTGTTCTACAGGATTGACTTTTGTAATCTCAAATAAAACATTACTTTCATTTCCTCTAAAACATACTTTATCTCCTACTTTCATTACTTCTTGATCATAATTAAGATAATTCTTTGATTCTTCTTCTGGTAAGTAAATATCAGAAGGATTACAAGTATGAATCATACCTGTTTTTATATTGACCAAGGTTACTGTTGACCCACCAAAATCACCTATCAAATAACTATAATCCATAACACCAAGATTGGTGTTATATACTCCTGCTTTCGCTCCCTTCTTTATGGTTTCTTTAGTATATTTAGTATATTTGCTACTTTTTGTTGCTGTCATTTAGATCATGCTCCTTTCTAAATTTTTCTTCAATAGTACTATTAACCATACTATTAGCCAATTTAACTGCATCTCCTAAAGCTTTTGTTTTATTAAAGTTTTCAAAATAAGATGTATTCTTTAAAGTTAGTTTCTTTGGTTGATCTTTTAGTTTACTATATTTAGCCATATATTCTGGTTCCATTCCTACACCAACTGGAGCCATTCCTATAAAAGATAACATAGTAGATGCATACATCTGATGATTCATATCTATTACAGTATGAATGAACTCAAACATTTTAATCCAAGAAATATGTATAAACTGTCCGGCAAAATACAAACCAACATTTAGTTTACCTGTACTTCCACCATCACCATCATCTTCCGGACAAGCTTCAAATACAGCTACTACTTGTTTATCTTTGTTCCTTAGATATGCACTCATATGGATTTCTTTAGATATTCCTTTATTTAAATTGGCAGTAAATTTAGTCTTATCCTTTTTATTTGGCATAATATATTTGGTAGGATTATTAAACCAATCCATTATCTTAGGCACTTCAATATACTTAAAGTTTATCAATGTATCTGGAAATAATGATGCTCTAACTGTTTCTGCTAATCTATAAGTATTATTAAATGCTTTAGTTGTTTCTATACCAATACAATATCCAAACTGTCTATTGATACTGATTGTTCTGTTTTTACCTTCTCTAGTAGAATAAAATCCATATACTTCAGTACCTACAGTAGGCACTTGTTTACCAGAAGCATATAAATTAAATGTTATCACTATACCAGATTCATGTAACCACATAAGAGTATCTGTCATATACTTATACATATTATAATACTCTATTGGATATCCAGTTATTAAATCAGGATATATTGATTTTGTAAATTTACATACTTCTTTAAGTGGAGGATTAGTTTCCTCCACTTTGTTTTCCTTCTTCTTATTCATTCCACAATCAATCCTTCTAACCCATAAGTCTCATCTTCTTTCTTAATTTCATCTATACGGAGTATATCCGTATAGACTGGAATTTGATGAGATATCTCTTCTTGTTTCATGATTTCATCATATTCAAACACTAAATCAGGTATCTCCTTTTCCAGTTTCTTATTTCCCATATCTTCTTTTGGTACTAATCTAACGTCCTTGTAATATTTGTCTTTGATAAACTTACCTACTTTATCTATATCACACATACAGATATTATAGTTCTCATCTATAAAGATAAAATTATCAAAGTTCTTATTAAATAGACCAAAATTATTCTTATTTATAAACAGATTCTTAGAAAATATCAATTTTTCAGAAACTCCATTTATATAGTTTGGAATATATACACTTATTTGAGAAATAAGAATATAAAGATTCTTCATAGTATCTATATAGATATTTGGATCTGTAGAAGTTCTTCTTTTCAATATCTTATTGAGATTAGAGATATCTACATATCTATTTACTATAGTAACAATGTTTCCATTTTTAGTTGTCATTTCCAAATCAGCAACATACTGTTTCTTTTGTTCAAGATCAAGCATAGAAAATTTATCTATAAAAGATCCTTCTTCCATAGATGCATTTAATGCAGTATCTGGAATAGTATATCCACTATATAGATTTTGAGCTAGAATTCTAGATAAGTTTTTCTCTTGATTTACAGACATGGCAAAGTTTATCAATCCCTTAAGACCGTATTTGTTATACATATTGTATATCTGATTCATATAGCATCTCAAAATAGCGGTATAATCATCAACAGTCATTAAAGGTGAAAGAGCCATTACATATCCATCGCATTTCTCCCATACTACTTTTTCTACTGTTTCCATTTCTACTCTTCTTAGTAAAGACATGATAGAATCTGGTTCTACTATAGCCATTGTAAATAAAAGATATGTATCTTCTACACTTACTTTTCTAGCAACCATATCAAAATTTATAATGTTCTTTTCAAAATACTCTTCATTTATATTTGGATTGATATTATACAGTCTAGCTGTTCTTATATCTGATCCATACCATTGTATCTGCTTATCTGTTACTATAGCTGATCTTTTAATGTCAAAATTATTAATTTTAGACCATTCTAATTCAGATTCAGATACTGGATCTCTATAAGTGAATTTAGGACTCAAAACAAATCCATTATACATTTTTCCTTTACACCAAAATTTTATAACATCTAAAACATTTGAAAGACTATCATGTTCATTAAATACATATAATTCCGATACATTATGTTTTATATTAATAGGATCTGTAAGTTCTACGTCTTCTATTGGTATTAGTTTATCTATGAATTCAAAGTTCTTTGGTCTCAGTCTATACCCAAAATTATTAAAGACTGCACTAAGATACTCTTTCGTAGGTAATACAAATCTATATCTATTCTTTAAAATATCTAATGCAGATTCATAACTTCTTATATCTGTTTCTACCTCACCAATTATAATCTTTTCAAATTCTTGTGTCATCTCTATCAACTCCTTCATATAAATAGTATATTCCTAAAAATAAATTTACCCTAGGAGATTAACTCTCCTAGGGTATTTATGTTAGAAAGTAACAATATTAGAATGAGTAACCTTAGCATTGTTTTCTCTACTAATACCAAGTTCTTCTACTGGGAATACTTTTATATTATCTTGGATTATAGTAGTATAGTCAATGAAAGGAACAACCCATTTAGGAATAGGAGCATTAAATGGAATAGCTATAGAAGTAAGACCATTCTTAAATTCTTTCCTTTCTAATAGTTTAGATAATCTCACATAATGCTCTGGGAAATCTTTTGCAATCTTATCAGCATTCTTCTTATCTAGTACTACTTTGATTATCAAAACAGTATTTCTTTCATTTAAGTCTATGGCTTCCTCGTCTTTAGACTTAATTTCATTATACGCTATTGATGCTTTTACACCTTGAATGATGAATGGATTATCATAATACCCCATAGATTTTATTCTAGCTGGTTTATAATAAGTTTTATCACCATTTGCTAGAGACATATAAATCTCTTTCTCTAGAGCTGCTAGAGATTTGATTATATCTACTTGATCAACAAAGTCTGTTCTAAGTATATTGTATTCCAATATATTCTTCAATCTTTGTGCAGCAGACTCTGGTATACCTACCTTATCAATTGGCATACCTTTGATATCAAATTGTTTAGCTTCTGGTACTAATCTTCCTTCTTGTATTAACTGAAGAGAAGTATAATTCTTCTTACCAGATGTAATAAGCATAGATTTGAATAGGAATTCGTTCTTCATTATTAAGAGACATTCTCTATTTGGAGCATAGGTATTATAGTTTTCACTAAATAATACCATGTAATCCAATATAAGCTGAGATACAACATAACTCATTATATTGATTATAGAATATCTAAGATTATCTTCTTCAATGATAACTGTAGGATACTTTAGTCTCTTAGCTTCTACAAGTTTATCATTATAGAAATCATATTCATTTATTCTCTCAGCCTTCTTCATCTCAAGTATAACTCTGTTTTGATGTTCCATCATTTCCTCATAAGTATACTTGATAGTCATTGGAACTCCAATGGTATATTGCTTAACAAATTTATACCATTCATCTAGAGATACAATACACGAATCTGTATCTGTTATAAGAACAACATCTCTCATCATAGTATAAACTCTATCAAGTTTATCTATCCATAGATGACGATAATAAACATACTCAAACAAGAGATCTTTTAATAACTCTAATTCTGGTTTAACCTCTTTATTTGGTTTATTAGGATCTAGGAATGGAGAATTAAGTTTAGTAAGAATAGTCATGATTAAATCCATAACTCTCTTATTCTTACAGAACTCATATAGATTATTCTTATAATAGATTACATTCAATTCTCTTTGAGATAAATTATTCATGTAATTCCATATCTGTTTCTTTGCTAAGTCAGAGAATGGCCAGTCACAATTATAAATTATCTTTAAGAATGCTTCTTCTATCGTTACATTTCTATCCAGATAATCATAATCATAGAACTTATGCATTTCTGGTTTCTTCTGATCTTGACAAATGTTATTCATAAATGTATGAACTTCATTAAGATTATGGAATTTAACATTGTTTGCCAAGAATCCTTCAAACATGGTTATAGAAGCTGAGATACATCCTCTACCTTGACCAGTAACAGCTGTAGCCAAGAATAAATTATAGAATACAGAACTCCAATTACCAGCACATCCATAAAGTGCATTACATGAAACCTTATAGTTCAGCTGTTGAAGATTATACTTATTCCATTCTTCAGTACCCTTATCATATTGCTTCATTTTGTTCTTAGCTTCATCTCGTTTATCTACTAGATATTGAATGAAGTTATAAAAAGGATTCTTAACCATACCATGTTTCTGAAATAAAACTCCTGAGGTAGTCATTATATACTTACCTTCTAGGAGTTGATTTGCCAAATCTAATAGGTCAATTTCAGCTTTTCGTTTAGTGTAGTTATTATCTATAACTACTTTAGGATTTCTAAAACTCTTATTGATCGAATAGTTTATCCCTTCTTCTAATTCAAATGGTTGAAGCAATGGAAGAGATCTATGTAATATCTCATGCATATCTTTTCTATACCGATCAACAAATTCCCCTTTTGGTGTGTTCTCATAAACTTTCCACTTTACTTCCTCACTCATTTACTTATTCTCCTCGCATATTTTAGATATAACCTCATAATAGGTCATACTAATGTTGTCCCATGCTTTAGCATTCAAATCTACTGAATTCTTTGATAACATCTTTTCAGTATACTTAACCATACTATCCTTAGTCCAATGAATAAACTTCTTAAGTTTATTAAAATCATATCTTCCTAATCCTAGGGCATCTACTAAATAGAATCTGTGAAGAAATCTCTTCTCATTCTTCAATATGATGAAAAAGTCTACATGACAGTCATTACACATCTTTCTATGTGTCTGCATATATAAATGTAATCTTGGGAAAGCCTTAAAACCAGTGATTATATTAATTTCTTTTTCATCCATTGTTCATTCTCCTCCAATTCTGTTTCTAGCGTCTCTAAAATATAGCATCTCAGTTTATTCACCAATTCATCACTTAAATAAGCTTGATTGGTTTCATTCAGTATCCTCTTAGTAAGTCTTTTAAGAATATTATTCACCACACTTTCTACTTTATTATTTTTAATAGAGGATACTAAAGTTTCTTCAAATAATAACCTACGGTTATCATAATAAGCATAAGATTTAGAAGAACTGGATTTAGCAGATAATATGAATTCTGTAACTAAAACAATATTATCTATCTTTTCAGCATAATAATAGACCATGATTTATACTCCTTGTTCAGATGAATTCTGCTTCTTACTCTTAGTGTGAAAATCATGGTTTATTAAAAAAAGAGGTAGAGGTGATTGAAATTCGCTTGAATTTAGTATGAGTAGATTGATAGCTACTCTACCTCTTAATACTATCTCTCTTTACTCACCCATAAAAATAGTATATAACTGAAAAAATTTTTACTCTACAACTTTCTTTCTAAAACATTACAATAAAACACTATACTTGTGTTTGCTATAGCAAATAATTCCTATATAGGAGGTAATTAACAATGCCATTATTTAGAAATCTTGATGAAGGTGCAGATCTTCAGACAGTAGATAGTCTGGATGAAACTTATGAAGGTGTAGAAGGTGGAGAAGGTATCACTGATACTGCTGCTTTCTTAGAAGCTTTGATTGTAGATAGAGTATCTTCTATGAATGAAGCTGAAAGAAATGAATATATGAATTCAGAAGAGTTTAAATATCTTGAAGAAGCAGGTGTAGTTGGTCGTAAAGCTATTGTTCGTATGAGCAAACAGGCTGACCTTGATCGTCGTGTTATGCTTGCAGCAATGCAGATGGCTCGTGAGAAAGGTGATAATGACTTTGAACTTCTTAGAAAGAATCGTATTAAGGAACGTCAGTTACTTGATAGAATTTATAAGAAGTACAATAACATGGTTCGTAGAGATGCTAAGAAAGCTCAACAGAAACTCATTAAGCTTTCTCCAAGAGCATTTGATATGACTAAAGTTGTTAGATAAATTCTTTTTTAATCTCTCTAGGGAAAATCCCTAGAGAGATTTTTACATCTAAATAAAGAAGATGATAGACCCCTAACTATTATACTTCTTATCATGTACTTTCCCCTATAAGTATATGACCTTTCAGTTCTCATCTTAGTTCTGCTTTCTTTTACTACAAACCTCTAACCAGTAGAGTCTGTTGACTCTACTGGTGCAATATTGTCTTATTAAAATTTTTTTCAGTTATATACTATTTATATGTATAGAGGTAGTAGGGAATATTCTTCTGTTTGTTTATATGGCTCGGATAAACAAACAACTACAGTGGCATTACTGTGGTATTCTCCTTGACTGTTGGTATCCTTTTCCCATGGTATTCCAACACACAAATATACTCGTTTCTAAATTATTATCACATGGTTATTCCAAAAAGCTCGCCAGTAGCTTAATCCCATCTAAATACAATCTCTACTACTTCTGTACTTCTATACACAAAGATAGCCTTAATCCCGAGGCTATCTTTTTTTAGGTAAACTAAAAAATAGAAATATACTATATAAGTGAGAAAGGAGGAAAGGATAATAACTTTTAATACCTTTCAACACATTATATCAAAAGGGTATTTTATGAATTTTTTCTAAAGGAGAGGAAACAGCATGTTGGAGAATCTGAACAACTACTACGTGTACACTGAACTTGTCCAACGACAAAAGATGACTATTCATACAAAAGATATAGTCATAGAAAACTGGAGAAACCATTATGATGGCATTCTCAGTATTATGAAGGATGGAATTGAGACTGACTATGTACAACATATGTTCATTACCGTTGATTTCGGTAATGGAGATTCTGTTGATCTTAGTATCACTGATTACTTTTTTAATATTATACTCTGGTATGCTATTATTGCCAATGGAGATAGAGAGATTAAACCATGGCATTTAGTGTTTGCTAAGCATACTAATAGTGGTCATATCAAGAAGTTTATTGACAAACACTTTATCACAGAACGTAGAGAGAATATGGACAATGTGCTTATGAATAACATCATAGCAGATTGTCTCTATAACTTCCTTGATGTAGACGATTTTTCTTTCTATATCGCTAATACATTGAATCTGGAAGATACTATAGAGATGATGGATGCTTGTCCTGAATATGATGATTTGATTCATAAAGACTATTCTAATATTCCTCTTGAAGAAGTAAAAGATAGAGGATTAGAAGCAGCAGATAGAGCTATAGAATTGCTTATGGATTCTAAGAAAATCATGGGGCATGAACATTGTTTAAGAAATCCATTTGCTGCTAAAGAAGGTATCAATAAACGACAATGGAAAGAAAATTCATTTAATATTGGTACCAAACCTGATGGTCATGGTAGTATCTTGCATGATATTGTAAATACTTCTTATATCACTGGTGGTCTTGATAATCTTCTGTATTTCTATATTGATGCTTATTCTGCAAGAAATGCACAGATTATCTCTAAGAAGAATGTAGGAGACTCTGGTGGATTCTCTCGTATCTTAGGTCTGAATAACATTGATACTTTCTTAAATCCAGATATGGATTATGATTGTCATACAAACAATCTTGCTCATATCTTTATTAAAGATAAGGAAGTATTAGAGCATTTCATTGATAGATATGCTCGTATGGAGTTAAATGGTTTTGAGTTCTTGATTACTAAAGATTGTACTAATCTTATAGGTAAGTGGATTTACCTTAGAACTCCTGCTATGTGCAAATCTTTTGCTATGGGTAAAGGTATTTGTAGACATTGTTATGGTGAGTTAGCAAGAACTAATAGAGATATCAATGTTGGTCGTATTGCTACAGAGATTATAACTTCTCAGTATACTCAGATGAGATTGTCTGCTAAACATCTGTTAGAAACTGTTATTAGAGCAATCAATTGGGTATTGGATTTCTATAAATTCTTCCGTGTAGATACCAATGCTATTCTTCTTAATGAAGAAACTTTCCCAAATATAGAAAGTCTTGATGGGTGGAGTTTAATCATTAAGGGTGAAGATGTACAGCTTGAGAATGATGGTGACTTCTTTAAGCATATATTCTATTCCAATGGTCAGTTTGATACTACTGATGATACAACTGAGATCTATAATGAGTATATCACTGATATGACTATCAAGTCTCCTGATGGAACTGAATATGCTATATCTTCTATTATAGATAAAGAATCTGGAGATGATACTAAAGCTAGAATGTATTTCTCTAATGCTCTTACTGCTATAATTAGAGATAAGCTTAAAGACTCTCCTGAAACTGAAGAGAATCTTAGCGAATCTGTATTAGAAATTCCTTTAATGGAGCTTCAAGATATGGAGCTGTTCTATCTTAAGATGATGAATAATGACCTTGGTAAAGCATTAGATATCTTTACTGATCTTATTGATAAGAAAGATATCACTAAGCAATATAATATTGACGAGCTTATCATGAAGCTTGTAGATGCTGTTATTAGAGGAAAGATTCATTGTCGTTCTGTACATCTTGAAATCATTATAGCAAATCAGATTAGAAGTGCTTATGATAGATTCGAGATGCCTGATTGGAGCAGATATAATGAGCCTTATGAAGTATTAACTCTTAAGGAAGCTTTATCTAACAATAGATCTGTAGTAGTATCTTTCAAATATCAAGATATTGCTAGAGCTCTTCATAAACCAATGACTTATAAGAAGACTAAGACTTCTTGTTTCGATCCATTCTATATGCATAAACCTGTAAAATATATGAATGTAGATCATGAGGTATGGGATCAGTGTCATGAGAAGATTGTTCCTGAAGGAACTAGTCCAGTAATGTGGGTTGTTCCTGGTCATCCTGAGATTGTTGATAGCAAAGCTTTCATGGATGCTTTAAGACCTAAAGGATACGAGAAGCATAGATTAGATGAGTAATTAAAAGTGATTTGACAATTTAGAGGAAGGATCAAATCCTTCCTCTATTTTATATTAAATTATTGGAGGTATGTAAAATGAGTACAGTTGTAAGAGAAATTGATGGTATCAAAGGGTTCTGTGAATATCATAATAATATTCCATATACCTATGTTTATACCAGAGATGCAATTGAAATGTTAGGTTTGGTTGATATCAAAAATGGAAAAACTTACTTACGACTTAATAATTTTGGTTCTAACTACTTAGAAGTTTTAAAAGAAAAATTACCAGAAGGAATTTCAGTGAACAATTGTGGTGTTACTTTAACACAAGGATTCAAAATTTCTCAAGTAAATAGTACTTTCGCAACAGGATGCGAAACTAATACTTTCGACACGCGTGCCGAAAGTAATCAAGCTTGGAGACCTTCAAAATACGATAATATTTTACCTGAATTTATATTAGATCGCATAGTATTTGCTATAGCAAATAAACTTCATAATAAAACTGCAGAAGAATTTAGATTACAGCTTATCTGGAATATAGTTCCTCATTTTCAGCAAACTGCCACTATTGATCAAATTAACAAAGTGCCTATCTTGAATAAAACTAGCAAATTTATGTATGACAATACAAATTATTCTACTGTAACTCAACAACAATTCAATTTTGCTAAACAAATATTTGATGCTCATATTAATAGATTTGCTATACTTCTTGGTGCACCTACTATGGAAGATGCTCTTTTATTTGCATTTAAAAAATTTGATGAGGTATTAAGAGATAAAGGAGATATCAGTCTTAATGAATTATCCATTAGATTTATGAAATCCCTTGCTTTATGTGTAGGTATAAATTGTGATCCAAGAAACTATTCTATTATTGATACAGAAGATGCTATACTTGGTAATAGAAGAATATACATGCTCTTTATCTGTTTCATGATTAATACTATCAGAGAACTAGAAAATGAGCAAGTACGAAATGCTAACGGATTAACTGAAGAAATAAATGAGGTTAATGGTTATCCATTAAGAGGTATAGTATATATGGATAAAGATATTACTCTTCAAGATCCTCCATTTAAATTTATAGGAATAGAAGATAAAGCAGATTATGAAAATAGAGAGACTTGCAGAAAATATGATTTTGAAGACATTATTAATTGGCCTAATATTAATGAATAACTAATTTTAGTCTGACAATTAGGAGATGGGTATTCCCATCTCCTATAATTTATTTGGAGGTTTTAGTATGACTGTAGAAACTGTTAAACAATTCGCTTTATTTATCTTGGTATTCAGCTTAGCTCTTGGTTTTGGAATCTATGTATTCTATGTGCTTAAAGATAAGACTATCAATATATTTGGTAGTGAAAATCTTAAAGAAGCTAATAAGGAATTCAATGAAATAGTAGATCAAGCTCCTAACAAACTTAAAGCTATGGTGAAAAAGAATGATTAAAGTAGAACGAAGGCACACTTGTACCATAGTTCATAACTATGATATAGGTGATAGTCCAATATTAGAGAAGATGTTCTCTATATGGAATAAAGCAAGATTTAGAAGAGAACCTTTTGGTATGTATTATGATAAAAGAAATAAAGATCTTTACCTACCATCAGGAATGGATCAATTTGCTATAGAGAGAAACTTTAATGGAGAATTGTTTATTAAGTATGAGCCAGACCCATTTGATAAACTCTCTATGGTTCAAATGAAGATCAAACCTAGGGATGAAAGACAAGTAGAGGCATTAAAATTCTGTGTAGGTGCTGATCAATACTGTGGTAATAGAGAAAGACCTCAGATATTCTTAAATCTTCATACTGGAGTTGGTAAGACATTTGTTGCTATAGCTGTATTTGCATATTATAGAGTAAAGACTATGATGATTACATATAGCTTAGACTGGATACAACAATGGAAAGAAAGAATACTACAGTATACAGATTTAACTGAAGATCAAATCTATATCATAGCAGGCAAAGCATCTATAGTAAAACTTATGAATGGATTACATAATCCTAAGCATATCAAGTTTTATCTAGTCTCTCATGATACTATATCTTCTTATGCTAAGACAAATGGATGGGAAAAGGTACATGATCTCTTTAAGATGCTAAGGATAGGAATCAAGATATATGATGAATCTCATCTATATTTTGATAATACTATGATGATAGACAACTTCTCAGATGTATGGAAGACCTATTATCTTACAGCTACTCCTATGAGATCAGATCGAGATGAAGACAGAATATATCAAAGATGCTATGAGAAAGTTCCTAAGCTTAGTCTATTTGATGAAGAGAATGATCCTCATACTGAGTATATATCTATTCATTTCAACTCTAATCCTACTCCATTTGATATTGGCGCTTGTCAAAATATGTATGGTTTCAATAGAAATAAGTATACTGATTATCTAGTAACTAAACCTAATTACTTTAAGATACTTAGATTACTTATAGAAATCATAGGAACCAATACATCTCCTGAAGGTAAGGTTTTAATCTATATAGGAACAAACTATGCTATAGGGGTAACTTATAATTGGTTACATTATTACTTTCCATATATTCCTATAGGTATATATACATCTGCTGTTCCTAAAGAGATGAAGAGAGCTCAGTTAGATAATAAGATAATCTTATCTACTACTAAATCTGCTGGAGAAGCACTAGACTTAGCTGGATTAGAAATGACTATAGTTCTTAATGAGCCATTTAAATCTCCTAAGTTAGCTATACAATCTTTAGGTAGAACTAGAGCTAAAGATACTAAGTATATAGAGGTAGTAGATACAGGATTTAAAGCTATTAATGCTTTCTTTAGATCTAAACAAAAAGTATTTGAAACTTATGCTACTCAAAGAACTAAGATAAAATTATCCCAAGAAGATCTAGATAGACAAGTAGATGAACTAGATGAAAGGGATAAAGCTTTGATGCAGGGTGTGAATCAGCAAAAATTAAAGACAGTTGTAGAGTTTGTGAGATAAAGGTATAGGGAGAAATCCCTATACCTTATTTTTTGTAAAATTAGTATATTTCAATTGTATATTATAGCAGTGATGAATAGAAGAATTACACAAGAAGATGTAGTTCATAAGTTATTTAAGGAGGAAATTCATCATGGCAAACGTAAATGAAATCTTCAACCTGGTTAACGCTTTTGCAGCAGCTAATGCTCAGAACAAGGATACCTTGGCAGAGCTGGCAGAAAAAGCTCCGAGCAAAGATGAGCTCATTAAGGAGAGTAAGAAAGCCACCAATGCCAAATGGATGGCTATTGATGGTGCTCTCGCTATTGGCAATATGGTACTTAACCAGTATCGCCAGAAGCAGTTTGAAAACATCAATGAAGCCGCAGAAGCCGACGCAGAAGATAAGATGAAGGAACGCGAAGAGCGTATCCAGAATCTGAAAAATAACCTCGGCATCACTGCGCTGGAGGAGCGCATCGAGAAGCAGGATGAGGTCTTGGAAAATATTTCCAAGATGCTCAGCCATCTGATCTCGGAAAACAAAAAAGGAAAAAAGAAAGAGGTGAACCTTCCCAGCAAGATTAATTACTAATCTACAAATTAGCTTAAATGAGGGACCTGTAAAAAGGTCCCTCATTTTTTTTGACAATAGTATAATGGATGATGATATGCCGGTATCATTTTCTGTTTTGCTTGTTGTTGTTAATATATACCTCCTTATAGATTCCCACTGCTCGAAACAGAGCAGTGGGAGTTTAATGTTAAAATTGTTGTGGTTGTTCACCCATTTGAGGTCCTTCAGTATTTGGCATTTCTTCAGTACCACCTTGTTGTGGCATACTAGCAGCAGCAACTTGATCAGAAGGTCTTCTTGCTTCTACTTCTATTTTTGCTTCATCTGCCAGTTTATCTATTTCATCCATTGGTAAGAAGGTTTCATAATAGTATCTCATCAATTTACCAATAAACTCTGCTTTAACTTCTTCATCTTGTTCAGCACCCATCTTCATCTGAACAATATTGTTGATTAGCTCTCCACCTAAGCCAAGAAGCTGTGTTACATTTGTAAAGTTAAGGAATGCAGGAGGTGGAAGTTTAACTTCTACTGTATCAGTAGTATCATACTCTGCTTGATAAATCTTAGTACAGATTAGAGATAAGAACTTCTGATATGCTTGCTGTCTAGCATAAATCTTCATAAGGAATCTAGAGTTGGTCATAGTAATATGAGTAGCAGTCTGTTCATCCTTACGAGAATTAATCATCTCTATAGTAACACCAGTAAGATCTACTGCCATTTCTTCTAGAGAGTTCATATGTTCTGTTTTAATCTCTATATTCTGACCAGGTAATACTTCAAAGTTGATAGGAGATTCACCATTAGCATTCTGAGGAATTACTAGATCATTAAATCTACCAGTAATATTCATGATGTTATTCATGTTCTCAATCTGTCTTAGATTGAAGTTAGACTGTTTAATCTGGTTAATAACATTCATCAATACACCAGAGATATTAGTATCTACCGTCTGTCTTACTTGATAAATTCTCTTATCATATCCTCTAGTAAGTAGAGCAATAGTATTAGAGATATACAAGCAAGAATATAGTTTAGCAGGGAATAGAGATTTATAAAGATCAGATCTTCCTCTATGAGTATTTTCATTAATATCAAATGCAATCATTACTACATCTTCTGGAGGCAAGAACGTTATTCTAATCTTACCTACTTTACTATTAGCACCATGATCTGCATTGTATTTAAGAATAGCATAGATCTCTTGGGTAAGATCCTGATTAGCATTGATGAAGTTAGCATCTATCTTTTGAGATATTCTTCTAGCTATCTTAATCAATACATCATCTATTTGAGATTTCTTATCCAGATCTTCTCTATCTCTAGTAGATCTTCTAGGTCTTAAACCACCTAATGTAGATGTGAATGTAGTTTGTTCTTCAAACTTCATACCACCAGAAGTTTCTATATAATAATATCCTAGACAAGTATCATCAATGTATAAAGGTTTGAGCATACTTCTATCTAGAACTTTAATAACAGCTCCTGCTACATCTATATTAGCAGCTTCTTTTTTCTTTTTTTCTCTATCAGAGAATCCATCAATTACTAATGCTGTAGGTTGTTTTAAAGAACCTCCTTCTTTAGCAAATTTCTGAAATTCTTTATTCATATTTTTCAGATACCCTACATTACTAAGTAATGTGTCGTCAGATTTGACGCCCTTAGCCTGAAATACGCCACGAGATTCTCGTAAAACGCGTCTGAGAGTGGTTTGCTGTGTAAGTATACTGGGTATTACTCCTGAGGGGTTTAATTCGACCTCTATATCAGTATATCCTTCTTTAATAGCTCCATTATTCTCTATTACTAATTCTGAATCATTCATAGATTCATTAATAGGAATAGTATAAGAGAACTTTAATGGAACAGAAACACTATTCACTGCTTCAGTAATAGCAGATTCTGATAATAAGTCTGATTTACCAGTTCTTTGCATTACTCTTTGTAAAGCTTTATTGTATGAAGTTATATATACAGGGCATTCTCCATATTTAGCAGCTTTCTCATACCAAGCTCTTGCTTTATTATAAATATCATATTTCTCTTTGAAAGAATCTAAGTCTTTCTTCTGCCCAAATTTAGGATTAGAGTTAGTAGATGCATTGGAATCATTGTTATTGATTGTAAGTTCTAGTGGATCACTATTAAAGTGATCAGCACTCATAACATGATCTGCTTTAATATCTAATGCTTGATCTAGTTTAGGCATATACTTACATACTACATCTATCTCTCTATCTAGGTCTTTGATAATAGCATTCTTAGAATACATATCCATGATATCTGTAATCATGGATTCATCTTGTAATGCTCCTCTAAGTTCTTTAATAACTCCCTCATCTGTCTTAGCTAATGTCTTAGCATATAGATCAGAGATATTTACGCCATTATTACGGATCTTATTTTTATCTTGAAGATAGTTAAGATCAAGATCCATCTTTCTTCTAATGTTTTCAATATAAGAGGAATCCTTATTATCAGAATAGTATGTATTCTGATAGATATCATTTATATTGTTCTGAATGTTCTTAGCAATCTTGATATTCTGTTTAGGATTCATCATAGAAAAGTCTATTTCTCTCTTTTTCAATGTATTCCCTCCAATACTAGAGTATTCCGATTATCAAACTGTTTAAGACATAAATTCTCCCAAGGCCAGCGACAGGCCTTGGGAGATACTTATTAGGGAATACTTTGAAATGGGGTTTATATATTAGTATGAACGTTTTTGATTATCTACTTTATCAACGATGGAATCAGAACCATTGAATACTTTGGATGCAGTCATGGACTGACCAATTTCATCAAGGTTAACACCACTGCTATTCTCGTCACCAAGAATATTGTAACCGAATTCCATTTCATCGAAGCAGGTTGCTTTATTAATATATTCAAGCAGTTTAGCTGCTTTGTTATTAACAAGACGACCAGTAATTGGGAATGCATTCATCTGAACTGCAATCTGACTGAAGCCAATTTCACCTTTAGTTACATTGTAAATAGAGGTATTAGCCTGAGAAGGCTGTGCAGAAGCAAGGATGAAAGATTTCTCAACATTGTATCCAGTATTGTCTGTTACAATGAGTAGATAGTGGAATACCTCATTCTGATAAGCAGCTTCCATAGCAGTAAGCTGACTAGAATCATGAGTATTCTCAGTATTAGTACGTGGACCAGTAATCAGACCAAGATATCTCTTGAGCTGAGTTCTTGGATCTTTGATACCACGGAGGAACAATTCATGAGTCTTAGTGATAATAGCACCAGATCTCTCGAAATAGTTCATAGAGAAGTTGGTACCAGACTGTTCTGTTACTCTAGTGATAATATTGAGAGTATCAATATTGTTTGTAAGAGCACCAGTTTCAGTACTCATATCTTCAATACCCTGAGCACCTGTGAAGTCATATTCAATGATATGACCATAAGAGTCAATAAGAGTCTTATAAGAATCATTCATCTTCTTAGCTTCACTTAAGAACTTAGGAATCTGTAAGCACACAAGGAAACTATAACCAGTCTCAAAGAGGTCATACTGCTGCAGATTTGAGAAATCTGTAACACCACGCATAAGAGTGAATGAGGTTACTTCTCTTGGTACCATAGTATCACTAAAGATATTAGTTTGTTTCTCAGGAGTTGGATTTGCCATTGTTATTTCACCTCACCTTTCTCTTAAGACTGTAGAGCAATAATCTTAAATACTTCAGTCTGAATGAAGTTTCTGAACTGAACTTTGAGAACTGCATAGATGATCTTGTTAGAATCATACTGAGAGTTTTCTACATATTCAATTGTAAAGGACTTAAACAGACTAGAATATTTATCAATGATAAGCTCATTAACATCTTTCTTATATCTCTGGAGATCTTCACCATCCAGGAAGCTATAACGAATCTTTGGACAGAGAACACGAATAGCTTTAATAACTTGCTGTACAGCAAGAACGTTATTAATCCAGCTCAGCTGAGTATATTGAGTCTGAGAAGTATATTCAGAGTTCATAGCCAGAATAGTACCGTCATAGAAGGAGAGATAGTTAATTCTCAAGTCATCAAAGATTTGTCTTTGATCTTGAGTTGGAGTACGTTTTGGTGCAAAGTTAAGAGTACCAGGAACAAAATCATCCTGAGGAATAACCACACCATATTTAATACCACAGAATGGACGAGCTCTACCATTGATAAAGTGTTTTACAAACAGACGAGCTAAGTCATAAGTAACAGTAACAGAAATCTGTTTACGAGTATATGGGTCATAGATATCATAAGAGTTTACATAAGTTGCACAATATCTACTCTTTAAATTAAGTTGGTCAGCAGTCTGAATAGAAACAGTATTCTTCAGGCCAAGACCCATATCACGGAAGTATACAAAGTCTTCACGAAATGCTGCAAGGTCTTCAATTGCTCTCTTAACAGCATTTGGATAATTTGCATCAAAAACAGCATCAATACGATTATTATCAAAATCGAATACATCATCAGACGGGACAATAAAATCTGTAGATGGGTCTGGTTCTCCAGCAAATGCTTCTCTAACTTTAGGAGTATATTGTAAAGATTCTAATGGATAATTTGTATCTACTGTTTTACCAGATTTATCCAATTTCTTCCAACCATTAGTACCACCCTCAAGCTGAATACCGAATACGTTATTCAGATCATTAGTGATATTAAGATTAGGAATCTTATTGCCATAGAAATCAGTACCAAAAAGTGGGTCTGCTCTACGGAGTTCTTCTGGTGTCAGAGAAATTGGAGTAGTGGAAATATTAGAACTAGACCAGTTAAGAAGTGTTGCAATGTTATCGCACATAGCTTCATATTCTTCATCGAAGAATACACAACGAAGCTGTTTAGACTGCTGATAAATTACATTCTTAAGAGACATATTTCTATCTTTCTCAATGATATCTGGATCCATTGTGAAAGCAAGAGTCTCTAAAGTCTTGTCACCTTCCATTACATCCAGGAAGTAACGAACATACTGAACAGGTTTAGAAGCAGTGGTATCACGAGAGATGCGGAATCTCTTATTAGATACACCACGACCATTATCAGTAATCATGAATAGTGCATATGTCTGATTATTAGACATTACACCACCAGTATGAGCATAATCAGTATAAAGTAGATTTGCGTATTGTGCTGGATCATTTGGAGAATCTGAATTAGGACCAGCATATGGAATCTGATAGTTGATCTGTTTAAAATCAACTGTAACATCATTTGTCATTACTGGACTCCATAAATCAGTAATACCATCAGAAGCTTTTACACCAGGTGCAGGATTGCTAACAGATAATACAGTAGATCCATCATCATTGTTTACCCAAACAGGCATTTCACCTGGTTGCTGAACATACTGTACAGAACTATAGCTTAGTTCAGCATATACACCAATAGTTGCTAGCTGAGCCTCAGGGGGCATAACACGTCTAACTGTAAGATAACCACCGGCATCAATAACGTTGGCAGCTTGAATTAGAGGCTGACCATGTACGGAAAATGATGGAGTTTCACCATAATAATCATAGAAGTCTTTACCAAACACTCTATGTTTCCATTCCTCAGGCCCCTTATCTGCCGTAATAACTGTCATAACTATAGGGCGATCAACATTATCTTCATTAAGAAGACTATCAGTTCTATCAATCTGAGATTGATCGTCCCAAATAATATTCACAGCAGGGATTGCCATTGATTTTTCCTCCTTTTTTGTAAGAAATTTACTATAATATTCTTAAGAAAGAAAAAATAACTTCATTATAGTAATATCTTTAGTTGTTATTATAATTGGAGCTTATTGCAAAAGCTCTCGATTATAATGATGTTCAAGAAGGAAACTGGCAGGGAAGCCTATTTTATAGTATTTACCATTTAACTTTTAGGGTTGTTACTGTATGACCATTTTTTTGATAACTATAATCTTCTACAGTATAACCATTTTCAATAAGTTTATTTCTAAACCAATCTCTATCTGATGATGAAGATATATAATCTAAGATAATAAAATCAGCACCAGTTTTGGATTGTTTTAATATAATACCATTAGTCACACTGAGTATTTGATTCAATTTAGTTTCTCTATAATTATTTTCTTTAGTTTTTATTGCTTTATCTGTTTCTATTCGAGCAAGATCAGCGGTAAAAAAAGAAGTGGTAGATGTTGTTGGAGTTACTACAATAGATGGAGTATCAGATGCCATTATTATAACCTCCTTAAGTATTATCAGTACCAACAAGAACTCTCTCTAATGGAGTTTCTTTTGGATCATTATTCATCAATGCATACATTAGAGATTCATCAAAGTCTTCAGAGATTAATGCAGTATAAGCAGAAGTAAACTTAGATACTTCTTTAATAGATATAGATCTATATGCATTTTCATCTGTAGTCTTAGTTAATCTATATGGTTTAGATATATCATTGATTCCTCTGCATACTTCAGATATAGTAATACCAACTATCTGAGCATTAAGTTCACAATCATTACCATTGATATGCATAGTTTCAAAGATATAATCTACTAAGTCAGTATATTTGATTGTGTTAGGAATATAACCTAGAATATAGAACATGTTGATTACTTTTTCTACATTACCAACAAACTGTACTGTCTGCACATTAGATACTACAGCATCACCATCTTGATATCTAAAGATTCTATAGTCTTCAGGCATAGAGTTCTTGGTAAGAGTAATCTGTTTCACTTTATCTATCTTATATGGTTCTGTATATATAGGAGTAGGATATCTAAAGTTCTTTAGTCCTATATTCTTACCAGTCTTCTTATCTTGTACAGTATAAGGAAATATACCTAATAGATTGACTACATTTCCTTCTATTTCTGCTATATTTCTTTCAAAGAACTTCTCTGGTATATATGCAAGCATCTCTTGATCCTTACCATTAAAGACAAGAGCTTCTTTCTCTTGTCTAATAAAAGAAGGTAAGCCATTATCAGCCATTGTTTACTTTCTCCCTTCCTGATTTGCATTCTGCATTCTTAAACATAAACAACAGTGTATTATGAGATTGTTCCTCCCCTTCTGGACAATATCTCTTATCTTCATTCTTTAAAAATGTTCTATAGACAAGATCATTTCTATCATGAATATCAGCACCATGTTTTAATAAATCTAAAGCAATAGTATAATAACCATTCTTGACTGCAAGAAGTAATGGTAACCCTTCTCTCATATTAGGATTAGCACCATTAGATAGTAATAGATTGGTTATTCTCTTAGATCCTTTGGAGATTGCTGTAATTAAACCAGATCCATTCTCTAGATTACCATAGCAATCAGATCTTTCTAACTTAATATGATTTTTCTGATAGAATGTAAGAAGTTCTCTAAATAAACCTCTTTTTTCTCCTATAGCGTGGAATAGAATAGATTCCATATCTAGCTTTTTATGATCTGCTTTATAAAAGTAATCCATCACATACTTTTTCTTCATCTTACCCATTTCATATAATGGAATGAAACACTCTACAAATAATTTAGTATCAGCTGCTTTATCAAAGAACTTCTTTACTAGATATTTCTGTGCTGGTTTTAAATGACCATCAGAAAATACAACTGACCATAGATTAGTATTCTCATACCACATTCTGCCTGCTTGTTTTGGATAATCTAACTGTGGAGAGTCATCCAACATATAATCATCTACATTAATCTCTACTTGTTCTAAAAATTCACTAAACTCTTTAAATGTATTTATTACCATGATAATACCCCCTATAATATAATCATCTTATCTAGCTGTACTATAGACAAAGAATTATCCTCTAGGATAAACCTAGAGGATGAAATTTAAGTATTAAATGTTTTTATGTTATTATATATCATATTGACATTTGGTAGTAGTAATTTTGGCATAGAATGGTCTTCTAATATATCATCTATCATGATTGTATCATAATAAAGAGATCTTGTTCTATTGCCTGAATAATTATCAGAATAGAACCAGTTTCCTATCCAAAATTGCCAAGAACTATTAGTAAAATCTATATATGTTTTATATTTTATACTATTAATAGTTCCAATATATTCTCCATTCATATAACATGATATAATTCCAGAATCAAAAGAGAATTCTAGATAATACCATTGATAAGCAGAAATTTTTTGAGGTAAAGATAAACTTACTCCTCCAGAACTAGAAGTTTGCCAACCAAATCTAAAATTTGAAGGTTGTAATATAAATTGCCATCCAACTGGAGAAGACCCAGGTTTGCCAAATCCTAATCTAAATTGTGATGTTCTTGTATTTTCAGATGTAAAAATCCAGCTTCTAACAGTAAATTTTGTATATGTATTTCCAAAAAAAGAACAATTAGCTGCAGTCATTCTAGGAAATGATAGTGCAGATGTATTTTGAGTCAAATCTATTGCATAACCTTTAACATTTAATTCAGTTAAATCACACGTTGCAACTGCTGGACTTGTTTCCCATGTATTTTCTTCTACTAAATCATAAAATCCATTTTCATCAGCTTTTAGTCTAATTAAAAAATTCATTAGTTCACACCATCCTAAACAATAATCGGAGGGCAATAATTCCAATTATTATTTAGAATGAATGATGATCTATTTACCCATATAGATAAGAGAGATTGATAATTATTACCCCCCCCCCCTATATGAGCAAG